ACATATTAGTGGTTCCAAAACACAACATGTGGGAAAATCTGCAAAGAAACGTACATCTAAAAAGACAAAGAAACCAATGCAATCAATGTGGGAAACTCCAAAAAAGACAACTAAAAAGACAAAAAAAACTACAACTAAAAAGACCACAAAACCTAAGAAAAAAGTCAGTGGATCTAAAACCAGCAAACCTAAAAAATAGATATTGATAAGTTATTGATCAATAAATTATACTATGATCTTATAGTATAATTTATCGCATGATTACCGAGATTACAACTCTCCCTGACCTTAAGAATGCATTGGATTCGGATAGATTGATCATCATAGATTTTTTTGCCATTTGGTGCGGACCATGCATGCGTGCACTTCCAAAAATAGAAGCGATGTCTGTTAAATATCCAGATATCAAATTTTATAAAATAGATTATGATACAGTTGCTCTCAAGGAAGCATGCGCATTATTAAAAGTAGAATCGTTACCAACGTTTTGTTTCTTTAAAGATGGTAAATATTTATCGCGCTTGGAAGGAGCTGACGAAATTACATTAGAAAACATGATTTCAAAATACAAATAATTATGAAGTAATAGATTCAGTGTAGGCATTATTATAATAGATCGAATTATAAATCGGATTGTTGATTAAGCCATTATAAGCAGGATTTGACGGAAAATGTTGTTTAGTGATAGTGCAAGATTGGAACGTAATATTGACATCAATCGAGCCGTCTCTTTTTTTTACCACTTCGCTGCATAAAATTGGTTTCAAATCGAATACATTATCAAAAACACTCGATGCTAAATTGAAACGTAATATGTTACTAGCGCTATTTTTGACGCACATTCTTGAATCTACTGGTTTACATTTCATTATTGGACCATTTGGTTGATACGCAATATCGAAATTAACTGAATTATTATAATTTTTAAATAAATCAACAGATATTATTGTTTTACAACGAAATATTGAATTGAATATCGATGATGTTAAATTCATTTTCATCAAATTGCAATCATTTGTTTTGACGCACAATACAGAATTAACTTCAGTGCTCATAACAGAATTGACGACATCCACTATATTATCGCCATCTTTGCAACAACTCCCATCACCAAACACGATATTGATATCAATCGATTCATCTCCTTTTTTAATTATGCTGACTGACGATATAGTTTTTCTGTCAAAATCGCAATCAAAAATAGATGATGCTAAATTAAAATTTGTGTATAGACAACTATTTTCATATACGCACATATTTGAATCAACGCGAATCCATGAATCGCACATTTTAATACTAATTGGTTACATTTTTAATAAATTATATTTGTCATTCAAAGTGTTATCTATAAGATTGTGTTATTTAGCATTCAAATATGTTGATAAAGCGCTGTCAAGAGATTTGCAGAAGTTTGCGTCGAGACTTTGGATGTGTCAATGTTGGTCTATTTAAAGTCAAGAGATTTGCGTCGCGGAGACTCTGAATATGCCAACATTGGTCTATTCAAAGTCGAGAGGTTTGTGCAAAGTAGAGTCAAGAGATTTGCATTGTTGAAACTTTGAATATGCCAATATTGGTCTGTTCAAAGTAACATCGAGAGATTTGAAGAAGTTTGCATTGACAAGACTTTGAACGTGACGATGTTGGTCTATTGAATGTGATGTCAAGAAATTTGCATCGACGAGATTTTGATGTGCCAATATTGGTCTATTCAACGTAACATCGAGAGATTTCAAGAAGTTTGCGTCGACAAGACTTTGAACGTGACAATATTGGTCTATTGAATGTGACGTCAATAAATTTGCATCGACGAGACTTCGAACGTACCAATATTGGTCTATTCAAAGTAACATCGAGAGATTTGAAGAAATTTGCATTGACAAGACTTTGAACATGGCAATATTGGTCTATTCAAAGTGATGTCAAGAAATTTGTATCGATGAGACTTTGAACGTGCCAATATTGGTCATTCAAAGTAACATCGAGAGATTTGAAGAAGTTTGCATTGACGAGACTTTGAACGTGCCAACATTGGTCTATTCAAAGTGATGCCAAGAAATTTGCATCGGTGAGACTTTGAACACGCCAATATTGGTCATTTAAAGTAACATCTAGAGATTTGAAGAAGTTTGCATTGACAAGACTTTGAATGTGTCAATATTGGTCTATTCAAAGTGATGTCAAGAAATCTATGGAGTTTTCTTGACAAGACTTTGAACGTGCCAATATTGGTCTATTCAAAGTGATGTCAAGAAATCTATGGAGTTTTGCATTGACGAGACTTTGAACGTGCCAATATTGGTCTATTCAAAGTGATGCCAAGAAATCTATGGAGTTTTGCATTGATAAAACTTTGAATATGCCAACATTGGCCCATTCAAAGCGACGTCAAGAGATCTGTAAAAGATTTGCGTCGACGAAACTTTGAACGTGCCAATATTGGTCTATTCAAAGTGATGCCAAGAGATTTGCAGAAGTTTGCATAGACGAGACATTAAACGTGCCAATATTGGTCCATTCAATGTGACGTCAAGAGATCTGTGGAGATTCGCATCGACGAGACTTTGAATATGCCAACATTAGTCCGTTCAATGTGATGTCACGAGATTTGTGAAGATTTTCATTGGCAGAACTTTGAATACGCCAATATTGGTCCATTCAATGTGACGACTTTTGAGAGCCCCATATTGACAAGACTCGAAATATATGAAATATAGATAAACGTAGTTGATATTGAGTCGGTCGTAAAAATCACCAGTGATTTTTCCCCCCAGTGCATAAAAAAAAATTCACTGGGGATTTTTCTCCCCAGTGAAATAAAAATCTTTTTTCTTCCTAGTGATACGAAAAAAATTCACTAGGGTTTCCCCCAGTGAAATTAAAATTTATATGATACATAATGTCCTCACAAAATATGTTGTTGTATGATAGCAATCATACAAATTAAATTAACATTTTTTACGTGTTTAAATCCCACCAACACAATATTTCGATAATATTTCGAGTGTTATCGCTCCAAGAAACTATTATCACAAAATTTGAACACACAAATATTTGTTTGTGAACTTCTGATGCATAATTTTTGCTGATCCAATACGTAAACAATTTAACAAGATACTTAAAATTATGTTATATAATACGAATATTGACATGCAAAATAACATTAAAGAAAAAATTATCAAAAAAATATTAAACTTACCATCCTTTCGCGAAAATCTCCAAAAAAGTTTCGAAAATATGAACAGTACAGGTGTTTTGCCAGAATTTATCGTCGATACATTAGATGTTGATATTCTCGATGCAGATATGTTCGAAATAGGTACGTTGACAGATAATTTTTTACAGATTGCAGATATATTTCCTACACCTATCATGATCAATATCAAATCAGTCATCCATAACGCATTGAACAATAATCGACCGGACATAATCAAAATGTTAGCGGATAAAGTTACCTTGTCCAATTATGTGAGTAGTATCATGATGTTATGTGCAAAAATGAAGATGTTTGAATTATTGGCTTATTTAATTGACAAACAAGTAATGATTGATACAAATAACTACGAGTGCATATATTACTTGGCACATGTAGGACAGCTAGATTTATTAAAGTTAATCTTGCAAAAATATAAATTTCCGAATATATTTGAAGTAGCTAGCAAAATTTCAATTCAGGCTATCATGAATAATCATTTAGATATACTAAAATTTTTTTGCCCCGCGTCTGGATTCGAATCAGCGCCAGATCAAATGTTCGTGTTTTTCATTAACAGTATTCGATTTGGCGGACATTTGGACATCGTAAAGTATTTTGTTGACGGAGGAATATCAATCAAACAACAAAACTATCAAGCCGTAGGGATGGCTAAGAAATGTGAAAGGTGCGAGATAATACAATATTTTGTACAACTTGATCATGAGATCCTAACGTTGCTTTCTGTGGATGATAAAATAAGATTTGGATTGCAAGAAGAAGTTAAACACAGATTTATCGGTAATGCCATCTGTGGTATCATGCAAGAACCAATAAATGAAGGCGATAAATATGTGTTGTGCGAAAAAGTTCTGCATTCGTATGGTTACGAAACTTGGAGTGAATGGATCCGAAAAGGAGCGAAATGGGTATGTCCACTGTGTTTCTCCAAAGTCAATTATATGATTTATACGAACTTAAAACCAATGTAATAATATAATAATGAAATACTCCTTTTTCAAAATAATAAAAACAGTTTGCATTTTGCCTAATCATGGATTTCTTTTGTTAACTACGTATCCTAGTCGTGTGGAAGTTGATACCGTGTCATTTATACCCCCAAAAGAACCATACGAGCTAAATGTTCATGAATTTGGAGATACGTGCAATAATGCCATTGGTAAGCAACTTATTAAAATCGATAATAATACCATCTCCACGGACATCAATTTAGTTGGTAGAAGTATTGCATTATCATATGGTCCCATTATGACATATGGGATAATTGCTTATCGGGAATAAAAATTGATTTATTAATAACACATAAATATGTTTTTAATAAATTAAAACAGTACAGATGCATCAATTATTGTGCAAAAAAGATAAAACAGTCCAATCCAAAAATCCTACAATACCTGAAGAAAAACCGACTAACCAAATTTCTTTTGATTTTCAACAAGTAGAACCGTTCGTAATGCAAGAAGATGTACCAATTGTTTTTCCTAAACAAGAAATCAATCCGTACATGATCAAATTACAAGTTCTAGTGCGAGAATTTTTAACAACAGTTATTACTCATCATGAACAGATCATATATAATATTGTCATTAAAAATAGTTATGATAAATCGATATTAACGACAACAAACAGAACAATAATTGATATGATCGTAGAATGCACTAAATCATTTTACAATAAATGTTATATAAACCTACAAAATGAAGTTGTCACAGCGGAAACTACAAATATATTAGAAATGTCATATTATGCACAATTCAGTCCACATATATTATTGAACAAATTGATTCATTTAACATTGGATATTCATATCGACGTTGTTCGAGAGAATTTAACATTGAAAGATGTAGATAAATATTTTAGTGGAATACAAACAGAGATAGATTATCAGTTCTTATCATCTGTTAATTTGATACACGTATTATCAAAAGGATTAGACGAAAATGAAGATTTTATTAATATCGGTAATGGCGAAAAACCGTTTGATGTTATAATTGACAAACATATCGAAAAATAATTTACATTAATGATATAAATTATTTCTTTCGCGAGACACGTTTATTGATATTCTCAACATATCGTGTTAGCTTATCTTCATACGTGTCATTACTCTGTGCCAATTTTCTTTTTACCGGCGGTGTTTTGCCACTACCAGATATATCGATCCTATTTGTTTCTACTTTGCAGTCCGAACAAATTATTTCGTCGTTTGCGTTATATTCTATTATTGGATACTTTTTAGTGGGTAATTTACGAATCAAAACTGGTTGGGGAATATTTTTATCTAATATCTTACGTTTTCGCTCAATTGGTACCTGCGTTTGGGATTTTTGAGGTTGGGCAATATTTTTATCTAATATCTTACGTTTTTCCTCAATAGGTACATGTACCTGGAATTTTTGTGCGTTGTTTTGCTGCTAGGTATTGATTCAATTTCATCAGCGATTGCATTTATTATGATAGATATCACTTTGATAATTACACTCACGATTATTTATTGGATTTGCTGCGTCAATTATAACTTACGACATAAATTATAATTAACATTCAATAGCAAATTTTTTACAATGGTTTCGTTCTTGTAAATCTTTTTTGCGGTCTTTCTATTTGAAGTTTAGGTGGAGGATTTTCTTTCATAGTATTAAGTTGTCCATATTTATTATACTTTTGTTCCTGATTTACATTGTTTGCACTATTTAGCTTGAGACGGGTTGCATATTTGGAAGCCTTGCCAAAATTATCTGGATAGCTGAGATTTTTAAAAGATCCCGGCTCAGTTGATCGTCTTACAAATTCCGGATCGATAATATCATCTTCGATTATAGTGTTCGTTACTGGATTAAATACCGGAGTCGGAAGAACACTTGTTGGTTCGACGATACCAGGTCTGTATGTAAAGATCATATATCGCATTTTTTGAATTTGATTGTATGTAAAATTAGTAAGATATTTATCATATGTATAATCCATAAAATTCATGAACAGAGGATTATAATCTGGATTTGTCAATAATTCCCGGCTTGTCAAGATATCAGTCGGATCATACGTTGGTTGAAACTGAATTGGAGTGTCTGCGATGTAATCACCTGTAAATTGACCGCCACCATCAAATCCTACTTGTTCTCCTTCATTGATGTTCACCGCTGCGTATTGTGCGTTATCATTATCATTATTAAAAATGTGCAAGAGACCAAAATAATGTCCTATTTCGTGCGAAAAAGTTTTAAATCTATCATATGGAAAAAATAATCCATTTGCTACCAATTCTTCTGGAAAAAATACGATACGATTGATAATAATTCCATTATGCAAATCATTTACTTCCCAAGGGAAATTAGAAAATCCCAAAATATCTGTATTGACCATATCGACGATCCAAATGTTCAGGAAATTATCTGGTCGGATAGCAAACGCTTGATTTCGGGATATGAATTGCCGAATCGCTTGATATTCTAATTCTATTTCGTTAATATCATCATACGCAGCCAGATTCAATAAAGATGTCACTGGGTAATAATAAATCTCTCCTAATTCAAACGTTATATTTGACGGTGCCTCTGGGATAACGTCCAAATAATCCTCACTCAGATAGACATCTTGTTTTTCCAAATCCCCTGTAAAAACTTGGCTCACAACGTTAGTGTATTTGAGATTGTTCATTGTACGCGGATTCGTCGAATAATTATTAAAATCATCATTGATCACAGCAACAACTTCTAATGCGCGACTAAATACGTCAGCTGTATCAAATGTGCCAGGTTGGGCTAAAAAATGGAAAGCTATCGTTGCATTTATGGGTGTTGTCATATCAACTTGGACTTGATTAGCAACAAGATCATTGACGATTTGATTATGCATAGATACGTTGCTTGAATAATTATACGAATTTGCATGATGAGCACATTTATGATGTGACCTTTTTGAGCCGACTTGCTTGATATCTCTATTTGAAATTGCAAAATTTGCTACTTTTTTTCTACCGGCCATAGATTATATATCATAATGGGAAAATAATTTATCACCATATAATTATTAATATGGATGAAGTTAAGAAAATCAATGAAAGCATCGTCAGAATCAAAAATGATTTACTAAAAGTATTGTTATCTGCAGGATACATAACCGGTATACTAATGATGATTGTAGGTTTTGTAATGTTGCTATCCGAATTAGGAATGTTTTATAAAATAAACGAAATAAATGGATGGGAAAAACAAAAAGGAATTGGTAAAATAGTTGAAACATATATTGAAACGAAATCGGAAAGTGACGGTTTTAGCGGCTTGATTTGGTCCAACTCGTACAGAATGCTATTATATCGCGTAAGAGTTGCGTTCACTTATACATATAATGGGAAGGAATATACTAGTTATAAATTTTCATACCACGAACCATGGTACGATAATCCAACTATTCCGCAATATGAATCTCACGTTTTGAAGCCTGGTACAATCGTGGACGTTTGGGTCAATCCAGCAGATCCAGATGATGCATATATCGCTAACAAATCATACACTCAATATGATCCTATTGCAATTGATATTGCTATCATTTTGGCAGGAGCATATATCGTTTATAATAGTACAAAATGATGTTTTTAATAGATGATATAAAATAAAATATTGCGTAAGAATATCGAATGTCTGGCCTAACTCCTGCAGAATCAATCAAATGCGGTAAATTTAAAGATGAAATTTGTGGCAGCAATGTTGTATGGTGGGTCGTAGTCATCATACTACTTTTAATTATATTAGGTGCTGGCGGTTATTTTGGTTATCAATACTATGTCGACAACATCTGCTTCCGTGACGAAAATAGCAGACAATGTGCTCCAAAAAAAACATAATAAAATGATATAATGATATCATTTTATTATTTCTAACATCATCCCTTATTTGTGATGTTATCTTCTCTTCAGCAACAAGAATTTCAATAATCTCGGTTATTGTAAAAACAGCATCAACTATATTTTGTTTACCACGTTGTTCCCTATCAACAAATATAACAATATTTGTCACATCAATATTATTTTGTTTAAGGATTGCTGTAATTTTCATCACACTGCCGCCACTTGTTACTAAATCTTCAACTAATAAGCACTTGTCATTCTCTCGATAAATCACTTCAATCTGCTTATACCATAATCTTTGGCCTCTTTTCGGATCATCAACAATGGAATATTTTGATTTATCGAAATGACCGTCGCCAATAGCAAAGCGGTGTTCGGAACGCCACAACATTGATCAAATTCATTATTTTTAACGATATCATACATCATCATTGCTATCTTCTGCAACAATTATGGCACACCGATTATCAACCTTAGATCAATATAGAATAGGGAAGAAATACCAGATCTTAATTTGTATGTGGTGCCAAATTTAGAGCACCAATATCAAATAATTGTATTATTACCTCGTTGTGTGACGCATAATAATATATAATATCTTACTAATAATCAAAAATGGCAATGATTCCGTATGGAATAATAACGCAAGGGCTATACGGTGGCCTAATATCAGGCATCAGTACGATGACATTTGGGATGTGTAAAGTTATTAAATCGATATATAGTCATAAAAATCCAGATGTTGATAATTTTATCAAAAAATTGGACATTGAATATCGTATCAATTTAATAAGTACCATTCTAAAAAAATACAATAAAATTAAAACGATCGATATCAAAGAACACATTTGTGATAAGTCAGTTATTTTTACAGTTGTAGATGATAGATCTTTGACAGAATCAACAAAATATAGGACAGCAGCAGATCCATTACAAGTGAGCTTAATGTATCTTTCTTCCGTAATTTGTGATATACACAATGATCTGACACTCATCAATCAACAAATTGAATATCATCAATCTAAATGGTTCAATTCGTGGCGAGAGATGAATATCAAGAAGTATTTGGATTCGCTAGAAACTGACAGTCATATTCTCGCAAACAGATTTGATGATTTTATGAAAATATCAGCATTAGCACAATAGAAGTATCACTCATTTCCTAAAATTATTTATATTGTAATTTGTAGAAGATATGAATCTTGTGATTCAAAATGGAAATGTGGTTACACATATAAATAAATATTTAGATGATGTGGAAATAATAAAATCATTTGAAAAAGATGTTTCTGTAATAGATTTGAATAGATATAAAACGGTTATCATATTGGGGGGGCATCATTCTATATGTGATGCTGTCGATCAAAATCTAGCGCATGTTATTGATCTGATAAAGAAATGCATTTCTTTAGATAAACCTTTAATTGGTATATGTTTAGGCTGTCAATTGATAGCGTATGCATTAGGATGTAAGATAGAATCATCGCAAAAATTGAACGTAGGTTATGATACGCAAGTATGTGGGTTCAAAAATATATTGCGTTGTCATACTAATTATATTGTTCCAAACGTTACATTTGAATTTATGGAATATTATGATTCGATGTTGTATGTTTTCAAGCATAACAAGATTTATGGCGTTCAATGTCATCCAGATATTCCGCCAGAATATGTTTCAGATTTTGTAGAAGATACGACAACAATTGAATATGCTAGAAAAAATAATAAAGAGATAGATGAAAATAACAATGGATTGATGATGTATATATTGAGTAATTTGTTATGATAAATTGATAATCAGTTTATCATAAAAAAATTGAAAATTGATCAATTACGACGTCAAATTAAAATAAGATGCTAACATTGCTAAAATGGAAGACGTTACTATTGAAGTTATTGATCCATATCAACAAAATCAAGATGATGAGAAAAGTGCAAGTGATTCTGGGTCAGATGAAGATAAGATGAATGGAAGTGACTCTAAATCAGAATCTTCAAACGACGATGAAGTCATGATCGCTGAAAAGAAAGAGAGGGTACCTATCGATATTGATCACTATTATCCAAAATATATGCAAAAAGTTAAATATGATGATGTTGACCAATTTACTGCGACACTCGCTCGGGAACAGGAAAATTTTGACGAAAAGTCAGACATGAAAATTTCGAATAAATTTATTGGCGAATATCTTCCAAAAAAACCTAAGACATATGATATGGGTGAAGTTAAGAAATTTGCCGAACGATATTTTCCAAAAAAAGTAGAATTAGATGATAATTCCTTAAATTCAAAACCAGTTGAAACGGACGATTCTAGCAAACCGTTACAAACAGAGGAAGAATCTGATGATTTCTCTTCCTCCGAAAAAGATGATAAAACTGAAAAGGGCAGTGAATCGTCGAGCGATCACAGAACACCATATCAACTTTTTATGCAAGAAATGGTACCTATTCTTAAAAAAAAGAATCCGGGTATGGGAATAAATCAAATATTAGCGCTGGCTGGTGAAGAATGGATTAAGAAAAAGGCTGAACTTAATTGTAGCAAACCACAGATTGAAGGGAATTCTAGCAAATCAAACGGCGATGAGGAAGAATCGGTCAGATGCATTAATTTGGTAGCTCCTTTAAATCAAAATCCGATTGATCAGTCAGCATTGGCTGAAAAAATTCAAGAGTGGACAAGAAAAAAAAGCGAACCAATTGAAACCTGCAGATCAGACAACGAAAAAGAGATACCAGAAATAAAAGATGATAAAATGACTGTCAAAAGCGCAAAAGAATTATATGTCGATTTTATCAAAATGTTATCTGATAAGGATATTTGGGACTCATGTTTTGTGGATCCATATGCTTTGTTAGCAGATTATATCAACACAAGGATGTTCGTTTATGTGATTCAAAAAAGTCAAGCAGCACAAATTATCAGTATCATTATGGAAAACGATACTATCAAACCAAAATTAAAAAAAGAAATAATAGGTTATTTGACATATCACGGTTTGTTAGATAATCAAGATGAATTTTTGTTCCGAACATTAGCAGAAATAACATTAAAAAAACAACCCAAACTATTTGATTTACTTTTACAGTTTTTTCTAACTAAAAAGATCAATCCAAATTTCCAAACTAATGTCGGTACAATGCTTCATATTATTGCGTCTACAAATCATTGTATTTTTCCAATGGGTATCGTTTTGAAACAATTGTTAGATTATGGATGCAGTCTAAACATATTAAACAGTCGAAATAAGACGCCAATAGAAGTAGCCAGATCATGTGAAAATAAATGCTTTGCTAACGCTTTATATAGGTTACGTGACGAAGAAAATATGCGGGAAAGAAAATTATTCCCTGAACCACTTTCAAATCTGAAAGAGCTGGCATTATTTGGAATATCTTGTTCTGCCATCAGTGTTGCTGCAACTTTGTTGGTTTGCTGGTTAAAAAAATAATCATTAAAAATAAATCGTTATTTTTAATGATCCATATTCTACAAATGTCTTGACATTACGTTTAAGGTCAATATTGGCATGTTCAATATCTCGACGTTGCGTTTGATAGACCAATATTTTGACGTTCAAAGTCTCGCCAATGCAACTTCCGCAGACATCTTGCCATCACATTGAATGGACTAATATTGGCACTTTCAAAGTCTAGTCAATGCAAACTTCTACAGATCTCTTGACATCACATTGAATGGACCAATATTGATATGTTCAAGTCTCGTCAACGCAAATCTCTTGACATCACATTGAATGGACCAATATTTGTACGTTAAAAGTCTCGTCAATGCAATTCCTTCAGATCTCTTGACATCACATTGAATGGACCAATATTTTACGTTCAAATTCTTGTCAACACAAATTTCTTGACGTCACATTAAATAAATCAATATTAGCACGTTGAGTTCTTATCAACGCAAATCTCTTGACATCATATTGAATAGACCAATATTGATACGTTCAAATTCTTATCAATGCAAATCTCTTGACATTACATTGAACGGACAAATATTGGTGCGTTCAAAGTCTCGTCAATGCAAACTTCTACAGATCCCTTGACATTACATTGAACGGACAAATATTGGTGCGTTCAAAGTCTCGTCAATGCAAACTTCTACAGATCTCTTGGCATCGCATTGAATGGACCAATATTGGTACATTCAAAGTCTTGTCAATACAAACTTCAGCAGGTCTCTTGACGTCACATTGAATTGACCAATATTGATACGTTCAAAGTTTTATCCATGCAAATCCGTTGACATCACATTGAATTGACCAATATTGGCACGTTCAAAGTTTTATCCATGCAAATCTCGCGATATCACATTGAATAGACCAATATTGGTATTTTCAAAATCTCGTCAACGCAATCTTCTGCAAATCTCTTGACATCATATTGAACGGACCAATATTAGTCCATGCAAATCTCGCGACATCATATTGAACGGACCAATATTGGCACTTTCAAAATCTTGTCAATGCAATCTTCTGCAAATCTCTTGACATCATATTGAACGGACCAATATTGCCACTTTCAAAATCTCGTCAACGCAATCTTCTGCAAATCTCTTGACATCACATTGAATGGACCAATATTGGCACGTTCAAAGTCTTTGTCAACACAAACTTCTGCAGATCTCTTGACATTACATTGAATAGACCAATATTAGCGCATTCAAAGTCCTGTCAATGCGATCGTCTGCAAATCTCTTGACATCACATTGAATGGACCAATATTGGCACGTTCAAAGTCTTTGTCAATGCAAACTTCTGCAAATCTCTAGACATCACATTAAATGGACCAATGTTGGCACGTTCAAAGTCTTGTCAATGCAAATCTCTTGACATCACATTGAATGGACCAATATTGGCACGTTCAAAGTCTCGTCAATGTAATTTCTGCAGATCTCTTGGCATCATGTTTAATGGATCAATATTGGCACGATAAATGTCTTGTCAACGCAAATCTCTTTACGTCACATTGAATGGACTAATATTGGCACTTTCAAAGTCTCATCAATGTAACTTTTGCAGATCTCTACACATCACATTGAACGGATCAATATTGGCACGTTTAATATCTTGTTAATGCAAATCTCTCGACGCCACATTGAACAGATCAATATTAGCACGTTCAAAGCCTTGTCAATGCAAACTTCTGCAGATCTCTTGACATCACATTGAACAGATCAATATCAGCACGTTCAAAGCCTTGTCAATGCAAACTTCTGCAGATCTCTTGATATCACATTGAATAGATCAATATTAGCACGTTCAAAGCCTTGTCAATGCAAACTTCTGCAGATCTCTTGATATCACATTGAACAGATCAATATCAGCACGTTCAAAGCCTTGACGAATCTCTTGACATCACATTAAATAGATCGATATTGGCGCGTTCAAAGTCTTGACAAATCTCTCGGCATCGTATTGAACGGATCAATATTGGCACGTTCAAAGTCCCGCCAATACAAACCTCTACAGATCTCTTGACATTACATTGAATGGACAAATATTGACATGTTCAAAGTCTCGTCAATGCAAACTTCTACAGATTTCTTGGCATCACATTGAACGGACAAATATTGATATGTTCAAAGTCTCGTCAATGTAAACTTCTACAGATCTCTTGACATCGCATTGAATGGACCAATATTGCCACATTCAAAGTCTTGTCAACACAAATCTCTTGACATCACATTGAACGGACCAATATTGCCACATTCAAAGTCTTGTCAACACAAATCTCTTGACATCACATTGAACGGACCAATATTAGCATGTTCAAAGTCTTGTCAATGCAAATTTCTTAACATCACATTGAATGGACCAATATTTGCACATTCAACGTCTTGTCAATGCAAATTTCTTAACATCACACTGAATGGACCAATATTTGCACATTCAAAGTCTTGTCAATACAAGTCTCTTGACATCACGTTGAATGGACCAACATTGCCACATTCAAAGTCTTGTCAATGCAAATCTCTTGACATCACATTGAACGGACTAATGTTGGCACGTTCAACGTCTCACCAACGCAAATCTCTTGACATCACACTGAATGGACAAATATTTGCACATTCAAAGTCTTGTTAATACAAGTCCCTTGACATCATATTGAATGGAGCAATGTTGGCACGCTCAAATTTTCAAAAAAACATAATTTGTTTCTCAACATCATTAAAAATAAGTTATTTTTAATGATCTATTTGTTATTCATCCTCAGATGTCGTTTGAAAACTATCATCAGTGTCCGACAACGAAGACAAAGTATTTTCATCATTTGCCAACGCAATTTTATTCCGAACATGTTTGATGATAATCTCAAAATCTTGGGCCGACTTCTTCCTTTATTTTTTGGAGACACATCTCTTTGTTTTCTGAATCCAATTTGCATAATGTTAGTATTATATTCGCCAACGCATAAGTTTTACTCCTAACATGTTCGATGATGGGCTTAAAATTTGGGGATGATAATTCCTCTTCCATTTTTTGTAATATATTCTCTCTGGTTTCCGAATCTAAACCAGATAATGTTTGTATCATATCATTTGTTGCAGCACAAATATTACTGATATCATTTCTATCCTGGTTATTTGTCGCCATTTGGCTAATATTTGTTATTATGAGCATCGCTACTAATTTTTTTTTCATTTTTTCAATAATTATCAAAAAATTGATAAATTAACGATCATATTTCAATACCATCATATTCTTACTAACAAAAATGCGAACGTACACTTCAAAACCATTTGTTACCCCCGCCAAAATATTTGGAAACAAAAAATTACCCTCACCATGTAACGCTGCTATAATCTGTTTCTGTCCTATGCCCGAACAATTCAAATACTATCTTCCGTTCAAATCCCCTGACCGATTATTTTTACACGTGCACCCTGACCAAGTCAATTTTTGCCAGTACAAAGAACATCATTTTATAGTATTAGCAGAAGTTTATGGCGGTCCAGTATCCGTTTCTGTCGTTGAAGAGTTGCATCATTATGGTATATCTAATATAATTGGCTTGGGATTCGTCGGATCGTTAACTGCTGACTTACCAATTAGTAAAAATATATGTTCTGGTAATTCTTTGGTCGAGCAAGGGACTTGTCCGCATTATATGTCCACATCTGATTGTGATATGATCGAAAGTGATGACATCATCGAAAAAATGTTTAATAATAAACTAGAATCGTGCAACATATGGACTACAAATGGTATTTATCGAGAATATGAACATGATATTCAACGAGCCAAGGAATTTAACTGTCGTGCGGTTAATATGGATACCGCTCCATTATTTGCATCATGTAAGATGTTAAATTTATCATATGGTTATGTAGCTACGGTATCAGATGTATTGGATGAAAAATGGACCAATGATTTGACTGCATCCATCGATAACGGCAATATTGCCCAAAATAAATTAGCTCAAATTGTCATCGAATTTATACCCCAAATGGATAAATTATCAAACGATTCTTACGGTAAAATAGAATTTGATGTTCTTGCACTCGTAGAAAAGCTGTTTGTCCAACTAAATATTTGTAAATCCCATTCAATTGATCATATCAAACGAGTTTTAGATCATACTATCAATGCGTTAGTTCATGAACAGTTATCGTTGAAAACAAAATTTTTGATAAGATTGGCATCCATATTGCATGATGTCGATGATCTTAAATTTGTAGATACTGTTTCATATGCCAATGCAAAACAAATTCTTACTGGACATGTTTGCAACGAAGATATGGATTTAGTAATTGAAATGATCTCATATGTATCCGCATCCGTCAACGGTAATACGATTCCGAATAGGGCAAAACTATTCCCATGGTTATTAATTCCTAGATATGCAGATCGGCTAGAAGCTGTTGGAATAATTGGAGTCATTAGGTGTTATCAATACACTAAAACTAAATCTTCCCCGTTATTTACAGATAAAACTCTTAAACCCAAAGTCATTGACGACGTCTGGAACATTGCAACTGAAGAGAGATATGCAAAGTATAATGGTCAGAGTTCGAGTATGATAGATCACTATTATGATAAATTGCTTCGGCTGGGAAATTTTGAAACTGATAATCCGTATATCAAAAAAATCCAAATTTCATCTTTAGATCCATTGCTCAAAGTGATCGACTTATTCATCGCAGATAAGCTAACAGACGAATATTTTGAATCACTAATCAATTAATATTTACATACATTATGAAAATATTAACTCATATCCAACATGAAATTAACATCAATTTCCATCGATATTAATGAAACATTGATGCGATTATCAAAATTAGGTAAATTTGTAGTGTACTCATCGATATTGAATCGCCACGTTGGCTGGATACTTTCTATTTCCTCAACATCGTCGTACACGTTATATCTAAAATTATTAGGATAACTTTTCTTGTATTCACTTTTAATGTTATGTAAAACGCTGTCCCGCCATGCCATATCCATGTGTCCTGTATAGATATCATACTTGCATGTACCGACCGCATCATTGTAAAATAAAAAGTATCCTTCACCGTACCGATACATCATTCTAGTTTTGATTTGACAAATAAGTATGTTGTTGCTTGAATCATTGCATTTATAAATTATCTTGACATTTGAAGTTGGTTTTACAAGTTGATCAATTGTATCATACAAAACTCGTAGTCTGTCTTGTTTGGGCGATTGATCATTGACTAACGTTGTAATTCGATTATTCGGATTTATTAACGGACGAATATCAATGTATTCTATCTCAACACCTACGTTTTCATACAATGTTAAGTTATTTTTATCAAATTGACCTATTAAATATTCAAGCATTTCATTAAACTTATGTTCATTTGTTATTTTGATAGTGTTATTAGAATAATAAATCAATACAGGAATGTCAATGAATCCTGCAAATTCGATATCTTGTATCATGTAAGTAATTTTTCGCCCTAATGGATAAATAGTCATCATATCTGTGACGGCAAACGGATGCGGCTTTTTTGAATCTACGAAACCATAATATGAAATATCAATTTGACGTCCATATAATTGAATTCCTAACGTAATATACTTTGTTTCCATCTATATATTATTGCCATATTTTTATGAAAATATATCCAATATTTGATAAATTCTTTTTTGAATCAATACAGATGCAAACGTTGTACCCTCAGAAATATTGTTGATGATACTTCGCAATTTTTTCTTGTTATGTTGACTAGAAAAATATTTGTTGATTATTTGGTAAATATATGCTATTGGAGACGTTATTGGTTGTATCGCTTTAATATTTGGAATAAATTGGACCATGTTGAATAAATTGAGCTCTTTTTTCAAATTGGTAACGAATATAACATACAATTCATCTAGTCCGTTTGCGTTCGTAATTTTTTGTGACGATAGTAACAACTTGCAATCTTGTAACGATAATATGTCATTATTGTTCAAAGGATAATAATTGACAGTTAATATCAACGCTTTCATGCAAAAATTAATAATATTAGTTGATTCTTTTTGTTGCGGATTTTTGTATGAGTTAGAAAAAAAACTTAACAATCTCATTAATGTTTCTTCGTTAATGTTAAATGTTAAAGGACGAACATCAATTTGAATCTTAACCGTATTATCGATGTTACCGTTGATGTCCAAAATGATCGATAATGTTACATCATCTTCGTAAGTATTTTTTAAGAAATATTTGTTCTTGGGATTGTTACATAGCACATCGATGACTGTCAGTGACCGAATGCTCAATTCATAACACATATCGTCGACATTCTTTTGATAAGCATTTATTTTAATATTTTTGATCACGATTGACATAAATCCAGCCGTACCGTCCCCGTCTGATAAATATATATGTACAAAAGGAATACTGACAATCCATATTTCATCTAATTTATTCAATTCATAATCATCCATTATAGCAGCACACAAATTGTGAATTGAATGAATCAACGATTCAGCGTTTTCATCCTGTAACATTTTTTGAATATACAATTCAAATTCACGCGCGTTATTGGCAGATGAGGTTTGTGACATTATTTGAGATGCTCTATTTTTATCTTCATCAGTTGTCTCGTTTAAAATTCCAAGTAATCCATTAATTTTATCAAATATTTCTGGGTTGATATATATTTTTACAGAATCAATGATACTATTTATTCGGTTTACGTGATTAACCATCACATTTGCCAATAAGTGTTCATCTAAAATAATATCAAATTTAGCATTAGCGATCTCTTTTTTGGTAAAATTAATGTCACCCTGATGTATTGCTATATTAATCCACGAATCCATATGCTGATGAAGAATTTTAGACTCATAAATACGAATAATTACATCAGATTCAGATTTTTCTGTTGTGGGAAATTTTGATTGATACATTGTAACTATGTTCGCAATTGATGATATGATGGGCGATAAATTCTTCGCAGATGCATCAAAAAAGCTGATATCATTTGCATCAATGTTGATTTTTTTGACCAATAATAAGAATTCTTCATCTGATGGATAAAATTTTAAATCTACGAACGATTTATTTTGCACGTCGAACATCATATTCTGACACGTTAAAATCATATTCTCATGTTTGGTTTGCAAATTATAAATATCGATATTGGTCGCGATACATACATGATCGATGACTAACTCAATCATGTGCGGATCAGAAACTACCATTAAATTAATATTTTTGATAAAAAAACAACTGTCGCAATCATCGTTCGCGACAATTACTTTTGTCAAAAGATCATTAATAAAAGAATTCATTAGATTTATCATGTGTCTAAAATTATATACATCATTGATCGTTAGTGTTACATATTTATTCAATTCAAACGTCTTTGTTTTCTTTTTAAATGTTCCAATATATCCCTTACTTTGATCATAAAATATTGACTGTGCACTTGTATGAATATTTTTAACCTTAGAGATAATAATTTCATCATTTGATATTATTATTTCGACATTATCCATTTGCATCAACGTTTCATCAATTATCATTTTATTAACGATACAAATTGTCGTTATGATATCATCATTTGCATTTTCTAAATATATTTCGGGTAAGTACTCGATGATATTAGAATTAATATATATGATATCGATCGACAAAAGATTATTTTTATCAGCGACAAATTTAACATCCTTTATTTTGGTAACGATGTCATCTTTTGAGATATTAATTTCCCGGCATGAAAAATGATCATTATCAAAAAATATATCTAAGATCATAATTGTAATTTTATTTACTACATTTATGGTTATCGTTTGTACTTTGCAACATATTGCGTTAAGATATTGTAATATAATTTTTTTAATTTCAAAGAATATATTGTTGATATTGTGATCATTTTTGAACGATTCAGCAGTCAATGTTGTCGTCATTAGCATCAAGCTATTCGATGCATCAATGATATCTATCGTTAGATTTATACTACTGACCGTTATTTTCGTAGAATATGTTGCACTTACTCCAAGTGATGGAGTTGTAATAACGACGCCTGCAAGGTTACCTGACTTGATATTCAATGTATTAAGACCAAGATGTTGCGTGGATTCTTTCAGGGCAATTGGATACAGATGAAATAAATTTTCATCTCCATTGCACTCATTTTTCTCAATTTTTACATCGTTGAGACTGAACAATTTGTCACCATAAGTATTTAAAAATATTTGGGCGGCATTTGAGATTAGATAATTTATGTGTTTAAGACCATAATTTATTGGTATATCGCACATCTTTTTCAACCACTCTGTCATTTTTTGCTAATTATACATAGATAAGGTTTTATGTTATTGTGATCTTATTAACACATTTTTTTTATGTATTAATAAAATTATTCTGGCAAAGTTACTACGAAATTTCCTGTATCAGTTGGGAGATCAAATGTATTCGAATCGTAAGAACTGAACATCCAATATATAACGCCCAAAACAACAAGGAATAAAATAATCCATACGAAACATTCTAGTGAACTTGTTCTCTTTCTCTCAATAATCGGCATATTTCTGTAATAGTTTTGTTTTGTTAACATATTATTTTTTTGTTGTGGTGGAATATATACTGAATTAATAATGTCATCAATTTGATCTGCTTTTGATGAAGTTGTCCTTGATAATAAATTATTCAAATTTGCGTTGATTTCGGCAGTTTCGGAAAGAGGTTTCTCAGAAGGAGCTCCAAAAAGTGATTTCTGCATCAAATTGTTTTTAAATTCCGCCATGGTAGGCGTGTATGAGTACGCGTTTTGCAAATCCGCAAACTGAGACTGATCATCGCCGGGCAAACCGATAGATTCATAAGTATAATTGGAACGCATTTTTGTCATCGGTTCCACCATAGATGGACTTTCAGGTCTATCATATTGATTTTTGTTACACGACATTTTTTGTTAATCTATATTGAGATAACATTTTTTATTATTCTAAACATATCGAGTCTTCTACGATCGCATTATTTATTTTATCATATTTGAACGATAATGTCGTTAAATATGGCGTGCTACCGGCGTTTAACATTATATTAGGAAAAGATGTTTGTAGATGACTTATTAATACTTTTAATACTTCTCCATGTGTAACAATCATAATATCGGAATCATGTTTTTCTAACAGTTTAAAAACAATAAAATGTATTCGATGGACAAAATTGGCATAAGATTCAGGAAAAGAAAAGCCAGTTTCTTGGCCATTATAGATAGTTGGAATTCCATATGGATACAAATTGGTATAATCTTTCATTCTCGGTTGATACTCTGCAACTAACGGTTCTATTATTATTTCTGAATTAACAAATGATGATTTTATTTCTGTTGAAGTTGCTAACGTGCGAGTATATGGGCTGGTATAAATATGCGTCGGATTATAACCATTCTTTTTCAACAAGTTACCTTTAATTTTAGCCATTTTGTAACCATTTGAGGTCAATGGTGAATCGGACCAATGTTGACCAAAACAGATCATCCAATACACAGGATTTGTGTAATCTAATCTTTCTGAGTGTCTTACTATCTTAATCTGTATCATATTGGTATTCATAATATGTTACTGACATAATTTTATATAATATAATATATCGCGTCTCTCATCAAATAAAAATTGAAAAAATTACTCACTAATACATCCAATACAACAATAATTTTAAAAATGGATCCAACTAAAACTCTGGATGAAATAGGTATGGCATATCATACACCTGATTCTAAATCGGGAAAATATGAAGGTGGTGATAAATTAAGTGATGGGCAGAATTTTACGCAATTCTATCATGAAATAATGTCACCGCTACGAGATAATGATGTTAAATTATTGGAAATTGGAATTTTTAATGGCAAATCTATTGCAATGTGGGCAGATTATTTTCCTAATGGAACAATTTATGGTATTGACCAGAGTTTGGTCAAATTAGAATACAATTTGTCTGTATTATTCGAACAAGGGGCATTTAGAACAAAGAAACTGACACATATCTACGCGAGACGATGTGACCTCCATACTTCTGATTTTTTGCCAAATAACGACGTTAAAATAATCAAATGTAATACTTTGCACGATAATTTCGAAATAGTCATCAAACATCTACCTGATTTTAATATTATTGTCGATGATGGTAACCACAATGCTGATTCACAATGCAGGAACTTTGAATTGCTATTTGAAAAAATAATTTCTGGAGGTATGTATATTATCGAAGACATCGTCCAACCAATTGATTTTTATTCAGTTGAACATTTTGCCACGTATTTTGACCAAGATGCCAGTATTGATAAATTAAAGGAGGATTATATCATCAAAATGTTAAGTGAACACAAAAATCGATATGAAAAGTTGGATAAATCTCTCGCAGTTGTTACCAATCTTATTGAGATCAACACTCTTAGCAAGCCAAATCAGTTGCCCGGTCTAATTAAGAGTCAACAACAAAAATTAGAGGAGAAAAAAGAACTAGATATGATCAATAGTGATACATTAGGACAGAAATTTGATAAATTTATGGAGATAAAACAAAAATTAATACCTTTGATCAGTAGGATAGAAAAACGTCCCAATAACATCATATTCTACCGAAAATAGCATTATATAAAAAATATACAGTATTGATATTATACAATGTCGCGAGTGATCTATAAAAAAATGTTGAAAGATGCCGTTCTATCAGGTAATGATGATTTAGTTGATTTAGTTGTTGATAATATTCCATATGGAGTAGGATATTGTGATAATTTATTGATCAGATTTGCAGCAAAAAGAGGATTCCATAAGATAGTGAAGAAATATTTGCCGTTTTTGAGGGCAAATCCAGCTGAGCATCGAGATTATGCTATTAGACGAGCAAGTGAATTTGGACATAGCGAAGTAGTAAAAATTTTGTTGAATGACAAGCGAGTGTGTCCGGCTGCATGTGATAATTATGCAATAGTATGCGCTGCACAAAATGGTCATGTTGATGTAGTCAAAGAATTACTAAATCATGTATCTGTTGATCCCACCGTCGGATATAACGCCCCGCTAAGATATGCTGCCATTTTTAATCACGTTGACGTTGTTGAATTATTAATGATGGATTCGCGAACTAATGCCGCAGATGTAGATAATCATGCTATTCGATGGTCAGCTTATTATGAAAATAATAAAGTTGTAAAATTGTTGTTGTGTGATCCGAGAGTGGATCCGTCGATTGAAGAAGATGTGATATTATCTGTTGCTGCAGAAAATGGCAATGTTGACTTAGTGGAGATACTTTTAGATGATGAACGAGTAAATCCATCAGCGCGGAATAATCAAGCATTGTGTTGGGCTGCATCAAATAATCATTTTAAGATTACCAATATGTTACTCAGTCATCCAAAATTATGTATCACCGCCGAAGAATATATGACAGTAATCACATGCGCAGAACACGAAAGAAATATGGTCAGATTGTTAAAAGAATTTCAAAATAAAATATCATTTGTTCCAGAACCACAACCTGATTTATACGAAAATATAACTCAAATTTTGCGAAATAAACGAATCAACATCACTAAATTCAGTATTATTTGCAATTCATTTGGAAAAAACAAGTTAACAGTCGAATTCTGATTTATAAAAATTTTATTATTAACATTTTTATAAATTTAGCTAAGATAACGGATATTCATTGTTAAGATTAACTTGTACGATAACATTTTCGTCATATAACGCACACATATCATCATCATACTGCACAAATAATCTCTTGCGAACTCCAGGATCAGGATCGTCAAAAAAATTATTTGATACATGAACAGTATCATTATTTGATACTAGATAGGTTAAAATATGTGTCACGTTAGAATATTTTTGACTTGTACCGTATGTAGCTTTCACAATTTTTGGCATTATTATATAACTTGCGTTAAATATTTTAAGCAATTGGTCGCAAAAAAAATTGATTTATTTATTTCCAAGATGGTCTATCATTAACAATTTAAAACAAAATGAATCGACCACAAAAAATGATTATGTTATCAAGGAAAAGAACCGGAATAATTGAAAAAATCATCCCATCAAAAGATGATGAAGTTAACATCTGTGGTCAGGCGCATGATTTTCCACGTGGAACTACTCGAAGTAAAAAAGAATTCAAGAGAGCCCCTAAACGACATTTAGAACCTACCCCAGATTCTTCGAGCAAAAGAAGAAAAGTAGACTCAATGATATCAATAAAAAGACAAAATGATTTTGACATCGGAGAAGAAAAACATATAGAAATCGTTGACACATTAAAATTGGTAACAAAATTGCGACAATTCAAAGCGATTGATAGTCCAGAAAAATTAATGGACTTGGATGACATGGATCCTGTTAATTTACCTTTTATGGAGTCACCTAGGGATAATTCAGCGAAATTGAATTTGAAATGGGACATATCCCGTTCTACACAATTATCGTTATCGTTCGATCCATGGAACATTTTTGGTGATTTAGATGATTTCTTTCCCGATGATTTTCAATAAAAAATTGATTAATTTATCACAAAATGTTTGCATCCATAATAATATAGTATATAATCATGGATGCGCACAAATATTACACATTTTTAATTGTTTGTTGCGACAATGCAGTACCGTTAAATCAGAATGGGATAATTGGTGGCGTTATTTATGTTGAAAAAGGATGGCCTTGCGAAGATCTTTCTTTTGAAATGTGTGCAAACAAAGGAGTTCGTTTTATCGAACTTGTGCCCAACGGTTATCACAAAGTTTCTGAACAAATTGTCGCTAAAAAGTATTCTGTCTATGTTGGCAGCTCTAGACATGATGACGTAATTCGTATCAATTTCCGTCTTTCGCTGTCTAAATGTGATAATTCGTTGTCACAATTTGCCGAGGGGTATGACAAACAACATGGATGCTTTGATGTTATACATGATTTATTTAGTGTCGAAATGTCATACAAAACAAACAATGGCGCCAGAACCATTTCAGAATGTTTATCCATATGTCGCCAAGTAACATTAATTGACACTGTAAAATATTCATTAGAAACTGTTGTAAGATATCTATCGAAACAACAATACATATACGCACAATGCGAAATGATCGACATCATTCAAAAAATAAAAGCATTTGATGTGACTAAATCTAAAAATTTGTTGTTTGATCTAGAAAGCTATCATGATCTTTTGGTTTCTGCGACAATCGAGACGTTGACTTGTAAAGCTGACAAAATAATTTCGAACCTTTTGGAATGTGAACAAAAAAATTGATTTTATTAAGATTAGAAGAATCCTAATGTTAATAAATTTAGCAAAATGGCCCTAAGAAAACAGGTTGGTAAATTTGATCCAAATGTCATATGTAGAAAAAATGATGTCTATATTGCAAATGCATCGTACGATACTCTTTACATGCTACTATGTTATGTGATAAATGACAAATTACACGCCATATACAAAAAGCTTCAAAAAGATATCCGTGAAAGTCTCATCGAAGTTGTCGCACACATGAAGGAAATATGTAAACTATTAATCAGTATTAATGATCGATTCGGTGAATACAAAGATTCGCAAATCCACGAAGTTTTAAAGGCCAAATCAGATCACCCAATGCCTTTCGTGTTGACGCGATGGAAATACAAATATGATTTTCACATTGCAATACAAATTAATAGATATGGGGCAGTTCCGGCGATAGACATAATATTATCAACCGTGTGTTTTAGATTAATCAAAAATAAAACCCTAATTACTAAATTCGATGCACCGACGAAAAAAGCAATGACCATCTTTGATAAAGCTGTCCAAACGTTCGAAACAGTTTTAAAAAAGTTACAACAATTTCATTGCCATAATTACACCGATGTTGCAAAATATATTTCACCTAAATATCGAATATATCAAGATATATTTATTGAAATAAACGAAACGAAAAGAGATACAGGAAAGGGTTATTTTTATAATGATATTAGAAGGATACATGATAATTCAGCACAGTCCTGGGATTTATATCAACCGGGATTTTGGCCAAACGATGTTCCTATGACACATCGTATCATAATAAAGCCATTTGAAGTCCCATTCGAAATTGAGTTGGATCTTAACGTCCCTATAACCGAAATTCCTGACAAAAAATATGATGTAGGTGTTGGAAAAATTAATAATGGAAATTTAGAAGTATGCGAACTTCAATTATCGCGGCTCGAAATTAACAACATGATAGATCGAAATATTCCACCTGTAATAATATTGGTTATCGCTGATAACAAGTTAATTGAACGATATGTTATGGTTGATAAAGATGTGTATAATGATATTAAAAATGAAAAGTGTGGTTTATTATGCGTTGGTTATACGAAACTTTCTGAAACGAACATAATATTCGAAAAAAGATTAATCGATAAATATTCTTATGATCTTATCCAACAACAAGGAAACAATTTCACCGTATTTGGAATGATGGCGACTGACTATATGACAGTTGATAATGGTATTGTTGAACTTCATAAAATTTTAATTGACAAAACTACATTTCGTTCAATTAAGAAAAACGAGTTATTTTATAAATTTGCGCCTATGGTCACCAGCATAGGCGGAAATAAATTTAAAATCGTTGACATATTGGCTCATTCAACAACATTAGCTAATATAATGTACGATAAATACAAGACAGTATGCATGAAACCAATTATTAGCGTTATTTCCGCAGGCGTGTATTATGAATACGCGTTAGTAAAATTTCCGATCGATATGCATCTTGTTAATGTCAATATTTACGATCCAAAAACATTGATTTGTACCAATGTTGTTTTGGACGAAAATACATATTTCAAACTACCCCCTACTTTTTGATTTACAATGCAAACTAATTTTTTTAAAAAATTAGTTTACATTTCAATAACTAATATTGATTTGCCATCCTTTTCAGTATATTCAAATCGTTTGATATCACTCACGTGTTTTATCAACAATTGCGATAAATCAATAGAAAAATTATTTGTTTTATTCGGTTTAATATTTTTGGATCGCCATGAATCATTAAAATTTCTAATCGGCGTAGCTGTGGATTTTTGTCGTAACACAACGTTTTCAGGACCAACTATCTTTTGACCGATTGTCAGATCAACATCTTTGTGGGATGTTAATAAATCTACACACCGAATATGACCATTAGCTGTCGCCATGCGCAGACTATAATCATTTTCAGCAGATGGATCAACGCGCTTGTCTTGCAATAGTAATTTGACAGTATTTGCAAATCCATTCTCTGATGCTATCTTAATTGCATAATTTTGAAGAGATGCTGGATCCGATCGTCCATCATCCAATAATATTTTGACAATATCCGAGAATCCATTTTTTGCGGCAATTCTGAGCGCGCCAGAGTTTCTCGGGTTAACAGGATCAACTCGCTTATCTGCCAATAACAATTTGACAGCTTCTAGATTATTACACGTCACCGCGAATATTAATAATCTATTTTGTTGATGACTTGGATTAAATCCTGGTTGCGATATTAATTGTTGTAGCCGCGACGTGTTCTTGTTTCTTATTAAATCGATAGCTTTTCGAAAAGAGCCAGACATGTTGATAATAGTGACATAATGATGTTGACAGACATCGTAAAACTTAGAATTTCATTTTTTTTATCAAAAAAAATGAAATAATTAATCATATTCATAATTATCTACATATATATTATCAAACATGCTGAGTCTATTTCGAAAAGAATATTTACCGCATGAAATTTTTATCAACATAACTAAATATTTAGACATAAACGCAATTAAATCTTTGCTGAGAACTTGTAATGAGCCAATATATCATGCATGTCAAGATAAAAATATATGGATACGGTTGCTTGACGCAACATATAATCTACAATATCAGAAATATGATGCAAAGGATATATTTATAGGATTATACAAAGTTTCAAAATACAATTCGTTTCCACCGACATATCCTGAGTTCAAAAAAATAATTAAAAATAGGGATATCAAATTGATCAAATTAATTATGGAGAGTAAAATTGATAACAAGTTGTATCCGTTGCTGATAAACGAAACGATAAACATGGATGACACGGAAATTGCGTTGATACTTTTGAATTCGGATATGTTAAACCATAGAAGTATGAGGTATAGGTACAAAGTTCTCGATAATGCTGTTCGAATGGGTAATTTTGTCGTTATTGACACACTAATTCGTGATTATAATTTTGTGTATCTTTTATATAACTTGATGCAAACATGTGTTAAATATCAGCAATATGATGTTATGAAGTACTTGACGCATAGTTATGATATTTCTGATACGATAATTTATAATACTCTTTTTGCATTATTTCATAGAACTAGAAATGTATTTAACGAAAATCATTACAAGATGATAGACTTGATGTTAAAATCAAGTGCTACCTCTAAAATATTGTTCAATGAAACATATAATATCGCAATAACTGGTGTTCATTATAATAACATTCGAATCGTAAACATTGCGCTCAGTGATCCAGATCTACTCAAAACTATCGATTGTTGTAAAATTTTATGGCGTGCGATGAAGACTAACAACGTGTACACGGTGATGTTATTGCTAGATAAAGTGGATATTAAGATGGAACGAACAAAATTAGAATGTTTACTCTGTGAACTTTATGTATTTGGTATTAAACATTTGGTTTGTGGCACATTTGATGATGAAAAATTAATAGAGATACGAGAATATGTTCCTCAATTAAAATATGTTGATATTCTAAAATTTGTACGCAATGATCCTTCATTTGATCCTTCTCGTTGTATTATTCAAATAATGCATGCTTTTCCGACATCTACTAACGCAATTAACCAACACATACTAAATCTGTTTGGTCTTATGACAACAAATCATTTAGATATTTTAATTGATCTTGTAAAGGAAAAAAGATACAATAATATAAAAAAGTCAGCAATAAAACATACGATCGAAAAAATAGGATTAAGAGAAATGATGATCAAAATCAGAGACCCATGCATGCGAGATAATGAAGGATGTACAAAACTTATTTCGACGTTAATAAACGATTGTCCTGGAATTATTGGAAACGAGTTATGTGATTATGTAATTGATTATATGGATGATGAACTATTATGTTATATGTTATCACATGATATTGATTTATCAATTAATTATAATTATATAATTAAGAAACTATTTACGAATACTATTTTGTTCGAGCGCTCTAACCAAATTGGGAAGCTAAAAATATCGTTTGCGATGATAAGGCAATTGTACGCAAATGATAAGGTCAAATCATCGTTAATCTAAAACATTTATGATGTAAATGTTTTAGAAAAAATTGATTAAATTTTAGATTAATGTATCCATGTATTATATAACAACAATCTTATTTGATGAAAAGGAAAAATTTGATCACTAATCAGGATAATATCAAACGAATAAAAGTTTATGATTCTAAAAATGAATGGCTAAAAATATTAGAATGTTATGATACACTTGCGAAATTTGTTAATAACGATCCAATAATTTGCTTTGACCCAAAACCAGAATTTGATACCAAACGATATTTCACAAATGTGTGTTCAAAAATATTGCACCTTTTGAAATTCACTTCAGATAAAATAGTAATTGACTCCGTTGCACAAACGTTCGCGAATGACGTTCCGCGTCTCATCGAAAATATTACTAAAGAATTACAGTCAATGTTAGATATATTCCCTGATGATTTTCTAAAAAAAGGAGAAACAGATCGTATAGATATATCATTTTATATTCGTAATTGCTTAGAAAATTGTAATTCTAAATTTTTGTGTATGACGTCACATGATCCAAAGCTCGTAACAATTTCAAAAACGAGAAATTATGAGTCACAAATATTAACTATGATAGAAAACGGATGTTCGACAAATCATATTCGATTACTCAAATTGATGATCGAAAAAGGAGCAAAGACGAATGTAACATCTCTTTTGCGAATGTTTTTCCTAAGTCTAGTGCGATACACTATTGAAATATCATGCATATTCATTGACATATTACAATCATTGCATTATACGACTACATTTCCTGATATCATAAAAAATGACAAATTGCGGCAACCTTACAAATTATTAAATATCGATGATGATAATATTCTTGATTTTGCGTTATCGTGCGTTGTATTAGATACGAAAAGAGAACATCAAAATTTTATTGATCCACATCATATCATTAAGTTTATTAAACATAGACGACTATCTATTGTCAAGTCAAGTTTAACCATATTACTGAATATCATTCTGTACGACGCAAAAGATAATACCGAACTAGTTAACAAACTGTTGTATTTGATGTTGGATGATAATTCTGCAATTGCAAATTTAACGTTTTCTTGTTTTACATATTTTGTATTTTGTAATTTCCGCAATTCGAAAAAAAAATACTTTGATCAAATATACGCATTCGTCACAAATAATATCAGAATGTTAAACAACATAGCTATCGTTGAAAAACTATTCATATTGTTAAAAATTTTATTTTGTTGTTGTAGTAAAAAAATCTTCAATAAAGAGTCATACTCATCACAGGCAGTAATAGATTCAATCACGAACGCGTTTAATACCAAAAAAAATACACTCCAATTGTTAGATGTAACGGTAACAATATTATCAAAAGATTTAGCTGTGAATTACGGAGATGATTTTTATGCTAAAATTATTGATTTGATGACCAATGATGATCAGTCGGTGTATGTGATTGCGATTGAATGCTTTTGTAGATTGTGTCAAATTGGGGATCAGTTTGTTTGTAACCATAAGGGATTAATGATTGATACCATAATCAATTTCTTAACGTTTGAAACGTTAAAATGTAGATCACAATGTTCAAATAACGTTACGCAAAAGATTACAAATTTTCCTATTTTGACACATGTGATACCAAATCAATTAGACGGAGAAATATGTCCTCTCAAGAATGTTGCTATCACGAACATGTGGATCTCACTTGGAGCTTTAATATCACGGGTAAAAACTACCAAATTATACATATCATATATTATTGATTCTGGAGTGCAAAAGCGTGTGTTCGATCTATTCAATATTTCCGCTATCAAACATTGTGCAAATAAACACGCCAGTTTTATAATTGAATCTTTACTGCTTTTAGGATTTGATGATTGTGCTAAAAACGATAATGTAAAAATATTGATTGAAAAAATGATGACAATTGCGTGTGCTAAAGATATTTCCGCAGAAAAAAAGGGGCACGCGTTCGATAATCTTGTACATTTAAATCATTTTTTGAACAATCTTAGATACTGTTTCAAGATAGTTGACATGTCTATATTACTTGATTCAAAAAATCCTGTAGAAGTTTCTTTCTCTTTGGAATGTTTCAGACAATTATACGAAAAAATGAACGAACAAGGGCCATGGGACGATCCAAATCAGTTAACTGAACGAGCAATAAATAAATGCACAGAATTGGTATTTCGTGGAAACAAATTTATTAATTCATCGATAGGATCTTTATTGCGTAGTTTTTTAACTATCGGATCAGAAGAACAAATTTTGAAAAATGTGGAATTTTTAGTTTCGTTGGATATCACTAAAATATTTATAAAATTAGGCAGAAATGATCAAGAGGGGACAATTCGATGTATTTGCGAATCTGCAGTTATCCTTTCAAACTATTCCTTTGCATTAAGAGCCCTCGCACCAATCCATAAGATGATGACGAATTATTTAGAACACCACGATGACAACATATCTGAAAATGCTATCAAATTTTTACACGCTGACATAAATAGAGATAATTCAATTAAAACTTTGCCCCATATTATTTCATCAATCTTTTTAGGACAACAACCTAGAAAATTAGTACTTTTATGTCAATATATTGATACAGCATTGCAGTTTCAGAATTATAGAGTTTTAATATTGGGAGATGAAAATCTTATGAACGAAATGATCAAGTTGCTCGTGCATAAAGATGAAACAGTAGTTCGCTTATGTTGTAATTGTTTGCGCTTAACTATTAATTATGATGAATGCTACAAAGTATTTTACAATGATGAAAATTTATCACATCTTGCTGAAGGGTTAAGAAAACATCCATCAATGATTGCGCAATTGGTAACACGTTTGTCTAGAAAAACAAGATTGGTATTGATAATTTTCTCGCACACCGATTTTGTTCGTGTCTTGTTTAATTTAAGGACTACAGATATTGATTGTGAAAGATTATGGGATATTGCCGTAGATAATGATAAATTAATATCGGAGCTGAAAAGGGTCGTATATACCGAGATGGATATATCTGAATGGGAAGTTTATGCGATGTTGTGCGCGAAAGGAGCGTCTCTTGAAAAACGAGCGGTCACAAAATTGGCACAGATGGACAACGTAGACCAAGAAGATTTTAATATATTTCTTAAAATAATATCATTAGGATATTGCAATGATCCATCATCAAAAATGACCTTACCAGCTACGTTTGTCGGTCATGATATCAAAAATTGTCATGAAGCTATATATATTGAGAGAGGATATTGTGATGTTACATTTAATGTCGACGATGTGGCGATTAAATGCCATCGATGCATATTAGCCGCAAAATCGGAATATTTTGATGCTCTTTTTAGTAATTCAATGGCAGAGAAAGAGACGCGTAACATAACTATAACAGAGGCGAGCGCACAATTATTCCAAAAAATAATCCAATATATCTATGTACAGACAATGAATATTGAATCTGTTGAAGAACTTATTGAAGTATTTTATTTAGCGGACAGATTTGATTTACCTGAATTAGTTGAAACATGCGCACATGCATTCATTTCAATTTTGTCGGCGGAAAACATCGAATTGATAGATGAATTTGCAGAAAGAAATGAAATCATGGAGATTAAATATGGGATATACAGATGGTTAGTGCTAAAGTATGCCACTTTGCCTCAAAATTTGATGTCATTTGTTGATAAATATTGGCCGGATATTATGAACTTTTTGATTTTGAGTTTTAGAGTTCCTAAATAAATCTTAGTTTAAAATTTATTTAGAATTTTTTTAAGAAAACGAATTCTCTTTTGTTATTGATCTTTGCATTAGAATATGCATCATTACGTTCCTCGAAAAAATTAGATTTAACAAACGTATCTATCTTTTTCATATATTCAAACGGTTGCGAAACATTGTACTTTTTATTATATCCTAATTGCACCAATAATCGATCTGCTGTATATTTGATGTATTGTGACATTAGTTTAGAATTCATGCCGAGTAGCTTGCAAGGTAAACTAGATATGATAAATTCTTCTTCGTGTGTAATTGCTTCTTCTAAAATTTCATAGACGACAGATTCTTTCAATTTATTATTTAACAATGCATACAACATGCATGCTAATTCTACGTGTTGAGCTTCATCTCTGGCGATGAATTTGTTAGATTTTATTAAACCTGGCATAATAGAACCAGGTCTAGTTTTTAACCAAAAGATTGATGCAAATGAACCGCTAAAAAAGACTCCTTCAACAATTGCAAAAGCTACTAATTTATGTGCATATGTTTTATCACTATCAATCCATTTTTTACACCATTCTGCCTTTTTTTTAATAGCAGGCATCGTTCTGACTGAATTAACTAAATTATCTTTCAACGCATCATCTTTGACGAACATATCTAACATCATAGAGTACGCTTCACCATGAATATTTTCCATCGCAAATTGGATACCATATGCGCACTCAGCTTCTTTAATCTTGACCGCGTCAATCAAATTTTTCTTGATGTTTGCATTCACAATACCATCACTTGCGGCGAAAAATGCAAGAACGTGCATAATAAATTTTTTGTCATGATTACTTAGTTCTGTTTCCCAATGAACAATATCCTTTGACATATCGATCTCTTCTGCGACCCAATGCAAACGTTGTTGCAATTTGTAATTGTCCCATACTGATTTATATTTTATTGGATAAACAGTATCTTGTGAACTTTTGGATGACAAAATAGGTTCTTGTTTTATAATACTGCTAATAAATTCAGCTGAATATTTTTTGTAAGATGGCATATATTCATCTTCATTATCTTTTTCTTCTATTATTTCTGATTCGGGTATGAATAACATATCAACATATTCTTCTTTGGTTTCGTTAGGAATCGCAATATCTGTATCTGGTTCAAACAATATTTCGCGTTCTAATTTTGATGAATGTTGTATCTGTTCGCGCAGAAAATTTTCAATGAAGGACATGTGTATTATGATATAATAAACAGTAATATTTAAGTAAAAATTAATTATTACGATTTTTTTTTCAATTTTTTTTATAGTATTAACATATCTTTGGATGATTTTGAATATATTTTACCATTGTGTACGACTGGATATCTTAATTTATTATTTGCTTCTTGTATGCCTAGATTTATCACATCAACTTGTAAATTGGTAAAATGATCATCATCTTTTTTGTGAAGATAATAAAATTCAGTTCTGATCCAATAACAAGTCAATGGTTGCGTTTCTTCAAAGATAACTCTTATGTCTTGTGCAATTTCGATATCGGTCATCATCATCGTCGTCAATGAATCATCTGTATTGATGTCAATGTTAATTTTGATTGGTGTGTTTAATTGCTTTAGGATACTTTCTTGGTCTCCTGTAATTTTGCCGTCATGTTCTAAATCAGATAGTTTTAGAAATACAGAATAAATGATGTTTTTACAGTTCTGACTCTCGATTGAATTGTAGGATCCCATTTATTGATCATTATGTTAGTTTTAATTTATTAGATAGTTCAAAACATCAATTTTTTAATTTGTCAATATTCTATTTACAAATTAAACGCTCTACGCAAAATCTTAACTATTAATTCTGATTGCAAAACGGGTGACATATGTTTTCCGGGTACTATATGAATTTTGTTCTCAAATAGACACTCTTTGTTAATTTTCATAAGATAATCTAAATTGATAACTCCATCAGATTCTGCATGAATAATAATTACGTTTTTCATAGCCTCTATTTGAACAAACTGATTCTTTGTTGCCAAAGTAGTTAAACAACCGGACCTAAATAAACCATCGGTCGATTCTGCGTGCGCGCACATCAGAATCAACAATTCTCCAGTGACTCCTGTATGTACAACAAATTTTCGCGCGATTTCCGATGTGAATTGTTCGTGAGAACTCAAGAAAGGTAAGAGTTCAACAGCTTCAGGATCTGGAGAAAAAGCTTTCACGAAATCGTCTGCGTTCGATAATGGTGGTGTTCCTGCAAGGATTATGTTTGCGAACGGATAATCAATAAAAGCTATAAGATGGCCACCAAGCGAATGACCAAAAGAATAGGTTGTTCTTGGATTTGAGTTAAAAGATTTTACAAAAAGAGAGACGATTTCACCGATTGATTCCATAGAATAGGAAGCTAATCTGGCTGATCTGCCACAACCGGGTAAATCTGGTGCGATAACTTGAAGGAATCCTGACGTTAATTCTGCGATCCGATAAAATGTTTCCGCAATTGATGAATTGCCATGAAAACAGAACAATACTGGACGCTCTGGATTAAAATCGGTAAAATTTGAGGTGTAATAAATTTTGACGCCATTTATTATACACGTTGCCATTTTAATCTGATAAGTAGCAATATTAATGAACCTGTCTGGTGATGACAAATTCAATTTTTTGATAATTAGTTCGCTTAAAGTGCTGCCAAGAAATTTATGGGGGATTTACGTTGACGAGATTTTGAACGCGTAAATATTGGTCCATTCAAAGTGCCATCAAGAGATTTATAGAGGTTTGCGTTGATTAGACTTTGAGCATGCCAACATTGATCCGTTCAATATGATGTCGAGGAATTTGCAGAAGTTTGCATTGATAATACTTCGAACGTGCGAATATTGATCCATTCAAAGTACTGTCAAGAGATTTGTAGGAGTTGGATTGGCAGGACATTGAACACATGCCAGTATTGGTCCATTCAAAGTGGTGTAAAAAGATTTGCGTTGACTGGGATTTGAACCAATATTGGTCCATTCCGAGTGATGTCAAGAGATTTGCTTTGACGAGGATTAGTACGTTCTAATCCCAGGCAATACAACTCCTCGCCGACAACATTGAACGATCAAATATTTGTACATTCAAATCTCCCGGCAATACAATTCTTTGCCGGCAATATTAAATAGACAAATATTTGTACGTTCAAATCTCCTGGCGACACAAATCCTCGCCGGCAACGTTGAATGGACAAATTTCCAGGCCATACAATTCTGTGCCAGCAGCATTAAATGATCAAATATTTACACATTTGAATCTCTTGGCAATACAATTTCTTGCCAGTAACATTAAACGATCAAATATTTGTACATTCAAATCTCTCAGCGATACAATTCTTGCCAGTAACATTGAATGATCAAATATTCAGACGTTCAAGTTTCTCGGCAACATTATTTCTTGCCAACAACATTGAATGATCAAATATTTGTACATTCAAATCTCCAGGCAATACAATTCCTTGCCAGCAACATTGAATGATCGAATATTGGGAGGTTCAAATCTCCTAGCAATACAATTTCTCGTCGGCGACATTCAACAATCAAATATTGGAGAGTTCGCATCTCATGGCAACATTGATTGATCAAACGGGCATTCAAATCTCTCGGTAATACAATTTCTTGTCAAGAGATTTGAACAATCAAACACTAAGACATTCAAATCTCCTGGCAATACAATTTCTCGCCGATAACATTGAATGATCAAATATTTGAGCATTCAAATCTCCTGGCAATACAATTTCTCGCCGATAACATTGAATGATCAAATATTAGAACGTTCAAATCTCTTGGCAATACAATTCCTTGCCATTAATATTGAACGACCAAATATCGGAACATTCAAATCTCCCAGCAACACAAATCCTTGCCAGCAACATTGCGCGTCTAAAAATTTATCGACACTCACAAAATCAAACAACTAAAATATTCAGTTATAATAATGAAAGAGGAAGGTTTATTTGCTGGAAAAAATGGATGGATTTTTACGGGAATCATATTAATCTTAGTTGTAATAGCGTTTACAGTTGTCGTATATTTCTTTATTACATACAAAGATGATAATGCGCCGTATACGTTTACAAAAAATTTACCCATGACAAACAGCACAACGCCAGGCACCAACATTTATGACGCAAAATGTAATGATGGAGCTTTTGTCACGTCATTTAATAGTAACGTCGATAAAGGTATCAATCAGTTATCTGCAGCATGCTCAAACAAAGAAATTCTTGGTCCGTTTGGCAGCAGTTTAGCCGGTGTCCCAGGTAACGATGTAAGAAGCGAAAGTGGCTTTACCAAGGTCAATGTATGGTATGATAATCGTGTAAATGGAATGAACGTCTTTAATGGCAACGAATTTCATACGATCGGAACATTAATTGGCAACGAGAACGTGCAAGATTGTGGAGCTGACGGCAGAATCGTTGGATTGATTGGCAATGGAGATGGATTAGTAAGTAATTTGGGTATGATTTGTGGTTACAAATACAAACAACAATAATTTATTTTTGTTTGTAACAGATGTCGTATGCGTTCATAAAAAACGATTTAGTACCATATAATAAAACGGCAGTCAATGCTATTTGCCCCAAGCCTATTGCAGCCGGTGCAACTAAAAGTGAAGGAACAATTTTGCCGCTGCTGCTACTAATAGCCAAAAAAAATCCAGATATGTATGGAATTGATTTGGTATTGTAATATGCGGCCACCAAACATGCGCTACTAACTCCAGCGTTGGCTACGAACGGCAAGAAATTCATTCGGTGCAGAGAAAACTTTTTTGGAGTGTCTTCGTTATCTGGTTGATAATTACCAAAAAATCTGACGTTTCTCATTCTAGAAGTCACTGATTGGAGTCTTAGTAAGATTATGACTGCATAAGGCTTTGATTTTCAATTTTTATTAGATAAAATTGAAAATTGAATGCTATATACTTACTTTATAATTTTATCATTATCAAACATGTTTTACACATTTTTCGGAATTGGTGTTGGCGTCGTAGTTGCTGTGATTGTGAGAATTACTGATCGTTTTCGTGAATCTAGAACAAATGATGGGGCGTTAGGTGGGATAATTAAAAGTTCGGAAAGGACATTTTTTGATCTTTTAATGATAGCTGTACTTGCTGGTGCTGGTGGTATTTGTGGTGCGATTTATGGATCTTATCGCTTAGCGCAAGGAACTTATCCATAATAATATCAATCAATATTATTGGTTGATATTAAAAAATTGATTATTGAAGCACCAGATTTATCTAATAAATCTAGACAATAACAATCCTAATGACAGCAAACGTCAAAACTTCCGTAGATGTTAAAATTGAATATCCTGATTTTATTCCAAATCAGCGAAAATTAGAAGTTACAGAACAACAAGAAGGTCATTTAGTAATTATGACGGTGACAGATGGCGTTAACCTTGCAGAAGTTTATCTCGAAGATGATTTTCATATCGAAAGAAAAAATTTAGAAGTGGGTGTCGCTATTGTATGTACTCTGATCCTTGAGAATTTATCGAACGGTAAGAGCGTACGCATCACCAAGAAACTCAAAATGCTAAATGAAACCACTGAAGAACACCATAAAATCAAAATTCCTTCCCATGGTACAATCGAGGAAGAAAGATTTACAAAATTAACAGATAATGGTTTGATCAAAATATTCGATGATGCAATTGCAAATGGAGGACAATCAACGTTAGAAATAGTCCATAATGAAAATCATTCTCGAGACATTCATACATTGACGTTGAAATAAAAATTGATAAAAAATATTCTCATCAAAACATTTATTAGAATATTAGCAAAATGCAACCTTCAAAAGCAGAAAGAATTCATTATTGCGCAAAATTTGGTATACGTGTCAATGTGGCTGAACGAAAATGGGAAAATAAATGTGATAATTGTGGAAATAGTTTTTTGATGACGTATTTAGAATCTAATAGTATCAAACTGTGTTTTTCTTGTGCAGAAATTATTAATCCTCCCCAGAAGGATTTATTTGACCCATTTGATTATCTAAGTGATATGTGCGTTAAAAAAGATTCGCATTTTTCATCCAAACACGACGAACCAAAATTCAATTACCGATTGAAGTGTGATATTGGATAAATTATTAATAATATATTGATAATTCATTCACATGGATGTAACGTCCAGAAAACATCCAGCAAAAAATAAAATAGTTTGATGCCTGTGTAAACTCCTGCTGCGTAGGTCCAATAATTTGTATCATCGGAAACGCAATTAGAATTAATCAATGAACATATACCAGCTCCAATAATAGCAGCTGCAAAGAAACGCCATATCATTAAAACAGCAGATGCAAGGGAAACAGAACATTTTATTTTGCCGCTTAAATTAAAAGTAATGATCACAAACGACGTAGTTATGTACAATATTAAATTTCCTAATGATGATGCGAACACGTATTTCGATAATGTTAATAAAAATCCATTGGTGTTACAGTTACCATTTTTCAATGTACTCGATAACACAACAAATGTCAATTCATACACCAAATAACAAAAAAGAGGAAATGGTTCATTGAAAATAGTTCGATGATTAAAGATGGTAATATTTTTGGTCTCATTTTCAACAAATTTTGACTGTTTATCATATTCTTCATCAAACGAATCCAAATTATTATCGACATCTAACTCATCTTGTGTGAGTGGTTCGTAAAAAGGATTGGTTTCCATTGTTGATTATGACCATGAAATTGAACACATCACAGTCTTCGTTTATCAATTTTTTTGATACGCCAAAGTGCCACAAAAAAATCATATAAAAAATTGATTATTAAAATCAATTTAATATAAACACTATGTTTTATAGGAAATCATCACGATGCAAGCAAATAATGCCCTAAAAGAACCGATTCACGATGACGATAACATCTACATTGTCATTGATAATAAGGTCAATGAACTTAAAAAAGAGTTGATATCTTCGCTTTTGAAAGAGATATGTACGCTGAACAATTTGATGCATTTGGATATAGCCAAATTAGCAGATAGGGTGTTTTCTTATATGAAAAAGTTTAATACCATTGATGATATCAACAAACAAATTATCTTAACCGCATCAGAAATGGTTACGGAACATTATGACTATCCAAGTATTGCAACATTCATTCTGTTATATGATTTACACAGCAAAACATTGGATGATTATTCTAAAACGGTGAAGCAAATGAGAAGTAACCTTAATCCAAAAGGTGAATCTGCGCCATTGGTTTCCAATAAATTCGCAAAATATGTTTTCAAAAACAAGCATGCGATCAATAAAATATTAGCGACGAATAAGAATCGCGATTATAATATTTCATTGTTTGGATATCGAACCTTAGAAAAAGCATATCTCAAAAAGTTATCGCATGGTAAGATCCTTGAACGACCTCAATGTTTATTCATGCGTGTGGCAATAGCGATACATCATCGAAAAAATGATTTGGCGAAAATAGAGGAAACATATAATCTCACGTCAGAAGGTTATTTTACGCATGCCACTCCTACTTTATTTAATGCGGGGACATCGTATGAACAATTATCAAGCTGTTTTTTGTTAGGAACTGCAGATGATATGGGTAAGATTGGCGACTGTTGGAAAGAATGCGGATTAATTAGTAAGCATGCAGGTGGTATTGGTATTACGATGACACCGATACGTGTTAACGGTGCATATATTAATTCGACACAGGGTACAGCCAGTGGATTGAAAGTATTGTCAGTCTTTAATGAAATCTCGAGATATGCTGATCAAAGCGGCAAACGTCCGGGATCGATTGCAATTTATATTGAACCATGGCATGCAGATATCTTTTACTTTTTAGATTTGAAGAAGAATACTGGTGCAGAAACTGAACGAGCGAGAGATTTGTTTTTAGCACTAATGATTAATGATATCTTTATGGAGCGAGTTGAGGCAGATGGTGTTTGGTCATTGATGTGTCCGCACGATTGTCCGAATTTGCTGGATAAATTTGGCGATGAGTTTTCTAAAATATACAAAACATATGAGAAGATGGGTAAATTCGTAAGACAAATATCCGCTAGAGAATTGTGGTTTAAGATTATGGAGGCACAGATAGAAACAGGAGTACCATATATGTTGTACAAAAATGCAGTTAATAAAAAGTCAAATCAGATTAATATCGGAGTGGTTAACGGATCCAACCTTTGTTGTGAAATTTTAGAAGTATCCACTTCCGACGAATATGCCGTTTGTTTCACTTCAGATACTGAAATCGTAACCGACAAAGGTATTAAGAAAATCATTGAATGTGACGGCGAAAATGTACTGTCTTACTTTAACAATGACATAGATCTCCAAAAATCTGAACACTATGAAAAAGCTACACTGATACATAATGGCCAGAAAGAAGTTTACGCACTTAAGACAATCGGCAACAAAACAATCAATGCCACAGAAGATCATCCATTTTTAATCGCAGGCAATGAATGGAAAAAAGTTAAGGATCTAAAAATCGGCGACAAAATTATGACTCCGGAGATATCTATTTTAGATTCTTATAAATCTAAAAGTGCAGTCTCCCTTCAACAAGCTAAATTTTTATCTGATTATTTTTCAGTGAACGGCCAAATAATCGAAACAGAATCCAACACATGTATTTATACATTTTCAGATGATGGAGATAAATTATATCAAATACAGGGTATGTTGATTCCATTTGGAATTAAATCTAAGGTGCAATTTGATAATATCGTAAATCAATGGAATTTGCTAATCAGTGGCAGATCAGTCGTTAACTTTGACGTTTATATTGGTTTCGCAAACTGTCCTGTTAAGAAAGAACAACTGAAAAATTATGTCGTAAATGCCCAGACGGATGATTATAGCGCAGTTGTGTCAATCCAAAAAGTTGGTGTAAGAGATGTATATGATCTATCTCTCAAACACAGTCATAACTTCATCGCGAACGGACACGTAGTTCATAATTGCAACTTAGCATCAATCTGTCTCCCTAAATTCGTCGAAAACAATGAATTTAATCATCAAAAACTCTTCGAAGTTACCAAAGTAGCAACTAGAAATCTCAACAACATTATCGACATCAACTTCTATCCTGTCGAAAAAGCGAGAATTTCTAACATGAAACATCGGCCAATTGGACTAGGGGTACAAGGGTTGGCAGATACATTTTTCAAACTTAAGTTGCCGTTTGATTCGCCAAAAGCCAGAGAACTCAACAAACGAATCTTCGAAACTATCTATTTTGGCGCAATGACCGAGTCGTGTCTTATGGCCAAAGAAAGTGGATATTATTCTACTTATCCTGGCAGTCCAATATCACAAGGAAAATTTCAATTCGATTTGTGGGGCGTGTCACGAGATACTTTGATGTGGGATTGGAATTCGTTACAAAAAGAAATCGAACAATATGGTGTCCGTAACAGTTTAACGACTGCAGAAATGCCGACCGCAAGTACATCTCAAATAATGGGTAACGTTGAAACTATTGAAGCGATTACTAGTAACATTTACACTCGTAAAACAATTGCGGGGGATTATTACGTTATCAATAAATATTTGATGTCAGATCTCATGGATTTAGGATTATGGAACTCGGAGATGATTGATATGATCAAATATTACGAAGGATCTATTCAAAAAATCCCAGGTATTCCACAAGATATCAAAGAAATATACAGAACAGTGTATGAGATTGATCAACGTTCGATAATTGACATGTCTGCTGATAGAGGACCTTTTATTGATCAAACACAAAGCTTAAACTTACACATCGCAGAACCAGACTTTGCAAAATTAAATTCTTGTCATTTTCATGCATGGAAGAGCGGATTGAAAACAGGTATGTACTACTTAAGATCCAAACCTGCGTCCGAAGCTAATAAATTTGGTATTGATATTGATACTATCCGCATGATAGAAGAAAGAGATGGAATTGTACCAATAGAAAAGGTAGAAGAACCAGAACTAATAGTTAAGTCTTGCCAATATAACCCAAACCGAAAGAATGGAGAAGGTTGTATGATGTGTGGATCATGATAGAATAATTAAAAAGTATGATCATATATTTTAATTAATCGTTTTTTTCTTTCATTCTCAAAAATTTTGGCGAGGATTCTAATGACGCCATCAAATCCATCGGTCGTAATTTTAATATATCTGAATTTTTACATACAGATTCAATTTGCTCAACAATAATAGAAGGATGCATTTCAACTTGAATAGGTTTTATTTCATCTGCTTGCGCACTTTCTTCGTCGATTAGAACTTGAATAGGTTTTATTTCATCTGTTTGCGCACTTTCTTCGTCGATTAGAACTTCAATATCTAAAGTTTCAACAGTTGGCGTTTTAGTTTCAATCGGCAATTCAACTTCTGCTGCGTATTTTACAAGTTCAAAAATTTTAATACGCGTAAATTCTGGGACAATGGATTGACCGAATACATATCCTGGTACTTGTCTTGATATACGCTGGTAAACGTGAATTTGATTTGGTTCAGATATAATGCGGTATAGCAAGATGGTATCGACGAGAGGTTCTGCTACTTGATTTAGCGAATGTGCATCAATAATTTTCATGTTTTCGATCATTTCTTGCCCTTTTGTATATGCAACAAATGCCAAAACTGCGTTTTCTAACATATTTTCAGGAGCTACATCAGAAGCGTGGGCAACGATTTCTCCTGAAACGTAGCCTCCGTTTTTATCTATATTATTTTTAACCACAAAAAACATTCTTTCATAATATATATCATTATTTTATTTTTTAAGCAGGTTTGTCTAGTTTCAAAATAGTGCCAGATATATTTACATCCAAATGATCGATATATAAATATCACTATTAAATAATCATGTTTAATAAAATTATTTCTACCATCATATTTGTGGTATTAATGATAATTTCATACCGCATTTTGAAAACCATAATGTTATATCATCCAGTTACATCAAACGCTACAAAGTATCAAAAATTTTATGCGAAATTAACGAAATATTTAGTGGAATCAAGTAATTTGATAGAAAATATTTCGGTGCGAACACAAGATGGCTTTGTGTTGGATACTCTTTACGTTAAAAATCCACATACAGACAGATGCATCATTTTTTTCCATGGTAACGCTGGGAATTTATCAATGCGATATGATATGATAAAATTTTTGTACAACTTTGGATCAGTTGTGATATTTGACTATCGATCTTACGGGCGCTCGACTGGGAATATTACTCATTTGACAGAAGAAGGATTGTATCAAGATGGATATGCTATGTGGAAATATGTCACATCCGAGTTGAAATATGAGCCAAATAAAATAACATTGTTCGGAGAATCCCTTGGCTGTTCGATAGTAATAAAATTAGCTGCAGATTTAAGTAAAACTTTCAATAACGAAACGTATCCGCACTCTCTCATACTAAATTCTCCATTTAGTTCTTTATCATCAATCGTCAATCATATGTTCAATAAATATAACTATGGCTTTCTAGAATCCCTAATAACATTTGTAGAATTAGAATATGACTCAATCGAATGGATTAAATATGTTAGTCATACTATCAAAATCATTATTGCTCATAGTCCTAATGATGAGATAATTCCTTATCCAGATGCGCGAAAATTATATCATAGCGTACATCGTAATCCAAATATTAAATTTATTGATATACATGGGGAACATAATGATATTGGATTAACTACCAATTATGTTTATTCTGTATCAGAAATGTTACAAGAATAATATTATTATGATATAGTAATGCGAAATTATACAGACGAAACAAAAATATCTCAAACGTATAAACTAAATCATCGCAATCAGACATCTGATTATGTAAAGTCAATGTTAGATATTCATTGCACACGATTTGATAAATGTAAGATGAGTATCAATGATATCTTAGCGTTACAAGATAAAATTATTGATGAAAGTGATCCTGACTTGGAAAACGCTCAAATCGTGCATGCGTATCAGACGGCCGAACGAGTGCGACAACAATTTCCTGATCAAGATTATTTGCATCTAGTTGGTTTGTTGCATGATTGTGGTAAAGTTTTATTGTTGGATGAATTTGGTGGTCTGCCGCAATGGAGTGTTGTTGGCGATACCTTCCCTGTAGGATGTAAACACTCCGACAAAATTGTATACCCTGAATATTTTAAGGATAATCCCGAACATCAAAAAATGTTATTTGGCGATTATTTTCCAGGTTGCGGTATTGATCATTTGTTATTCAGCTTCTCCCATGACATATACGCTTACTTAGTGTTCAAACATAATGGTTGCTTGATCCCTGAAGATGGATTAAAAATTATCCGTTACCATTCATTTTACAGTTGGCATAATCATGGTGCATATGAACATTTTATGATCGATGGCGATTATAAAATTAGGGACATGTGTCAAAAGTTCAGTTTATGTGATTTATACTCTAAAAAGGATGTACCAGTTAATATTGATGAAGTTAAGACATATTATGACGGTTTAATAGAAAAATATTTTCCGAAAACAATTTTAGATTGGTAAATAATACAAATTATGATTATGATTTGTATTATGCAAAATTAATTCCTAATGCTGTTGCATCAAGAATTACAGTACCTGGGATTGAAATGTTGTCCACGAACGAATGATTATAACATATCGCTCCAGTACCCCATGTTTTAGTATATTTTTCAACCTGTTTGATGTTGCGAGGAAGCAAATATTGCACAGTCGTGCAAGCGTAATCTTTGTATTCTAACCAATGTATCCGAACTTTATTGATATATATAACATCGATGAAAAGTATATCTGGAGTCACAACTGCGCGCCCATGCGATTCCATTTGTTCATTAACTAATTCTTCCTGCGTAGATAAATTGATACCCATTTTTTTGAAAAAATCAACAAATAATATCTCATTACTTGTCGCCACCTCTGCAATTTTTAATTGTTGAGTCATACTATCGATATCAAATCTCTCAGCCAGACCATATTGCTTACAATCATAAACTGATAAAACTTCAACGTCATCCATTTTGAGACGAAACAATTTGTTAATAGATAGCTCATCATATCCTTGACATATGAATATGGATTTTAAAAGATTACATGGTGGATGATCATATCGCTTAGATAGAATCATTATGTTCTCTCCTCCGTTATATTCATCAGTTGCTGACCCAATCCTTCGTTTGATTTGATAATAATTATTAATCATCTTTTGTTTTAATAGAGTGTTGCGCAAGGATATATACTGATCTATTTTGATATTCGTCCCATAATACTTATTAATTCCCTGAAATTCTCCTAATAATCTCCGTTCGTTCCTTTTATTAAGTATCGTGTAGTCGTTTGATTTTGACAACATTTTTTTGATGTGTGTATAAATTTTGTGTTGGATAGGCAAATTTATCCACTGAATATGATATGTGTTATCGTCAGTTACGGAATAATCAAATCGTTGCATCATGTGCTAGATATATTATAACATACATATATTGTTAAACGATTTGTCAATTTTTTGGAATAAAAATTGAAATCTACAATCCCAGGTGGATCCATTATATATTTCGTCTCTCCAAAACATGGAAGACGATTATTCAAGCACTGAAACCGCTTATCGTACATTCTGTAATAAACGCAAAAATGATGAAGTTGAAGAATATTCAACCCAGGAACTAATTCATTATTGGTCAAACATCGTTAATGTCCAAGCTCTCTATGGATTTGAATTGATCAAAAAATCGCCCCGAACAATTTTTGTCTCTTCTAAAACAGAAAGAAAAAGAGTGTATCTTAGTTACTGTCGCTATTTTTGGCATGTTGATTTTTACGACGACGATTCGTTCCCGACCTCGCAAAATCCAATCTTTCATACAGACATGTTACTCAACATCACTATGATCGAAAAAATAGCAAAGTTCTTTGGTTTGTCGAAATCTTCTTCAACAGAGATCGAAGAAAGGATTGAACTGCACAAAGAGAATCTTTTCATGGCGTTTGATCAATATCGATTAAAAATTGAATAATGCAATATCATATATAACATTATTCATCACTTCAATAATAATGAAGATCATCGGTTTAATGGGCGTTAAAGGATCTGGTAAAAGTACCGGTTCTGAATATTTGATTTCTAAATATCAATACAAAGAAGTTGCATTCGCTGATCCGCTAAAAAAAGCCTGCCAGGCATTATTTTTATTTGGCGATGAACAATTGTTTGGGACACAAGAGCAAAAAGAAACGGGAGATCCTAGATGGTTCAATTGTTCCCCAAGAACGGCCATGCAATTTGTAGGCACCGATTTGTTGCGTAATAATTTAGACCAAATAATGCCAGGTTTGGGAAACGACATATTCACTTACAATTTCAAGTTACGATATGAAGGAGAAAGTAAATTGCATCCGGATCATCGAATTGTAATCTCTGACGTGCGTTTTTCTAATGAAGCAGAATGTATTAAAAGTATGGGTGGAATTATTATCAAAATAGATAGAGATCTTGAAGTTAACGACTCACATCCATCAGAAACAGATCAAAAAGAAATACCATATGATTACATTATCTATAATACTGGTACTATAGCGGATTACTGCCATGAGATCGATAGAATATTGTCTGGTTAATATTTATCTTAATCTAAAATAAATATTAATAGCCTAATAACTCCAACTGTTCGTCGTTTAAATCTGGAATACCCAATTTATCATAAACTAGTTTGGGATCATTTATCATTTTCTCTATTTCATCATGTTTTGGAGTTACGTAACTGAATCTGTTACCTGGTTTCTTGCCAAACATTTTAGTTCCCCAATGGTTCGTCACGCGATTTTCATCGAACACTTTCTTCCTGCGCTTGATGTCTGCTGCAGAAAACTCTTGTTTTGGTCTATAGCAAACGTATATCACGCCGCGCCAGCCTCTATATCTATCTTTGGCTGTGGGCATCACAGAGCTACATTGTAATCTAGCAGAATGTACAACACTTGATGCCCAAACTATAAAGGATCCTCGTTTAGCTATAATGGGGATTTGCCAGGAACCACCAACATCCAATACCATCTTCTTAACTTTCGTGATATCTGCGTCACTGAACTTTATCCAAATAGATTTAGGATCGTGTTCTATTTTGGTTAGCATTTTATCAAATATTAGGTGACTTTTGGGTGACGCGACGAATGACGCTGAGGTATTTGTCAGTACAGCCTGACCTTGGATGCATTTATATATATCATCTGGAATGGTTTGGTCGACGTGGGCCCAATCTTTTGTATTTTCTTTCATAAATGGACCTACAAATCCCGGTTTGATATTAATTCCGTCACCGGAAACAATAAATTCATCTACTTTCTCATCACATAAGTCAGAGTATAATGTTGTGAATATTTTTTTGACATTTGGATGTGCTCGTACTGTCCAAACTGTTTCAGTGTTTGACATCAACGCTTGAAATAATCCTGGCCTAGTTTGTGGTGGCAAATTATAGGTGGTCCATGTTTCGGTAATATTATCTTTATCTATTCCGGTTCCTAAATTGACAAATTCATCAACTATATTATCCATATATTCGTTACACTCTTTAGACGTGAAAACATCATTTATGACAACAACTCCATCTGCCATAAATAACTTTGACAACTTGCCTTTGAATTTTGGATCGTTGATCGAGATACTTGGATACATTATACTCGTCTTTCTTACTAAAACTTAATAACGATATATTATGGTTATTAAATTTTCATTTTTATGTATCCGACTGGAATAATTTTATTAGCGTCTTTGGTTATTATTTGATCTAATCCAAAAACTATTCTATTATCAACTGATTTATTATCTTCTTCGCGCGCTTGTGGTGAAATCATTTTTGCGATTCCTAGTAACATAAAATTTATCAAAACATACATACATCCTTTATCATCGACGCGTGTGTAAGCCAGAGCTTTATCGAAATGAGGACTGGAATAAATACCCTTTCCATATACAGCACCATTTTTAACGCGAACATTTTTCTTGGTACCGGGAATAATGTATCCTTCGTTCATTATCGCTTCCACTGTTTTTAGACAATCGGTGCCATGGAAGGTGATAATGGGATGTCTCTTTTCGGTTGTCAACATCTCAGCTATTTTTTGGAATTTATTTTCGTTTAGATGAAAACAAATATCCTCGTCCTTAATATTTTTGTAGACCTTGCCATATGTTATATCAATGATTTTAAGATTCTCAGCTCGGTTATGAACCTGGTTCAGTATTTCGGCAGTCAGTGATTCTATGTCGTATGGTACAGATTTAGCTGCATTAATATTTTTTAACTCAAACCAATTCCCAGGTACTAAATAGATGTAATCCATTAAGTATATATCAATGGATAATATTTATATTAAAAAAAAATTGATTATTGGAGTACCAGGAGTACCTAAGATAATCATCTAATATCAACACCACAATCATATTCATATAATACGATATGCAACATAAACGATCATACCAAAATAAAGTCCCATTGTTTCTTGTTGATTGGAGCAGGCTTTTAGACCACTTGAAACTTCTTTTTGCTGACGAAAAGAAGATGCAAGGATTCAAATCTGATTTTTTTAAATGGTGTGTCGACGTCGTTGGTTGCATAAACGCTGCTAATATCAATAGGAATTCGGTTATGGGAGTTTGGTTTGAAACAAAACGATTCATCAAAGACTTAAAAAACCAGACACCTGAACAAATTGAAGAATTTAGGGAAATCTCTTTTCTTGATATGTCATGGGCAAGTCCATATCAACCGCAACCGCATAGAAATCTCTATGATGCGACCTTCAAGGAAGTGTTAGACGAAATATGCAAACGTCTCTCCGAATTGATCAAAAATGTCCAAGATTTGGAAATGAACGATGGAGAGTGCGATTGTTTTGAGGGGTTCAAAAATGTGCACGAAAATTTTTCAGAGATTTTCCAAAAAGGAACTCCATTGGTCCGTCATAACTCGCAGAAATCTGTCAACATTCAACCGCAACGGTGTTTCAAACCTACGACCAGTTACGCTAAAATGGTTGCAAATGACATGAAGCGAGAAATCGAAGAAGCTCCTAAAAATGTTGCAAAAGAGGTTCCGCAAATTTTTGAAGAACCCGTAGAGTGTAAAAATGTTGAATGTCGCTTAGTTTCAATGATGCACTTGAAAGATGAGAAAGTTCAACTCTCGCCAGCAATTTGCACCGATGATATTTCCGAATATCGTTTTGATTACGGAGAAGGTAATGACGATTCGGTGTTTGCCTATACTTTGACGATTGATAAAAATGCTATCAAAGTGGTAAAAGTGGTGACATCTTATGGCATTATTCGACTTTTGAGAATGTTCAGGTTCAAGGTCAAAAATGAAAATTTAACCGTTTTTGTTGATACCGCAACAGCAAATATATTGAAAGGAAACGATGAGTTGACATATGAAAATGAAAGAATACTCGTTGTACAGCAAGTATCAAAATCATTCCTTGATAAAACTGAGTGTATCGTCGGACGATCTTTCTTGGATTAAAATATCTTTATTCAATCAATATTATTAATTGAATAATTAGAAAGTAGTGAAGTAGTCAGATCTGGTATTGATATTTGGAATACCGAGGTAGTTGTAATATCCACCATAGACTGGGTTTTTTGGGCGGTTGAAGTAGCTTGCTGCTCCATATCGTCGTCCGTAAATATTATCGTAGTATGGATTATCAACACGGTAGTTATTCCATCCGTGACCGTAGTTTCCATAGCCATTATGGAAACCACCATCACAGCAATAATCTGCTTTTGGAATTCCGCATCTGCATCCATCTGCTTTACAACCATGTAATGGTTTGTAGTCGTTGAAGCAGTTGTTGTGGTTATGACATGATTTACAGCTCATCTTTTATAATTATTAGACACATTTATTTTTTTTTATAGAGTGGGATTTTTACCACGACCTTCCAAAACTATACATTATTTCATCGCATAAAAATATTACCTCTAATATATGAACGCAGGAGTGTACGTTAGATGCTTCAAAGGTTTTGGCAATAAGGTGTTTGATTTTATTAGTGCACTATATTTGCGAAGAAAGTATCCAGATACAGAAGTTTATTTTGCCATAGATAAATCCATTTATGATACTGATGAAGATCCCTTCTTTGGCCAAATCTTTCCCAAAATATCTGCCGACGCAATAATCAAATTTATGTTTATGAATAAATACAAAAAATTAGAGGCAGAATTGCCCATCAATGAAATATTAATAAACAATCTCGATGATTTACCTGACAACGTTACTGGACACGTTCGATTTATCAATTTGCATAAATTTGCATACGTTATGTATTCCTCATTTAGCGATACAGATAAGCAGTACTTCACGATCAATTCTAAACTGATTTCTAAAAAAGTAGAAGATATTTCAAACACATCATACGGATGTATTCATATTCGATATGGCGACAAATTATGTCGATCAAAATATAAATATCCAGTGTATACACCGGCATACTACAAATTACAAATACAAAATTTATTAGACGCCGACGTCCCGGTATATATCATTACAGATACAATTGATCTTGTAACAGAATATATTATGCCCACATTTGTTAATAATCGCAAAGTGCATTTGATGGACAGCGGTTTTGTAGAATCATTTTATCTTTTAACAAAAGCAGAGTTCCTTATCCTGAGTCATAGTACGTTTTCATTTTCAGCCGCATATATAAATGAAATGGCAACTTGTCACATCGTAAAAAAAGTTGTCGTTAATGATCAAGATGACTACATATTCGAAGATGATGCGATAGATCCTAATTGGGTGTTAATAGATGAGCCTCGATTCATTCTCAACACTGACCAGGAATTAATTAAGGAAATGATCAGCAAGACAGATATGTGTCAAAAATATAATTTGTAATCATATAAAAAATTATTATGTTTACTAATTACATAATGTATTGCGTTTACCAAAAAGAAGTCCAAAATGGAATTGAGAATATAATCTCAAACATAAAGAGTTCTGATGCATTTGTTTCAACAGTGCGCGACATAATTGATAATATTTATAAAATTAAGTATGTTGTAGCTGAAAACGCTGATCACTTAGTGACAAACAATAAATGTGAAGATGGATTCTATTTATTATGTTTAGATAATCAAATTACGCTTACTTCTAGAAAAACAACCGTACGTCCAGGATATATATACAATTCAAATGATGTTGCTGTAGAAACAGTATATTTATGGAAAATGATTCCGTTCAAATTACCATTCTCTTCAGAAATCACTGAAGTAGAAAACAAGATCATCATTTCTGACGATGAATCACCTGTTATTTCATACGAAAACTCTTGTGAAGGTTATCATTCTACCGAACTTTAAAAATTGAAAAAATAATATATACAATAGATCATTATATTATCATATAATAATCTATTTCTTTCATGGATAATCTTATCAATACACTTCTAAGTTCTCTGTTCAGCGTCTATCTACCTATACATGATATGGGATCAAGAATTGCAATTAGTCTTGCGTTGTCAGGTATCGTTACAAATATATTACAAAGGATATATTCAGTTTTCTTCTTGGATGGTATCATGAATTATTTTAGTAGACAATATGTTGTCACAGTGAACGAAGACAATTTTATGTTTAACAAATTATCGACGCATATTTATGAGAAACATGGTACAAAAATTAGAGATTTTGTATTTAAAAATGAATCTGGTAAAAACAAATTAATAGGAACAAAATGTTTGAAAAATATTGTTGAAACATACGATTATGATAACAAAAAATATAATATGACAATTAATTTGATTACAAAATCAAACGCCGATAAAACAGAACCAGAGAAGGTATCTATTCAGATAAGTTCCAATTCTGTTGCCGCAATTGAATCATATATTAATCATCATGTTACTAGTTTATCTAATAACATCTCTAATAAGATACCAATCTATCGGATAAATATCAAAAAAACATCTGATCGAAGAACAGCTGATTGGTCTTGTTCTATCGTTAAACTGAGCAAAAATGTTAAAAATACAATTGTATCTGACACTGTCAAGAAAAGTTTTTACGATGATGTCCATAATTTTATAAACAATGAACAGTTTTATTTGGATAGAGGATTACCATACAAACGAGGATATATCTTACACGGACAGCCAGGTTGCGGAAAAACATCTTTAGTAAAAGCAATTGCGAATCAATACAAGCTACCGATCTTTATCGTCGATTTGAACATCGTCAACGACAACGCAGAATTTATCAAACTGATGGGGGTTGTTACTAGTAACATTTTTCTTGATATTTCTTGATATTTTCCCTTTGTTTTATCCTAAAAAAATTGATTTTTTTTCGCCCAGGGGACTTTCGTTTTACTATCATACTTTCAATTCTAACATGAATATTGGTCGTAGAATTGCTTCTCACGATACTATTTCCCCTATTTTTTCAACTAACAGTGATTGTAAACTTACCGACTGGATTCCTCCTGTTCTGCGTATTGGTGACTATGTTTCTTCTAAATCTTGGTTCGACGTCAAAATCCTCGATCGAACTGTTCCTGAATTGGTTGATGAAGGTCGAATTTCCTATCCCATCATTCCCCACGATTCTTTGATTCAACAAAATAAATCTATCGGGAGGAAGAAGGCTTCATTCAAAAGAATGAACGCTAAACGAAAAAGAAAAAAATTACCTCCTCTTAAAATTACTAACCGTGATAAACTCGAACCTGCTTTTATCACCACTAAAAAAATTAGAATTCACCCTACCAAAGAACAAAAATTTATACTTGATTCTTGGTTACGAGCCTGCACTGATATGTTCAACATCACTGTCAAATTTATCGAAAGCAGAATTTATTGTAGAGATTACGACGGTTATTTTATCTTAGATATTTTTGGACATAAAATTCTCGTCCCCAATATTGAGAACATTTTACTTGATTTTAAAAAAGTCCGTTCTTTTCTCAAAACAGAACGAGATGGAATTATTCAGAGTTTGAAACATAAAATTAGAACCCATATTATGGATGAAGCTATCGCACAAGCTGTTGCTTGTTTTAAAACTAGTGTTACTACGATGCACAAAATTTCAGAAAAACAAAACAAGTTCATTGAAGATAATCCTAGCAAACCAATCCCTGTTACTCCTACTTTCCGTATCAGACCTTTGAAGCATTCTAGACCCAGAAGAGTTTTGAAACTTGAACCTGCCTGTTTTAATAGGCTTGGTACGTTTTGCTTTCCTATATTTAATCAAATAAAACCGGTAGAAAAAATTAAAAAGTTTAGTTCGACGGTTACATTATTACACGATAAAGCTTCTAAAAAATATATACTTCTTGTGCCTATCCGTAATAAACCAAAAGAAAATCGAATTAAAAAACAAGATGCTTTAGGAATAGATTTAGGAGTTAGGACTTTTATTACAGCTTATTCAAAAAATCGGACTTGGTCAATTTGCAGTCATTCGAGACAATGGAAGTTACAAAATTATATTAGAAAAATTGATGGAATTAAAAGGGCACTGACTAGAATAAAAAATAAATTTGATTTGAAATTATTAGAAGACAGAAAAATATCTCTGATGGACCGTATTAATAAAAGTCGTTCAAATTCAGAAAAGGAACAGTTAAGATGCAAAGAAAAGGAGATAGATGAACAAATTAACGTAAACAAAGAAAAAAAGCATAAAATGATTGATATCATTAATGAACGAAATGTTACGAACAAAACAAGGCGTGCTAAGAAAAACATAACGCATTGTTTGGATATTATACGAGAACCAAACAAGTGTGTTTTAACTCATGCATTAAAAAAGTATGAAATAAAGAAACAAAATTTAGTAAAAGATATGCACTATAAAGCAGCGAATTTTTTAGTCAAAGATTATGATCGAATATACATAGGGAATTTGAGTACCAGAAAAATAGTATCGAGAAATAATGTAACGATAACAAAAAATACGAAGAAAACAATCTTAGCATTAGCTCCTTATAAATTCAAACAAATATTAAAACACATGGGAAACAAAAATGGATGTATAGTTGAAGAAGTAAGTGAATATTTAACAACAAAAACATGTTCGAATTGTGGAAATATGTATGAAATAGGAAGCAGTAAAATATATAAGTGTGGAAAATGTGGAATGGAAGCAGATAGAGATGAGAATTCAGCGAAGACGCATTTAAAGCTAGGATTGAAAAAAGAAATATTGGCTTTGGTCAATAGCCGACCCCGCAAACGGCAAGTGGATAAGGAAGGTTCGTCAAAAGGGAACTAGAGACGGATACGAAAACCTTAATAAGAGGAAAGTAAGCATTTTTAGATATATCAAGAAATGTTAACTTTTTTGTTGCGGATATCAATTCACAAATAGTTGATGACCAAAAATATTTAGTCATCAACTATTTGCGGATATCAATTCACAAATAGTTGATGACCAAAAATATTTAGTAGTATTCGAAGATATTGATAGGACAAGTTTGATTAGCAGCAGATGGGGGAGAGATAATATTACAATGGACTGCTTCTTGAACGTATTGGATAGTTTGGATGAGTATTATGGCCGCATCACCATTTTGACTGCGAATGATGTTTCAAAAATGCGTGAAAACAGTGCTCTTGTGCGGGCTGGTAGGATTGACGTCATCATTGAAATACCGTCATGCACTAACCAAATATTATCTATGCTTCAGTTTTACTTTAAAGATTTTGATCCGTCTAATACAGTGTTAGATAAAAGCATTGTAATTACACCTGCACAGTTAACACAATTGATCCATACTCTTAATGATAGCAACAAAATCGTTGTCGCGATAAACAAGCATGTAAATTTTGCCAAAGTAAATCTGGAAGTAATGAATTCGATATGTTATGAAAATGTTACTGTTGAAGATCAGGATAATGGAGATTTACCTCTTCAAAATTTATCAGGAGAAATGAGTGAATGTATGAATAAAAATCGTCATCAATTATCATATGAACGAAGAATTAAAAATATGACAAATAAATTGATAATATATGACATGAAAATCAAGAAACGATTAGAAATTCTTGATAAAGCCACAGAGCCAGACCGAATAGAATATGATCGGTGGTTATTAGAAAAAAGAGCCTTAGAAATTCGATTATCAAAGGTCACATCTCAATCCGAGATATATGAACGTACATTATCTATGCGAAAAAATTGAAAAATATAGTGGTTGATATATCCTAATGATAATTTATCATTAAGATAATGAAAGCTAAACTATTTGATTTGAATAAATTATTATCTGGCAGTCTTATTCATCTTACATGTAAGTTACCGCAAAAAATAGATCCGATACAAGAACAACAAATAAATCTAAATATGTTACAATCTTCAGCAATTTCCAACATCCTAAACTTTATTACCAAAATCAAATTAGCCGATAATAGATCGTACTGTCATACACACTATGATAACATCAACAAACTAAACGTTCGACTAAGTATATATAATATTATTGATGAATATAATCAATTCAAGGATATTCACGCATACAATATATTCACAATTTTTGAATCAAAGACTCTTATCAAAAAGAATGAGAAGCTTAATCTGATCAAAAATGTCAATCTCGCTAAAAAATACGGCACAATAATCGTCGTCATCAACTATAATGAGTCAAAACAGACCAATTTAGCAATGTATGACCATATATTTTCATGTAACATTGATGACATTAACAAAACATTACATGATAATAAAATAGTACCATTTGTCAATAAACATAATGATATATTAAATTATGTCATACAAAAGAATGAAATATCATATTGCCTGATCGAAGAAAATCAAACGTCCTATTTTAAATATATGACGATAGGTAAGAATAATCTTTTCAATCTTGTTAATTTGATGAAACTAATCAACTCCAACAACAGCATTCATCATTTGCCATCAGGTGAACTGGATTTATTATTGAAAAAAATACATCAAACGTATATTTTTGCGAAACTATGGTTTAACACGATTGATGACATGAATACTGACGTGTGTTTTATTATCTTTTACAAGTTATCATTGGTTTCCAAAAGCTTTTTCAACCGCAAATTGTTAGAAAACTAGATTTTTGTTATCATTAACGTAATAATAACAAAAAAATTGAAATTCAAAAATTTATGCTGTCCCATTATTATTGTCCATATCTCAAAACAATGGAACAATTAATCAAAAAGCATGTTGAATACGCATTCAATAACGCAGGGATCAAATACCATAATAAAAAAAGATTAACGTACTTGGCAGAAAATATAGTCTTTACCTTTACAGAAGAAGGCTTAGTAAAGGCAAATTCGAGAACCTTGAGCTTTTATGAATTCCTACATTCACTGAGGGGCGACAGAATCGTTGAAAAGGAAGAGGCTCTTTATAACGCTGAGATGATTAAGTATTTGGATAGCAGAAAAATCGAATATTTCGAAGAGGCCGGTATGTTTATATTATATGATATGAAGATAGAGTTAGATAAATATGGAAATTGGGATGTGAATGGAGAAGAGGTATCACATTTTGAGATTTTCGAATATTTGGGCAAAAAATAATGATAAAAAAATTTTTTAGTTATTATTATTGAAAAAATTGAAAAAATATAGCATACAATGTTACATTTTTATCATTTATGTCAAATATCATGAATGCATGTATCATCGATGACGATAAAATATTAAAGCTGAAAAAATATGCGGAGGAGCATGAAATAACGCGTGAAGAATTCATGTTGATGTATAACAAACAAGCCCCATTAATAGGTGATCGAGTTGATCATATTTTGTATTTGGATGTAGGATACAGATTTGTTTATTCTATTGAAAATGTTCCGCATTCATCAAAGCCTATTACGTATCGGATCAGAAAATTATCTGGATCGGTCAATAATGGTGGCGATGCCAAGTTTCCTTCTCCTATAGTGATGGAATATGTTGCCGACAAATTAGGGTTTGCAAATTTCCGAAAATGTAATGTCAAAATTAATTCAAACGAAGTCATTCCGAACATCGAAATACACGAAATCATAAGTTAAATTGCTTATTTAAAATTTGATTCTAAAATGTATAGCTTCTTAATGCAACCTTACGTTCATGATACAACAGTCGATAGAGTAATGACCGAAAGAAGTATGTTTGGTATGAGTACAAAATTACGTTCCCGAGATTACGAATCAAAATCATCGTTTCCCACGGACGCCCAATTATCAACTGTTGCTGGACCGTCCAGAAACTTCTATGAATTAGAAACTAAAAAACCGCCAACGAACAATTTATCATCCATATGCAATAACTTTAATTTTGTTTTTCTAAACCAATTTATACGTAATATCAAAAATCGAAAATCGGTCATCGTTTCCCCGTTCAGTATGATTCAATTATTTATCATGTTATATGTCACCGCAAAAGGACGGACAGATACAGATTTACAAAAATATTTCTCATTTACAGACAAAGCAGAAACGTTCAAATCATTAGTGCAATTGAACGTTGATCTTGCCAAAACTAGAGTATTCGTGAATTCTAACGTTATTTGCATTCCAGAAACTACGCAACTTGATGATAAATATTCCAAATTACTAAGTAATGTTGGAAATATTATTCGTTACAATTATGATACAGCAGGTAAATGTGTTAAGATAATCAATGATATTGCAGCAAAAACAACAAATAATATGATAACAAATGTTGTTAATGATAGTATGTTAAAATATCCAACTGAAATGGTATTGATCAATATAATTTATTTTTATTCGAAGTGGAAGTTGCCATTTGATCCGAGTTTGACAGAACGAGCAAGATTTTATGGTGGCAATTCAATGGAAGTTAATATGATGACACAACGAGATGGTCGTTTTAATTATTACGAGGACGATACACACCAAATACTTGAGATGGATTATAACGATGGATTTTTTTCTATGGGCTTCATATTGCCCCATGAGACAACTGGCAACATTGATTTTAAGAGCAAAGATGTGGAACATTATATTCAACGATTGGCTTCAACAGAAATAAATACATTAAAAATTCCTAAATTTATACACGAGTTCAAATATAAAGTTGATAATGTTTTTCGCGAAAATGGATTGAACAGTTTATTTCATAAATTAGAAACTGATTTGATTGACGTTCCTGTTGAGATATCATATATCATACATGGTGCAGTGATAATAGTTGATGATACAGGGACTAAATCGGTGGCGTATACTAATATGTTGGCGTCTCTTAATTGTCACATTGAAACAAAAAAGATAAATTTCATAGCTGATCATCCGTTTTTGTATTACATCAGGTACAAACCGCAAAATTTGATTATTTTTGTAGGTCAACATTTTTAGTTTTAAATTTTTTAGAACTAGGTCTGTTTAAATAATTTGAAATGACTCTGACAAAATGTCATTTTTTATAATTAAATATATTCGATATACATCTAACCATTCTCTGTACGTGATTTTTTCATAATGTCATTTATATTTTTAGTTAATGTATCTAAATTTATAGCGTAAGAAATGTATACAATGTTTCCTTCTTCAGAAATCTCTTTTCTTTTCTTTATTGCAGGAACGAGATCTATTATTTTTCCATCGGAGTTTATCCGAATACCTTCTAATCCAATACAAACGGTGTTAGATTCTGATTTAAGTTCTAAAAATATTATTGTGATCTCAATTTGATCTTTCCGCACATCTCTAATTGCCTTCCCTAATTCAGAAGGATCTCCTAATACGTTAAAAATGTGCGGTGTCTGACCACTTTGAATGGCCCATTGTTTACTTTTCGTAGACAGATATTTAATTTCGGAAGAAGCTTCCATTGGTAATGGTTAATCTCGTTTGTATAAGAACGGATTGTCGTTAACTTTATTTTTTCAATTTTTTTTAAAAAAAATTGAAAAATGAAGAGATATAATATCGCGTCATTATTATGAATAACAAAAAACGCACGATCATGAAGCGGCAACTGGCGAGCGATTCGTACACAGATCGACCGGTTAAACGTTTCATGTCAGATAACACAAAAGGTAACGTAATTATTATCGCAGACGATTCCGAAGATGAAATAATATTGTTTGCCGATAAAAGTGTTAATTTGCGAGAACCTTTTAGATCATCTGAAGAACGCCGTATGATTTCTGAATCAGATAATGACGATCTTGTCATTACCATAAACAACATTGTACCCACTAAAAGAACATTCAGCAAAGAAATCGTCAGAAGAAAGCAGGATCCTAAAATTATCAATTTTGATAAAATAGGGGACAGTTACATTTTTAACAGTCCATTATATGATATTCCCAACGTCACTATTGACTGCAGAAATGTTTTTCATTACGACGGAAAATATGTTCCAAAAAGAGGTGGGGAAATGATTACTGTTCATAACGCAGTTGATGTTGCGCAAGAGACAATGCTATTAATTCGTTCCATTCCACAATCATGTGGCACGTTTTGTGTTCTAAGTGATTTATTAGGACCAGCAATTGTTGACATAATAGCTCGTGAATTATACAAATCATGTAAAAAACTTTCTCGAAGAATCATAGTAATCTCGTACACTGGAAACAAACCCAATGGCGATGACATACGCGCGACAGAACTAAACATGCCCATCATTACCAATGATCAAATGAACAAATACAACGATGTTTATTTTTCAGAACATGACAGTCATGATTTTAGATTCATTGCGCCGCCAATTGATTTTCAACGTAAAAAGATCTACATACCACATGTAAATAAATGTTCTATCAAATCTTATTAATTATCTATTTTTACAAAAAGTAGATAATTAAAATATCACATTCATGTATATATGCCAAACTCAAACAAATATAACGAAAGATATTATAAAGAAAAATATATCAAATATAAATCAAAATATTTTGAGGCTAAACAGAGAAACTTGATTGGTGGAAATGACAATAATCCTGCACTCTGAGGGTCGTATTTGGCTCAACAAAAAATGCAAGTAAATTTATGACAATAGTTTGCATAACTAAATTTAAGATATTATACCTAGTTAATCATAGATGAATGTATTATTGTGAATCTTGATTGAAAAATAATACATGATAAGTTGATTACGTAGTTAGCGTATAATTAAAATATGTATATATATTATTCATTATGAAATGGTTAATATATGGAGCAAACGGATGGATTGGCGGACAAGCCTGCGAATTATTGCGCAATCAAGGTGAGACTGTCATTAGTGGAGCCGCAAGAGTGGATGACAAGAAGACAGTAGCAGAGGAATTATTAAGTGTGCAACCTGATAGAGTCATGTCATTTATTGGTAGAACATCTGGCCCTGGATATAATACGATAGATTATCTTGAACAAAAAGGAAAATTGATTGAAAATTTGCGAGACAACTTATATGGGCCGATGGTTTTAGCATTTTTATGTACAAAGTATGATATTCATTTTACGTATTTAGGGACAGGATGTATTTTTTACGGATACGATGCGTACGATGAAGAAGCAGAACCCAATTTTTTTGGGTCAGAATATTCGGCTGTTAAGGGTAAAACAGACCAATTGATGCATTTTTTTGAAGACAGTGTATTGAATGCGCGTATTAGAATGCCAATTATTGCAGATGATCATCCGCGCAATTTCATCACTAAAATTAGGTCATACAAAAAGGTTTGTTCTATGCCAAACAGCATGACCATTTTACCAGAATTGTTACCTATTTTGTTAGATATGGCAAAAAAAAAGGTAACTGGAACGATAAATTTAACTAATCCTGGTTTGATTACGCATAATGAAATTTTAGACATCGTAAAGGAATTAGTTGATCCAAATTTGACATATGAAAATTTTAGCGTTGAAGAACAAAATCAAATTTTATTAGCGGGGAGATCTAATAATGAATTAGATTCGAGCAAATTGACAGCCATGTATCCTGAAGTGTTACCCGTTAGAGAAGCGTTGCGAAAGATACTCAAAAAAAATTGATTTATATATCTATATGATTATTCTTTGTAATATATGCCATATATTACAAACAATGGATCGCAGACGTGTAAGTAAACTCCTTAACAAGGAAATCGCTGAGCAACTAACAAAAGTGGGACAATATAATAATAAACTAGATATTATCATGGAATGTGTTAAACCTGGTATGGTAAATCATTTATTAAAAAAATCATCTACAGATAGTCTAGAACAAGATTGCAAAAAATTAGCATGTGAATCGGTGACAAAAATAGTAGTAAACATGACATTAGTTGGGACACAAATAACTAGGGTCAAGCGAAATATTATTAACGAACAAACTGATAACGATGATAGTAAACGATTAATTCGGTGCGAAAAAAAAAATAGAATCAAGAAGATGAAGAGGGAAACTGCGCGAGTTTCGGAACATACTGATAATAGTATGTATAGCTCTCTGCAAGAACGGATACAGCGTATCGGCATCTCACGGGACTCGTTACAGAATGAACTAAAAAGAATGGACACTGAATGTAAATCAGCGCAAACAAGATTATTAGAAAGTCAAGAAACGCTTAGTTCTATAAACAGTCAAATTCAAAATGGCGATGATGTCGGTAACGAATTACTAAATCTCGCAAATTCACTCTCACTTTTAGAAACTCAAGCTCGCAAAATGATAGACATGCGGAAGTCGTTGCGGGAAGAATTATCAAATCTGATATCATCACACGACACAGTGGATCAAGAAATAGAGACTGCCTCGAAGAAAAAAGTTTTGACTAAACACTCGGATTTGAATGAACTGCTAACGAAACAACTGTCTTATATTAATGGAGTGTTATGTTCAAAGCTCGAAATTTCTAAACTTGTTCCTAAAAAATGCATATGCAAAAAGAAAAATAAATGTAAACCATATATGCATGAAAATGTTTTAGAGGACTCTATTTTTTATACATTTATTGAAAAAAATTGTACATCTAATAACGTAAGATTGGCGAAAATAATGGAGAAACTAAATCCGATGTTGTCAGACAAAAATGACTATTCTTTTGAGTTCGACATAGGTAAAGAATTATACAACATAGAATTCGTGTGGGCGCTAAATGACATCATTTATCTAATACAATCGGACATTTACATAGATGGAACCACCAAATTTTTATTTAACAAGAGGTGGATCAAAATTACGATTTAACGTGCATTGTTAATGTGCGTTAGATCGATTAGGTATTAGTTTTTCGTCCAATTATTCTATAAAAATATTGTGTGATTATAAATGTCACGCAGATGTTGCAAACCAAAACTTAATTGCCGTCCACGATGTGAAATTCCTGACTGCCAACTTCAATCAGGTCCAAGAGGATTACCCGGTGCGACAGGTTCAACCGGAGAAACTGGTGCAACTGGAGTTACCGGATCAACAGGACTAACAGGCGCAACTGGTGCAACTGGTGCAACTGGACCAACTGGAGTAACCGGCGCAACAGGAGTTACTGGACCAACTGGTGTCACTGGACCAACTGGTGTCACTGGACCAACTGGTGTTACTGGAGCAACTGGTCCGACGGGTGCAACTGGTGTTACTGGTGTTACTGGTCGAACAGGTGCCACTGGACCAACTGGAGCACCATTAATAGCTATCAACGATTTATATATGATAATATCTTCCATTGTAGGATACACTGGCCCATCAAACGTTGGTCAAATTATTGCATTTACCAATAACACTGTCGTTCCCGCAACGGCAAATGTATCTATTCCGGTAACATTAGATAGGATAAATTTAAATACACCTGGATTGTATTCATTTTTGTTCAATACACATGTATTAGTAGGCAATGCGTTTTTCGTTCAATTTTTTATAAATGGTTTACAACAGTGGTCGTCGCAGTTTTTGATTGTTGATTATTTAACCGGTACAGAAAAAGCAGTTTCTATCCCATTCTATTACAAAACTACAGTAACAACCGATTATGCCCAATTTTTTATCAAAGGAGCTGAATCTGCTGCACCGCCGGCAAATCAATTTACCACTGCGTCAGGCGCAGATTGGACAACTGGACTTACCACAATCGAAATTACCCTGGTTGCATTCTCTTAATCTAATCATAAATATGATCAGATTAAAAAAATGAAAAATAAATATCTAGCAACATTTATTCAAAAATGATGACCAAAATGAGTGATAAACTAGTAAAATTAGAATTCACATATATCAATTTTGAAGGCGATAAAAAATCTCTCGCGTTAGAATATCTGGAACGGGAGATTGTTGACGCCTCAGAATACTTGAAGACACAATTGTCTGGCGGATTTGTCAAATCTGATGCGTTCCGCTATGATTTAACGTGTCTAGCATATCCCATAAGTGCAACTTGTATTAAATTTGTTTTTGATTATGCTATTAAGTATTCTGTCGAACAAAAGAGGTTAGTCAAAGAATGCGAAGATGCGAAAATTATAGAATCTAATACGTGCGAGCGCACACCATCTCGCATAAAAACGGCCACAAAGAAAAAACCTACAAAAAAGGTAGCGACAACTAAAAGAGATCCAACGCTTAATAACATATTTGTAAGAGAAATAACAACTAGTAGAGCGATAAGCAAAGATAAGTTAAAGTCAGTTGAGGACAAGTTCGAATTCATTCTAACTAATTCTAATAAAACAGGTGTTGATACCATAACTCATAACTTTGAGGACGAATTTATTGAAAAAATAGGTATTTCTTATCTCTTTTCTGTACTCCAAGTGAGTAATTATTTCATGTTTAACCAAATTACGAAGTTAGTAACTAAAAGTATTGAAAATTTCCGCAGATACTTTATCAAAATAGCGAACGCTAACCATTATATTGAATCAAACATATCGTACATGACACTTAATATTAAAAAATATGCCAATATCAATGTTGAAATCGATTCCATATTAGATGAGTTAGTTGATTACAAAAAAATAGTCATGACAAAAGAATTTGCTGACGAAATATTGTACACATTTCTCTCCTTCCAAATGGCAAATAAATTAGAGGCGTTCGATGACATAGTGAAAGAAATAAAAAATCATAAACTAACATCTGGTGTGTTAACATTTAAATATTTTGATATTTATCATGACTCATGTGTATTTGATGTTAGAGACTCTATCGGTCGCGTAAAATTGTATGACAACTATTTGTTTTTGCAAAAAGTTAAAAACATAATCACTGTTAAAAATGAAGAACTGCGATTATTTCATTATTACGATATGATGTATTATGAAGAGCACCAATTTGAAACTCTTAACAAACAAAACTATGCAAAGAAACATATGATCGTAACCCAAAAAGAATTCGACATCAAATTTAGAAAGCTAACAGATAATTTGTTTGAAAATTTTGATTGGACAAATGTTGTGATCGCTGGCGGATTCATATATGGTTTATTGGATAACGCATATGATTCGATCGTTGATTCAACTGATATTGATTTATTCGTTTATGGAAATAACGAACAGATTAGAAATAAAATAGCATACATCAACAAATATTTTTCGAAACATAATCCGTTTTATGCGATCAATAAGTCAGTGATAACGATCATTATCAAATCGTTTCGTTTTGATATCCAAATTGTTCCTGTAAATAAAATGACTCCATTTGATATCATTGATCAATTTGATTTCAGTTATGTTATGCTATATTATAATGGTATTGATGTGTTTACGAATATAGCTGGATTGGTAAGCATCAAATACAAAGTTGCTATTCGCATAAATAAAAAAATTGATATCAATCACAGAGGTAACAAGGCTATTAAAAAAGGATTAGAACTTGTTGATCAAAATATGGAAGATTTTGATATTGGAGCGTCATTTAATATTTTTGCGAAAAGTAAGATCATTCGAAAAGTGATTCCAGTATTAGAAACAAATGAAATCATTGAAACGATCAAGTTATATTATTCTGTAAAAAAAGTCTCTACAGATGTTATCGAACTTGATTCCGAATTAGAATTTAATATTGCTGATTACGTATCAGAATCAGCAAATGTATGTGTGCCCGGATATACACTTGTAAAGCAAAGATGTAATACAGAGAATATGAAATTGTGTCATTTGATGTTCAATCACAATAGGATGACATTCTGCACTGATTATTGTGAAATTTCGCGACTCAATTCCAAATATTTAGTCATTTTTTTGGGCACACAAAAAACTCTGGAACTCTTCGATATTCGAGACCGAGTGATAGAGCAATTAGAACCTTTGCGACGAAAGATACCGTTGCATATCTTTCAGTCCAATCACTTTTTTGACAGTGACGAAGATTATTGTGAAGATAAAGGTACAAAAAATGATTATCTGAACGAGTATAATCATAACATAAATTATCATCTAAAAGTGTACTTGAATAAAAAAACGAAAGATGACAAATATGTGAGTTCGATAAAATCATCGTCCCAAGTAAACTTAACTTGCAATACAATAGTTTGGGAAAAAGATGGTCGGCGTGGAATAAAATTTTATATGTCCGCAATAAATGTAAAAGAACACAAATAAATATTATAATATCTAATTGCGTTTTTCTCCCTTTTTGAATAAATTAGCGTCCCTTTCTAATTCACCACAACGCAAACTGCCTGAACAATCTCTGCCTTCTGGTGGTTGCACAGGTAACCTAACTTTTGGAGAATATAAACTGGCTGTTGGCATTTGCCCTTTCTATAATAACACTTTATATATCACATTTTTTTTCAATTTTATCATAAAATTGAAAAAATAAGATCTCAAAATTTATCATATCATACATATGTTCATCCTCGAACACATTATAGCTCATAAAAATTTGTCAAATTCGGATCATTAACATCCAATATGTATCTGACTTGCACGTTGATGTCAACAAAAATGTTCCAATAATTTGAAAAGATCTTTTTTGTAGCGGTATTAATGCAGTAGGTCACAATTCTAAACATATTTCGAACAAAATAATATATTTGTCCGAATAATATACAATATAAGATTTATTATAGATACAATAATAAATCTTATGCAACAAAAATCGATAAAATTCAACGAAGAAATTGATTTTACTCCCTCTCCCAGCGGCGGTATTTCTGTCATTCCATATTACCAAAATAAAGTAACTGACGATCAGGAAACAAAGAATTATACAAATAAATTATTTGACGAACGTGTGTATACAGAAGGAGAAGAGAAAATTAATTTAGATCCTGATAGATTAAATAATTTCCGGAAACGGTTGGCTGGCCGACGACCTACAAATGGACAAATTTTTACACAAACATACACCAGCTATGTAAATATTGATTCAAATCAGCGAAATAGACTGCCAATTAATAACTATGATCAAATACTTTACAATTTGCCCCCTTTTCCTCTAATATTTACAAATGGTTCGAGCATGGTCACTGTTAATTTAGAAAATCATCCATTTCAAAAGAATGATCGTGTTATTCTTGACAACGTAACTTCTAAAAATGTTATGTTGCGAGATGTAATTATGGTCAAGAAAAACAGCTCATTCGTACGAATTAAACACGAAAATCATGGTTTGTCGTTATTTGGATTGTACGATCCCTCCGATATATCTGCATTCGAGAGTGTAGAATATGTTGATTATTTACCAGAGTCATACACCAATCATGAAGATATTCCGGATACTACGACGCAATATTACATTCTAAGGACTAACATCGAAATAGATTTGACAATCCAATTATCCGGTGTTAAAGGATCAAACGTTACAAAAACGAAGATAGGTAACATTCCGGTCAATATTTTGAACGATAAACAAACAGTGTATTTATTGTTTACAAAATCCTCAGCTACAGAATTTACTCCCGATAAAAATAGTTATTTGATAAGAATTCCCATAAAATCTAACATCAATTACCAAGATAATAATGATTGTCACAATAACGTGCTAATCAAATATTATAACCTGTTTGGTGTTCCCCTGAATTATATAAATCGCGGGACACCCATTAACGAATGCAGAAAATTTCAATATTTTACTGTTTTAAACGTCACTGACAATACTTTTCAGGTTGATGTGGGATATAATGCTATTTATGATATCACTGATCCAACATACAGTTTCTATGATTATTCTGATGCCATGTGCCAGGATATTGACGTTCAACTTTTGATAAACAATTTTATCGGCGGAGGCAGTCAAGCTTATACACGCAGAATCGAATACATCATCACTGGTTATCCTAATCCCAATCAATATCAAATAACGTTAGATAAATCATATAAAAATATCATTCAAGCGCGGATTATAAGCTCTTCCTTTCCTAATTCACAGCGAATGATTAACAACCAAACTGCAGACGTGATAAATAACAGATTATATTGGAGAAATCTAGAAGAAGGAGATTATATCTATCATTTAGAAGTCACACCAGGAAATTACACATACGAACAATTAGCAAAAGAGATTGAGTATCAATTCAATAATACACTAAGGCATGTATATATCGATTCTGACATTGCGATTCAAAATACTAGCTGTTCTGATATCGTAAAACAAAAAAAGATTAAATATATCGATCAACAACCAAGTATTGGATGTGCTAATTCGTTAGTGAAACATAACAAAAGGATAGTACGCACTAATTTACGACAAAATAGTAGAGCATTGTACGATCGCGATGGTTACTATAGATATCATATTGTCAAAGTAGATATTAATACAGATACAGATATCGTTGAATTTAGTGCCTTTCGACAGATCCGTTTGCAAGATACGTTAGATACGCGAATATTGGTTATTCCTGATTATTTTATCAATTTCACTGCCGCAGAGAATTTTCAAATTAATTTTGGTATAACAGGCACACAAATTGTACCGCAAATTATAAATCCATTTAGCCCAAAATGTGGCGAGGTAATGTATATTTATTTCACACCAAATACGCATATCAGAATAGATTTTGATTATGTGTATGCTAATTATAATTTGTATCAGTACGTGGGATTTGTAGGTTCGAGTACGTCTACATCACAAGGGGATAATACCTTTCAAGTCGCACTAGAAACGGATAGGGCCTTGTTATTCAACTTTTACCGAACTAAATCAGTTTATCCAAATGTCATATCTACGCAAGAATTACGGTCTTTGAACACAACAGCACTTTTACAAAATTTTACGTTCGATTTCATAAATGCAATTGTCACAATGGCAGATAATGATTTGCATGTTGGCGATCTCATCATCACTGATCAATTTATTTATCCATCTACACCTACAGAACTTTTTGTATACGAAATAATAACAATTATTGATTTTGATTCATTTATCGTCAAAAAATATCCACATGGCACTAAATACAAATTTATATATGACGGTATTATCATTAATTTTAGTCCAGATGGTGCAAGTCCTTACTATTGGTTAGATCAAATACTTGCAACCGATCCAATTCTGCCAGTAGCGCCTAATGCCAATCATAATACACTGTCATTCATCGAAATCACGCCAACTGACGAAAACAAAACAATCATGCGGGTGCACCAACCTAATCATATGTTAAATGTAGATGACGAAATCACAATAAGCGGGTCAGAATCGATCAACAACGTTCCTACTGACATTATTAATACTGAACATGTTATCACACAGATCATAGATGATGATAATTATGAAGTAGAAATACAAACTGCCTTTCCTGTGGTATCTTTATCAACGTTAAATACAGTCATCATCAAATATCCTGATATTTTTCAAATGTTTTTTAATTATCCGGATACGTTGGGCAATAAACTAAGTTTTAACAAAGTAGACCAGCCAAATGCGATCACTCCATACTTACATACTATTAAAAATACCACACCATATAAAATAGATTATGATTATGCATCGTTAGGTGACGATTATATACAACGGCTTCGAAAGTTGGACATGACCGGGCCTAATTATTTTTACATCACTTCACCAGAGTTAGGAATATATCATAATACCCAGCCAGTTGTGAATGTTTTTGCGAAAGTGAGATGGGAAAATGATTTAAGTTTTGACGATCAATGTTGTAACAAAGATAATGTCATCATTGATTCGTTTGTACCAACAATATCTGTCTTTGACAATCCTATATCAGTTTTGTATGAACTGAATTTAGCATTTTGTCATCCAGATGGTAGATTAGTCGAATTTAACGGTATTGATCATTCCTTTACGATAGAGATCATCGAAGTATTCAACCAACCTGATGAGACAGATATTAATGTCAGAATAAATTCAGAAATGATTGTTAGAAGAACAGAATAAAAATTGATTTTATGTATACGTAAAATATGTATGCATAAAATTATAGATTATGTGTAGTATGGATGATATTTATTGCAGAATATGTGAATATTTAGGTAATAGGGCGACTCTAAATTTTTTATCTATATCAGTTCAATCGCATGAACTCAAAAGCAAGGTACTTTTTAAACAAATGGTTTATTATTCTGAGCATCTTGAACAATTATTCTACTATGATAGTTTTACGCGTGTTATATTTGGAAATTCAGACGACAAGATTAACATGGTTCGTTTTCCTAAAAATATGATTGGATTGAACATTGGTATTTATTTCAATAGTAGTATTAAAAAATGTTTGCCGGATACGATTAAATATTTAAGATTTGGCGTTTCGTTCAATAAATCCATTGATAGGTGCGTTCCTGAATCAGTAACCCATTTGATATTGGGCCATTATTTCAACCAATCGATAAATTATATTCCGAAATCTGTGACGTATTTGGAGTTTGGCGATAGTTTTAACCAGCAGATCAATCCTGGTCTTCTAAAAAACATAACTCATTTGATATTTGGAAATAATTTCAATAGACCAATCAAAAATGTTATTTCAGAATCCGTTACGCATTTAACAATAGGAAAGAATTTCAATGCGCCAATGCACGAAAAAATAGAAACAAATAAAATACAATATTTCATACCAAATTCTGTCACTCACTTAGTATTTAGAGCGAATATGATTTATTGCATTAAAAATTGCATCCCACCGACTGTTAAATATTTAATGTTCGACTTTTTTTTCAACCAACCTATCTATGAAGTCATTCCTTGTTCTGTGACACATCTGACACTTTGTGGCAATTTTGATCAATCTATCGACGGCGCCATACCATGTTCAGTTACGCACCTAGTATTAGGAGGCGCATTTGACCAACCTATTTATGAAACTATTCCTAACAGCGTTACACATCTAACATTCGGTTATTTTTTTAACCAATCCATAGATAATATAATTCCAAACAGCGTAACACATTTAAAATTTGGCAAAAAATTTAATCAATCAATAATAGATGCAATTCCATCTTCAGTGATATATTTACAATTTGGTAAAGAATTTAATCAACCTATCGAAAAATACCTTCCCAAATCGATCAAACATATATATTTGAGCAAACATTATAGACATTCTATATTTGATGTTGTCGATAGATTATGCGACGTCAAGATTGCGTTTTAGTTTATCAAAATATTTGACAAACTAAAAAATTGAAAATCAAAATCCCAGAATATATAACCATAAATACTACCAATAACAAATATGTTCTCTCTTCGTAAAATTAACTTAATTGTAGCGACTGATTTGAAAGGAGGTATTTCAAGATGTGGTGAGATCCCGTGGCGCATAAAAGAAGATTACAACTTTTTTTTGGATGTTACCAAGCGTCAATATTTTTTGAATAAGAAGAACGTTCTCATTATGGGAAAAAATACATGGAAAGCTTTACCAGATTCCTCCCGAGGACTTAAAGATAGAATTACGATCGTTGTGTCGAATAGCATGACAAATGATGAATTAATATCTGACAACAAAACAGGATCGGAAACATATTTAGCAAAATCATTGCCTAATGCTATGGAATTATGTAATAAATTAAGTATTGGCAAACCGTTTATCTGCGGTGGTAGTCAAATTTATGCCGAAGCATTGAAAACGTTGCAAATCGATGAAATTTATCTCACAAAAATAGATCATGATTATCAGTGTGATAATTTTTTCCCGCTTAATTTATTAAAATTGAAAGATGATGATCCGAGAGATACATTTATGTTGGACGATTCTAGTCAGAAAGTAAAGGTGACATTTATAAGACAGGGAATGATGAATATGAATGTAGAAGAATCACAATATCTGAATTTGCTCAAGAACATTCTGTCAGTTGGTGATTTTAAGCAAACGAGAAATGCAAAAACGTGGTCTGTGTTTGGCAAGACAATGGAGTTTGATTTAGAAAAAGGTTTTCCGTTGTTAACGACTAAGAAAGTGTTTATGAAGGGTATTTTTGAAGAGCTTTTATTTTTCTTGAAAGGAGATACTAATGCAAATCATTTGGCAGAAAAAAATGTGAAGATATGGGAAGGTAATACAAATAGAGAGTTTTTGGATGCTAATAAATTGAATCATTATGCTGTCGGTGATATGGGTAGTATGTATGGATTTAATCTCGTTCATTTTGGCGCGGAGTATGATGGCATGGACAAAAACTATGATGGTCAAGGATTTAATCAGATAGAGTATTGTTTGAATTTGCTAAAAACGGATCCGTTTAGTCGCAGAATTATTATGACGACTTATAATCCTGCAAAAGCACATGAAGGAGTATTGTATCCTTGTCATGGCCTATCGATTATCTTCAGTGTGGATAATAACTACAGATTGTCGTGTATGATGACTCAACGATCTGCAGATATCGTATGTGGAGTTCCATTTAATATTGCATCATATGCATTGTTAGTTAATTTATTTTGCGAAGTTGTTAATAATGATCCCAATTACACAGGACATAAATTTACTGCTGGAAGATTAATCATGAATTTTGCAGATGTGCACATATACGAGAGCCATTATAGCCAAGTGGTAAGACAAATTTTGCGCGAACCTTTTGTCTTTCCGAAAATTTCGTTCAAACGAAAATTAAATGTCCTGACAGATTTTGTATTTGATGATTTGATCATGCAAGATTATGTTTCCTATCCAGGAATAATCGCAAAGATGGTTGCATAAATCATATAAATATATGAATTGTTATGTAGCTAATGGATGAAAATATTAAAAATATTTGTTTGTACGGAACGTATTACAATCCTGCCGAGAAACATTATGGCAAAGAATGTGATGTCATTTGTGATAAGTGTTTTAGACATAATTTAGATGTGTCAATTGGATGGCAGACGTATGATTTGTGTTTGAAATGCGCACAATCAGTTAATCGATATCTAAATAAGCCAGTAGTGGAAGATAATACAGAAGAGATAAAATGTCAAACTAAGATGGTACAACACATTTTTAAACCAACTGGCGGGCCAGTCAAAAGGATGGTTCAACGACAATTCAGCAAAAAATAAAAATAAGATTGGTATAGTAATGGACGAGAATTTAAGAAATATTTGTTTGTACGGGACGTACTATAATCCTGCTGATAATCATTATGGAAGAAAATGTGATGTCATTTGCGACAGATGTTTCAGGCATAATTTAGATATTTCGATTGGTTGGCAAAAGTTAGATTTATGTTTGAAATGTGTACAAATCATTAATGATCAATTGAAACAGCCAGAAAGAGAAACCGTTAAGCCAGCAGAAATTAAAACGTATATGTTGCAGAACCAATTTTTAGGCGAAGAAAGAGTCACCAAAATGCGGCAACTGTTTTATACCAAAGGTAACTAAAAATATGTCATATAGTTACATTGATGGGTGCGATTGCTATTGTCGTTAAATTATTATTCATTATTGGTATCATATTGGTCATTATTGGCATAGTAAAAGTATATAACAAACCTCCACCAGAAAAAACAGTTTACAGATACATACCGCGAACATTCATAGAAGATCAAGAGAATCCAGTCCCGTTGGATGATATATTTTATGAAATGTTTAATAATCCAACTCCATGGGTGGCAAGTGTCGATGTACAACGCAGAAAGAGTGATATCGCTGAAAATATCAACAAATACTATTTAACGCAAATATGAAAGTAATACTATTATTTTCATATTTACTTGAGATCTTTGAAATTAATCTGCATCCATAAATCCATTTTGTGTTTGATAATTTTTTGAAATTCGAACTTATTTTTTTCGAGATCAACTGGAAACAACGAACAATATACGAAGAAACTTTTGTACATGAACACTTGATGTAATATTCTTTCTGATAAAGTAACATATTGACTGAATGTATATCTTGATATCTTGGGTAGCGGGGAAAGATTGCCATCAATGAAATCATTTGTCATCTTTTCAATATCTTTGCTTGGACCTAGGAAATTGATGCCGACGATGTATACTTCTGCTGACCAAAAATTTAAGTTTGATTTAAAAAAAATGATTTTGGAATATGAACTTGCCATTAGTTCTAATAAAGTTAAAAAGACAGGATCTAAATTTCCAGAATACGTTTTGATAATACAATTACCTCCTTGTCGCGGTATATTTAAGGCATATAACATTTGTCCGGTCCCCAAATCTCTCACTCCACGCTTGTCAGTTTTATCAGGCCACTTTCTCTTTTTTTCACCCGTCCATTGTTCCCCGCAATCTCCAATTAATACATCAACACCTTTATACTTGTTAATATAATACCTAAAGTTTTCAAGATTCAGAATATCACCGCTATTATCAACACCAAAGTCCCAATTCTTTCTTGTCTTTTTAATGAATCCATATTCATCCATAAACGCATCTTTATTCCCCGGTAAATCAGGATTTAAAGATTGCGCATGCCACTCATATTGTTTCCCTTTTGAATGTATGTGATATATCATGGCATTGATAAAATTTCCGGGCGCTTCACAAATATGAAATCCTGTAATTTTATGACCAAAAGATTCCACAAAGTTACATTGCATTATCATTTCATACATTTTCATCCACGCCCTCGATACATAGTTACCATTTATCGTAATGTCATACTCTATCGCCAATTTTTTATTCAAAATTTTATATTCTGAATTAAAAAACAATTCCGCTTGCTTATATTTTTTATAATTAGATTTGCTAACATACTGGTAGGTATATTCATTGATATATCTTAATTGCTTCTTAACGACGTCAATATATTCACTATCAACAATATCCGATTTCCGATATTCGATAATATACATATGACCTTTAACGTCTTCTTTTTCGATCGAACTAAATATATCCAACATATATGTGTCTGTTTTTTCCCACACAAATGGATGCATGATATTGATATCTGAAAACTTATTCCTGATCACACTTATTGAATAATCATAATTCATTTTGGTAACTTTAATGAGGTTGTCTAAATCTAATATATTTGACGTTGTTTGTACAGCATTTTTGCCTTTAGTAATATTTTTATTTATCTCTTCTTTAATGATTTTACTATAAACAGAATAGTCACTTTCTTTCAAATTGCAAATTATTGAAACGCCAGAATCCTCTTTATTCAATTCGTTAACCTTTTTTAGCACATCCATCACGTCGTTATCCATCTTAAATCCTTTGAACACGATCATGTGAAAAAAAGATCCAGGTGTAGCAAAATCATTTTCTTTAAAGATGGCTTGTTTCTTGAACATCTTACTTATTGCGGAAATCATACAGAATACATATTTTTGTGTAATATACGGTATGTGCATGATTAATGTTCCATTTGTTTCTAGTGATAATAGTGCGTTATGTATCATGACAAATATGTTACCGAAATCACTATTTGTGATATCAGATGCATCGAGAGTTACAATATTGTATTTATTTGCGTATGTATTTTGATCCATTTGGTGAAACGGAATATGATACTGCTCAATAACGTCCATATTAGTGGTATTTTTTGAAAGAAGTAACAATAATATGTTTTTGGTATCAAATTTATTTTCGTATTTATCGTTGGCATATTCAATAAATCCATGCACAAAATTAGCGTTCGATGAGATGAATAATACTTTATCATTTTTGTGGAGACCAATAAATTTCAAAACGTATATATATTCATAAACGAAAACAGAACCGAAATAATTCATAAAATATTGTTTGTTCAGTAATCGTTTTAGTTCTTTGACATTATCATTTTTAGTTCCATTTAGTTTATCAAACAACATCTCTAATTTTTTTTTGGCCGATTCAGTCAAAATCATCGTTGGAAAAGATAATACGTCATACATATCTTTATCAACCGAATCCATCGCGGTAACAATGTCAGAAATATCATTACTCTTGGATTTCTCTATTTTTTCGATGATAATATCGTTTGTAAAAATATTAAAATGAGTCGCAACATTACCTCCGATTAGCATAATTAATTATATTACAGATAATAATTCCAATACAAATATTAACATCAAATATTAATATTTGCATTATCCAATTCTGCGAAAAATTTCAACAACCTTTTCATCACCGTTATGATACACATTTTTTTTAATGATACCAAGATTTGATGAAACGTCATTAGGTGATGTGATTATCAAAGAGTTATCATAATTTCGTTGTGGATAGTTAATGTTTGTTAAATTATTGCTGATCATCGCGTTCTCGTCTGGCAACAAATTATTTACGTTTTCGAGTGGTATCGTAGCCATTTCCCCATTATTGGGTAATAAATCATTGCCTTGTCCATATGGCATCACATTGCCTGCTAAATCATCCATTTCTGCATCCGCCCCAACACCGTTCATATCATTTGTTATCAAAACATCATCTACTCCAGTAGCAGAATTATTTACGCGATGACCAAAAGTTAATTTTCCCTTAATCGGAAACATTTGATTTTCTAGCGCTACAAAAATGCCATCAATATTTTCGATGACATTACATCCATCTTCATTGCACGATTGTTCATTGATCGTATCAAATCCTTCATATCTTCGACCTGATTGAAACGATGCATTGCCACCTCTTGTGCCCATAATGGCCAATATTTTATCCGTATCGGAATAGTACCAGTCCATGTTCGAATTCGAAATTGCTCGTGGCAATGATCTAAAATTTCGATTGTGAATGTCTTTCAAGTCATCTTTGTTAATATATTTTTGTATTGATGGTGTTTTAACGATTTTTTTTTGTTTGACGTTGTAAAATACTAACATTAACAAGATAATTGCAATCAAGGCAATAATTAATAGATATTCTGTGTTCATCTGTTTCGTAAATAAAGATTATATAATTATTTGCGATTTTGCGAGTATAAAATTATTAATTTTGTACTCGTAACTTATGCGCTTGTCGAATCAACGAGAACATCGATCAAGACTGTATTATCTTCCGTTTTCATTAACATTTGTTGAAATCGAACGCCTTCATATTTTCCCTCTTTAATATTTGGAACATCAGAATTGAACAAACATATGCGTTCAATTTGTTGGGGGATGAAACAGTTTGTGTTTTGCCTAAATTTGAACACGAATGTCATTACATTAGGGTCGCAAATCAATAAAACTTTTCGCGATACTGGCTTTTCATTTTCAAACGTCATTAATTCAGCGTAACGAGGGCCATCTTCTCGATTACTGTTCATAATCTTAGCCATGTCATTTTCGAATATCATAACTTTTTCGATATCAAATCCATTATTTTTGATTTGAATCATATCCACCAACAACGTATCACTCATTTGGTCATTCATTAACACTTCCATTATTTTTAATCCATCATATTGCAACACGGCCATTTTGATAAAATAAAAATTTACGTAACCATCGTAAGTTAAGAATTTTTCGTGAGTACCGTTTCGCATTGCATCGATCAAGACCTCATAGATCAGGACCTTTTCGATCGATAATTTGTTATCTTTGCGATCGATCACATTCACGTACAATAACTCAAGCTGTTTTTTCGAATGAAACAAATCTAATCCTGGATGTGTTCCCGAAACGGTGCAAGAATTTTTTTCGATAGGTTCAACGATCGAAATCTCTTTAGTTTGTGGCTCGAGATCAACCGAAACGCTGCGTGTAGCAAACAAAGGTGGCTGTCCTGAATTGTGTTGTGTGCGGACTTTATGCAAAAAATCATCAATTGGATCATTGGTCACTGGTTTAACTAATCCCCGTTCTCTATTTGGTTTACGACTGTCAACTTTTTCCCTTTCTCTAGTTTGTTCGCGATCACCTTTTTCCCTTTCTCTAGTCCGTTCGCGATCACCTTTTTCCCTTTCTTTGGTCCGTTCGCGATCACGTTCTTTACTTCGTTCATAATTAACTTTTTCCTGTTCCTTAGTTGATTCCGAACTATCTCTTTCTCTGGTCCGTTCGCGATTATTCCCCGTTCGTCTACATCTAGGTCTAGAATGGTCGTCTAATGTTCTTATTTGATCATACGCCCTCGGTGATATGAACGATTTAATCGCTTTTCCGTTTTGTTTATGGGACTCATAGAAACTGAGTAATGTTTCGCGATAATAATCAGTCATTTTACTAAATGTTTGGATTATAAAGTTATCATAAGATCTTTCACTGTGTATCTTTTCTCTTATCAACCCTCTTTTAATTTTGTTCAATCGTGAGAACAAAATGTAAATGACGAGATCAATAAAAGGAATATCGTGACTATCACTGAATTCAGTATTTAGCGAGCAATGATATTTGTGCCCGTATCTCATATGCAAAAAAACGTCACCGTCATATCGACCACGCTTGTTTACGCGTTCATATTTGTATCCATGCAAAACAGTAGGTAACCGTGAATTTCGATTAATGTTGTTACAATCACGCAAAATTGATGTGATAATGTTTGCTTGACTTTTTAAACGATCTTTTACCCCATTTATGATATCTGTCCCCATTCTATTGTAAAACGGATGATGGTCAAGTTTTTGTGAAAAAAAGCGGTCCGATTCTTTGAACAGAGTGTCATAAGTAGCGAATGCAATTCGTTTTTCCATGTGATTTCTTTCTTTTTTTTATTCCTTAGATATGTGTCATCGTGATCATTAAAAAATCAATTTTTTTTGGCAATATAATTTGTTTCAAAAAAATAAATTATATTACATTTCTTGTCTACATCTGCCTCTTGATTCGTTTCTATTAAAACTACTCCAACGGTTACCGTTTATATCATCTGAATTAGAGCCAACTCTGTCCCAATAATGGCCAGCATCCTGTCTATTTTGACGATTACCTTGACGTCTGTTCCAGTGCGAATTATTAAAACTATTGATATATTTCGCACCTCCAACAGAATTATCAAACGGCCAATAATTATCATAATATTCACCGTAATAAGATGGAAAATGAGAATACATCCATTGATGATATGGTATCGATAAATTGAGATATTCATATGGTAACAAATATACGCCCAAATTTGGGACCAATACATATCTTGAATCGTTTGGTTGGGATGTATATGGTGCAAATTCGGCTGGTGCAGTTTGCTCCATAAGAGTTTGCTCCATGAGAGTTTCAATCAGAACGTTATTTTTGGCGGGGACGTTTTGGGGGATGACATAATCGGTCGATACGCGATTACCCTTCATCATATACAAAAAGAAAATGATTACAGCGATTATGATAACAATTTTAACTAAAGACATTAATATATTTATATGTAATAAAATAATTATTTCGTTAGTGGAGTTGGACGCGTTTTTAGAACATTGAACATCTAATCGTTCTAATAATTTTTATATAATGTTATAAATATGAATACTGAAAAACGTAGTAATACAACATTGTGGATAGTAATTGCTGTAGTTGTTTTGTTAGTGCTGATTGGTGGCGGTGTAGGATTATGGTACTATATGAAGAAGGATATCGTTATTTCTATTTCTCCATTGACAGATACGTTGATGCAAAACGAGCAGCGCAGATTCACTGCCATCGTAAGAGACACTAGCGGTAAAACAATAAATGACAGCGTAACATGGAAAGTAGATAGTCCGTCGGCTAGAATAGATGATGGTAACTTTACTGCTACCGGATCATCAGGGAGCGTAATCGTAACCGCAACGAGTGTCGAAGATCCTAGCAAATCTGCATCAGCTACAGTCACTCTTTTGCCATCTATGCCAATCTTCCTAAAAACAAATGCCATCATAACATCAGATGATCCACTTTATTCTAGAAACAGAGATTATAATGCGACAATGTTGAACAATGGAAAGATATGTGTAAAATCAAAAGATAATACAAATAAATGGTGTTCCTATCCAGAAGAACCACCTGGTAAATTTTTTACCAGAATGCAAGAAGATGGTAATTTATGTACATATTTAGAACAACCAGCAGGTCAGCCGTTAGGGGCAAGTGTGTGGTGCAGCAAATCAAAATCAGATGTCAAAGATAACTATGCTGTCTTAAACGAAGATGGCAAGTTGTGCATATACAAAGGAAAAGGTCCAGATGATAATAGAGGACAAGTATGGTGTTCAGGTTAATCATAATTTATAGTTTAGATTATGATTATCGTTTCTTCATTAGGTGCTAACTCTGTTTCTTTGTTACGGACAGGTGCTGTTTTATGTGTTGCATCGAAAAGTTGATCTGGCGAAATATCAACTACTTTCTCAATACCAATTTTCATCAAAATTTTATTGACTTCATCAGTTCTCTCTTTACTCTGTGCCATTGAATACAATGCAAATTTAAACAACAAACTAGAAAAAATGCCCACACATCCAGCTACAAAGGATAACATTCTAATATCAAAAAATCCTGCCGAAAAAGATATCATCGTAGAAACTCCCAAAAATATATAACCTAGCGTCTCAGAAATATCCCCAGTAGTTTTCCATCCTGATCGGCCCATCAAACCTAATTCGATATCTTTATAATATCGATCGTTAATCTTCTCGACAATATGTTGCTTCGTAACAGAATCCATATAATATATATTACAAAAAAAATTGATTTTTATTCACTCCAGTTTCTAAAACTAACAACATCTAATTCAAAAATGGATCACTACGATTTCACAAACGAAAACTATCCTATCTATGATAACTTCAAACTATCAAGTAAAAAAATATGTCAGCTCAACGAGTTAATCAAATATGACACCTTGAAATATTCCAAATCGCAGGTGATGAACACTAAAACTAAAGAAAACGAAATTAACGAAAATGTAAGAAAGTCGGCGCGCGCTAATATTAAAGACAAAAAAGTATTTGATTGGCTTGATACAAATATCATAGAAGAATTGAATACAAAACATACTAAAAATAAATTTCTTCTTGTGCGCGATGAATTGGATATCATTAAGTATGTAAAAAATGATTACTTTGCACAACATCAAGATTTTGTAAAATTTCATTGTGAATATTTGAAATGCGCAACTATATTGATTTGTTTATATGCAGATTGTGAAGGTGGAACAACTAAATTGTATTTTCCGGATAAAACAATTGTCATCAAAGAAACTAAAACTGTTGGTGGTTGTTTGTTGTTGAGAAATGAAGTTTATCATAGCGGTGAGAAATTAAAATCTGGCACAAAGATAATACTCAAAGCGAATATTTTCATTACTCCATTACGTATCCACAAACAGAAGATTACAAATGATGATTTTGTTGTAATTGGATTCAATAAAGATAACAGAATATTTATCATTCCAAATAGTGTTATTAAAAAATTTAAGAATTCATTCGTTGCGTTGTGTAAAACAGATGTTGCTGTTCCGGCATATGAGAAGATTATAGTTGATGAGGAATATGGTGCGTTTGAAAAAGTTTACGAAATATTGTTTGATCCCAAAAAAAGGCCAGATGCAAGTAGAGAAACATTAGACTTGCTAAATAAGTATGGATTTGTTAATGATACAATGCATTTGATAGATGAATTAATGCATCAGAAGAAGATAGCAGAAACGCAAAAAGTGAATGATTTTATTGAGAACAACGAGTTAACATATTTGACACAAAATGCAGGTGATTACGAATCGTTCAAGAAGATATTGAGTAAATATGATCATATTGTTCCGATCAGCGTGATTTTTGATAAAGATAAATTGATATGCATGAACACGTACGATGGTATTCCTATTTATTATACTGGTTTGGACACTTCTGAATTTAATTGGTTTCATGAACACGAAGAACAAGGAATATGCGACGTAAATTTTATTAGACGAACAATGTTATTTACCAAGCAGGATGTTTCTGTTGATGGTGTTTATATTTGTAGCGAAGGAACCGATACAGAGTCAGATAGCTATGATACGTCGGAAGATGGTGATCCTATTCCAAAAGAGGATGATGAAGCAAACAAAGCTAAACGTCAAACAAAAAAAGCAGAACTTGCAGTCAGAGCTATAGAAGCGTTGGAAAGTTATGCACCTAAAAATATTTATAGCGAAAACGGGTATGATTATGTACAATCGATAATCACATATTTGGCCACACTTAACATAATTAAGCATTCCGACGGTGATTATGAAAATAAAGCAGCTAAAACAAAACAAATAATTAATGAGAATCAAACTAAGTATAATATATACAAAATATCAAAGGAAGCAAAGGACCTCTTACCAGTTACTAAACCAAAATCTTCATACCAAAGTGCATATGTGTCTAAAAATGCCTTCAAAGATACCAAAATTGTCCGTCCCCATACTTCCTCTGTGAAAATTGAAATGTATCACTGCAACGAAACCGATTATACAGATGTTCAAATTGAGGTGTATTTTGGATTCATTAACTTAAAATTCAAACGCAAAACGACAATCAAAAAATAAATAAATCATTTATAAATCATTTATCTCATAAATCGCATAATAAGGGTTATCAAATCGTACATCAAATCCAACTGTATCTGTCAACGAATTACCACTGACCCATTTAAAACCATGATTTTCTAAAATATAATCCATTTGCAACCAGTTATAATATTGTGCATAACTATCATCTGCTTTACCATCATATATATGCGAATTCAGCGAATGTTCGATGTCGACGATAAGATGATCATAATCGTTAAGGATATGATGCTCAATCACAATTAAAACTCCCGTTTTTTTTAACACTCTGACACATTCATCTAATATTTTCGCCATACTTGTCTGTTCAATGTGATGTAGCGTAAAAATCAATGTAATAATATCAAATTCATTGTCCGCAAAATCTAATGTATTATCCTGTATCAATTTAAAATTAATTGGCATCTTAGATTTATCTTCCTTGTATGGCCCCCATTGTTCTATGTCAGTTCCATAAACATTTTGCGCTTGTAATCCTAATTTATTGCCAAATAACTGAGCTTTAAATCCATTCCCGCATCCAACATCCAAATATTTTCTACTGTTCCTTTTATCTTTTAATTCCAACGCAATCAATTCAAATGCATATACATATGGCGAGCAATAAATCTTGGTATCGACTTTTATTTTTTGATGTTCTTCTTTGTGTTTGACGATATATTCATAAATATGACTATCAGAATATCGCTTGATCTTGATACCATTGATCAATTTATCTACAAAATCAAATTTTAAAAAATGATTGAATAGAATATACAACCTAGGTAACTTTGCAAATTCAGATCCAGTTGTATTATCAATGTAGGTTATGATTTGTTTGTCGGACTTCATATTAACGTAAAATAAATTAGTTTTGGTATTTATGAATTCTTTTTTTTGGCATTCTGTTAAGAGTTTGTTTTTTTTGATGTATTCAATGTACTTTTCGTTAAAAAACATATTGAGTATATGAGATATTATTTTTAATTAGCGTCAGATTCTACAATATTAGAGACGATGATAGATACAATCTCTTTCGGTAATGAAATAGATTCCCTAACTATCCACCAAATATATATCTTTTTATTGATTTCTGGTAAATGTTGGTACAGACAAATCATATCGGTCGTCGTTAGATAATTTATTATTATTTTTAACGTCTTATTGATATAAGTAGTATGTTTTCCGAAACATCGATACGTGTCCATATTATATTTCAACAATGTTCCACGTGGGAATGATGTCAGATCCATATCACATTCGTCAACAAAGATGATATCTTTTTCAAAATCTGATAATTTAACATCGACGTATTGTTTTTCGTTGTATTTTTTGAACAATCTTTCGAGTATCGTCCTCTGTCGAGATTTTTTAGGATATAAATCAGCGATGTAAATACAAATGCACATGGATATTATTTTTGGTTCATAAAAAATAACTCCATCTGTATATAATTGGTATGTTATAATACCGAGTGTTATTGCCTCGATCATTTTTCGCAAAGAGTTTTCGTCGACAGCAAATAATGCTTTGCAATTTATTTGTTTATATTTTACAAAACGTGAATAAACAAAGTTCCTGTAAATAATTGATATCAAAATTTCTTTCGTTTTTGCAATATGTTTGACGAACGCTTCATCATCCAAATGTTCTATTTTTTTCAAAAACGACGCATGTGGAATAGTCCACCATCCTTGTGGCAGAACACTTTTAATTTGTTTAGAATTATCGCTATTGCAAAAGGAAAGTATATCAAAAAGAATTTGATTTGTTAATTTAGCTCCAAACAACGCACCAGTCAATCCATTTATTTCTAAACATTCTTGCATTTTATTATCAATATCTCATATTAATCATATTATGACTAAAAAAGTCAATTTTTAAAAACGAACAATAACATTATTTGTTTTTTAATTCTTCTTCTAATTTTCGATTCTTCTCTCGCAACTCTTGATTTTCTGCGTCAATTCGCTGTAGGGTTTTTAAGTTCGCAATATGTTCATCAACATTGCCATGCACCAACAAATGATACGCAATTGTCTTCTTAGTGTTCTCAATTTTCTGTATGATTTTATTCATTTTTTTTTCCAAGATTAACGTCATCATTTCATCACAAATATTCTCCTTTCGTACATTATATTTGATAGCATACTCTAGTAACATAAATGTATCATGATTTTCGTAGGCGGCATGAATAAGTAAAAAGTCATCTTTACTTTCATTATTCTTGTCCGGATGTGTGACCAATGCCAGATGTTTAAATAAATCGGTTCGCAGCTTTTCGTGTTCGCTCAATACGGTAAAATGATCGTCGTTTTGTGCAGGAACGCTACAGCAACATTTTGAATCCTCTTGTTTTCGCGTTACAAAATCAAAAGGAATTCCGTTCTCTTCCAATATTTTGCGATATTTTTCATCAATTTCGCTGCCATACTTTGCAAACATCGCTTGTAGACCGTCATATTCCAGTCGTTTTAGCCCAATTTCTTTGATCTTATTTTTAACATACTCGTCATAATTCATCATTTATTCAACATCATAATTATGTTACCATAACATTACATAAATCAATTTTTATAAAATCGCATGCACTCCACCAACATTCCATATATAATCTCCATTGATAAATTTATCTGCAAATTCCCATATCTTACCGTCGTAACTTTTCAATGTAGGATATGGGATCTCTGTATTTATCGCAGAGTATAGTGGATAGGAAGATTTGTATAATGTAATCCTATCTTGATTTTCATCTGTATGTATTTCTTTTCCAACTTGGACTATATTAAAATGCGTATTTGATAAAATCTTGTAGAGAGTACCAAACAATGTTCCTGAACCACCAACTATCCATAACGTTTTGATTTTTGCGACATAATCTTGCAGACGATCATGAAGAGATTCATAAAAATATTCTTTGTACATTGGATCATCTAAACCGAACGGTATCAAAAATGCGTTAGAATTATTTTCAATTTCTTTATCAATCAACGGCCAAATCTCTCGAAATGGTTTCTTTAAAATAACATATTCAACATTCGGATAGACATATTTTGTAATATGTCTTAACTTAATTGCCTCGTCCAAGTTAGTATCCTGAAAATATATTTTTAGTTTAATGTTCGATTTTAGTAAATACAATGAATAAGCAAACGCTAATTGTGCGTAACCATTCGATGCTCCTAGATATATTAACGTATTAATATTAGGTTTCTGTTTTAGTAAGTTTTGCAGATAGATCAGTATAGATCTAGTTTTCGAGCCACCGATTATCAAGTTATCACTGACAATATTCAATTTGAGATTCTTATAGCTGATCTGCTTGACGACGATGGATGGGTCGTATAATATCCTCGGAATTTGTGTGCTGTTGAAAAAAATGAGAAGAGACGTTGGATTATTTAAACTAGCATCTGCAACAAAAATATTGCCCATGTAATGTACATTTTCGATAGATCTGCATTCTTTTATTATTTTTGGAATATTCGTTTGATCAGGAACTTTAAAGGCAATGTGTTGCATAGGCTGCAATTCATGGATCAAGGCTGCATTATAATCTGCCAGTTCGATGTTAACGTACTCTTTTGTTAAATATGTTGATAAAATTTTGTCCGTAAATAATTTTTCATAGATGAGATAAAAAAATTCCCCATTTAGTAGCAAGTTAATGTTGCTGATTTTTTTGGGATTGAATTTGTACGTGCGATATTTTTTAAGTTTGGAGTCCATCTATATCGTTCAAAGATAAAATATTATAATATGTCCTAAATTATTAATGCAAACGCAAAAAACACATGTGTCATTTCCGTGGAAGAATCCCCAATGGGATAAAACTCTTGCAATCTTGAAAAAATGGAATCTAAATGAACAAAACGTTGATGCGCGGAAAAAAAATTTAGCATATATCCTTGTTATGTTGGGAGTCAAAAATCCAAGATTATCAGTTTTGCACAGTACATTTTATACTTACAAAGGTCCTATTGATTTGATGATTAAGGCGATTATTAATGGCGACAAAGTATTTCCAAACGGACAAGTATGCACTCAAACCTCTGTCGCTTCCGTCATCAAAATTACAAAATTTCAAGCGTTTATTTTGCAATCGTTATATTTTTTCAATCTACTTCCTGGCGAATATGCAACAATGCTAGCAAACGATCAATTTATTTTATGTATTGCTAATTATTTTGAACATGTGTGGAAAAAAATAAACGCTGACAATGCATGGGCGCATAAAATCATTATGATAGAGCGACGAGTTTTAGGAAAAACAGTTGCTGTGCCAAATTGGATCATGAGTGTTAAGAAGTTGAACAAGGTGACGATTAATACGGACAAAAAAGGAATAGAAGATTTTAGGGATTCTGCGCAAGTTAATTTTGCAGATCCAAAACCAGGTGGTACATTGCCATCTGCGAATGCTGACATTGTCCAAGAAGAAATTTTATTTTTGATTTATCCAGAACTATTTATTACGCAGCTGACGGTGCCAAATATGGAAATGAATGAAGCTGTTATAGTATCTGGCGTAACACGGACGAATAATTATACAGGATATAAGCAAACGTTCAGATATACTGGAGATTTTTCAAAAGATGACAACGATGTAACGATTATTTTTATTGATGCGACTAGGGGTCATGATAGATCAGATGTGAAACGACTAAGTAAAAAAATGAATACTGATTTGAATAAGGCTTTTTTGGGCTTTTCTGCTAATAACTTGAAATCGATAGCGACGGGTCATTGGGGTTGCGGGGCATTTGGTGGGAATTATCAGTTTATGTCGATCATTCAATTATTAGCTGCAGCGCAGGCAGAAAAATCGATTGATTATACAATGTATGGCGAACCGATCAAAGGATTCCAAGAGTTTTATAACAAGTTGGTTGCAATTAATGCGAATGTTGGCGAGATTTATTCGGGATTAATGTATGCTGTAAACAATAAATATGAAGAGTATTATGACATTATCATAAAGGTGATATTGACATTGCGAAAAAAAAATGATAAATAAATGTTTTTTATGTAAAAATATTTATTTATTGCATCAAATGCAAACTGTGCCATTTGACGTTTATAATTGTATTGTGGGGTACCTTGAACCATTAAGTTCGCATTTTCTTTCACAAACGTGCAAATCTTTTTTTTCAGTTTATCCGAAATATATATTTGGTAAGATAAATAAAAGATTGATGAAAGTATTTGGTGATCAATTATTTGCGCTGAAAAAAATGATGCAAGAAACTGGATGTGTCATTTCAGGATCTTTTATCATTCAATGTTTGATTGATGAATCGTGGGAATACTCTGACATAGATTTTTTTATACACATGCATAATAATAAAAATTATGAATCCTTAGTGACGGATTTTTTGGGTTATCAATGGTTGAATTATAACCCGGATGAAACTTATCATAGTATCAAAAATAACATGATAAAGAAAGTAAAAACATACGAGCATATTACGAATATTTATAGGATTCAATTTGTCAGCGTGGATACAAGTAATATATGTGCATTTGTCAATGAAACGTTTGATTTTGATATATGTAAGAATATTTATTACCATGATGGAAGAGACAATTTGCATGTCAATAATTTCGATAACATTTTGTTGAAGGAAACAAATTTTAGATTTCCCACAATATATGGATTCGAAGCAGCAATTTCAAGACACCATAAGTATACCCGGAGAGGTATCAAGTTTAAAAACAGAATTACGTTAGACCACATAGTTCCTATCAAATTAGATCAAAAACAAACAGAAATGGTAATGCAATATGGATTTACAGATTTTGAATGGGATTCAGTGTACCAACTAAGTGGAGATATTAATGTTATCGAGAAATATAACAAAATATATAGTTCAATTCGCGGTGATTGTAATGGAGATATGTGTGTAATTAATTTTTTAAAGGCTCAGATGAAACATGTTCATTTATGTGTATATTTTATTGTCGAACAATGTGCAATAGAATTTGCGATATTGTACAAAAAATAAAAATTGATAATTGAACAACTAATCATTAATTATTTATTTGTCGTATCAAAATGCAGTCGTTACCATCTGAAATTCATAGTATCATCACAAATTGTCTAAGTCCACATGAATTTTATTGTCTTTCGCTAACATGTCATAAATTTTTTCCTGGATATGGCAAACATATGATCGGTAAAATCAATAAACGTTTGTTTTCTTTATTCGGCGATAAATTGCCTGCTTTAAAAAAGAAAATGCAAGAAACTGGATGTGTCATATCAGGTTCATTTATTCTTCAATGCTTGTTGGACGTAACTTGGAAGGATAGTGACATTGATTTTTATGTTCCGACGAGAGATAATGAAATTACACAGATAAATGAGTATGGTCATTCCAAAACTAAGATGGAAGATTTTATGTATTATGATATGATGTATAATGGAATGAAAGATTGTGAATATGAAGATACGACCAATTTTCCGATAAAATGGATTAGAACGTATGACTCGATGCGATCTGATTCAAATATTCGATTAGATCCGGATATGCAAATAATATGCTTAGACATTAATAAAAATGCTGATTCCATTTATGGATCTATCGTAAACTCGTTTGATTTTGACATATGTAAGAACATATATTATTATGATGGGAAAGATCATATTCGCACGCATGATTTGAATAGTATTTTGTTACACGAAACACAATTCAAGTGTTCTCGGTTAGGAGCCAAGAGTGGTGAATCTCATAGAAACATAGACGCCAATATCCAAAGATACAAAAAGTATGTTGCTAGAGGAATAAAATTTACAAATGATATCAACGTTGGATTATTATCGCAAATAAAATTAAATGAAAAAGAAATTGCAAGTATTGAACAGTTTTTTATAGAAAAAAGACTACCTTATGCAACTGCTTTTGCGAAAGATAAAAACACAGTTTATCAAATTCATGGTGACAGAACGATGAAATTAACAGGCGAAGTATATCATTTTACACAAGAATATTGTATATATGATTTATGTCCTATGATCTTTTTTGGTATTTCTAATTATCACGAGCATATATATTTTCATGGATCAGGACCTGACTATTTCAGAACCGAATATGTTATCTGCTAAAATATTCCAAAAAAATTGATAATTGAATAACTAATCATTAATAATTCAATTACAATGTAAAGATGCAATCGTTGCCATCCGAAATTCATAGTATTATCACAAACAATCTAAACTCATCGGATTTTTATTCTCTATCACTAACACGTCGCAATTTTTTTTTCAAAATGTGGCAAATATATTATCGATTAAATAAATAAACGTTTGTTTGCGCTGTTCGGTGACAAGTTACCTGCTTTAAAAAAACTGAATCTGTCATATCTGGATCATTTGTTCTTCAATGTATGATAGATATATCATTGGAGGATAGTGATATTGATTTTTATGTTCCGATAAGAGATAATGAAATTACTACAATAGATCATAGTGGTCATTCCAAAACTAAAATGGAAGATTTTATTCTTTACCCACAACATTGTATTTATCTTTCAACAGTCCATTGAACGTAATATGCAAATCTCCAGCAAATACGATTCTTTGCTGCAACATTGCGTTTGTCATTCAATGGTCCATTGAATGTGATGTGCAAATCTCCGGCAAATTACAATTCTTTGCTGCAACATTGCGTTTGTCATTCAATAATCCATTGAATGTGATGTGCAAATCTCCGGCAAATTACAATTCTTTGTAAAAACATTGCGTTTGTTATTCGATAATTCATCGAATGTGACATGCAAATCTCTGACAAATTACAATTCCTTGCAGCAACATTGCGTTCGTCATTCAATAATCCATTGAATGTGATGTGCAAATCTCCAGCATACAATTCTTTGCAGTAACATTGCATTTGTCATTCAATAACTCATTGAATGTGACGTGATGATCTCTGGCAAATTAAAATCCTTTGCATTTGTCATTCAACAACTCATTGAATGTGGCGTGCAACTCTCCAGCAAATTACAATTCTTCGCCGTAGCATTACGTTCGTCATTCAATGATCCTTTGAATGTGACACGCAAATCCCCGGCAAATTACAATCCTTCGCAGCAATATTGCATTGCGAAAAAATTGATAAATAAATAGCTTAAATAAATTATTTATTCATCAACTGCAAAAATGCAGTCTCTTCCAATCGAAATATACAATCATATCACATCTAATCTCGACTCATACGGCTTACATAGTCTTTCTCATACATGCAAACAATTTTTTCCTAAATATAGCAAACATATCACGACTAAAATCAACGAACGATTATTATCTATATTTGGTGACAATTTGCCTGCTTTAAAAAAAATGATGCAGAAAACAGGTTGTGTTATATCTGGCTCTTTTATTATTCAATGTTTGCTAAATGAAACTTGGAAAGATAGTGACATCGATTTTTATGTATCAACGCAAGGAAACGAAATTACAAAAACTAATTCTGGCTATAATAAAAGCGCCGTTGATGATTTTATGTATAATGTGATGAGATATGATGGTTCCATAGATGATCAATATGCAGATATCGAAAATAATCCGATAAAATATGTTAGAACTTATAAACATTTAAGAAATATGCGGTTCGATGCGCGTTTAATCAAAATAAATCCAAAAATGCAAATAATTGGTATCGACGTCGCCAAAAATGCTAATTCAATGTTCGATTATATCGTCAAAACGTTCGATTTTAACATTTGCAAAAATATGTATTACTATGATGGCTATGATCATATTCGCTCAAATAATAACTTTGATGAAATCTTTTTAAAAGAAACTACATTTGAAATGCCAAACATAAAACAAATAGATATTCAATCGAATCTTGCTAGATATTGTAAATATAAAAATAGAGGGATTGCATTCAAAAATGTTCCATCATTCGATCATTTATCGCAATTTAAATTGAATAAAAAATGGATAAATTCGCTATCGGTTATTATTGTAGATCCCATCGATTGGGATTCTATTTATTATACACGATGTACCACTAAAGATCTTAAAGAAATAAACGCATCATTTATTTCTTACCAATACAGGTCTTGTTCCATCGAGAATTGTGTCATAACAGAATGTTTCAACATGGATCATAAACATATTACAACTTTTTGTTATGACATCGAGAATTGTGTCATAACAGAATGTTTCGACATGGATCATAAACTTATTACAACTTACAGTGACTTAATTAATCATGAATTTATCATCTTTGACAAAAAAATTGATTAAAAAATGGCCTCAAATGCTAGTTTTCATTATTAATAACAAAGATACTAATAATGGAAGCAATCACTTGTAAACAATGCAAACTCAAAAATAATTTTCTTGTGATCCAAGATAGGGCATGTGGTAATAGTTCTTATCAATATGGAGATAGTACAGTTAAAAATGGATATTTGCCAGAATTCTCATCAATTACTGGAAGTGATGGATGCGAGTTTAAAATATGCGTCGGCTGTGGATGGATTTCTGGTTTGAATTTAGAAATATTAAGAAAACAAATCAAGAAAGAATTTGCAGATGATGACGACGATGAAGAAGAGATTTCAAAAGAAGAAACGTTGAAAAAAACTAAGACAAGTAAAACTACTGGATCCAAAACAACCAAGAAACCGACTAAAGAATCTGGTTCTAAAACAACCAAGAAACCAACCAAGGAATCTGGTTCTAAAACTAAGAAAGCACCAGTAAAAGAATCTGGATCTAAAACAAAGAAAGAGCCAGTCGCTAAACCTAAAAAAGTCCCTGCTAAAGAATCTAATTCCAAGACAGATAAGAGCGCTCCGAGTAAGAAACTATCAAGCAAAGAATCAGGATCAAAAACAAATAAGACTACTCATAAAAAGAATACTATTGCGGCAAACTAATGTGTTGAACGTGGATATTATATTATATATAACAATATATATAATATGAATGACATTACGATTACATATGGTATTAACCAGTATCATGTTATCGATATTACTCAAGCTGTCTTGCAAACTTGTCTGAATGATAATATTTTACTTATCAAACGAGGAACTGATTTTAATGACTTTGGAGGCGATCCTCACTTCGGCCAAACTAAGACTCTCTTTGTTAAATATTGTCAAAATGGTAAAGTATATCATAAATTTTACGGGGAAAGATGCAATTTTGATATCAAAATCGATTTCAATAATTCGGTGAATGATAGTTTGAACGATTTTATAAGATCAAAGATAGCTGTCATATATGTCTATTATGAACGAATAGATGAACAAAAAAATCAAACAAACCTGGCATACTTCATTAAATATGCAATGGATAAAAATTTATGGTATGATTTGGATATTACGTATTTGTTCGTGATTAACGGACATCAATGTGAAGTTGTAATACCATCTTATCACAATGTGCATATTCTCAAGGAAGATAATTGTAGTGATTGGGAAGGATGGGCAAACGGAATCAAATATTTTGAGAAGACATTTCAGTGCCCGATATGGCAATCATTTGATTATCTATGCACTATCAATGCAGGTACAATCGGCCCTATCATGGAATCAAATACTAATGATCATTGGTTATTCCCGTTCTACAAAAAAATTAAAATTAATAATGCAGTCATATGTAGTCCATGTATTTCTTTTTTTTCACCATATCATCAAACAGGACCAGGACAGCGAGTTGTTCCCATCTTTACGTTAATCAAAATTGATGAAAAAATTATCAAACATTTGATGCACGACAAAGTTAAAAATATTAATAATGAATCGTTGTATCGTGGCGAAGAATATTACAATACTGTGTTTGGGCCAAAAAAGAATAAAGAAGATGCTATTCTAACAGGTGAATATGGTTTGTCCAAAATATTGATAGATAACGGTTATAGAGTGACAAGTTTATTGTATGATGACAATATTGATGTCAATGATCGATCGAATTGGGGCATAAATAATTTTACTGAACCAGATAGATTTAGATCGTTCAATGGCGTTTTTTTGCCCTTATCAACAATATTTATCAAAAATGTATGGAGAATGTCAGGGGACGTGATATCATACGCATCGCTACCCGTACTATATCATGAATGCGTAGATTTTGTACACAGAAAGTTAGGAATGGTAGATATTTTTAGAGATGTTAACGTGGATTACAGGTATGATTTGTTACCCCTTGAAAAATATGTTGCATATGGAACTGGAGAAAAATATTACCAAGACTTTCTATGCGCGGAAGAATTAATTTTGCACGTTAAATCTGGCAAAGATTGTCGATCATGTGCCATCTATGCACATTACGACCAAGACAATTTGATAAAAGATTATGTCATTCAAGCAATAAATACACTCATATATTTAGGGTATGAAGTATTATTTTTTACAGCATCCGATACATTAAAAAATGTTAGTATTTTACCGTGCAAGACTTTTTTTGTTAAAAATGAAGGACATGGTACAGATATGAAGATATGGCTACGAGCATGTCAGCATATTATGTTTAGTGATGCAAAATATGAATGGATTATGTTTTTGAATGACAGTTTGCTATTACCTATAAATGGGATCAATAATTTTAAAAATACGATTGATGAAATGCGACAAAAATCTGATTTTTGGGGCCATTGGGATTCTCCTGAATGTGTACCGCATATCATTTGTGCGGTTGTCGAATTTAAATTTAAGATGATAAAGGACGTTGTAATGTTTTTTCAAGAAGCGATCGAAAAATGTACTTCCAAAGGGGATTACATTCAAATTTTAGAAGTTAATTTTTCCAACAATCTAGTTTCAAAAGGTTATGTTGGTAATGTTGTAATTGATGAAAAAACATTATCTGGTAAGGAGGGATTAACTTGTCCAATATTTAATCCGTATATCATCCGACAATGGATCAATAATCCACGATCTTTTGCGATTAAGTGGAAGTATTGTATAAGATATTTAGAGAGTCAATGCGTATCACCAGAATTTAGATATTTAGCTCGCTTTTTGCACTTCGGACCATACGGATTAAAATTAGATATCGAAGAATGTGGAATGTTTCCATCATCATTTACTTTTGTTCCAAAATAATTACCTTTCATTAAAAGTGATTATTTTTTAATAAACGCAATCATAAAATCGTCAGATTTATGTGTGTTACGCGTGTCAAAATATTTTATTTCATATTTGTCCAAAACATATTTGCGATAATCATCTGCAAAACATGTTAAATCTAAGAAATGCTGGATATTATTGGCTTGGATATCTTCGATGACATATATTCCTTTGTCAGATAGAAATTTCTCTAAAACCATAAACGAAAAAACTTGATGATACAATATATGACTACCATCATCGACAACCACATCAATTGCACCGATATTTTTAACAACATCTAACAAATTCGCTTCATTGCCTTGATCAGCTACAAATGTGGTAATTCTATCCTCACCTTGTATTTGCCCTTTGACGTCATATATATCTATTCCGTAAACATTTGCATTAGGAAAATAATCTCGCCAACAGCGTAAGCTATTTCCTGTTCTGTATCCTTGTACCGAAACATGATGCATCTGATTATTTTCTACAGATCCAATACCTATTTCTAAAACAGATTTCACATCTGATCTGATATTATCAAAAAGTGATGCGTATCCGACAACGTAATTATGATAACCGTTTTTGTCCAAAAAGTAATTTTTGGAAATTTGATCTAGAGAATCCATAATATTATAACAAACAATATTTATTATAATAAATCAACTAATTACTATCGATGGGAAATACGCCTCTATGATGACAACTTTTTTATCATTTTTATACTTGTTAATCTTTTCTTTAATCTCCGCCGAAAAATTCCAAGCTAGTATCACTATCACAAACTTATCATATTTATCATTCACAAAATGATCGATGTTAACGATAGGAATGTTCATTTTTGGTGAGTATAGCCCTATTTTGAGGGGGTTTTCATCTATAATATAATCCAATTCAATGTTTCCGTAACATAATACAGTTTGTCCTTTTGCTGCGGCGCCGAAACCGATTTGTTTGTAATTTTGTTTCTTATGTTTCAAAAGTTCTAATTTTAAGTTAGCGATGATGTCTTGTGTTTTGACATTGAATTCGGCATAAGTTAAATCATCATATATTTTTTTATCTGTCTCTTCTTTGATATGTTCGTCGACATTGCATACGATATCGTTTTTGACTTTGCCAATTTCAAATATATAACTTCTACCATGGATAGCCGCTTCCATAATTCTATTTAATACTAAACCATTCCGTTCAACGAGGGTTTTCATCGATTTGGCGTTGTAGAAAGATATATGTTCGTGATATGTTGTGTCAAACTCGGTATTAACTATCATATTTTTTTGTGATGTTTGAATAAATAAGGAGGTATTGTCGTTCATTATTAATTTACAATTTTGCAAAAAAATGTCGACGTCACAAGTATGAGCAAAGACATTTTGGGCCGTTATAACATCCATAATAGGTAAGGATTTAGCGACGGTTTCGTTCCAGAAATCGCACGTGATATTGTGTCCTTTAGATTTTGCAATCTCGAATAAATTAGTCGCCGGATCAACTCCGTACGTTTGCCAACCTAGTTTTTTGAAATAGTCAAGTTGTGTTCCATCGTTTGACGCAATATCTAAAACTTTACCGGCAATTCCCTTGTAATTATGTATAAACTGAGCATTATCTTTAAAAAATAGCATTCCGGTTTGTGATGTTCCGCTAACGTATTTATAGGTTTTGAATAATAATTCAGGATTTACAGCATGCGAAAGTTGACAGTGAAAACAATTGGGGCAATACATTAGACGTAATGGATATTTATCACATACTGCATTTTTTTGACAGTAATTATTAGCCAACGGTTGATCCCCCAGATCAAGAAATAACACGTTTTGTTGAAGACAACATAAACAATGTGGTAGTAATTTACAGTCAGACATTTTATGCATAATATACAAACTATATTTAAAATAAAAAATTGATTTTAATTTTCATTGATGGTTACATCACTTATTAGTCAAATATCTAACAAAATGGAACTAGATAACATTAAATGTGAAATTTGTAATAAATTTCGAGAAACTAATGGTTTCAGAAAAATCGTAGTCGCTGATGTGAACCAAATAGATTGTCACATCACAGCCTATTTGCAACAGCACAAGTTTAATTCAGAATATCTTTGGTGGATTGTGCACCATGTCAAGCACACAAATAGACATTATGATTTAATGGTCAAAAAAGCAAACGGGATGAAATCGGAAATTTCTCCATTAGACCAGCTTACAAGACCAGTCATCAATTCGTTTATTTACAATCTTGCTCTTGTTGGATTGCGATTAGACATTGTTGATGAATTGAACAAATAAAAATTGATAAAAAAACATTCATGATTGATGTATATATTAAATATATATCATCTCATGCAAAAGGACAATAACGAAGAAGAGAAAAAAACAACTATCAACATTGGGCCTGATTATGGTCAAATGGCTAAACAGCAAACAAATACCGCAATCATCAGTTGTGTTATTCAATGGCTTTTTGCAAAGGATACTGTATTTAGCGTTCCTGAACTTGCCAAAATGTCAGGGTTTGTAATCGTTCTTATCACTGTTAAAACGATCGTCGAAAATTCTGCGGAGTATCTTAATAAATTACAAATTATTGATTCTACATATACACGATATTTATACCAGCGAATTAGATACAGATATAGTGGTATTGAAATTTATCAAAATAAAGATAAATGGTATTTTGATAGCAAAGACAAAACTATTCCAATATCAATGGATTTATTATCCGTATCCATGAGACGCAAGGGAATCATGACGAACATGCCAGGATCGTATTATTATAGCTGTTTTTTGTACACAATCAACGTCAACGTCAACCAGTATATGATCAGTTTTAGATATCCTGATTTGGATCAGCTAAATAAATATGTAATGGAAGAGATCATTTATCCATGCCGAGAGATAGTTATGTCAGGAAAGACACATATTTATAAATTGACATGCCAAACTAGTGTGTTAAAAATAGAACCAATGGAACCTTCGAATGCGTTCGCGACGGCGAATTATAGGGATTTGGAAGAAACGATCAAAAATTATTTTTTAATGGATAGTCTATTGAGATCTAACAACATACCATTGGGGATAATTTTTAGTGGATTGCCCGGAACTGGTAAAACATCTTTTGGATCATACATATCAAGTTCCGGCATATTTGATAAAGTAATATTATGTAACATGGTTCCTGTTACGACCAATAATTTTAAAGATTTTCTCGTTAATATGGAGCGTCAAATAGCACAAGCGTCTAAAAATGAAACACTTGAAGCAAAAAAAGTGTTAATTATTTTGGACGAAATTGATAAATGGGTTGAGTCTAGAATTAATACCAAAATTGATTCTATGCGGGAGGATGCCAGGTCGAAAACAGAAGCAAAAGAAGGAGCAAATGTAGGATTCGCAAAATTGACAGAAAAGGAAGAGGAAGAACGAAAGATTCAACTTAGAAATGATTTTTTTGAACAACTGTACTCACTCATCAATGGTCATATATTATCGGATACCAGAAAATATGTAGTCATACTCAATATGAATGGATATGATAGATTGTTTCAAAATCTTGATCCTAAATTTGATGCCCTCCTAGACAGATTTCAAAAATATGAATTTAATTTGATCGGTAAAAAAGAGATCGTGGAATATCTAGAAAATTTTATTAAGGAAGCTAAGAAAAATCTGAACAACCAATTATTGTTCCCATTAATCGAAAACAACTCACTGTTTCAATCTTTAGATACCTCTTCATACATGTATGATCAAATACCTAACGACATTCAAATATCATATCGCTCGCTTTATAAAATATTGATCTCTAAAAATAGGAACATCGCGGACATCATAGCGAGGTTAAGTTCATAAATCAACTTTTTTCAAATTGATTTACGAATAAAAAAAATTGATAATTTAATCATCTGGCAGGTTAATTTATCAAAATATTACCAAAATGGAATACTTTCTTAAATTGGTCGAAGATCACATAAAGGATTTTTATCGTCAGTTGAAGGTTGGTTTTTATCCTCATTTCAAAAACTGGGAAGAAACATATTTGATATGGTATTTGGTTCGCGATGGCATCCACCCTGAATGGGATGTTGAAACGTCAAGTCCCGATTTTGATCTTTGCGTTGCTATTTATTACGAAGCGCAACATAATAATTCACCTGATGAAAAGCTATGGCCGGTCATCGATAAATATTATATCTCTGGTATCAAAAAAGAAAGTCACGAGGCGGTCACATATTATTTATCGTGGAATCATGAAGCATACATGTTGACACAAAATAGATTCTTCAAGGAAAAAGAAATATCATTTTTGTGGCAAGCAATTATCGTCGAACATAAATATCTTATTGAACTTTTCAAAAAAAAGTTTGTAAAATTATTTCACGATTGTTGTAATGGAAATATCGACAATTTGATTGTCTTTAAAAACGTTTTCGGTCATGATTTTCCATTAATTGGACGATCAATTCTAAATGACGCAACGATTGATCAAACTCTTTGGAAATATATTAGCGAAGGACATCATTATTATATTCCTTCATATATCAACACATGCAATATCGAATCATTCATCAAATTGATCGATATCGACATAGAACATCTCAAATTGTATAAGCGAGAAATATCTAGCGGAAGGGGGTTATTTTTGAAAAAAATAGTAGAGAGTGGATTATATGACAAAGATTATGAACAATTTAAATATCAGCGGGATGGTATTGAAAACTTGAATGATAAAGTGCGATCTGGTAGAATAGGTCGGGAATATTGGCGTAATAAACATCGTAGCAGTAATTATTGGTATGATAGAGATATGGATCCTGACTTTGATGAGTGGCACGAACAAATTTATGGTCAGGATAGACCTGGAACACCGACAAAATATCCAAGAGGGAGACTTAATGTCAAGGAGGATTATGTTCCTGCAAATTACAACGGTGAAAAAGTTTTTCAAAAACCAAGATCCACTCATTTGGATAACAATCCAACACAACAAGATATCGTTAATTTTGCAAACGATTATTTGAAAAAAAATTGAATTATTTAATTTTACAAGGTTCATAGCTTATGAATTTATTAAAATGGAGAACATGATATCTGATCACGTCACTGGACTTAATAATAAATATGGGTTGCCGACTGACGCATTTGACAAAATTTGTCAGATAACTTTTGATAATAATAGTAACGTTGATGTTTACGAGAAAAACGGCTGTATTGTTGTTGTGGGGCCAACTTATGGAGTAAGTAGTTTTTTACCGATCGAGACATTACGACATTTACTTTGGGAAGATGTATCTACGAATACATCAATCATCCTTAAACAATTTACGATTAATACCAGTAGCGAAATAAGTAGCGCAGTCGCTGGATATTTTGTCAATAAATTTGGCAGGATAAGTATTGTGGACTGCATGGTTGTTGGTCAAGTTGTTGATTCAGAGCGATTTGTGTGGCTTGGTCACGGTTGTGCATTTACTGGTAACATATATTAAAAAATTTTAATCAATATGTGAACTCGAGAACACGGCGAATAGTTAATTCTCTGTTTAAATTTGATGGATCGTTCATTACCGAATGAATGATGTTGACAATTCCTGAGTTGATATATTTGACCCAATGATTCGGATCTCCCGACATCTCACTAAAGAAAATGCCGCAAAATATAGGAATAAAAATAGTTTGTCTGTCTGTCTCAGACAGAAGATGTCCCCAAAAACTCATGTTGGTACCGCCTCGCGATGTAGGTTGATTCCATAAAAATTGCATAAATCCATGATTAATATATGCTGGTGTATTATAATTTTCGTTTAAATTCCCTGTACCAGACAATTTTTGTTTGATTTGCCAAGCTGGTATCATATCTTCAACTGCTTTTTTGGTTTGCGAAACGGTTGCAGATTTAGATGTTTCTTTACAGTCCGGGTGGCAATTTGAATAGTATCTTCCTGGCCTATTTCGCATCGGTGGACATCGTTTTCCGCAATTTGGTGTCATACAAATCGGGTTAGGATGTTGATTAGGACAATCAACGATTTGACATCTATCTCCATTGCAATTCATTGTATTAATTGTATTAATCGTTTTGAATATGAAGGAAGTACCAATGAATCAAGTTTTCAATTTTTTTTGTAAAAATTGAAAACCTAAATTATACGCAAATGATATATCATAATATTAGCACAATATGGACCAAATAGACATCAATATATGCATCTTTGCGTTTTTGTCATATACATGCCGGCGTAATCTTACTATGATAAATAGGCAAAATAACAAGCTAAAGACGTTGCTACCAAATATTTGTGATGAAAAAAAATTTATTGAATCGTTCAAAATAAAACGAAAAGATATGATGAAAGTGTCTTATGTATATTTTTTAGAAATAATGTTTGATGGTTATGTTTCTCTAGTAACAACCAATGTTCGTAAAACTATTTTTTTGTTAACAAGAAACGACATATGTTGCGTGTTATATGGATTAGCAAAATTCGATAAATTGGATATGATTAAACATATTTTATCAATTACAGGGAAACGAATTTGGCATGAGAAATCAATTATGAATGGAGCTGCGAGTGGTGGTTCGTTGGATATATTACAATGGGGTTTAGATAGATTTTTTAAATGTGATCCAGATATTTGTATACTATCAATGTTGGCAAACCATACCGACGCGATAATTATGTTAGTAAAAAATGGTTGCAGATTAGATAAATCGGTGTTAGAGATGGCCAAACAAGTTAATAATTTATTCATGGTGCAATGGTTGAAAAATAATCAAGATCTCTTTTTTTCGGACTTAATAGATCTGCGATAAAAAATTGAATAATTGAATCATAGCATCTATATTTCAATTATTGATACAGTAAATATGATGGAATGGATAATCATTGATATGCACATGTATATTAGTCACTTTTTGAGTGATTTCAGCAAAATAAGCTTATCATCCTGTTCTAAAAAAATGGATCAATTGAAGTATCTTTATAAATATGTTGATAGAATTGATATCGAAAAAATATGTGCATTACCATTTTATGATAATTTTACAAAAATTCGAACTAATGAGAAGTTTGAAAAAATGTTAGGATCAAAGTTATTTTGTGGGAATAACGTATCAATCGAGCTTCCTAAAAGTGTGACTAATTTAAAATGCGATCGGATCGATATTTTGTTAGAAAATAATATTATGCCTAAATCAATTACGCATTTAAAAGTGAAAAATATGTTTAACATAGAAAATATGCCTCTGCAGATAACTTATCTATCCTTTGGATCTCTATCTACCTGCGCGATTGAAGGAATTATACCACAGTCTGTTACGCATTTAGGATTAAGTTATCATTATTCTGGTTCTATCAAAAATTGCATCCCTCCATCTGTTACTTGTTTAAAATTAGGAAGATGGCATCGTCAATATATTTCTGAAATTCCTTCATCAGTGACGCACGTTATTTATTATTTCCATTCAGACCTTACAGGATTACCTGCGTCAGTTACGACACTTACTCAAAAAAGAGGAGATATCGCACCAATTATACCTCCAACTGTTCAGACTTTTTATCATTGTCCCAAAAAACATGCAGGTAAAAACTTTATATTTTCATAAAAAATGAAAATCAAAATATCATAACATTCCATAGATTATCATAATAATTATGACTCTCCATGGATCCAATCGTTGATTTCTTACTACAGCAAAATCATCGTTGCATTTGCATCGTCAAAATAAACAATGATGTAATCAAATGGTGCGGTCAAACTATCTGTCCAGATGGAATTTTATATGACAAATTGTTACAAAAAGAAAATAGACGGCAAACGTTCAAACAAATATTAATAGATTCTAATCATAGCTGTATTTATGAACAAGAAACATTCCCTGTCAAGATAGTATGGTGCAAAGAAGAACCATGCAGAGGCATCGTTCAAAAAAGTGTTGAGGAGCAGACGTGGCACAAATTATATCCTTCATAATTATTAATAATAGTCTATCATTAATAATTGATAGGTGTCTGTTCATCTATATCGTTCGTTGTTCCATCTAGAATGCATATATTGACGAACATATTATTTTTTGCTAATTCCTCGTCACCGCACAAGTAGCGGATTAATATGTATACATTGGCGATAGCTATTATGAACAATAATGACGATATAGTACCCAATACACCTAAACCACAACAAAAACTCATATTATCGTAATAGCATGCCATTTTTTTCTCGGGCGGACAATCGGGCAAATCATTCGGACAACCGGTAGTTTTATCACTATTCGGATGTTTTGAGATAACTAATGCAAATGTTGCAAAGACGCTGCAAGCATATAATGCAGCGAGGCCTATTATGACAATTGCGATGTGCATGATCTTAGTGCATATTTGCATATTTTTTTCGTCTATCGTCGATTGGGTCACCATTTTTACTAATGATATTCATCAAAGTAGCTCCGTGAGATTTCAATAATCATTTTTTTATTTGCACTTCGAAAAAATTGAAAATAAAAGTGTCAGATCATAATTTTAATCATAACAAGGTCAACCAACATGGATCCAGAGGTTGTTTATGAATATAACAAAAATGAGTCACCGTTTTTTGCCATTCCAGGAGAAACAACACAATTACATTTCGGAAATAATTTTAATCAAAAATTAAAAATCAGACTTCCTACTAATTTGACAGAGATTCGTTTTGGCAATTCGTTTAACCAACCTCTCAATGGTTCTATCCAAAAAAACGTTAAGCGCATATATTTTGGTAATAATTTTAATCAACCAATTGATCCAGAGGACATAAAAAATGTTACGGAAATTTATTTCGGCAGAGATTATAATCATCCCATTATCTTTAAAGATGGTATCAAAATAATCAGATTTGGATTTAATTTCAATCAATCCATTAAAGGATCATTTCCTAATACTCTTTCAAAATTAGAATTTGGCGATATGTTCAATCATCCAATATCAGGTTTGTTGCCGGATAGTCTCAACGAACTAAAATTTGGTAAAAGCTTTAACCAGCCAGCTACGAAATTGCCCGTAAATCTAAGCGAATTACGTTTCGGAAATGATTACAATCAAGCAGATACAAATTTGTCAGAAGATCTCGAAGTACTCCATTTTGGCAATAATTTCAACAAAAAATTGGATTATATACCATTAAAAGTTTGGTACTTGATAATCGGTAAAAGTTATGAATATTCACTGGCTAATAAATTACCACCAAAGTTATCCCACTTAAATCTTTATTGCAAATATGACCAAAATTTAATAGACACTTTTCCTAAATTTCTTTCGCATCTAGATTTGTCGTACAAAACAAACGTCGTGACTCTTCCTAATCATCTAAAACGCATCACTTATTCGCCACCATCGATTCCTGTCATGGGTTTGCCATTAGATCCTGATTATGTATATGCAAAATTTCCTCCTTTGTTTGGCGCCGAAATCAAATTTAAAGGACCAGGCAATTTGGCGTCAAACGTCAACATCGAAAATTATGATGACCATATCAAAATTCCAAATGGATCCATCGTGACGATTGATGATGTTTCAGTTATTGTATCAAGTACAAAAGATGGTTTGGATCTTACGCCAAAAGAGGCCATCGATAATAAGATTGTGTTACCGATCAAAACCATTATATACCGAAGTTATGAATTAGGGATCGAATTAATATCGCCACATGAAGCAACATTAAATGATCCAACCGAAGTCATACTACGCGAGGATACTTGGATTCGCAAATGTAAATCTTCAAATATTATGAAAGTTAGTGAATGTGTTGCCAAAATTAATTTTTCTAAATAATATGACATATTATTTAGAAACAAATCTAATCATCCAAATTTCTCAATTGTATCATAACGTCATCTGCTGGTGATTCTTGATCTTTGATGATGGAATAATCGATGTCTGTGACCTTTTCACATAATATTAATACCATGCCGATGATCACAAATAATAAAGCAGCCACAAACATGCTAAACGGGATTCCAATTACAAAACAAAGGCCCATATTATCATAATGACATAACAAACGTACATTTGAACTACATTCTGTTTCATTTCCAGGACAGCCTGTATTTCTATTGTTATCTGGATGAGCGGCTACTGAAAAACCAAACAATAGATATACCGAACAAACATATAATATTCCGCAACATACTACCATTATTATTGCCATTATAACATCGCGCATGATTAACTTACGCTGTCCAATATCTACCATTTTGAAAATTGATTTATAAAACAGATAAGTTTAGATATTTTATAATCAATTTTTATTGTAGATGGTCTTCTAACAAAATCATATTGTCATCCGATTCTGTTTCCTTTTCATCAACAGAACATATATTTATTAACAAATCATATACGCTTATGACTATCACGGAAACCATCGCAAATAATAAACCGATGAGCATAATTATGGAAAGTGATAATACAACCAATATTATGCCAACGAGATAACAAGGATACATATTATCGTAAGAACATAGTAACCTTACATTCAAATCACATGTTTGTTCATTGCCAGGACATCCCGAGTACCTATTATTATTTGGAAAAATTGAGATTGAAATTCCAAAAAGTATATATGCAATACATACGCAATATACAGGTACAGTGATGCAGAAAATGATAAATCCTTTGATATTATTGTGAAGGGAAAATTTTGCCATTTTAGTTTCAACGAATAGATAAGATATTATATGTATTTTAAAATCAATTTTTTTAATGATATGTTATTATTAAAAAAATCAAAGCAACGATATCTGGCAAGATAACCATTCTCTAATTGTAAAATCGCAATCCCCTGCGTTACTATTTATTAATTGAATAAAATAATCTTTTTCTTGTCCTCTTGACATCAACAAAATACGATATAACCATTTTACAATTTCGAAATGATTATTTCTACAACTTGTCCGGAATCCTGGTACACAATCATATTTGGCAATTCTTTCGGGTCGATGTTCGAATAAATCTATGCATAAATCAGGATATCCAAACCGACATGCTTGGATAAAATATGTTGAAATAAAATATATATCGGAAGTTCGCAATCTTTGGATTTCCTTTTCTATATGTTTCCAATTGATAAATTTGGAGTCCTTTTTGATAAGGTCTAGAAAATATTGATTTACCATAACTAACTCGACTATATCACGAATGTTCGAAAAATGGATTATCAACTCCACTACATCACGAACATTCCAAAAATTAATTACTGTCTTGATCATCTATATGTGTTCGTCTAATGAACAACCTTGCAGGTAGAAATTTTTTAATCATTTTTTTAGGTCAGCGAATAAAAAATTGATTAAAAAACACTCTAGTGTATATACATTAATACTAAATATCAAAAATGTCCAAGCCTAAAGCAAAAACTGTAAAGAAGAACGCAACTAAAATTAGTGAACCTGTTACGACAAAAAAGAACGCGACAAAAGTTAAAAAAGATGAATCAAGCGAAGATTTTGAATACGAACCATCTAGTTCAGAATATTCTGAAAGTGTCAGCGAAGATTTAGATTCCTCAGATCATTCAGATGAAGACGAAGCAGATTTCGGCGAGGAATATGATATATATATTAAGAAAAATATCAAAACCCTTACTAAAAATCATCCTGGTGTTGAAGTCACGCAATTGTTGAAAATCATTGCACACGATTTTATTGCATCAAAAAATAAAAACAAGAAAAAGAAAGAAGTACCTAAGAAATCATATTGGCTGGTATATACTGACGAAAACGGCGATCGAGAGGATTGCAACGTTTTTTATTCTTATCTTGTCAAGGCACGTACAGAGCATGAGGCTCTCGTAATTTGCGCGGTGGATAGTGATTGTGATATCAAAGGTTTGGGAGCGAGACCAATGGACGTGCTCACGATTGATACGATGAACAAGCATTTCCTCAGAAAATAAATAAAAAAAATTGACATTTTATATTCTCATATAAAGCCTTAATCTTAAGCATTAATCATCAAAATGGGAGCTTTATTCGATCAAGATGTCAGAGAAAAAGAGACTTTTGTCGATATGAGTGACTATTCTAAATTCCAAATTATGGAATATATCAAAGCGCATCGAACTAAAAATATCAATTTTCCAGAAAATTTTAGGAACGTCATGAAAATGATAGAACTAAATAACACCAAATTGTTACCAATGGCCATGGAATTATACTATAAACTGTTCGAAATATTTGGTGAATATCATAATACGGGACCTAAAAAGAACACATTTTATAAAAAGATATATTTTATCAAGCCCAATTTTAGTGCCACACAAGTAAACGAAAAGTATAAGATAGATATGGAAATGTTTAAGATTAAGCAACTTACACCATTTAATGATCAACTTTTACAAATTAAGAGGCCAGATCTTGCGATGATAACCGCAGATATCCGATTAGATGAGTATGATGAATCGTTCAATGATGTTTTGGCAAAGAAAGATATGATGGGAATTAGTAAGCGGATTTTGCGAGATATACCTGAATATCTAAAAATGCGGTTTATCAATGTCTACAATAGAATATTACATAATCCAGAATTAATTAAAGGATCATGTTTGTCAAAAGGATCATATGTTTATAAAGTAGCCAAAAAGGGGGCAACTGATAATATAAACTCGTTCAGACCAATTTCATCATTACCCAATGTTGTCAATCAATTTCATCGTATTTTGAATATTCGATTAAGTAATTACATGTTGGCTAACAAATATCTTGATGTTAACATTCAAAAAGGTGGTGTTTCAGGACAAGCGGTGCCAATTGTATCACAATATTTTAAACTTAAAAATGTGATCAAACATGCAAACAAAAATGGGAAACCATGTGTTGTCGTATTTATAGACATAACCAATGCATTTGGTAGTATTAACAAATCGGTACTTTACAAAATATTAGGAATGTACAATGTCGACGAACGTTTGATTAGATATTTATCGGTGTTTTATGATAATTTGGAGTATTATGTTGAAATTAATTCAGTAGGGCAGTTATATAAGTGGGGCGATGGATTGATTCAAGGTTGTTCTTTATCTCCTTTATTGTTCGTGATTGCGTTGAATTATATACTCAAAACAATTGATGAAAAATATAAAGGTGTATGTGGATATGACTTTACGGATAAAATCAAAATTTTGTTGACAGCTTTTATGGATGACATTGCGATTGTATGTAATAACGTCGCATCGGCGCAATTGATATTTGATGATTTATGCGGTCTTTTTGACATGTTGGGATTACAAATTAATAAAGAAAAATGCGGTATTATGACGATCAATGAGCCGACTGTGCCAATTAAAAGTTTGGCAACGATTCAAAAAGTGGATAAATACAAATATTTGGGCGAATATTTGACGAGCAACGGAGATTCTTCTGAAGCATATGCGATGTTATTGACTATAACAATGGCCAGACTTATTCGATTGAACAATAATCCAAAGCTAGACAATGCTAATAAAATTAAAATGTTCGAAACATTAATTTTGCCGCAAGTGCAGAAGAAATTAATGATAATGTATGATATTGGTACATCTAAACGAATTAAAATAGCATCTGTTATCAAAACATATGTGACAAAATGGGGGAATGTACCGTCTATGAACTTGTTTGGTGATCTCATCGGTTTAATGTCAACATCCAATGATGAAGTTATCCAAGGGATAATATCTGAAAATATTTGTAGAGATGATACGTTGGAACATGACATCGCAATATCCGATTACATTTTCAAAAACCCGTGTGCTGGATTTGGATACGGTAAAGTAGATGATGAATTTGAAGTAGATGCAGAGATAGATGCCCTTGAATTGATAGCTGACAACTAAGAATTTTTACCAAAACATTGATAATATTTTGATAAAAAAAAATTGACTTTTAAAGTGCCAGACAAGATAACTATCAATAATAGTATCAAAAAACAAAGGACATACACATTTAAGATCATCTAAGATTTGTTTTTGCATATATCAAGGAATTAAGATCATTTTGTGCAGCTACAACAATGATAATTCCTGCATATTCTAAGAAATTTATGACTGTTTGTATCAACAACCTGTTCAATTAATTTCTGCATATCATAAAAATGATAGACAACCATTTGTTAACGAACGTTATTGACATTCATTTTTGCATATTAATATTTGATAAACAAATTTATGAATTTATTTCTTCGGCGATAATATCTACATAGTTTGTTGCATATAACTAAGGAATTAAGATAATTTGGTACACCTGTAACAATGATAATTCCTGCATATTCTAAGAAATTTATGACTGTTTGTATCAGGCATAATGTTCAATTAATTTCTGCATATCATAAAAATGATAGACAAACATTTATTAACGTATGTCATTAACATTCATTTTTGCATATTAATATTTGATAAACAAATTTATGAGTTTATTTCTTCATCGATAATATTTACATAGTTTGTTGCATATAACTAAAAAAGAAATTTACGATTTTTATGTTTTGCACTTGAACATTGTTAATAATTTCTGTAAATAACGATAAAAAAGAAATCTATGATTGTATGTTTATGACCATGTACACATGATTTCTGTATACAACTGAATAAAAAAAAATTTACGATTGCAATTATGATATTCGAATTGATTGCAAATAATTTCTGCGATAAAAAAGAAATCTATGATTGTATGTTTGCTGCATTATGTACACATGATTTCTGCATACAGCTGAATAAAAAGAAATTTACGATTGCAAATAATTTCTGTATATAACTAAGAAATCTTACGACATATAACATTGGAACATGTTGTATTATTGATTTCTGCTTAATAAAAAAAATTTATGATGTGCTATTTCCGCCAGAATTCAGTTTAAATTTTTGATGATAAACTAAGGATTAGACGATTGACACTAGTGGTCCATGTGAATTATTAATCCTGCATATAATAAGAAAATCATACGATGATCATTTGTGGATCAACTGATGAGAAAGATTTTCGCATAATTTAAAAAATCAAAGATATTGGATTTATGTCCCGTATGTTATCGATTTTTGCTATATAATTAAGAAACTTTGATAGTAATAATAATTGCCATTTAATCCAGTTTCTGCAATTTTTTTAATATCATTATGATGTTAAAAAAATTGATTTTGTTATTCGTAGGATACTCATTATCATATTATTATTATTATCTTATGCAACGGATTACTAAAGTGTTAACTCTTGAAGAATTGAATGACAAAGTTTTAATCAAAGCTTACATTGAAGATTCATTTAAGGCAAGAAGGACACAAAAAGATAAAAAATTATACAAAAATATTAATTTGATATTCGGTAAATATCCGGAAATCATAAAGCAAATAATTAGCAATATCCAAACATTAGGATATTACAAAGATTATTTTCACATACTCAAACATTCACAAAATGCCAGATTAGATACATACTTATACAACATAATTACGAAAAAGCTACGTGATGATCTTAAAAATTTAGAACTAGGTAAAGATATTTCAACGTTAGGAAAATATTTGCCCAGAGAAGGATTTGGTGCAGATAAAAAGCGTAATTTTATTGATACCTTCAATGAATTATTTTTTTTTAAAAATGAAGATCAATTTGTGACCAAATGGTTATGTCGTAAAGTACCATTTGGAAAAATCAACGATAAATTTTCAGCCAGACGGTTATATCGCAAAATGAAAACTGAATTAAATGAGAAGATAGGTACGATCGAATCAAGATTATGCACAAAGACCCTTGATAAAATTGAATATGAAAAAGTCGCACCACGTGCATTAAAAAAATATACACCAAAATTATTGGCAAGTGAAATAACAAAGGTGAACTTTGAGGCATTTATCTTGGGTAAACTTTTGAGCATGACTTTAGATGAATTGATGAAAGAGATAATAAGGGGCAATCGTGGCCCGGAAATGATCGAAAACGTATGGTCTAAAAATAACTTTTGCAAAACATATTCTTTGGACAAAATAATTTCTGATTCGGTTTGTATAATCGATTTATCCAAGGATATATATGAAACGAACAGCGCTTACTTTGCAGTTGGTATTGCTTTGTTGGTCGACCAACATTCGAAAGTCGAAAAAAATGTGATTATTGGAAGCGAGACAATAGAGTTACAAGGAAGCATAGTTGAGAAGACAGCGCACATTTTGAGACATGTTGGACCGTGTAATATCGATATCCAATCCGTAAGTAACCGCGCGTCAAATGTTATTGTTGTCACGCCGAAGCAAATAAATGCACAGGATTTCGCGAACATTACGCACATCAAGACGCTTGAACATGGATTTCATATATTCCCACCCAATGCAGCACCCATAACAAGACACGTTGTCCATGTAAACAAAGAGATCGTCAAGAGAAACATTAAATTTCTTACTAATAATTCTCATGAACTGTTAGATAAACGATCGCCGATTATTTTTATTTTTTGTGTTGTCATGTTGCTATCAATTTTGCATTTGATTAATCGTTTTAATATTGTTTTATAAAATAATATTAAAAATCGACCGTGATGTTCGTCGAGTAAAGTTTATGTTGATGATAATTGATGAGATGATTTATGATATAAAAATAAAGCTACTATTATAATTAGTGGCCAGTATAATGACGGATACAACAAATGAAGATGTTGAAGAACAAATTTTTGATGCGATCAAAAAAAGATCAGTGAAGGAAAACGGTTGTTCGATTTGGAAAGGGCCGAGTAATGGCGATTCATGTTTTATCAGACACAATTGTTATGGCGTTCGAAAAAGGACTTACATTACAAAATTTATTTGGGAGCGTCATCATCCAGATCAATTATGTAATAATCTGAATCAAATTGTGCACACTTGCAATAATCCCAAATGCTTTAAAATAGAACATCTTAAAATGATAGAATTGATGTCAAATGAGGGAAATTGGCAAGGATCGTCTAAAAAAAGGAAAAATGATGACAGCAAAATGGAAGAAACAAGTGAATTTTTATCAAAAGAAAAAGTTTGGCAAAGATTAATTAAAAAAGGCAAATTTGATGACACCAAAATATATAACAACAAAAAATGTTTTATTTGGACGGGAAATCAACACTCTGGATACGGTTGTATCGGAATTAATCATAAAACATACCCGGTTCATCGTCTCTCTTTTTGGATAGCAAACGATCAATATGATAAAATACATGATATCCCTCGTCACGACGGAACTTTTGATCTTCATATAAGACATCTTTGTTCAAATTCTTTATGTTTTGAACCGTGTCATTTATCGTTAGGGACAGCTAGCCAAAATAATTACGAAGATAAAATAATTGCGGGTACTTTGAGGCGAGGCGGAAATCATCCCAAAAGTACAATTTCTGAAAAAAAGGCAATTCAAATAAAATTGTCCAGATATCCTAAAGACGATGCAAGGTATATGACACAAGCTGCGAGGGCTGAAAAATTTAAGGTTAAGATTTCTCTTGTAAGAAGTATTGATTCTGGACAATCGTGGGGTCATCTCTTTGGAATGGACAATGCAGCTTCAGCAAAGTTGCGAGAAAGAAGACGAAATAATCCCAAGAAAGCGAAAGAACGAATATGGGACAAAAAAATGTTTGAAGAAGCAAATAAAAAATTATTGGGTCTTTCTGTTATAGACAAAAAGAGTCCAAAATATAATTCTTCACATTGTCGAGTATGGCAAGGAAAACTCAAACCGGATGGATCCCCGCGTGCTATAGGTATTCACGGTAGATATATTGCTCCGAACGTATTAGCTTGTTGTATTAAAAATAATACTTTGGACAATAAAAATAAATATAGTTATCGCAAATGTGGTAATAAATTATGCGTAAATGCTGATCATATCGAATTTACATCCGCAAAAACAGGGGCAGGAAAGAAATTGTCACAATGTGACGTAGATGAGATCCGGCGCTTGTTTAAAACAGGCGAATATACACAAAATATTTTGGCAGAAAAATATAACGTGTCATTTGGAACAATCAATAGCGTTGTAACCGGAAAATATTGACGATCGTTTTTTTCGCATTGTTAATAATAACAAAATAAATTATTTTAATATTGTTTTATAAAATAATATTAAAAAAATCATTAACAGTTTGTCATAATTCATATTTTACTTAAGTAATTACATATAAATCAATCATTCACTATCAATATCTCTTTTAATCTCATTCATTGAACCACTCTTTCAACAGATCAACATAGTCAACCATGACTTTAGCTTCATTCGTTTTATCTGTATGATATTCTGCTTTGGCGATTACTTTGAAATCGTCAGTGATAGCATGATATTTATCGGGCCAAGCACGAAATTTATTTGCAAAGTCATTATCCCATCCATCAATGAAAACTGGATATGGAGGATTGTACTTTTCAATAAAATAATTTGCTCGAGCGACACGATCTGCGAATGTTTTGTGTTGTTCAGGTTGTTCTACACCAAATAATTCATCGATATACACCGGCCATTCATTGGAATGCGCTTCCGAAATCTGTATCAGTATAATATTAATATTATGCTCTCGCACTTTATCTGCTAGTTCGAACAAGCGAGAAATTCGAACGAGAAACGGAGGTCATGATAATGAAAAAGCAGCAATAATTGTTCTCTTCGCCCCTCCTCTCTTAATTTCATCGTACAAAGATGTAATCTCCGTCCCATTAATCATAAACAGGGGACAATCAGGTATCGCATCCCCTATTTGTAACGGCTGTTCTGTATAATAAACGCATTTATTACCGCGCATATAATGTACCGCATTCAATACCTCAGCATCATACTCTGTCGGGGATGTATAATAGTTTCGAAAGATCGTTCTGTACATTTCGACACTTTCGTCGCTCGTATCGAAACCAAAATGAGTAAGAGTTAATCGGTTGAGAGTATGTTCGACTGTCAAGCTTACCAATGGCCGATTCAATTTAGTTGCATACAGTGTCCGACCAACATCACTCCTCGTAATCTCTTCTTCATAATTTAGCATTTTGATGACAAGCGGCTTGTTTTTAACATCTGCATGTGTGAATGGCCTAGTATCTCCAGGTTCAGATACACCCATAGTTCTAATAATAAAGGATTATTTTGATTATATATATTTCTGGCTGTTTGGTTTTCACTTTTTTTTGAAAATTAATAGTTAGGAGTTAGGAGAACATATCAATATTAAGCATATCAACGCGCACAAACGGATCAAATCTACACTAAAATTTGCGACGAAGGAGCTTTCATTACCAATACGAACGTTACTTGTGATAGATGTCATACAACAAATGGTAAACATGTTACCGTCACGAAAAAACAGATCTATATGATTCATGTTTTATTAAAGTCAGCGTACTTCTCAAATGTGGATATGAAGACCTAGAGATGTTAACCTTGATAGAGCAGGAAGAATTTAATTGTCCTGAAAAGTAATAGTTTCAAAAAAATTGAAATTATTATTTTTAGGGAAGTCCATCAGTAATTTTCATGATCAATTAAACAATCATGGAATCTTACAACTATCTCGAAGCTTGCGCAAACGGAGAAAAATTTTATCGTATAGAAGATCGTTATCCAGGAAAACGTTACACGAGCATTTCCTGTGATCGATGTCGCAGAGGTAATTTGACAGAATATACTGGAATTCTTGGTCAAGAAATCGATCTTTGTTCAGGGTGTGTCGATCAAATCAAAAGAGATCCAACGAATCGGGCAGCAATTCAACGCATCAAAGCTTCATCTAGTGTGTCAACATACCAAACCCAGATGCCTTATGCGTCAACATTTCTGACATCTCCGCCAAATTACATACCTCATCCTCGCCCCGCACCTTATGCAACAGTTAGAGTCACTATCGGCGTTCAACAACCCCCTTATGCAGTGATCTTCTTTCCTCATTAGCGTAACAACCAATAACATTTATTGCTACGTAAAAAAATTGATAAATATAATCCCATAATCATTTATTGGATAACATAATCAACCAAAATGGAATCGCAATTCATTGATGTTTGCAATAAGGGATCCTATTTTTATCCAGCCCATGAACATTATGGGAGAAAAACCAGCGTAAGATGCGATCGTTGTGGCAAGACAAATATAGTTGAATGCATCGGTTATGGTGATAAACTAGATTTATGTTTGGATTGCGTAACAACGATCAATAAATCTAGAATCCCTAAAAAGATTAACGATGTAGAACCTCTTACGTTCATGATGCAAACTCAGTTTTCACGAGAAGAACCGCTTACATTAATGATGCAACGACAATTTTCGCAACGTTCAAGTGCAACAACTATTGGCACCGATCAACAATTTATTGACGTTTGCAATAAAGGAATATATTTTTATCCTGCACATGAACATTATGGTAGAGAAACAAGTGTGGGATGTGATCGTTGCACAACATCTAATTTAGTAGAATGCATTGGTTATGGCGATAAATTAGATTTGTGTTTGAACTGTGTTTCGGAAATTAATAAATCTAGAGTATATGACGAAAAAGAACCTGTGATGTATACAAGAATGATGCAACATCAGTTTATACAACAAAAAGAACCTGTGATGTATACAAAAATGATGCAACATCAGTTTGTACAAGAAAAACCAATAGTGGGTACAATGATGATGCAAACTCAATTTTTACCAAGATCAAAACTAGAAACATCGATGAAAGAACTTCAATTTCAAGATTTTTTGGAAAAAGATACAAAAAGAATACAAAAAGAATTGGAAGAACCAAGTAGGATTAATGTACCGACAAAGATGACACAAAACCAAACTGATAAGCAAAAATCTTCGGTAAAGTGGCAAGGAAAGGAGATGTCAAATGGCGAAATTGAAGATGAACCTTTATAATTGATATTAATTTATTCAATAAATATCAATCATAATATATATGAATATCAGCGACACAAAAAATACAAATCTAAAAATCTCCAACAACTTCAAATCGGGAAAAATAACTGAATACTTCATCAACAAATATGACGAAAAAAAAAATAATACTATCAATCTGTTCGCTAGCAAATATTTTTTACTTTACAAAACATCTGGCGAAATAGTTAATCAACCAGAAATCAAAAAATTTGCAGACCTTATCAACAAGACATACACATCCGGATTAATTTATAAATCTTTATCGCCTACTTTTGTTTCTGATTATCTATTCTGTGTCGACAATCGTGCACATCTAATTAACCGCAAAAATATTCTAATCTTTCGTGATGATATTAATATTGATGAATCGCTCCTGTATTTTTATGACCAAAATAACCTTAAAGACGTTAAAGTCAGTATATATCCAATATTCTTGCACAAAATTCCATGTCATAAAAAATTTGAAGAATCATCACGGGCTTTATTGTCGCGATTTGCCGACATTGACATCTTATATCACGATACGTTGAATGAACCAAGCTTTATTGAGAATTATGCGCGACTTTGCAAAAATTACAAAGATCAAAAGTTAGATCTAGTCATTTGCGACTTCAGATCTTCCAAAGTAAAAAACCTTGATATTTACTGTTTTATATCAGTCATAGTAACTATCAATACATTAAATGTAGGTGGCAGTTATATGTTCCGAATTCACAATAACTCAACTATGTACATAACACAAATTTGCACATATTTATCAAAGTATTTCGATAACATATCCATTATTCGGCAAAAAATCAGACCATATGAATCTGCATACGTATTTTGCACCAACTTCTCAAACGCACCAGATGTAAAATTGTTATCTGATACGATTGCCATATGGAACAGTTCCGCTACAAATTTATTTTTATTCCAAAATGAAGATCCAAATATCAAACCAAACCTAAACGCAATTCGTAATCGTATCAATAAATCAATTGTCAAAAAAGAACTAATATATGATTCCAAAATCGACGACGTTGCAAAATTATCTTTGGACGAAATGATAAAGCACCATACTTATAATAATAAAGTAAATTTGCATCGTTCTATTCTCGTTGCGCAAAAATATAATCTAAAATTAAGGCCTGATGTCGTCTTCAAAATAAAAAAGTTAAATTTTACATTTGATGCCCCTATCAATATTACTTTTCTGAGAATATCTAACAAAATTACAAATATTGATACGTTAATTGATCAGGGAGCGAAATTGAAACTATATAAGTCAGGGATTGATTCAATGGATCAGATTAAATGGCAAACTATCGTGCAAAAACTGGATATCACTAGACTAATACCTATAAAATTAAACAAGACTGTCGATTTTTGCAAAATGTATGAAGTTTGCTATGTCAATAAATTAATGAACAAAAAACTGCAAACTTTGCACATATGCCATCATAACGATGAATATGTCAAGGCCATAAATTTTGTGAATAAGGAGCATATAGTAGTAAATGATACGGCATCATTTGCTAATTCGATCGATTTATTTACGTCTGACAGTGATTCGATCGATGAAACGATTGTAGATTTGATTAATACAACTGTCAAAATTGGTGGGGCAGCTATTCTCAAATTGACGGTTCCGTTCATTAATTTACAACAGATCGGTTCGATAAGTGAGCATTTCAATGATGTTTCTTTTTATAAACCGCTAGTTGGATCACCGATCGTTGATGATGTTTTTATTATTTTAAAGAACAAACGAGAGATCCCATCAGATAAATATCAAATGAAGGCTGATTTTATTGATAATATGGAACACGTTTCAAATGTAGTTATTGATTTGCAGATATCGAAAATGAAAACATTATTTGATGCATATAGTGATTTGTATGCAACTGCTGATGTCGAAAAATATGCAGAGGAATACTATTTGAAATGGAGTCAATATTTTGATATTAAATCTTTTGTCAATATAAGTGCTTAAAATATGGAAGAGAAAGACATCGTGCGCAAAATTGATGAATCGTTTGGCGAGGATTCTGAAGGATCAGAAATTACGATGTGTTACGTCACTTCAGAGATAATGTACAGATTATTAGAACCTGATTTTTTAGAGATCAAATTTTATGACACTGACAAATTTTACGATTTTATGATGAAATATCCAATCTTAAACATTGAATTGACTCTAACGTCAAAAAATATATTTGATAATGCTGAAAAAAATAAATTGATAAAACAGTTTGGAATAGATAAAATTGGATACGCAAACTCTGTGTTTAAATATGCTAAATTGAGAATATTTATGCATGCGTTTAATATCATCAAAGTGATAGAAGGATATTTGTGGGCTCAATCGTGGTTTAACATCCAGACATATGGTATTCGTAAAAAATTTGCGACAGAAGAAGAATATGGATTTTATATTATGAGATTAATCGATGCAATTAATAATTTCAATAAAGATCCAGAAGATTTGTATACGATATGTTTCTATGGCAAAGAAATAGATAGTAATACTAAGAAGATATTGAAGATGGTGACAGACACCAAGATGCAATATGATATTTTACTGAAATGTAATTATTAAAAAAAAATGAAAAATTAATTCATAGCAACATCATTTAATGTACTATTAATCAAATCATGTGTCACATTAACACTATCGTATCCGCTATATTAATATGCATCCTTGCCATTTTTAGTGTCCCAAAATACGCACAGACAATCATACAATCAGATTTGTTCACGACGATTCAAATATACACACTCGTTGACAAAAATAACAGCCAGTATCCTTTGCTCGTGGATGTTGTTAACAATTTTACTCGCTATGGTGAGTTTGAGATGTATTTCCGAGGAAAGAATACTAGCTATTCTTTTTTACGTCGAAAAAGCACATCGAATTTGGTCAGTTTTGCGAATAGTTTTGCCAACAGTGCAAAAAAATTTAATGATAGTCTAGTCTATTTTGTAGAAATCAGAAAAGTTAAAAAAATTTAATACATTCCATGACTATCGAATGTATTAAAAAATTGAAAATTAAAGTACTATACACTCATATTATATTATCAAATAATAATCATGAATAAATTACACGTAATAACGATTGTCTTTATATTATATGCTGTGTCGTTCTTCATTGCGCCACGATATATTAGATTTCCGCAGATAGCGATAGACGACCAATTCGGATTATTGATTCCATGGGCGGGTAATAATTCTGACGAACCAATAGTGTTCAACAAAAATACGTTCATGAAAGAAACATGTCATATATGGAATACATATCCCAACATAACACGTATTCAATTTTATTTAGGTGCACCAGTAGGAACTTATGAAAGAGATATCCAGACCAAAAATATATATTCATTCCTGGTTGTCGAAACGATCATATTCATAATTTTATCTATTTTGATTTTCGGCACAGGATCTTCTACACCATTATTAGTCAATTTTTTAGTCAATCTATCGCTCTTGATGTGGATCATTAGTGTTGGATTTGATATTCTTGGTACAGCGGATTATTATGCTTTGAATGGGTTTGTTTATCAAAATACGTATGACGCATATGGCAAAGTATTTCCGAGTAAATGGCTAACGAATGCATCGGATAAAGAGATGGGCGTTTATTTTTACGATCAATTTACGCTCGTAAAACAAGTTTGCGATATGAGAAACTATTTTTATTATAATGGCGATAATTGGTTCATGACTTTTAAAAATTGCACTGCGAAGGACAATTTCCTTGATTCTAACAAGATCTGTAGTGTAATATTAAAGTTGACATCTTTAGGATTATTGGTTTTTACTAACATTGTTTATCGGTGTACATCTTACGAACAAATAGAAGATCAATAATATTTGATTAAAAAAATTGAAATATTATTTTTCAGCAAGTTCTATTATTAATTGGATAATATCAAAACCTAATGGAAACAGAATCCCAACGATTAGAACGTGTGCATGTCAAACACGCACAAAATTTACGCAATAAACGACTGACCCTTGCCAACTATCTCCTAAAATGTCTCGTGACTGTTCAAATTAAAACGAAAATTAAAGATCGCGTATCCTTTGTTCAGCTTCAGTTATCCAGCTCAAAAGCAAAAAAACTCGAAGTGAGAATTGTCGGAGATTGTATGCTAAACATCGAAAAGAATATAATAAGTTTCTACACCTTTTTGAGATACATTGGAACAAAACCGGACATCTCTAAATTCCCGATAAAAGGTAGTGAAACAGATCCCGCAAAAATGAACGCTTTATGTAAATACTTTGATACAATGTATGTCAAAGAAACAATAATTTTTTTAGATTCGCGTAAAATAATGTACAAAATTCCTAAAATCGCGAACACTTTTTTGATTGAAGGAAATGAATTTATCTACAAATTACAACTCTCCGGCTATTATGGTGATTGGACTGTTAATGATTGTCGAGAAGTATCGCATTTTGATCTATTCAATTTATTTAGTTAATATATTAGTTAAATAAAATGATTTAATTTTAGTTTGAGAGCTTTGAAAATACCGATCAACAATAATACATCAAACTCGGCACGATGGGCATTTAGCGTTGTCGACACACTCGCTAAATCTTTGCCCGTCACAATTTCATAAATCTCGCCCAATTTCTTTTTCTGCAAATCATTTTCTGAAATCATAGAAATCAAACTCTTGCTATCTAAAAACTTACCGGATAATTCATCGTTCAATAATCCTTTCTGTAACATTATTCGATGATCGAAACTGTTACCATTATGCGCTACGAATATTGGTTTGTGACAATATCTATAGATCATATCCATATCACTCTTCAATTTAGATTTATTATCACCTCGTTCCATCATCCTATTTGTTATTCCAGTTAATTTCGTAATAAATGATTTTAATTTTTTATCGGCCTTAACTAATCCGGTACTTGGTGAAAAATCTAAATACAACTCTTGAAAATGTCGTTCTATTATCTCCGGATTGACATATTCTGTCCCATCAGTTTCTAGATCATACACAAAGATATTATTCACCATCTTAACTTTCAATGCATCGCAAACATATTTCAAAAAATCATAATTTGTATATTTTTTCGCCAATGTTATCTTGTATTTTTTACCCGAATACAAATTCCAGATTTCTAACTTCATCTCTTCCTTCCAATCAGGAAATAAATTGTTGTAATACATCAACGTTTGTAACACATGCAACACACCCACCGTTTTAACAAACTTTAACTCAATAACTTTGTTTTTCGCAGTCAAAATATCATATTTACCGATCAGTGGTATGTTAGGATGTTCGCAAATTTTCTGAAACTTATATCCCTGTGGCAATGTTTTAATGTATTTTTTAATCTTCCGAATATGACTATCTAATTTGCTAATATTATGTTCTTTATCTAGCATAAATTTGGTTTCATTTTGGATACAATGCATTATCAGTGAGATTTTATAAACTAATTTATTGTTTGTCTCATCGTCAATATTTTTCCGTAACTTCTTACAATATCGATAAATTGTTTCTTTTGGATATTCCTGCGTAGATGATTGTAATGCACAATTATAATACATTGATTTGCTCGCCATCTTTTCAGATATGTACATAAAAGTTTCCAAGCCAATTTTATCTTTAATCTGATGTAGCATAACAGAATTTAGCATATTTGCACATCCCATTTTTTTCATAACATAATAACCAACGTGATATTTCGGAGCTAATATAATCAGTGATCTAAAAAAATTTTTAATACTATTTGTAAAGTGTTTAATTTTAGAATGAGCAGAACAATAATAAAATTGGAATATGTTTTCCATATATTCGCCATACAATGTAGCATCTTTGTTTTTAACGGTGACATCATTAGGCTGCGTGAACATGATAGATTCACTTAATTTGTATTTTGATTCTTCTTCAAATTTCAATAACATATCTTCTGTAAATAATTTTTTATCGCCGATAGTATCTTTGATCGGATATTTGATTTGTTTGTGGTCGGGTTCAAATTTGCTTTCGTAGTCAAATTTTTGTAATTTTTTAGGATTATTTGTGGTGTATGAATTTGAATCACATAAAGTTAATTCAGGATATGGATCTTTGTCGTCTCTCACGTAGATCGTCAATTCGTCAATTGCCCGACTAAATGCGACATACCATAAATATTTGAATTCTTGGTATTCGACCATTGTGGGTTTGCGGCCCATCGTGGCAAAATGCGCATTAATCACCAATACTTTCTTAAATTCCAAACCTTTGCTTCCATGAATAGTATATAAATTCACATGCCCGGATCGAATTGATTTCTTTTGGTTATCGAACACACTATCTTTGCCTTGAGAATAATGTTCACAGAAGGGTATTTTATAATTTTTTAACATATTTGCAACACTGTTTAAACCAACGTTGCGATTTTCGTTTGACCGCTTGATAGGCCCAATGATTGCAATTTCGTCGAAAGAACATTTAGATGAAAATATTTCTAAAATTATATTCTTCATGATGTCATCATCGTTACCAACATAAATATATGGCTTTTTATTATGAGTATTTTTCGCAGATACCATATGTGGTAGTTCTTTATGAATCCGTATCTCATTAACGAAATCCACAATCTCGACAGTTGATCGATAATTATTAACATATGATATTTGTGATCCAGGATGCTCTAATAAAAATTTATCGGAACCATTTTGAAATTGATATATATTTTGGTTAGGATCGCCGACCATAATAACTGGAATATTTAGAATCTCACTTATCTTCATAATAAATGCATATTGATTTTCAGAAATATCTTGTGATTCATCAACGACAATAAGTTTACAATTGGCTAAACATTTAATTCTTGATAATTCGCCATTTCTGCATTTTTCATCAACATATTTTGTGGCGGATAAGATAATAGTGTGCAAGCAGCTCGTTTTCTTTTTTCGCAAAGTGAACATAATAGTCCCGGCTAAAGAATGCATCGTCTTAACATTTTGGTTTGTGAATAATTTGCTACAACGTTTGTTTCCTTTTTCTAAAAAATCATTGCACGCGTTTCTGGAAAAGGTAACAATTATGAAATTGTTAGAACCATATTTTTCTGTTTCTTTGAGATGAATTATTTTATCGATAATTGATTTTGTTTTTCCACCGCCAGGAATACCAAATAATTTAGAATGTTCCAAATCTGCAAGAATAAAATTCTGCTGTTCACGATCTTCCATATTTTTGGTTTTAGGATAACTTATTAATTCATCGTTTCTTGATCTATGTAAATCATCAATATACATATCGCACAACCACATATTACCATAACTTGCATCATAAAATCTAAGATTATTGTGTTTCTCAATTATCGGTTTAATTTCTTTCAAATTGGCTTTAACTTTTTTGAGTTCTTTTTTATCGAGAGCTCCATCAAATATCCGAAGTAAAAGTTCATCGCGTAACGTCCTAGCTTTATTAAACTCATCATATTCGTATCTGGTCACACAACATGTTTTCGTCAGAGTATCTATTTTATATATTAATGTATCCATCCTTTGTTATATTCATTAATGATATATTTATATGATGCTTATCTCATTTTTGATGAATAAATAATTTTAGTCATCAAATATTGATATTTTAACTCGTGCGACGATGCTTTGATGTATAATGTTATGATATTTGCTGCTGAGATTTAGATCTGTTACGGATAATGGGATGTTATTAATAGGTTGTTTGAACCACATGCCAAATGTTAGGTGTGTTATTGTAGGTGGCATGTCAGATAGGATTGGATCTTCGCCATGTAAAGTTATATGAGTTACAGATGTTGGTATGTGTTTTAGAGATTGATGATTTGAATGAAATACTACGTGTTTTACTGATGATGGTATACTGCCTTCTATCGATTGATTAAAACATTCTCCAAATTCTAGATAAATCACTGATTTAGGAATACATCCAAAAATATGTTTGTTAAATCGATGGCCAAATATTAAACGAGTCACAGTTTTTGGAATACATGTACAAATCGGTTTGTTAAAATATTCTCCAAATGTTAAATACGTTACGGATGCGGGGATACTGTTTTCTATACGTTGATTAAAACTGTTTCCAAAAGTTAAATGAGTAATTGATGACGGAAAGGCATTATCGATTAATTGATTAAAATAAAAACCGAACGTTAAATGTGTTACTGACGGTGGAATATTATTTCGCACTGGCGTATCAAAATAGAAACCAAATGTTAAATGCGTGACTGATGCAGGTATTTCTCCATCAATGGGCCCTTCGAAATTAACTCCAAATTTCAGATGAGTGACTGAAGACGGAATGCAATCGTTTAAATATTGTGAGAAAGAATCGCCAAACGTCAAATGCGTAACTGAATTTGGAATATCGCCAATCTCCACCGGTTGATTGAAATCATTGTTAAATGTTAGATGAGTGACGGACGACGGAATACAACCATAGAGAGGTTCATTAAAAGTTCTATCGAAAGTTAGATGAGTCACACACTGTGGAATATATATGATATTTCCTGTAAAATAAATGTGTTTGATATTTTTAGGGGATTTGTGCGTCATGGTAGATAAGGTCATTTCAACTGATTCGAAATTATCATAATATGGCAATAATATGATTTTATCAACGTGAACTTTTTCTGAATATATGAATTTGCATTTTATGGTATTCAATATAATACACGTTTCGGACAAGGATGTTTTTTCTTTATCTGTTATTAGACGGCCAATATAACAGAGAATATCTTCAGATAACGTTAGCATTTGATGAGATATTGATGATAACATAACATTAGAAATTTGATAATCACTTTTTTTCTTTAAAAATTGATAAAATTATTTCCACAAATATCCAATATATGTAGATATATCAAAATGCAGTCGGATATCTATTTAAACAAAGATATATGGACTAACATATTATATTTTGCAGGATTGTATAATATGTTGAAAATGGAATTGGTTGCTAAAAAATTTATTGAGATTACGCAAACGCATGTATGGAACTTTAAATATGAAGCGAATAGAAAATTTGATGAAGGGATGCAGAAATATAGAATACAAAAAATGTTTCTTGATAGTTGTGATATCGATGCATTGTTAATGAAATATATTGATACAATGAATGTTAGATGATTAAGATTAGATAGTTGTATGGTGGTCGATGATAATTTATCGTTCGTACATAGTGTGAAAAGCCTTACCATAGTGACGTTGGGAAGTTTTACAACGATAGATAAGCTACTAGAATTTTTTGATAATTTGGAATCGCTAAAAATTTATAGTCTAGACATACCAGATAACAAATTGAACGATATAAATTTTAAAAATATTAGGTCATTGTCTCTATGCGATTGCGAAAATATTACAGATGTTGGACTTGTTGCTATTTCAAAGGCAATTACAAGCAAACTTGATTCGCTAACGATTTTTGAATGCGATAAGATAACGAAAGACGGAGTTTTAAATTTGATAAGCAGCGACACAACCAAATTTTTATATTTAAAAGGGCCGGCTGTCATCAAAATATGTGGACATTTGAATACATATAAATTTTTAGAACATTTGCATTTGTGCGGAAATATATATGACTCTGACTTGCATGATCTTTTCAAATTTAGATCGTCGATGAAGCATTTGGAAATCGGTGGATGGAATATCACTAATTATGGTATCAAATCATTACAAAATATAGATATTCAGCATTTAAGTTTATATGCTTGTTCCGACGTCGATGATAAATCATTAAAATATGTTGGACATATACCGACTATATATTTTTGCGGTAATATACTCGGTGATGGACTCAAATATCTGAGTAAATGTCATGAATTTTTAGCGACTAATTCAATATGTCGAACGATTGATTGTTTTAGATATTTTGATGATATACAAATATTAATTTTGGATGGTTGTCCTATTATCAACGAACACTTAAAATATTTGAATACACCTTCTATTCGAAAAGAATTGAACATTTATCATTGCAGACATATAACCAATAAAGGACTCGTTTTTGTTGGTAAATGGCAATCGATTGATGTTGATAATTGCGACAAAATAGAACCATTCAAATGTAGCGGTACACATCAAGAAGTTGCCGATGAAATTATGCGCCGTTATACTAATACTTATCTGCAATTGTAATATCTAAAAATTAGACGTTGCAATTGATACTCAAAGAAAATTCTTTTCCGTCAAACGTTTTGATGATAGTTGATGCATTGTGAATAGCAAATGGCAAAATTATTATCTTCTCGCCACAAATACCCCAACGCAGTATATCCTGCCGCAGTTGTACAAGTTTTTCATTTTTAAACAGTGGTCCATATGTAAACATCGCACCATAAACATTCCGCAGATTATATGGCCCTTCTATTTTTGAATATGCATCGTTCAAATCTATCATCGTTTCATTGTTGACCAATATATCAGAATATTTTAGCGAATAAGTTTCTATGCCTTCGTACGCGCTGAAGACAAACGGGAGTGGCGAACTTGCCGATGCAAACGCAATTCCTTGTAATGTTGGAGAAAAAAATATGTAACCTATCAAATTTAAACTGCCGAGTATCAATAATAATATATGACAAACGTCATTAAAAGTGATTTTGATAGATTTTTCTCTATTTCCAACGTCTTTGAAACGTAACATTGCATGAGTGTCTCCTTTTCGATAGTTATTGAATCCAGATTTAGATTCTGTCTGTGCGTTATGAAAAGTTCCATTCAATATGTCAGTGAAGCATGGAATGTCACCATAGTTAGGACAATTTATTCTAGAATTTTCTCTATGATGGTATGTATGATTAACCGAACTTTGCACAAAGTACGCTAAAAATTTAGGCGTGCGGAGATTCATATGATAAATAAACTCGCCAAATCCTGCGAATATCGATAACCACATACTCGATCTTCCGCTAATACCTAACACTGGATATGATAAAAGAATCATAAGTGCAGAATTGATGATCATTTCGAGTGGATGTTTATAAAATGATGTAAGTATCTCTACTCTTTGAGGACTATGATGGAATTGATGAAATAATATCCACAGTACATGAATCATATGTCTAAAATAATGCCACCAATACATCAAAATAATATGAATAAAATATGCAACAACGCCGCCTGTAAAATCACTGACGTATAGTTTTAAATTCAGTCTGCTCGGGAAATTTAGATAATCTTCCAATAAATAGGCTGACAAACCAATAATCAACTGAACAATATTAATACTAAGGCCAAGTAACCACCATCCATTAACTTTTGGCAAATCTCTGTCCGGAAACAGATACTCCAAAAACATCAACACAAACATAACCCCAACAATAATAATAACCCCGTCTAACATCGCAATTCTTAATCCAAAGTTATCAATGGAAGCTCTAACGAAAATTTTTTCAATTTTTTTGAATAAAAATTGAAAAAATCAAAATCAGGATAACTGGATAAAATATATCTATTAAAGATGTTAAGAGGATCAACGAAAGAATTCAAATATTTCAAGCCCATCTTTGGCACCTACTTATTTTGGCATTTTTATCGGATATTGCCATATGCTGAAGAATTATTTACCTCCAAAGGTATGATCAGCAACAGAACGTTGTTGCCGACGTATGAATTCGTCAAATATTTTTCGCTCATCGACGACAATATTGAAATCTTTATCATGATATTGATGGTCTGTTCAATTGCCTTGGCGATGAATAACAGCGTAAAACTGGTAAGTCCTGTATTATGGTTTGGTTGGGTCTATTTGTTCAACAGTAACATCATCATCGCGAATCCAGGAATTCCGTACGTTGGATTATTGTTACTTATTTGTGCGCTACCATATCATAAAAATACAATCTGGATCGTATGGTTCTTGATGATGATGGGTTATACTGTCAGTGGAATTCATAAGTTGCAATGTCAAACCTGGCTTGATGGAACAGCATTATTGCACATCGTTTCAAGTCCCATTGCAAGAAATAACATCTTGACACACATCTTCATCAATTTACCCTTACCATTAATCAAATTTGCAACATGGAGTTCGTTATTTTTAGAAATTACATCATTGTTATTCGGTTGTTATTATTATACTAGGAAATGGTATTGGTGTGCATTGGTCTTGATGCATATTGGAGTAATGATGTTACTTAATTTTACAGATTTGACATTAGGTATGTTGATGGTGCATGTGTATACATTTGATACGAAATGGTTTTCATAAAATTTAGGGAAATCATTTTGTTAAAACCGTTGCCCTGTTAGTATATTATAACCGATATTCCAATGTCCTTGATTTAGTATGGTAGAATAATGAACAATAAAAATCACACACCAAACAATTGTTATTCCTAATAATAACCACACCGATATTAACCACTGAGTTGCTTCCATGAACAAATATGTTGCGAAGATAACGATTATACAAATCGGTATTGTAATTTTCGAAAAACGTACACAATTCTTTATCTCATTAACATCTGATTCTGATAACACATTTTTATCTTTCAAAGCAGCAGTCTCCACTATGATCATTGTATTTCTAGCATTTATTTCATCAAGGGAATCGTATAATTCTGTCATCATAATCCTAGTTTCATCTTTCAAAAAAGGTTGTGCAATTTGTTTTTCTACGTATTCTTGTGCAGTTTTGATGATGCGTTCCTTGCCTTTTTTAATCAAATCATCTGTGTTGCTCATTTTTTGATATATTACTACTACGTCATCAGTTAACGATATATTTTTCATTTTTTTTGACAAGAGTAAAAAATTGATTTTTGTAAAGCCAGATATTTCTATGGAGAATTGAAGTAAAACAACAATGATCCTCGTTTTATTAGGAATTTGTGGAATCTTAATCGCTCTTTACGCGATCTGTGTGGAAAGATTGGCTCCTGGGGTGACAGCAATGTGTGACATAAATAATCGTGCATCATGTTCGCGAGTTTTAAAGAGTCCATATGGTCGTATGATGAAGTTGTGTTTTGACCTTCCAGACAATCATCCTCTTAACGTTCCAAATACATACTACGGTATTTTGTATTACTCGGGTATCATATTATATAATTTCGTAACAGTGCCATACCAAGAAACGTTATTATTCATTGCATCTATCTTTTCGATGTTTGTAAGTCTCCAATTGGCATTGATATTATATTACAAATTAAAGGATTTCTGTATTGTATGTGTAACTACGTACGTTATTAATTTCTTCATCTTTTATCATGCATGGAATTTAATGATAGCATATATTATGTTATCATCAAAAAAAATGATAAATTATGTACCAGGAATAACTATAATTATTATATGATAACAATCACATGGAACCTGCATTCAATGAATCAAATGTTCATAATATGCGCCCTAAATCATCTGGGTTTGATTTTGAATATGCGAAATCGTTAATATCTATGACAAAATGGATGTTCAAACTTCCTGGTTGGCAAACGGTCGTCAGCAAGGACGCAAACAGTGCGACGTCATTGCAATCAAAACAATTTCCTAATTGCGCACTGCCACATTATTATTTGGATGTTACTGTAAAAGCACCCCGAGCAGAACTTGTCAATAAGATCTTTGGTGTTTCTACTTTACAAGAAGCAATAGTAGACAATCCGAATATCATTGAATTTGATCTTTTAGAATCATCTCCTAATTTTAAAATCAGAAGACAAGTTGATCGTTTGGGCGGAATTATATGGGATCGTGAAACAGTGTTCATCCAAAGCATATTCGAAGGAGCAACATCTACTTGGCTCGTTGGTTACTCAGTCGATCACCGTGGAGCACCTCTTAAATCAGATGTATTTGTGCGAACGAATGTTATGCAATCAGTATATCAATTTAAATCAAATAATGACAAGACAACAAGAATAAGAAGAATTGCAAATGTTAATCCAAATGGATGGATTCCAATAGCAGCAATTACTGGTAAAGCTAAAGTTTCTGTCAATCAATTCAATAATTGGGTCAAATTATATGACGCAAAAGAATAGATTTTTAATTATTAATTAAAAATCTACTCGCCATGTTCCATATTTCAACCTCAATTTGTTATATATCAAAAAATAGAGACCTGTTAAGCCCATCATTGCAGATATTAATTGACAAAATTTGACGCCAACGACTTCTTTTTCTGAACCAAAAAATGTAACCAATGGGAAAACAATAGCGCCAATTGCTGTCATGTATGCGTCACCTTTAAATTTTTTTTGCAAATTCCATCTATCGTTACCTGTCAGTATGTTCTTATCACGTTGTACCATAAAATGAACATCATTGTTAATTCTCCAAATTTCGCTATCCAAAGTTAGTTCGTCGTACTTTTTACCGAGTTCGATTTTGGTTTCTTCTGTCAGATGATCATCGTCGATATTTTCTTCGATATATTTTTTGATTTCTTCAATCTTGCGCGTTTTTTGAATATTAGCTATTTGTTTGACCCTTTCCATTTTAGTTTTGTTTAAATATTCAATATATACTCTTCTGGGTTTATTTATTTCAATTTTTTATGTTGCATATTCAAGATATTACACGTCTGGGATTTGGACATATCAACATCGCTGGTAAAATGTTACATTCCCCGGATATTTGAATGCATCAACATTGAATTATTCAATGTTGATATATTGCCTGGAGATTTGAATGCATCAATATTGAATCATTCAATGTTACTGGCAAGATATTGCCTCGAGATTTGAATGCATTAATATTGAATCATTCAATGTTACTGGCGAGATATTGCCAGGAGATTTGAATGCATTAATATTGAATCATTCAATGTTACTGGCAAGATATTGCCTCGAGATTTGAATGCATTAATATTGAATCATTCAGTGTTACTGGCAAGATATTGCCTCAAGATTTGAATGCGTTAATATTGAATCATTCAATGTTACTGGCAAGATATTGCCTGGAGATTTGAATGCATTAATATTAAATCATTCAATGTTAATGGCAAGATATTGCCTGGAGATTTGAATGCATTAATATTGAATCATTCAATATTACTGGCAAGATATTGCCTGGAGATTTGAACATATCAATATTGGATCATTCAGTGTTGCTGGCAAGATATTCCATTGCCTGGAGATTTGAATGCATCAATATTGGATCATTCAATGTTACTGGCAAGATATTCCATTGCCAGGAGGTTGAACATATCAATATTGGATTGTTTAATGTTGCTGGCAATATATTGCCAGGAGATTTGAACGCATCAATATTCGATCATTTAATGTTATTGGTAATGTGTTGATAATCAAAAATTCAAACATCTTCATTCATTAGAATATAGACATACTGATCAACGAAAATAATTTATTCCCACAGACCACGATCTAATTTTGACTTGTCACGTTTTATTAACCATGATACGAAGAAGATTGCACATACAAACAAAATTTGAAAAAAACGCATGCAATATATTGCACCGATAGATTCCTCATATGGTATGACCAAATAAATTAGCAACATAATCACTAAAAATATCCAAACGTGGCCATAATTTTGTATCCTATTTTTGATAACATTTCTATCATTGTCTGTCAATATATTTTTGACAGCGTATATCATTTGGCGAATATAAATTTCTTTCACAAATGCATTATCAGGAGTTAATGCATCATACATTTCACTCAATTTGATTTTAGTTTCATCTTTTAAGCGTATTTCGCTGATATTTTGCTCAACGTATTTTTTCACTTTGTTGCGTTTTCACTCTTTTTCGATATTAATGATCTCATTTACTCTGTTCATTTTTGATATCATTAATATTTATTCATATTCGTAACTATTTTTTTTCATTTTTTTAAGATATTGTGCGTTATTTTGCAACATATAAAATCGCAGACAAATGTATCAATGAATTTTTTGAATTATTTAGATTCAATTGAAGACACTACATACACTAAATTTTTAGTACCCGATCCAGAATCAGACAAATATTATCCTAATCAGCATATGCGTGAAGTCAAAAGTGGACATTATGTTATCGTGAAATGTACACCTCTAAAAAATCCATTTTCCGTGGCGATTAGTGAAAATATGATGAATACACTTGGTTTTACTACTGGAATGGCAAAATCACAAGAATTTTTATCGTTCTTTTCTGGTTGCAATAATAAAAGGTCATGGTCTACCCCATATGCGCTGTCTATTTATGGTAAAGAGATGTATAGCAACTGCCCTTTCAAGAATGGTAACGGTTATGGAGATGGGAGGGCGACATCGTTGGCAGAAGTAGTCGTTCAATCAAAAAGATGGGAATTACAATTAAAGGGTTGTGGTAAGACTCCATTTAGTAGATCAGGAGATGGAAAAGCTGTTTTGCGTTCTAGTGTCCGCGAATTTTTAGTTTCGGAAGCAATGTATCATTTAGGAGTACCAACCACGCGAGCATTAACAATAACATCTTCTAAAACAGATATGGTCGAAAGACCTTGGTTCTCCAGTGATCATCAGCGTGACGTAATTAAAAAACATGATATTATGGAATCATCAGGCAGCACTGTATTATGTAGAGTTGCTTCTTCGTTCTTGCGGGTAGGCCACGTTGAATTATTCAGCAGACGTTTCTTGAAATCTAACGATAGAAATGCGCTGCGAGAACTAAAGATGCTCGTGCAATATATCATTTTTAGGGAATATAATGATATCAATAAATCGTTATCTTTTGAAGATCAAGTAATTATGATGTTAAGAAGCACGTCGCATAAGTTTGCAAATTTAGTGTGTAACTGGTTAAGAGTTGGTTATGTTCAAGGTAATTTTAATAGCGATAATTGTCACGTTGCTGGAATTACGTTAGATTATGGGCCGTTTGGATTTATGAGTAGTTTTGATCCATTATGGAATCCTTGGATTGACGGTGGAGCACATTTTGCGTTTATTAATCAGATCGATGCATGTGCGCAAAATTTTTATACATTTGTTGATGCTGTAGTACCATTGTTTAATGATGATCCTGCATATGAAAACGAATGCGAAAAAATCAAAAATAGTCATCTTGGCGTGACTATGAATAAAATAAATAAAATGTGGGCGGCAAAGTTAGGTTTTCAGAATTTTACGTATGAAGTTGGTACATTGAGAGACGATTTATTCAAATTGATGGAAAAATGTGAAGCGGATTATACATTAATTTGGAGACAATTGTCAGAAATCGTTAAAAAAATAATATCAGAAGATTTGATGTTAGATTTGATCCAAAATGGTTTTTACAAACCATTAACTGATAAAAATAAGCGCGAGTGGATAACTTGGATTAATAATTGGATCAGTACATTATCGGCTACGTATATGAACCAAGTGCCGCCGTATCAAACAATATCGAATAATATGAAAAGGATGTCACCGAAATTTATTCCAAGGGAATGGATGTTAGTGTCGGCGTACACGTTAGCTGCCAGTGGTGATTCTTCGATGATATATGAACTACAGAAGTTATTTGAAACGCCATATGATGAACATGTTAGTGATGGATTAGCTGAAAAATATTATAAACTATCTCCCGCGTATGATAAATCGAATGGTGGTTCATGTGCTGCGAAAACGTTCACTTCTTGTTCGTCGTAATTAAAAAAAATTGATTTTATTATTACCAGGAATTAATATACTTATTAGCTAATAAAAACATGCAATCAACATACAAAGTAAAAATCGCTCTTGTTGAAGATTGGAGAAATAACGGATTTGATGTTGCAAAATTAAATCCAGGCGAAAATCTGTTTCTCAATTGTCAAACACGCGACGAAGTTGAGTTGTTACTTCATCATAAATACATTGAAGGATGGTACAATAAAAAAGTATTTGAGCATATCAAAAAAATTTTAAGGCGCCCTCCTAGTGATATACTGGAGGCACTTGTTCCGAATATTCCGATAGATCAATTGTGCGGAATATATTCTTTTTATATTTTTGATGATAAGATACCTACGTGTTACGAAAAATGCGGACATTATTTTAATTTATTTCATACGGCTATTCTTATGGGATCGACTCTTTTGTTACAAAAAATTACAGGAACAGTGGGAGATTATACTTCCAAACAAATCTTAAATTTCAGTATAGAAGGAAAACCGAGTACTTTAGTATTGGGATGTGGACATGGATATGAAGACATGATATTATTTTTATTGGACTATTGTGAATCTCAAAAAGACATAATTTGTGAGTTTGGTTCGCCCCTATATAATTATGTTAAGAATTATAGCGGATGGCATGGGTATAGCAGAGAGATCGTAAAATTGTTAGTTACAAAAAAAGATACCGATTCGGTTGATACTATGGCAGCCGTTCGCAAAAATTTTGATGATAAATTTGTAACTGAATTACAACAAATGTTCAAAGATGATCCCGTTCAAAAAGAAATTAAAATAGATTCTAGCAAAAAAGGAAGAGATCTTGGTAATTTGGTTGACATATATGGTAACATAATTCGCAAAAACCCAGCAGAATTAGCGATCGCAGTCTTTGATGAAAGTGATAAGTTGAGTGAAGATCGAATGGAACGAATATTTATAAAATCGGGCGAAATGATCGTAACAGATATAGAAGGAACAAGACATTGCAAAAAATTTATTAATGGATTATACATCGATATACCAATTTGCAGCAACGACGATAACAAAGTCAGATTTCACATGTTAACAATCTATGATAAGGATATGTTAGTTCGCTTCGATAAACTTTATTACGAAGGCAAATGGCGTGAATTTTGTTGATTTATCATCATATTACATATAATGATAAATTATTTAGTTCGGTTATCCTTTTTTCTGACTTTTTCTAAATATTTTTGAACATCAATTTCGGGAACTTTGTAGTTTTCTCGTTCTTTTTGCAATGTATGATATGGATAATAATGATTTGTTACTTGTTCAAAGAAAATACAAAGTGCAAGTCTACTGGAATAATCATTTGCATAGTTTTCATATATTTGCGAACATAGATCTGCAAATAGTGCATATTGTTCGTTTGGTATTTCAATTTTCATTTTTTGAATTGTATTATGAAAATCGTCATCGTAATAGTTATGTAATTTGTTAACATTGTTAATAAAATGCAAGCTATCACAGATATCCTTTTTGGTTATCGCTATATTTTGGTATAATCGACATACCATTGCATCTCTATCCATCATTAATTGCGTTCCATTGCATGCACTCATATTTGTTGTTTAAGTGTGATATCTTTTATATTGGTCCATTACTTCTTCGAAAAGAATACATATGGCAATTTTTTCGGTTTCGTTACGTTCATCATATAGTTGCGAACATAGAATTGCAAATGGCAAATATGTATTATCTATGACTGTACGTTTTAATATTTTGATCATATGTTCGAGATTAGAATAATGCAAATGAGGTGCAGTGACAGGGTCGATAATAAATGATAATTTGTTCATAACATCTTCTTTGGTTATGTTCATATTTCTATCTATTTTTCTTAATATGATATCTCTATTTGTTTTTAATAAAGTTCCGTTGTAAGCATACATGTTTGATGTCGTATAAATGTCATATATTTGTTTATATGAATATATTATCAATTTTAACAGATAATAGAAACCGAGATGTTATAATTGACAAAAGATTCGCATGATAGAATTGTAATTGGTTAGAGAGATTTTGCACGACATTTTAATGATCTATTGAAGTTATGTGCAAGGTTGCTGCAGAGGATTGTGATTAGCTAGAGATTTGCACGACGATTCAATGATCTATTGAAGTTATATACAAGGTTGCTGCCAAGGATTGCGATTGGCTGGAGATTTGCATGATAATTCAATGGCTTACTGGAGTTAGACGCAATATTGTTGGCAAGAGATTTGCATGATGATCTATTGAAATTTGGATGCAATATTACTGCCAAGATTTGCATGATAATTCAATGATCTAATCAAATTACACGCAACCGCCAATAAGTTCAATTCTCAAAAAAATTGATTTAATAAACGCTAGAATACAAATATCTATCAAATAAATACATCTATGCATCCAACTAATTTCGCAGAAGCTATTAAGTTAATACCACACGGATATGATATTACCAAATTTCCAAGTTGTACCTCATTATTTATACTATGTCAAACAGAAGAGGAAGTCGATATCTTGATAAAACACAAATACGTCGTCAATTGGGCAACACCATTAAATTTTAATCATCTTGAAAAGATTATCAAAAAACCCGTCGATCAAATAATGATGAAATTTATTCCTATGATTTCAAAATGGGATGAAGTTCTAAATATATCATGCATCATATACATGCCGACGCACATTGGCAATAAAAATTGTTTCGCAAATATATTCCAAACAGCTGTCTTATTGGGATCAACTAAATTTCTAAAAAGATTAATCGAAGCAGCAGGAGTCGATATTTCTAAAAAGGTGTTAAGTTCTCCCTTCATGAATGAAACTGTTTTGATATTAGCATGTGAACTCGGAAATAATAAGATGATAAAGTTATTATTAGATCTTTGTAATGAACAAATCTTTATCAAAAAAGATAATCGATCACCATTATGTATATACATGCGCAACGGCCGATTAGGAAAAAGCAAAGAAATTATACTAATGTTGGCAACTAAGGATAATCTTGATGCTAACAAGAAACATATCAGCTCATTTTTTAGTCAATCATTTGTAAATAAATTATCAAGATCATTGGGTATGCCTTTTATGGATGATCCAGTTATTGGTAATTTAGTAGATACATATGGAAACATTGTTGGAACTGATCCTGCCGAATTAGCTGTAGCTGTTTTCAACGTTAATGATGTATTACAAAAAGATGACTTGAAAAGAATGTTCATACAACCAAGTGTTTTGACATTAACGCACATCGATGGAACAAAGAGTGACAAAGAATTTATTCATGGCGTATATGTTGAAGTGCCCAAAGAACAGAAAGATAATAACAAAATTAGATATCATAGATTAACAGTATATGGTGATAACATATTAGTAAGAATTAATAAATTACAATACTAATCAAAATCAATTAAAAAAATTGATTTTTATTTAGCCTAACCAAGATAATCAAGTTTAGTAACCAAAATGGGTAATCTACCTCTCAAATACAAATCATTACCATCAAATGATAATCAAATAATCAAGATACCCAAAGAATTTCGCAAAAGCCGTATAACTGTCACAAATTTTATGTTTGACCGAATGCAATTTTCATATTGTGGTACATATTTACAAATATATGGTTGGTGTACCAATGATTCAAAAATATTACTTGATAGAGCGACTGCATATTACAATCCTAAGGATTTATTACAAGGTATGATTTTTTTTATGTACACAAGTGTCAATAAGATGGATTCTATAAGGGGAAATACAACCGATGTTACTAGTATTATAAAATATGTAGGCGAAGTTGTTGATTTTGATTGTATCAGACTTCGTAGAAATGCGCACATCATAATTTGGATGGATAGTTGCGATAAAACAGATTGAATTTTGTGTTCAATTATTAATTGAACACAAAAAATTGAATTAAAAAAACATATGATGCGCATTATTATATCAATAAATATTAATATGACGTCTTTATTAACAGACATTGATACTCTCAACGTCTTGATCAAAAAAACCCCGAATGGAATTTTATTATCCAAATTTGATGACATAAATTCTATCGTTCAAGGACAAACACTTGTGTCAATGTTATGGAACCTATGTAATTTTGACACAAGTGTTTGGTCAAATCCCACATTTGAATGGAAACAAATTATGATATTAGGATCAAAACAAACAGATAAGATACTTCGAACTAACATACGCAACTTATTATCTCATCCAAGTATTGATTTTACTATTCCAGAAAATAAAGATACATTTGTTACAATAATGTTGTTGGTTAAAACACATTCAGTGCGTTGTTGAATTAATAATACGAGGCTAGACGAAATACTAACTCGCAATAATTTCAATCCAGATGTTCTTGTAAAAGATAATTCAATACATATACTTCTTTGTTCTATTTTAAATTCAATTGATTTATACAAAAAAATATTAATATTTATCAAACATGGGGCGAATTTAGAACTAGGATTGGAAACAAAGCGAAATTTTGATCAACCATATGTTATCGCAAGAAATCACGCGGAACTTTTCGATATCATTTTGCAATATACAAATAATTTTTATTACTTGAGATGTATTTTTGATACCTATCGTTATTATGGATCTGTTGATATTCAAAAAATTAGAAAAGTATTTGAACACATTTTATTACATGGAAAAATATCGTCGTTGCAAAATTTAAGCGAAACAGACTACAAAAACATAAGAGTGTATGAAAATTGGTTGAAAACAATTAGAACTCAAGATACATCTATCGAAAATATGAGATTATATTACGACTTACCAATTAGATGCATCAAATTATCGGATAACAATGAAGTGAGCGAAACAGTTCGAAAAATGTGCATATATCGGCAAAACTTAGAATATTTGACAAAAAGTGTAGTCACTGTTCCAGCGTACAAATTTTATGATATAGCGATTATCATTTTATTTTTAATGAATAATCCTCGATTGATTGTGCTGCCCAAAGATATGTTACGCAAAATTGCAACTTTTGTATTCAATTGTTAATTGAATACAAAAAAATGATAAAATAATTATTAGCAATGGCAATCTAACATGTCATCAATAAATAACAATGGGAATGTTTTATTCATGTAGCGCAGAATATGAACATATGCAAAACAAGGAATTTGCAAAATCATTAGAAAGGAAAGGTCATACTTGTGTATATGTTTTTGATTCATACCCTGCTGAAGTGCATTGGTGCCAACAAGAACCATGCACCGATAATGATAATGATATACATACAATTATGTTCTGATGTGATTTATTTTGTCAAAAAAATTGACAAAATAAATGCCAGACATGTTGATGATAATATCAATCATCAACAAAATGGGCGCCTACTTTAGCTCTTCCAAATCAACTGAAGATATCGATGTTGTCGTTCAATGCGACGATCCTCATGTGGTTGCGAAAAAGATAATATATGAAGATGAAGACTCCGAATGGCGAGATCAAGAAAACAAAAAGATGGAAGATTTTGCGAAATCATTGGAAGAAAAGGGACATACGTTTGTGGTATATTAGAATCAGATCCTGTCCAAGTTAGCTGGTGTCATCAAGATGTTTGCATTAAAATTGAAAAATAAAATCTTACAACGTTCTTAATTCTAAAAATGTTGTAAAATGGAACATCAGCTAACAAATGTTGAGATAATAAATGAATTGATTAAAAAAAGTCCATATGGTATTGCTTTGTCGAAATTTAATGATATTAATAGCCGTGTCCACAATGATACTGTTGTATCGATGATACTGCAGCTACGACATTTTGACAATCGAATTGCAGAAAAATTTGGTAGATCAATTGTGTATAGTGCGTTACGAATAAACATTTGCAAAATATTATTGCATCCAGATATCGACTTTTCGATAGATCAAAACAAATCAACGTTAGCGTACATGATGTTCGGAGGTAATAAAAAAATATACATGGATATTGAAACGGTGGAAACAATTTTAAAATGTCATAAATTAAATCCAGATAATATTATAAAAAACAATTCGGTCGCAAAATTTATGGCCAAAAATTTTTATCACCCACAATATGTCGAAATGATATCAATGTTGATAAAATATGGGGCAAATATAGAACTTAATTGCTCTTTCTTTTCTTGCGTTCAACAACCGTATATTATGGGACATAATAACATGAATGCTCTTGAAATTATTCTATCTAATACTACGAACTTTTATGATTTGGGCAACATGTTCAATATAGGTATGACAAGAACTTTTACAGACAATCATTTTAAAATAATATTTGACCATATCTTAATGCATGGCAAAATATCATCCCTTCAATACTTAGATAAAAAAGAATACGAAAATATACGAAAGTTTGAAGAATGGCTACAAAATATTCAAAAATTATCGGCAGATATAGATTTGATGCGAACAATCTTTACAGAACCCATAAAGGCTTTTAATTTGACAGATAAAGACCAATACACTGATAGTACTGTTCGCAAAATGTGCATTTTTCGACAAAATTTACAATGTCTAACCAAAAGCAAAATAACAGTCCCTGCTTATAAATATTATCATATTGCAATTATAATTTTGTTTATGATAAATAACCCGAGAGTGATAGTTTTATCCAGAGATGTATTGCGAAAGATTGCAAGTTTTGTGTTCAATTACTAATTGAGTACAAAAATGTTTGCGCAAAAATAACATACATGTGTCATCAAGAAATTTGCAATAAAATTGAAAAATAAAATCTTACGACGTTCTTAATTCTAAAAATGTTGTAAAATGGAAGATCAATTGATCAATGTCGAAATAATTAATGAATTAATTAAAAAAAGTCCGTATGGTATTGCCTTATCGGAATTTGATTGTGTTAATACTTGTGTTGGTAATAGAACTATTGCATTGATGCTATGGGAATTACAAAATTTTGATCGGCGAATAACGGAAACGTTCAGAAAAATAACCGTGCTTAATACGTTACGCATAAACATAAATAAAATATTAGCGCATCCTAATATCGACTTTTTAATACAGGCAAATAGAGCGACATTAATAAATATAATATTTTATGCCAACGCAAATATGTACATGGACGTTGAAACTCTTGAGATAATTTTAAAATATCATAAAATAAATCCTGACGCTATTACAGAAAATAATTCAGTTGCGCTTTTTGTTACCAATAGTTTTCATCATCCACAATACACTGGGATAATATCAACGTTAATCAAATATGGCGCAAATATAGAATTGAATCGTTCTGGTCTCCATTGTGATCAACAACTATATGGTATGTCACAAAATAGAGAACCTCTTCAAATTATTCTACATCATACCGCACACTTTTATGGTTTAAAGTACATATTTGGAAATTACACGCACGAATATATTGACATAATATTCACGCATATTTTAATGTGTGGCAAAATATCATCCCTGCAACATTTAAATGAAAAAGATCGTAAAAGTATCAGGATATTTGAAGATTGGCTAAGAAATATTCGACAATTACCAGTCGACATAGAAATAATGCGAACAGTTTTAATCGAGCCGATTAACGAATTTAATCTAATACCGCAAAATCAAAACACAAACAGTACCGTTCGTAAAATGTGTATTTTTCGTCAAAATTTAGAATGTCTAACTCAACGTAAAATAACTGTCCCTGCTTACAAATATTATCACATAGCAATTATAATTTTATTTTTGATGAATAATCCGAAATTGATAGATTTGTCCAGAGATATATTACGTGGAATCGCAAGTTTTGTATTCAATTACTAATTGAATACAAAAATATGTCAATGTCAACAATAAAATTGAAAAATAAAATCTTACAATATTCTTAATTCTAAAAAGTTGCAAAAATGGAGCATCAATTAGTCAACGTAGAAATAATCAATGAATTGATCAAAAAATCTCCAGGTGGCATTGCTTTATCAAAATTCGATAGCATCAATACGTGTGTTGACTATAATACTATTGCATCTATGCTGTTGGAACTAAAACGATTTTATAAGACAGATGCACGCAATACGTTACGGATAAATATAAATAAAATATTGGCGCATTCCAATATCGACTTTACAATGTATCAAAACAAAGGAACACTAATAAATATGATATTTCATGCTGATGAATATTTGTACATGGACGTTGAAACTCTGGAGACGATTTTAAAATATCATAAATGGAATCCGGATAATATTATTGAAAAAAATTCAGTTGCATATTTTGTCAAAAAAAACAGCCATTATCAACGACATCCGCAATATGCTGAGATGATATCAACGTTTATCAAATATGGCGCAAATATAGAATTACATCTTTCTGGGCTTTCTTGTGGTCAACAATTATACTTTACTGTTGAAAATGATGATGCTTTCCAAATTATTATGTCTCATACTACGAATTTTTATGATCTGAAGGGTCTATTTGGTTACGCACGGGAAAGAACTTATGGAGATGTACATACTACTAAAATATTTGAACATATTTTAATATACGGCAAAATATCGTCTTTACAGTACTTAGATGAAAAAGAATACAAAAATATTAGAACGTTTGAAGAATGGTTAAGGAATATCCGAAAGTTCCCTCTCAGCATAGATTTAATGCGAATAGCCTTTATCGACCCTATCAAATCTTTTAACCTGATAGACAAAGACCAACACGTAAATAATGCTGTTCGTCATTTGTGTGTTTTTCGGCAAAATTTAGAATGTTTAACCAAAAGCGAAATAACAATTCCCGCTTACAAATATTATCATGTAGCAATTATAATTTTATTTTTGATAAATAATCCGAAATTGATAGTCTTATCCAGAGATATATTACGCAGAATCGCAAGTTTTGTGTTCAATTACTAATTGAACACAAAATGTTTATTCGTTCATTGTGTTGTTAAGAGATTTGAACGTCCAAATATTGATCATTCGATGTGCTGGCGAGAGAACTGCCTAGGATTTAGATGTCCAAATATTTAATTATTCAGTGTTGCGGGCAAAAGAACTGCCTTGAGATTTGATTGTGCAAATATTTGATTATTCAATGTTACTGGCAAGAGAACTGCCTGGAGATTTAATCATTCAATATTACTGGCAAGAGAACTGCCTTGAGATTTGAATGTCCAAATATTTGATCATTCAATATTACTGGCAAGAGAACTGCCTTGAGATTTGAATGCATCAATATTTGATCGTTCAATGTTACTGGCAAGAGAACTGCCTTAAGATTTGAATGCGCAAATATTTGATCATTCAATGTTACTGGCAAGAGAACTGCCTTGAGATTTGGATGTGCAAATATTTGATCATTCAATGTTACTGGCAAGAGAACTGCCTTAAGATTTGAATGCGCAAATATTTGATCATTCAATATTACCGGCAAGAGAACTGCCGAGAGATTTGAATGTATTAATATTCAATCATTCAACGTTACTGGCAAGAGAACTGCCTTGAGATTTGAACGTGTTAATATTTGATCATTCAATGTTACTGGCAAGAGAACTGCCGAGAGATTTGAATGCATCAATATTTGATCATTCAATATTACCGGCAAGAGAACTGCCTTGAGATTTGAATGTATTAATATTTGATCATTCAATATTACTGGCAAGAGAACTGCCTTGAGATTTGAATGTATTAATATTTGATCATTCAATGTTACTGGCAAGAGAACTGCCGAGAGATTTGAATGCATCAATATTTGATCATTCAATGTTACTGGCAAGAGAACTGCCTTGAGATTTGAATCTATCAATATTGATTCGCTCAATGTGCTCGGCAAGAAAACTGTCTAGAGATTTAAATGCGCTTGGCAAGAGAACTGCCTTGAGATTCGAACGCGCAGATATCATTCAATATCACCAAAGATCTATGTGTGCTAAAAAAATTGAATAAAACAACTATTTAAAAACATATATATATATATATATATAACATATACCAACAAATGAATACAGACGCAATTGTAATTACCGGTAATATACATCCTATAATGATAGGTGCAGCAGGATTCTTCTGTTACTATAAACTAGGCGATTTTTTTCCCATCTTGAGAAAGAGATGTCACGAAAATACAACCAGTTACATTGGCCGCCTTCTAATGAATATCCCTTTTTGCAAAAAAATATATCAAACCAAAATGGACGCTATTTATGACAAATCGTTACAAAAAATTAAAGAACAGTTGTCACAATATCCTAGCATATTGACCATTCCAGAAAAAAAGTGGTCTGACAGAGAAATAATGGATTTAATTGATGCGTACAAGTCAGGAACAATGAAGAACGTTATTGATTATCATATATCGGGAACTATTTATTCCAATAGTTTACTAGTTAAAGAAACATGCGAGATGCCGACGAATATATTCAGTTATGCATTTGAAGCTAGCTACTTATGGAATTCGTTGCATCAAACGGAGTTCAACGTCGGAACTCTGATTGAATACCAAGTGGTGCAAATGGTTGGTAATATGTTTGGCGCGAATAATGATGTTACAGGAACAGTCACATCAGGTGGCACAGAAAGTCTCATGTGTGCTATGCGAGCTTATCGAAACTATGGTATGATGGAACGAGGTCATCGACCCGGCGAATCTATAATCATCGCACCAGATACAGTCCATGCTGCTGTCATGAAAGCGGGTGAAGCTTATAATATCAAAGTAATCTTAATCCCTACCGACATATATGGCGCAATAGATATAGATGTGTTGATATGGACTGCACAGATGCATAAATATGAACTTGTATGTATCGTTGGTTCAGCGCCCTGTTATGTAACTGGAAATATCGATCCGATTTATGAGATGGCTTGTTTGGCGAAAGAATTAGGATGTGGATTCCATGTTGACTGTTGTTTGGGCGGATTCGTTGTTAATTTCTTGAACATAGACACTGACTTTTTGAAAGTTAATGGTGTAACCAGTCTGTCCGCGGATACACATAAGAACGGTCTGGCGCCAAAAGGATCTTCGGTTCTCGTCACTAGAAAAATGGATAGTGGCAAATATTTAATGGAGTATTCAATCTATACAATCCCATATTGGAGTGGCGGAATATATGGATCTATTAAGGATAACGGATCGACAACTTCTGTTCCTTCATTGACTGCATTGGTTGCTATGTTAGCGAACGGTCAAGAAACATATATGTATAATGCAATATCTATACAAAATACTGTCACTGAAATATCAAATAGGATTAGCAAAATAGATGATTTTATCGTTTTGAACAGATATAATATCAACGTCATCGCATTTGCAATGAATCCCGAGAAAGAATATCGTCCTGGATTTATCTATGCTTTGGCACATGAAATGAATAAGAGACATATTGTAATGAATAACATGCGCAAACAAGTTGTTCATTTTTGTGTAACATTACGATTCGTTTCAGATATGCAAGCTATCGATAAATTTATGGGCGCGCTGTTGACGTCGTTGGAGATTGTCAAACGAATGAATGATGATGATGTCCCATTTCCAGGTGATTCAGGCATGTATTGTTCATTAGAGAATGCATTAATTCCATCAACATCTAAAACGTACGGCGATTGGTTTGAAAATTTATTTTTTGGTGGTATGGGTGCGCGAGATGCAATTCGTCAACATTTTATGGCATTGCTAAAAGTTTATCAATAATAATAAATTATTTATGAATTTTTCTTCCAATTATAATTTTAATTTGTTAGTATAAATTATAATCATGAGTAAGCCACATTCACATCCAAACTGTTGTTCTCCGATTCAAGAAGCCATTGGTCTTTTCTTTCTTCGTTGCGGCCAAATCGTTGATGGAGTAGTTATGAATAACACTATTCCGCCAGATGAATTGGTTACACGAACTCAATTGTTGGAAGTATTCATTCTTAAAGTCAATGCAAAAATCAGAGAAGTATTCTCTGAATTGATCAGATGTACCAAAAATGGTAAAGGAGATTGTTGTGAAGCATCGGCTAATGCAATTGGAAACATCGGAATTGCATTTGTGCACTTCGCATACCAGGGTACTTTGAATTTAGGAAATCCAATCATTGCTGTAGAACCAGCTTTGTCATTGTCTCAAATTTTGGACTTGATCTTCGCTGACATGAACGCTTCACTTGCGTTAGTATTGAAAGAAGCATGTCCAGTCAAAGAATGTGGAAGTTGTTGCCACAGCTCCAAGCACCATTAAAAAAATTGATTAAAATATATTTAATATGATAGTTATAAACAATCATATTAAACAGAAATGCAAACGAATGAAATTATTAATCTCGTTGATAAATATGAAAAAGAGAAAAAAGAGATAGATGAGTTTATCGACAAAAAATGTATTCATTTAGAATATCGCGAAGAGGAATATGATTATGGACATAATTGGGGAAGTGATTATTACTGTAACTTGTGTACTAAAAATATTCGCATAAATTTCAAATCTGGGCTTGAAAAAAAACATGATGAGATGTTCTGGTCAGAACTTAAAAAGCTTAACAATGATCGACAAATGTATTCCGAAATGATAAGATATTATAAATCTCTTTTGTCAAATATCGAATCGGCGATTATGTTCAAAATTCCTAATGGGTGTAATCATGATATCATGGTTCGTGATAAAACCCAGACTAACATCGTTTATATTTGTTCTAAATGTGCTGTTGCCATCAAGTTTATCAATCAATAATTCAAAAAAAATTGAAATATTGATGATCACGTAGTTTTATTATTATGATTGATTAAAAATGAATCCCGTAATATTGGCTGAATCTAAGTTACTTATGAGTCCTGTTGCGCGCGAAGTATATTATTACAAATGCTTACGCAAAGTATTTGCCTATGTTTGGTCACTCAAGGGAACATTTGGAGTCAAGTTTCATTGCGGCAAGGAATCTGGATGTTTATATATCAGTCTCTTTCATAACATCTTTGTTTCATGCAGTTTTGACGGAAATAAAGTTCAATACGAAACTAAACGATCAGGCTTTGAATGTTTAGTGACACCAATTAAAGAATTTCCGGATGACGAACTTCCTTGTTACTATCAAATAAGTGGTTATGGGCCAATTAAATCGATAACTGAATGTTTTACGAATGTCGACATCATCAGATGTATGTTTTTGACAATTCAAAATATACGATCATCGTTTGTTTTGGAGGCTGGACAATCTAAAATTAGTCAATCAGAAATCGATGAAGCTTTGATAACTGCTTTGAAATATGCCGAAATCGACATAGTAAGCGAAATGACTAAAATACGAGAAACCATGAAACATACAATATTTATCCAACCTCTGAATAATGCCTTTATCGTATAAAAAAAATGACATTTTGATATCATTGAATAATTTATTGTAAATATATCATTCAAAAAACAATGATAAAACAGGAATTTTTATTTGAACATTGTAATGCTGATAAGAAAACATATGTGACAACGAATAATCAGAACAAGATCGAAATAGAATCATTTATGACGAACGATCATCGATATTTAAAATTGCATACTCCTGGAAAATATAAGCTCATTATTGGATTTTTTAAATACAAAACAGAAGAGCAACTTATTGAAAGCGATATGATCGCAAACGTATCATTTGTACCAGATAAAGAAAAATTAGAAGTAGGGCGTGTAATACTTTACAAAGTTAGTCATTATTGCATTTTAGAATATATTTTTGAGCCGGACATCAATATACGTATCGATTTCAAAAATGGGAAACCGTTGCATATCGATATTTTGGTATTAGAAGAAATAATTAATATGCCATTGGTATTGACAAAAAAAGAGGAGAAACGTATTTTCTTTGTGAAGATTGTTACTATTCATAAAATTGAATACGGTGGATTATTTATCGATGACAAAATATATATGCGCGAACAAGCGAAACTTTATAAAAAAGAGAAGATCGTTTCTAATTTTGTCATATATGGCGCAATGAGACGAGCTATAGCTGTAGATAAAGATAATATGTACATCACGCGAGAGAGGAATGACTCATTTATATCAGTCCTATTAAACAAAAAAAACGATACTATGTTTATCAGTTTTGAATTGCAATATAACACGTTCCAAATAATCTCCCATTTTGCATCCAATGATCTCAAAAAATTAGTTGCTGATCATAAAAAAATATCAAAACTTATCATATAATGATATGATAAATTTTAATTCAGCTCCAATGTAGCTTTTTTCTTTTTTGGTGCAGTATCACTTTCCTCTTCTGATTGTAACTCTATCTTTTTCTTTTTGGTACGATCTTTCTTCTTCAAAGTCGTATCACTTTCTTCTTCTTCTAATTGTAACTCTATCTTTTTCTTTTTGGTACGATCTTTCTTCTTCGGTTGAATATAAACTTCTTCCTCTGATTCGTGTGGAATAATTGCCACCTGCGACTTTCTTGGCTCAGTATAAAAATTTAAATATGGTGTATAATCCATCGTTCCCATCCATACAAGTTCGAATCCGTATGATCTAAACAGACCATCTAACCTAATTTGATCAGTAATATGTGTATCATACACAAGTGATTTATGGTCAGATATCAAGTAAGGATTAGCTCCTAAATCCAACAAAAGTCGGCACAATACCAAATTAGGTTTCACAGCACATGCCATTAATAATAATAATCCGTCATCATAATCGATGTCTATGTTATATTTTTCCATAATCGCTTCTACGTCTTCTGTTTTTGGCTTTTTTTGAGAATACTTGATGAATTCTGCCTTTAATTTATTATGTTTATGCGGATTCATATGATAATACTGATACAAATATGTAGTTATTTTGAGATTTATTTGTATCAATTTTTTAGCCCACTGGAAATAACGTCACATACAAAAAACCAGCAATGACGCCGAAAATATGCCCCTCGAAACTGACCCCTGGAATTATCATTTGTGGCAGAATACTTATCACCAATTTTGCAACTGTCATACTCGGACTTTCGTGCATCAAAGAAAAGTACACAACAAATAATCCAAATATAACGGCTGAAAATCCAACAGTGAGAATCTTGCGTGACGAAAACATCTCATGATAAATGTACAATAATGTGCTTGATACGATCCATAAAAACACAATACATACAATAAATCGAGAAGTTCCAATAACATCTTCTATGAATGATAATCCGTAAAACGAGATGGCATTAGCTGCTAAGTGTTGCAAATTTGCATGATAAAAACTTCGTAATTGATAATTGATTATTTCTGAACCCGTTTCATACATGTTCATATTTGTAAAATACACCAAAACGAGAATAGCCAAAATAATATATGATACAACCCGCATTATATTCATAAATACGATTATAATAAAAATTATTATAATCAGAATTCAATATTGTTCTCCTTAATCCATTTGCTTGCATTTTGTTTGAAATTATATAACGGTATAAATATCGAATCCATCATAATATACAAAATAACACAAGCAATTATTTTTTTGATGAGTGAGAATGAAATGCTAAATTTATGTATCACTCTATTGAATAGTGAGACCTTTGTAGAGTTACTATCAACTCCTGGGATATTGATGATGGTTTTGACATTACCAGGATTTGTTTTGTTATTTGTATGCAATAGTCTGCAATATCTAAGGTTACTCACAGTAGGTCTCAAAAGTGTTCTAATAGATAACATGTTTGATAAATATGATTTGTATAGCTATATCAATCTATTAAATTATCAATTTTTTGTATGATATACTAATATATCAATGTCAAATGAAATCTATTTTCCTAAATATTTAAAGTACAAAGCTAAATATCAAAAAGCGAAAAAGAAGAATCTACAAATTGGTGGGAACAAACGTGATGTTACTTATTTCGATTTTAAAGGCGACGTCAAAACATGTTCTGATACGCAGATACCTCCAGGTGCAATAATAAAGATATCATTCATGCCTGAAAAATATGATGCTATTGGTGAATCATACTTTTTGTCTGCGAAAGATGAACAATTTATGACAGATTATGTCCTTTTATCTGGATGGCAAACATTTTTATCTTATTATCAAGAAGAATTGAAGAAACTATATCCATCTACATTAACACCAATCAATAATATCGCTTCGACTATCAAAATTGTCGATGATATTTTAGTCGTTGTTATTAGTAGCACAGTTGAAGAAACAGAAATAAGGTTAAGATTATGTGATTTGTACAATACCATGCAACGTGCATTTTATATATTGGCAGCTGATAAAAATTTGAATGTTAGCTGGAGCACGAGGATGGAGATCGTTTTTTGATGATTATACAATATATAATCATCAAAATTAGCGAACCCAAACAGGGATGGTAACTGGAGTTCTGTTAAGACAAACATTAACGCATCTGTAAAATTCTGATACGGTTGGATTGTTACTCAAACAGTTATTTATGCATCTAACAATTTCATCTCGATCAAATCCACCACCATATCTGGAAATAAAAGAATCAATATCACCATATAAATTTGATCCATATCGGTTATTAAATAAATATTGAATGTAATCATCAAGACCATCATAGTTCAAATCAACATTATTAATATATGAGTACTCAAGATCATCTCGGATGCCATTGTTATTTAAATCACCATCATAAGCATAATCTGTAAATTCATATGCATCAGGAATACCATTGTTGTTTAAATCACCATCAAATCTATTTCTGTATTCTAAAACATCAGGAATACCATCATTATCTAAATCTCCATCGTATCTATTTCGGTAAAATCTATTTCTATATCTACCTTCAAATCTATCAGGAATACCATTATTGTTACTATCTCCATCAAATCTACGTTCTAATCTGTCTGGGATACCATTATTATTACGATCACCGTCAAATCTGTTTCTATTCTCAAATCTATCAGGAATACCATTATTGTTACGATCTCCATCAAATCTACGTTCTAATCTGTCTGGGATACCATTATTATTACGATCACCGTCAAATCTGTTTCTATTCTCAAATCTATCAGGAATGCCATTATTGTTATTATCTCCGCCTCTATTAAATCTATTGAATCTGTTAAAATTTCTACCTTCTAATCTATCTGGAACACCGTTGTTATTACGATCTCTAGTTCCTCTTGTCATATTAGCACCGATACTATTTGATCGAGTTCGACCGACACTGTTAGATCGTGATCTATTTGCTCCAACGCTGCCCGATCGACTACCTCTATTTGCTCCAACGCTGCCCGATCGACTACCTCTATTTCCTCCAATACTGCCTGATCTAGATCGACCACCCGCTCTATTTCCGGATCTACTCGAGCCGTTGTATGTTTCGATAATAGCCAAGTTATTATCTTTGGTTGCGTAATAAATTACAAGAACTACAATAATTGCAACGATGATGTACCACGTATTGTCACTAAACATTGATATATATTAATAACATAAAAAATTATATTTTTTATGATAATTTGCTATATCATTCGGACGCACGTTTATAGATCATAAAAAATTGAAATATTTAGTACCAAATATGTCATCATCTTAATAATAACCAAAAATGAATGACAAATTTGGTATCAAATCAACATTGATCGCCAAAGCGTGTAACGAAATATTACGAGTTTTTGAGTCAATTCCCGAAAAAAAAATAGTGCTAATAGTTGATAGAATATTAGCACAATTAATACATGTTGCGATTGATTTTCAAACGAATAAAATCAAAAAATTAGGAGTAATCAGTACATATTACTTGGATGATAAAAACATTACATTTGAAAAGAACGTCGTTTATTTTGTTTCTAACAAAAATAGGAAGATTGATTCTATAATTTCACAGATGTCACAATTTCCCAATCATAAATATTACATCTATTTTGCTCCAAAGTGTTCAATATATCATGATGGGATATTTGAAGAGAATGGTTTAGCTGGAAAGTATACAAAGGGAAAATTAAGTGAATGCTGTTTGTTACCGATAGATTTTGATATTTTAAGTATGGAAATTCCACTAAACGTTAATTTTGTGGATATTAAAAATTACATACCCAATGTTGTACATGTTTTGAATAATATGGGTCATATTTCGAACATTCATTGTGTAGGTGAAACTGCAAAAGTTGTAGGATCATTATTAGAAAAATCAAAAGATAATTATGCAACATTTGATGATATGATTATTATTGACAGACAATGCGATTTAGTTACTCCGCTTTTGTCACAAAAAACATATCGAGGGATGATATCAGATTGTATGCAAACAACATATCAAGAACTAGTACATGAACATTTACAAAAACTCAAAGAAAATCCACTAAACAAAACTAATATGAAAGTAAGTAACAACATGGATAACGTTTACAATGAAATTAAAGATATGTATTTTTATGACATTGGTGCACATTTAGCCAAAATAGTTAGAGAAATAGAACAAGCTAGGAACAAAAATGACAATCCATCCATTCAAGATCTGTCTGGTATCGTCTCTTGTCTAAAAAAATATCCAAAAGATGTCGTTGAATTCAACATTAACTTATGCACAAAAGTGATAGCAATATACAAAGCAGACAAAGATGTACACATTCTAGAAGACGATATATTGGAGGGCAAAAACAAACAATTCATTAGTGATATCAGAGACCCACAAATGTTGCGCTTATTATGTTTGATGTCCCATTGTTCAAATGACAGCTTCAACTTTTTTGATTTTAAACATGACAAAAAAAATTTTCTTGCGTATGAAAGAATGCACCATGCAAATTTATTACGACAAAAAGAGATAGCGCAATATACCCTACCAAATATAGTGACGAAAATATTGCAAAAAAAATCTCTAGCGAACAAATTCGAAACGTCACATATTGATAATTCTGTAGATAATAAATCTAACAAAATATTGATATTTGTTATCGGTGGTATTACATATGACGAGATACATGATATTAATGAACTACAAACATCATATCCTACAAAAAAGATATATATCGCCAGTACGAATGTGATAAATAAAAATACGTTTATTGATGCGTTTATGAAATAAAAACCAGTTAATAATTAATTAGTTTTTAGATACTACATTTTTTAAATCAGTTAATATAAATCATCTCCTTGACAATATTTTTTTATCACAATGCACGCAATACAAACAGCAATAATCAATCCCAATATTATGCATCCAACTATTGCCATCATTGGATCGTCTTGTTCTAAATTGCAGCACTTGCGAACGTTATTCATTGCTTGTTGGAATATATCCTCGTACACTATCATTTTTTCTGTCTTTACATTTTCCCAACAAAGCTGACCCACCCCTCTATTCCATGACCTATCTGCCATTACCAAATTACCAATAATATTTTTGTCGCAGTCTCTTAGCTCATATTCGCTAAATGCTGTATCAATAATATGTTCCACATCATTACCACTTTTAAATTGCGGATATTGTTTACTAAATTCAGCATTGGTAATTACTCCACAGGGATCCGTGTATGCAAAGGTTTCTTTAACAAAAAATCTTGCGGATGTTTTTCCATAGTTATTGTTAAAGAATGTACTATGTAAAGCGTTACACTTTTCTTTGGCGGCAAAAGTTACTAAAAATAAAGTAAAGAGATACATTTGTTTAATCTGTATAGCAATGATTTACATGTATGATATTTATTAATCAATTTTTTTGTGTTAAATTAATAATCAATGATTAATGTTTTAGCACGCGCACAAAACGTTTCAAAACTTGTGCGTCGTAGTTTGTTCTTAAGAATGAGATAAAATTGGCGGTCGTCGAAAATCGTTCCATGATAACGAAACGAAAACGAGCGAGAGCTGATTTGATAGTCGTCTCATGATCACCTAATGCGACTGATTTTTTTAATAGAAAGGCGTCAAGATCACGTATATGCCATTCATCTTTTATTTTTCCTGGTGGAACAATTGGAGCGCCAAAGACACATCCAGTGGTGATATCAACGACGAGACCTCTTGTCATGAGCATTTGTTGCTCTGTAATTTTCAAACTTGTCGGTCCGCTGATGATAATCCATTTTAACAGATCACTGACTTCTTCTTTTTTCGGAAACAGTTCGCGAAAACGTGCGAGCGCATTTTTTACTAGTCTTTCTGTGTAGGAACTGTTAAATTCAATTGTCGCAATTCGTTGTTCTAATTCAGTGATGGTCATCTTTTTATTGACTTGTTTGTCCATCATACGGTTGTGTGATATGTTCACTATGTTAATGGACCATTGTGAAGAATAATTTTTCAATTTTTTTAATTATTATGATAATGATTAAAAAATTAAACCTTACTTGATATTATTTTTTCAAGGACTGTTTCATCTTCTGCTCTTTCTTTCACGGTGCATTCATAATATATTTTCAGAGACACACAGACGATAGAAAATACGAATCCTCCTACCAGAATGCTCCCTAAGAAAAAAATAATCCCCCATACACCACATTGAAATAAATTATTATTATAACAGGAAAGTTTATCTCGATTGTAACACTGCGGATTATTCTTGAGACAACCAGTACCCATGTCATATTTATCGTGATATCTTGCATATATACTTCCATAAGTTATGAGCGAACACGCAACCATACCCGCCGCGCATCCTATGAGCGCTAATATACAAAAAAATACAGTATTAAGAGTTGGACTTTTAGTACACATTGTTTGCTGATGTTAATATCCTTATTAAATATATTCTATGTATCTGTTTTTCAATTTTTTTATAAAAAAATTGAAAATAAAATGCATAAGTAATTGCTTCAATCCATATTAATCAATAAAAAATGTCTGGACTTGACAATTTGCAACAAGCTGAGTCTGAAAAAAAGAGGAAAATGTTCCAAACTAAATACGGAATGGTATTAACAATTTCTGTATCACAATTGTCGTTGGATAAATTTATAGAGAACGTGCCACTGATGTTAAATTTATTGGATGCGAGAAGAATCGTTGAGTTGTGGAACTTTTCTATTGACCAACAAGCAACCGATGATATTCTTAATAACTTTTTGGTTATTTTTCATCATCATATTGACACAATTATGGCAGATGAGGATATTTTAGGATCAATGAATTATTGTGTGGTTAAAAATATAACTGAAAGCGAAATTATAAATGTTAGTGAATCAAAGTTATTTGAATTTGTTGCCAAACGAATCAAATTGGGTTGGTTTAAAAATTTTTATGTTGGCGCTGAATTTACAGCTATGAATCAAAATAATTCGATATTAAATGACATTCGATTCGAAACAATGTCTCAGGATTTTTTGTTAAAAAATGTGCGAAAATCAACCTTAATTTCCAGTGACAAGCTACTTGATATTATCAGCCAACTCGATAGTAATTTTACAGGAACGAACAGATTGGATAGCCAAATTTGGATAGCTCCCAATGGAACATATAAAGAAGGCTACAGAACAATAACACTCAAAGATATTACGCCAAAATTTATTAAAATATTTGTAGAACATGTGAACGAGAAAAAATTCAAACCTTTGGAAGATTTTGAAATCCCGACGAATGAAACAACGACTTTGGGCGTAGAATATATTGCCATATTGTGCGAACTGCTTCCGCCAGATTCTAACAACGAACCCGTTAGATTAGATAGGCCATATGGATTTTTCAACAAAGGCAAATGTTTTGGAATTTGTAATATTGGTAGAGTCACCGAAAATCAAATAAATATTGATACTTCCAACAGAACCAGGGACAAATACATTAACATGTATGTTCGCAAAAATATCACTTTTTAATTACTAATTAAAAATTGATATTTTAAATGTCAGTTTAACCTACTATTTAGCAAATTATACATAAATGCAAGTCAAAACAAGATTTCCTCCAGAAAACGGCGGTCATATTCATATTGGTCACGCCAAAGCAGCATATTCCAATTTCAAATTCGCCAAAGATCATGAAGGGACGATGATGATCAGGTTTGACGACACTAATCCTAAAAATTGTAAGCAGGAATATGCAACGTCTATCTTAGATGATTTGCGCACTCTGAAATTGGCTGACGAAACGACCAAAATAAGTTACACCTCTAATTACTTTGACCTTTTGCAAGAGTTTGCAGTTCAGTTGATAGAAAGTGGGGATGCGTATATGGATGATTCGTCTGTAGAAACGATTCGCCAAAATAGAAAAATATGCATAGCGTCCAAGTCGCGCGATAATTCTGTAGATGATAATATGCGTTTATGGAAGATATTTGCGTCAAAATCCTGCGAAAATAATTTAGTTTTACGAGCGAAGATACATATGCAACATAAAAATGCATGTATGCGCGATCCAGTTTTGTATCGTCGTTGCATTGAGCCACATTATATGACCGGTGACAAATATAACATCTATCCATCATACGATTTTTCTTGTCCTATTTTGGATAGTATTGAAAACATCACACATACATTTAGAACGATCGAGTATGCAGACAGGACCGATTTATATTTTTGGGTGTTGGATGGATTGGCCCTTAGAAAACCTATTCTACAATTGTTCAGTAGTTTGCGATTTGACTACACTGTGATGTCAAAAAGGAAGATCAGAATATTGATACAATCAGGAATTTTAGATGGTTGGGACGATCCGCGATTGTGTACGATTAAAGGATTGATCAAACGAGGATTTACTGTGGAATGTATTCTTAAATACGTTGATCTGATGTATCTGTCCACTAATAATACAAAAAAAGGTACATATCCTATTATGGTTTCTATGAACGCAACTATGTTAGAGAATAAAGCACATAGGTATGTTGCTGTTGAAAAAGAACATGCGTATCTGACAATATTTGATTCAACAATAGAAGAAAAGACTATCGAAGTAGATTTGCATCCTAAACTTTCTGAATTCGGGAAGAAGAATGTTAAGATATCAAATAATATATTTTTGGAAGGCAAAGATGCAGCGACACTTATTGTTGGAGAAGAGATTACACTAATGAATTTAGGTAATGTGATAGTCAAATATATTTGTCATTTCGATCACAGTTTGATCCTTGCACCCAAATTTGATGGAGATTTTAAAACAACTAAAAAAAAATTGCATTGGTTATCCTCTGAAGATTGTTATGAGATTCAAATTGCAGAATATGGTCATATATTGAAAGAAGAGAAATTGTTATTTAATGCAGACAAGAGTATTGTGGCCAGATGCATAAATGATGCGTCAACGAAGAAGATATGTTGCTATGTAGAAAAATCGTTGATGAATGTTACAGCAGGGATGCATGTACAATTGATCAGGCGAGGATTTCATATAATGGATGTGACAGGAAAATTGATTCGGTTACCGGATGTTAGTAAACCTAATGTTTTTAGTGTGTATCACAAATAGATGATATAATTTTATTATTTGATCTATTTAGTTTGTAATATCACATTGAATGGAGCAATATTGGCACGTTCAAAGTCTCGTCAATACAAATCTCTTGACAATGCATTGAATGGACTAATATTGGTACGTTCAAAGTCTTGTCAATGCAAATCCCAACAGATCTCTTGACATCACTTTGAATGGACCAATATTGGCACGTCAAAGTCTTGTCAACGCAAATCTCTTGACAGCACTTTGAATGGATCAATATTGGCACGTTCAAAATCTCGTCAATGGAAATCTCAACAGATCTCTTGGCATCACATTGAATGGACCAATCTTGGTACGTTCAAAATCTTGTCAATGGAAATCTCAACAGATCTCTTGACATCACATTGAATGGACTAATATTGGCACGTTCAAAGTCTCGTCAATGCAAATCTCATCAGATCTCTTGACAGCACTTTGAATCGACCAATATTGGCACGTTCAAAATCTCGTCAATGGAAATCTCAACAGATCTCTTGGCATCACATTGAATGGACCAATATTGGTATGTTCAAAATCTCGTCAATGGAAATCTCAACAGATCTCTTGACAGCACATTGAATGGACTAATATTGGCACGTTCAAAATCTCGTCAATGCAAATCTTAATAGATCTCTTGACAGCACATTGAATGGACAATATTGGCACGTTCAAAGTCTCGTCAATGGAAATCTCAACAGATCTCTTGACAGCACATTGAATGGACTAATATTGGCACATTCAAAGTCTCGTCAATGGAAATCTCAACAGATCTCTTGACAGCACATTGAATGGACTAATATTGGCACGTTCAAAGTCTCGTCAATGGAAATCTCAACAGATCTCTTGACAGCACATTGAATGGACAATATTGGCACGTTCAAAGTCTCGTCAATGGAAATCTCTTGACAGCACATTGAACGCTCAAATGTTGACATATTAAGTTTTATCAATGCAAATCTCTTGACATTGCTTTGAATAAACCAACATTGGCATGTTCAAAGTCTCATCAATACAAATTTTTGCGACGCAACTGGTTAACAATGAATAAACTATTCATCATTAATCAACATAAAGATCTAGAAATTTAACGCGCAATCCTTTCTCTTCGATCACTAATATATGACATTTGATTCTCTGCATATCTTCTTTATGCAATGGAATCTCAATATAAATTCCGCAGCCAAAATATTTATTGATTTCCTCTTGATTTATTAAACACCTTATCGCACTAGGCTTAATAAACATTCTATACATTTGCGGTAATGGTTCAGAAGATACTTCGCACAATGCAATTGCTAATTCTCCATACATATCATATGTTTTTCCATATGCATCAGTCAATTTTGGTAACGTATAGGGATCACTCACCGGTTCCGTATTGAATCTCTTTTTCATATACATCTCCAATGGAAAATTATCGATTCTCGTCGCCTCAGCAATATCTTTACACCGCCTAATTGTTCTGTCCATATTTTTGATTTTATATGAATCAAATTTAAACGTCTGCAAATTTGTGAGACGCTTTATCGATTTTGGTAATTTGGTAATCGGATTTCTACAGATCGTAAATGCTTGTAAATTTATCAAATTTCCGATTGTTTTTGGAATCTTTCTAATCTTATTGTTGTCTAATGATAAACTTTTCAAGTTAACAAGATCGCCTATCGAATTCGGAATCGAATCTATGCGACCGTCTGTCAATGATAAAGATTGTAAATTTTGTAATAAATTTATCGATTCGGGAATTTCTTCTACACAACTGAAGTTAATTGTTATAGCTTCAAATAATCGTGCGATTGAAGGAAAAAATGATATTTTTAATGATTTTGATAAACTACGTATATCATCGATATTATCGACGTATTTAGTAACTTTTGCTAAATTATCACCGAATTGTATTGTAATTTCGGTTGCTAACATCATAATCGTTTCCTTGTTGCAATTATTATAACGTAAATATTGGCATAAGAATGATTCTGAATTGATCAAATGGTTAGGATCGGCGTCGTAACGTTTTATTAAATATGTTAACACTTTTGTTTTTCCGATACAAAGTCTTACAGATTCTAATGCCTTTTTCAAACAAAAATTTGCGCCTAAAGAAATCAACAGTTCTAATAATTTTACAGAATCGTACACACACGCATATTCAACAAGCGTTGATCCATTGGGAATTATTATATTTCCTATTTCGTAATAGGTCTTGTTCAAATCAAATGAATTTAAATGAGGTATCATTTCCATAATTATTTGTTCACTGCGTTTATGTGTAACCTGCCCACTTTCTCCCTTTAAAGCATCAACATGACAAATTGTCCTAAATCGATTCCATTCCGTCGTGTGCCCTTTTTGTAATAAAGCATATACTTCATCGAGCATCGTACATTCCCAAAACAAATTAGCTGCCATCGTTTGTTTAATAGTTATATTGCTAAAAACATTATCTATCACTTTTTTTGTCAATTTTTTTGATATAAAAAGTTATTAGTAAAGATGTTACAAATATGAATTCTGAACAATTCATAGCACAAATGACAACAGATCAACTAAAAAATTTATTTTCCGCAATGAACAAAGAAATTTCATCTCGTGAGAGTCCAAACGTCGAAATCAAGTCAACAACAATTAGAATTATCATAACCGCAACTCCTACTTTGACACCAAAACAAGCTAGACTCATTCGTGAATTGTTTAGACATTATGGTAATTGGTCACATTCGTTTGACGATGGTGTTTTGACATTTGTTTTTTCATCTCAACAATATCACGATAGAGCGTTAAATGAAATGACAGTAAAACGTTTGAATTATTTTCTCAAAAAAGCAGCGAACATTAAGATGACCTTACTACGCGATATGGTGCGATTAGATGGAATACCTCAATTGACCAGTGAGATCATGGATCGAATTTTAGAAGAATTCACAATTTTTGGTACAGTCCGATTACATTTTTTTGATCATAATTCAATGATAGTAAAATTTGATGTTGAAGAACACACATGTATGGTAAGTGAAGGATGGTTGGTTCGTTTTTGCTGTGATAGATAAAAAAATTGACATATTTAATACGTATTGAATATATCAATTACAATGATCCAAAATGAATCCCGAATTAATGTTATTGGTATCACATATATCAACTGAAAAGCTCAAAAAAATGGCTATCGTGATAAATAACGAATTATCTTCGCGGGAGAATTTGATCAAAAATATTGAAACTAAATTGACGAGAAAATATATTTTGATCACTGGATTAGCAAATATCACTGGCCCACACGTTGAAGGAATATTGGATATGTTCAGCAGATTTGGCGACTGTCGTTTAGCAGATTTATCTGATAGTAGTATTCGAATCAAATTTGATGATCTTAATGATTTGAATGACGCGTACGAAGAAATAACACCCGAATGTATCGCTACACTTTTTAGAAATGATTTCTAAAAAAATTGATTAATTTTTTGGGATGATGTTGCCGTTGTTAATAGATAAGAACAGCAACAATGGAGTTAATAGTCAAAGCGTACATGATAATGAAAGAAATTATTCCATATGAGATGTCATTCGAAATAGTAATGTTTTTATATGTAGCGTGGAAAAATAATATGATGAGATGTTCCAAAATTTATCCCAACGCAATAATGTACACAGATAAAAAAAAAATAGTAACAAGAGTATTATTTATGACGGATGAGATTCTGGATATTGAATTTGTTCATTTGGAAGGTATTCATCGTAAAGTTACAGAATGGCAAGGAAACGTATCATCAATTTCTGTGAATGCATTATTGTCCAAACCAATCGCCGAAATTGAAACCGCTCTAAATATGTTAAGTCCAACGTATTTTTTAATCTTCTTAGAACATGTATATCGACTGTTAATAAGTACCGATTATCCGATGGATCCAGTTTCAAATAAAATGATGCAACAAATAGAAACGAGAAGTATCAATCTTCAAATATTGCTAGATCGTTTTACATATTTCAATTCTCCGAATAAAACTCAATGGTTAAGAGATGCAGCAAATGATTCGATCATAATGTTAAAAAATCCGGCCCCGATACTATCACATTATTATGACGCAAAATGCCCATCATCAAATTATCTAAATCGCGAGCAATATTGCTGTCCTCGCCGGGAAAAGTATCACATGTGTCACGGAAATTACTTTATTAATTGTATAATAAAATTATGCGAATCAAAAACACAACTAACATTCATAGAAGATAAATATGTCTGCATGTTTATTTTTAAAAAATTTCCACATATGATAACCATCGATGCAAACCATATTGAAATCAATAATTTGTACAACAATAGCAAATATAATTATCCAATACTTCGCATCATTTTTTGGTACCTGGCGATGCGAACTGGAATCGTAACAGAACAAATATTCATGGATCACTTTTTTGAAAAATTGAATGAAGATTTGTTGAAAAACGGTTTTATCATTGGACGATGTCTAAATTTTGCGGATATGATAGATAATTGTATGGTAGATGATATAGTCGAAAATAATAGACTTACAATTGTCTTATTTGGCATGTTTAAGAATGGCTGGACGGGTGATCATAAAAATGGATGTGGATTTGTGACTGATTCAGAAAATAAAGTCGCTCTCGAGTTAAAAAATAAATCCAAATTCCGAGTTGATCATTATCGCTATGCACCTCATATCGCTAGTATGATAAATCGTTTCTTAAAAATGATATTGTAGATAAATAATTTATTTATCACGATAACCAAGCAATAACCACCTAATCTGTTCCGAAAACAAATTCTATCTTCTTTGATGACAAAAAACATATACGTTGCCCAAAATGTGATTGAGTCTGAATCGATCTTGCCAAATAGTGCATCCAAATATCTTCCCAAAATGGTAAATAATTGTTCTTTTGTTTTGATCGTCAAAGAGTTCATTTTGGAGAAACTAAATACAACATAACTATCTGATCAAAATAATTTCAATTTTTAACGCTAAAAAAATTGAAATTATTAGTTACATAATCTATCAAAAGGCCTATTCATAAAAGAAATGTCAAAATATTATCACTGTATCGCCAATATTAACAAAGTATATATGCTTATGAGAACTATATTGCCAGTAGAGATGGCGTTTGAAATAACTATGGTACTATATATCAAATGGAAATATATTATGATTAAGTACGCACAAATTTATCCGGGCGCTAATTTTTTTGAAGATGTCGACAAAGAAATAATATCGGTCTCAAATATATCCGAAAATCAAGTTCATCTTGTCACTAAATACATAATAGATCAATATGTCATCAATACCCGATATATCAATTTATCCACATTGGAATCGAAAAAACTTTTGTCAAAACCTATTCAAACAGTCATTGATGCTGTTAACACACTCAATCCAAAATTGTTTTTTTGTTTCCTTGAGCATATATATCGTCTAATTCCTAAGCCTAACATATATTTTGATGTAATGAGGGATTCTGAAAACAACATACGAATCTTATTCAACCGATTTTTGTATTACAAATCTCAAAATAAGATGCAATGGTTACGAGATGAAATGAAACATCCGATCATATTCATTAAAGAGATAGATAGTCGTACATCTTATTTTGTAAGATGTCCCGGTACAAACTACCTTTCTACTAACTATTATCGTTGTTTCATAACCGATAAATATCATATGTGTCATCGTAATCATTTTCTACGCACCCTAATACAATTGATCATCGATAATACACATATGACGCAAATTGATGACAGTCATGTATGTATGTTCATATTTCAAAATTTGCCACACATGATAGTAATAGACAAAAATCATATTGAAATCAATAACTTGTACTACCACGAAAAATATGATTATCCAATTCTTCGTCTTGTCATCTGGTATTTATTGATACACTCTAAAATGATATCAGAACAAACATTTATGGAACATTATTTTGAAAATCTTAACAGAGATCTGGTAGAAAATAATTTTGTAACATCATCATGTGCAAATATAACTGAAATGATCACAAAATCGGAGGATGATATCAATGAAAATAGCAGATTGATAATGATTTTATTGAGCGTATTGAGAAATGGATGGTATGAAACAAAAAACGGGGGATTTAGTTATTTCATAGATCCGACATCGGATGAAAATAATAAGGTGGTCCTTGAAAATAATAATTTCTATGTCGAAAATACATACATTTATGCTGAACATATTATTGAAATTTTTGCGGATTTTTTAAAGATTATCCCAAATAAAAATTGAAAAATTTAATATCATTATTATCCTTAATAATGATATTAGCAAAATGCAAAACTACATCGCCAAAGTTGAGAACTGGAATAGATTCGCGCAACCCCTATTTTGCACAGACATTGTTGGCCAAAAATATCAATGCAACAACCCTCTCATACTAGTTCCAATATCACAAAATTTGATAGAATCATATACATCCCAGAATAAAACAGAGTTATTAATCGAACTAGAAAAGATTACCAAAGATAACCATATTGATTTAGTAAATGATGACTATTTCGTCAAAATATCAAGTATCAGCGGAAAGGATGTTATCGCAACGGAAGATTATTGCGATGACGTCACTGAGTTTTGGGTGTCGATGAACAGTCAAAGCAAGAAATTAATTGTCAAATCTACAGACAAATTATGTGAATATCTATTATCGAGTGAAAGGATCGCGACGTGCATTCGACGAGATGGACATATTGTATTCCGAAAATGGATTAAATACAATGTAGAAGAGGAATTTAGATGTTTCATCAAAAATAAAAAATTAGTCGCCATTTCACAATACGAATATGGAAATTATTTGCCAGAATACATGAATCAGCCGGAGTTGATTAGCAAATTAATTCAAAATTATATTAGCCAGGTAGTACATGACATACCATTCGATGATATTGTCATTGATGTTGCAGTGCATGATTTGAATGTTTATTTTATCGAATTCAATGATTATGGATTAGAATCAGACACAGATGCGGGTTTATATGACTGGGAGAACGATAAAAAGATATTGTGCGAAAATCATGATGATATTGATATTAGGCTGTATGATGAAAAATGGTTGGTGGCGAAGTATACGATCGCTTAAATAAAATTATTAATGTTATTTAAGCCTGGATGTAGAGATATGCGAATTTTGTTTCAGACCATGTCATAGTCACTGAATCAAATGTTTTGTAGTGTAGGACATATGTTAGAGTGTTGATCATTTTGATATCAAGGTATATGAGATCAGTAGTTTGAGTGTCGAATGTGAGAATATTGTTTTCAAAATCTTCATTTTTCAACTGTAATGTTGCACTGATAGTAGTTGCGGGAGTTAATGTTGTGTGAATTGCATCTACATATACGGCACCGTTCGTGAGTCGCCAACTATGCGTGACCGTATCGTTAGATTTTAACAATGGTGATGGCGGATTTGGTATTTTCGGATAAGAATCCCATGATTTAAAATCATTGTCTACTAACGAATCTTTTGCGAATTTGTAAGTAGTGCGATGATTTGGTTTGATGTAAATATCTTTGTTTAGTTTGAAACACATACCATATTGGCTGCCAGGACTATTTGCGACACCTGGTAGAGTGTAGCTTGAAATCCAGAAAACTTGGCCATCACCAACACATGCTGAAGAAATACCTCCATTCATCGGCGTATCTGCTGTTTTGGCACCATATTTCCATAATAGTTCTCCATTTGCTACATCAAAAGCATACAATGATCCAACCGAATCTGCACAAAAGATACATTCATTGCAAATTGTTGGTTCGTTCATCGAGAAATTTTGAAATTCAGTGTACCAATTTACTTGTTGTGTGTCAACATTGATTGATGCTAGGTATGAGTTAGCATCGGGGATAAAGTGGCCGCTGGAGGTAACGAATTTTTCAAATTGGCCGACGCTTCCTATTGTTCCGTCATTGTATGCAGCGCTGATGTTAGATTGACAACAAATAATGGCGTCACTTTTATCAACTGCGCATTGATAATTACTAGCGCCAGATGAATTGTTAGATCCTAAATATAATGACGCCAAATATGTCACTCCAACATCGCTCGGATTTGTATGATTAAAGATGGCGTTTGGATTTAGATCCGTAATATCGAGAATAGGTCCACTTCCGCTTTTAGTTGTGGTTGCTACGTATTCTCGGTGTTGTTTCTTGATAAAATGTATACCTGACGCTGGGTCGCCGTCGATAGTATTGATGTTCGGATAGACTAAGCTGACTGGATTAGTACCGCCCAAAAATGTGTAAGTGTCAGCAGGTACAGTACGGACACCAAATAACATTCTGCCTGTGTCAACACTGGCACCGATAATTGCATCAGAATAGGACATTTGACCTCGTGGAGATCTACTTACTTCAACGGATAAATCAATAATTGTCTGTTCAAAATTACTCTTGGCATTGTTTGCTGCGGCTAAAGTTGTACTAGATGGCGCTGCTTGGAAGGCGCTTATAGCATCAACGACTGGAATTTTTAATTTTCGATATGCTTTACTAGGTTTTGCAAAGTATTGTAACTCTGAAAAAGGTGCTGAATGAGCTTGTCCTGTTCCAAAATAAATAACATCATCAACGATACTACATGGAGCGCCCCATGTGCTATTACCATAATAATTTAGTCCCATCGCATCAAATTTAGACGTTATAACGTCTCCATTGTTCAATTGTTTCAGATAAAATAAAGGGAACTGACCGGTGACTGGCGTACTCTGCGCTTGTGAGATTTGTGTCGCGTCCAAGAATGTATAGATCGTCGACACAAATGGTTGTCCAAGTGCCTGCTTTTGACCCCATGATGCCAGAATTTGCGTTAGATTCAATGGATTTGTTGATGCATCTATGAATATTTGTGCACCTAACGATTGCCAAAAGGTCCAAACGAGGGAACTATTGATGACAGTACTTGGAGTGATGGAAACTCGCTGGGCAATAGAATTGGTATTCGGATTGGGATCTGAAGCGCCAAATATATATGGTGATACATATGCAGTAGTGGTGTATGTGGCAACGGCTACATAATTTTGGCCAGGAGGGAAGGGATCAAACTTAGCTAATTCAGGATCACCATTGCTTTTGACAAGTTGTTGTCCAACTGTTAATTCTGGAGCACATAATGGTAGTTGCCATTTAATTTCACCAGTCGCGTCAATATTTTCGATGCAAAATAAAAATCCCTGATCTGCAAAGTATGGATAAGAATTGTAATGAGAATTACCTGGAATCACACCAGGATTTATTGCGTTCTGTAACGACGAAACACCCGCAAATATCAATTCCTTACCTTGTCGTTCGATAACGATCAAGTTCATATCTGATAATCTTACGTTTGATCCAATGTAGTTAGAATAATTGTCTTTTGTTCTGACAACTTTTGAACCGGGATGATCAACTAGATATTCGTTAGGTGGATAATAACCTATTGCCCATTTCAACGTCCCTGTATATTTATCAATGGCGTATAATTGGGGCCCAATATTACTGAACAAAGAATTGGTCAAATAGATCGTATCGTTGTGTATCGCTGGGGCTGTTCTGGAAATAGTTCTAGCTGGGCCATACATGTTAAAACCAGTATCTAAGTTGTAATCATTGCAATTGACAGCATATTTCAGACTACCATCATGTCTGCTGCGAGCGATGAAGATGCTAGATTTAGATGTTGGGAAAAACAAACCTCCAGTGTATGCGGTGTAGTAGAAGTTGTCTAAATCCATAGTAGGTCCATACCATGTTTGCGCTTTTGCTCGATCTACTGCGGTATACCCGGCAGCAGTGGCAGCTGGGCAATCGGGGATCAATTCAAAACTAAAATCAAGATCCAATGATCCAACTGTATGAGGGGATATATTCGAATCGTCATAGATGGTATTCGTAGATCTTTTAAAACCTGCTGAGAAAGGCTTCTTGACGTCGTTGTTTTGTTGCATTCTGTATATATCTGTATATCATCCAATTTTTATATTAAAAATTGATAATCAGAGTGTTACGGTATTCCTTACAAACAAGGTATATCAAGAACACTGATGGATCAGATAATGAGTCAATTTATCGCCAAATTTGGGGGGAGATTTCAAGCTAGCGATAAAAAGACAATCGTTTATGATCCATCTGCTCTATTATTTTTAGAAGAAGTATGTTTGTTTTTGGACGATTACGATGAGGAAGTAGAACGATATTGCAAAGAAAGGGATGCATCCGAGACTGCTGTACAAATCAACAATGCAAGGAGATACATAGAAGACGAATTGACAAAATTTTTCCCATCAGATGTAGTACGGTTGATGTCATCAGTTGGTGCAAGGATGAACTTAAAAGGCTTAGCTTCTGACATTGATTTTGGATTGTTAGTTAAAAAAGCAGCGTTTAATAAAGACAAGTATGGTGATATCTTAGTAAGTAATGGGTATCAATTCAAAAAAGAACTATTTGGATACTATGTGTATACAAAAATAGTTGAGGAAATTGAAGTAGAAGTAAAATTGAGAGTATATGAGGAATCAATTCAAGTGATAGAATTACATGAACGACTTGATGCATTGTCCGAAAAAATGCAAAATAAGTTGGCGTTTGCAAAAGCATTATTGGTTGACAATGAAGAATTGTATGGTAAATTCAAGTGGGAGATTTATTCAGCATATTATGTGCAATAATGAAGTATGAAACATAATTCATTATTGGTAATGCAAATATTGGTCTATTCAATGTGATGTCAAAAGATTTGCAGAAATTTGTATTGACGAGACTTTGAACGTGCCAATATTGGTCTATTCAAAGTGATATCGAAAGATTGCATTGGCAGGACTTTGAACGTGCCAATATTGGTCCATTCAATGTGATGTCAAGAGATCTGTGGAGATTTGCGCCGACAAGACTTTGAACGCGACAATATCTGTCTATTCAAAATGATGCTAAGAGATTTGCGTTGACAAGACTTGGAACGTGCAAATATTGGTCTATTCAAAGTGATGCCAAGAGATCTGCGGAGATTTGCATTGACGAGACTTGAACGTGCAAATATTGGTTCATCCAAAGTGACGTCAAGAGATCTGCAGAAATTTGCACTGACAAGACTTCGAACATACAAATATTAGTCTATTCAAAGTGATGTCAAGAGATCTGCGGAAATTTGCATCGACAAAACTTTGAACGCGCAAATATTGGTTCATCCAAAGTGATGTGAAGATTTGCGTTGACAAGACTTTGAACGTGCCAACATATGGTCTATTCAACATGATGTTAAGAGATCTGCAGAGATTTGCATCGATGAGAACTTTGAACGTGCCAATATTAGCCCATTCAAAGTGATGCCAAGAGATTTGTTAAGATTTGCATTGACGAAACTTTAAATATGCCAATGTTGGTCTATTCAAAGTAATATATCGAGAGATTTACACAGACAAGACTTCGAATGTGCTGATATTGGTCCGTTCAGAGTAATACCAAGAAATTTGTATCGACGGGATTTTGAACATGCGAATGTTGTTCAATTCGATGTACTGTCGAAATATTTGCGGAAATTTGCATTGACGAGACATCAAGTGTGCCAATATTGGTCTGTTCAATGATGTCAAGAGATCTATTGAAATTTGCATCAACAGGATTTTGAATGTGCCAAAATTAGTCCACTCAATGTGATGTCAAGAGATCTGCGGAGATTTGCGTTGATTAGACTTTGAAGGGGCAAATATTGGTCCATTCAAAGTGATGTTAAGGAATCTGTGGAGATTTATATTGACGAGACTTTGAAAGCGCCAATATTGGTCCATTCAAAGTGCTGTCAAGAGATCTGTGAAGATTTGCATTGACAAGACTTTGAGTGCGCCAATATTGGTCTATTCAATATGATGTCAAGAGATTTGCATTGACAAGACTTTGAGTGCGCCAATATTGGTCTATTCAATGTGATGTCAAGAGATTTGCGTTGACAAGACTTTGAATGCACCAACATTGGTCTATTCAAAGTGCTGCCAAGAAATTTGCATTAACAAGACTTTAAACGCGCAAATGTTTGTCTATTCAAAGTGATGTCAAGAAATCTGTGGAAATTTGCATTGACTAGACTTGAACGTGCAAATATTGGTCTATTCAATGTGATGTCAATAATCTGTGGAGATTTGCATTGACGAGACTTTGAAAGTGCCAATATTGGTCTATTCAATGTGATGTCAATAATCTGTGGAGATTTGCATTGACGAGACTTTGAAAGTGCCAATATTGGTCTGTTCAATGTGCTGTCAAGAAATTTGCATTAACAAAATTTTGAACGTACAAATATTGGTCTATTCAAAGTGATGTTGAGAGATCTGCGGAGATTTGCATTGACAAAATTTTGAACGTACAAATATTGGTCTATTCAAAGTGATGTTGAGAGATCTGTGAAAATTTGCGTTGACAAGACTTTAAGCGTACCAATATTAGTTCATTCAATGTGATGTCAAGAGATCTCTGGAGACTTGCATTGAGAAGACTTTGAAAGCACAAATATTGGTCCGTTCGATGTGCTGTCAAGGGACCTGTGGAGATTTGCATTGACCAGACTTTGAACGTGCAAATATTGGTATATTCAGAGTGATGTGAAGAGATCTATGACGATTTGCATCGATAAGACTTTGAACATGCCAATATTGATCTATTCAAAGTGATGTCAAGAAATCTGTGGAGATTTATATTGATTCGATTTGAAAGCGCAAATATTGGTCCATCCAAAGCGATGTGAAAATTTGCACCGACAAGACTTTGAATGTGCAAATATTGGTCTATTCAATATGATGTCAAGAGATCTGTGAAGATTTGCATTGACTAGACTTTGAAAGTGCCAATATTGGTTCATTCAACGTGATGTCAAGGGATCTGTGGAGATTTGCATTGACCAGACTTTGAATGTGCAAATATCGGTCTATTCAATGTGATGTCAAGAGATCTGTGAAGATTTGCATTGACTAGACTTTGAAAGTGCCAATATTGGTTCATTCAATGTCAAGAGATTTGCATTTACGAGACATCGAGCATACCAACATTTATCCGTTCAATATGCTGTCAAAAGATCTGTGGAGATTTGCATTGACTAAACTTTGAAAGCGCAAATATCTGTCCATTCAGTATGCCGTCAAGAGATCTGTGGAGATTTGCATTGACTGGACTTTGAAAGGGCAAATATTGGTCCATTCAATGTGCTGACAAGAGATTTGTGGAGATTTGCGTTGACAAAACTTTGAACGTGCAAATATTGGTCTATTCAATGTGCTGTCAAGAGATCTGTGGAGATTTGCATTGACTAGACTTTGAAAGCGCAAATATCTATCCATTCAATGTGCTGTCAAGAGATCTGTGAAGATTTGCATTGATAAGACTTCGAACACGTAAATATTGATCTATTCAAAATGATGTAAAGGAATCTGTGAAAATTTGCATTGACTGGACTTTGAACATGCAAATATTGGTCCGTTCAATATGATGTGAAGATTTGCATTGACGAGACTTTGAACGTGCAAATATTGGTCTATTCAATGAGATGTCAAGAAATATGTATTGACTAGACTTTGAACATGCAAATATTGGTCCATTCAATGCGCCGTCAAGAGATCTGTGAAGATTTGCATTGACAGGACTTTGAACGCGCAAATATTAGTCTATTCAATGTGATGTCAAGAGATCTGTGAAGATTTGCATTGACAGGACTTTGAACGCGCAAATATTAGTCTATTCAATGTGATGTCAAGAGATCTGTGAAGATTTGCGTTGACTAGACTTTGAACGCGCAAATATTAGTCTATTCAATGTGCCGTCAAGAGATCTGCGGAGATTTGCATCGACTTTGAAAGCGCAAATATTAGTCTATTCAATGTGATGTCAAGAGATCTACGGAGATTTGCATCGACTTTGAAAGCGCAAATATCTATCCATTCAATGTGCTGCCAAGAGATTTGTGAAGATTTGCATCGATCAGACTTTGAATGTGCAAACATTGGTCGATTCAATGTGACGTTAAGAGATTTGCATTGACCAGACTTTGGACATACCAATATTGGTCTCTTCAAAGTGATGTCAAGAGGTTGCATTGACGAGATTTTGAACGTGCAAATATTTGTCTGTTCAAAGTAATATCAAGATATTTGCGTTGACAGATAAAGGAGATAATTCATATTTTATCAAGTAAATTATATGTATCTATCAAAAAAATACAAACTCGAAACTATAAGGATAAAATACTGGCACGTCTTTTTAGCCAAATGCGTCACAGAAATGACAAAAATTTTACTAAATTCCAACGCAGAAATACAAAAATACAAACTAGAACAAAAGATTCTAAATTACAATACTTACATCATCGGCAAATGTGATCTATCAAGTTATGTCATATTTCCCAAAAAAATCTGCATTATTAAATATCAATCCGCATTCAAAGATGATATTTTACATAATTGGCAGATGTCAGATGACGATTTTCATGTGATATTAGAGATATTCGTGCTAATCAATCATTCATGTAAGCGCAGTATAAAAAAAGAGGTGGCGGAAATAGATGATAGCGAATTAGAAGTGACAATAAGTCAAAAAGATAATGTTGAATTGGTGATCGATTCTAAAAAATTTAAGATATCCAAAAAACATTTCACAAGATTGCAAAAAATATTCACTGGTGATAAGAAGGACATTAATATTATGATTTGCATTTTGTTGACTAGATATGAATATTATGGTGTGATGAAAGAGGGCATTTGCTTATCGGCAGATGATGTTTACCAATTTATTTTTGATAATAAACTAGAGAACGACACACTAGAAGCATTTGCTGGAACATTAAATTCAAATCTACCAAATTATTGTAGCTTGTTCTATGATATCGAAAAAATTTTTGGCAGCAAAGGGAGCTTTTTGAACATGCAACTAGATACGTGCAATTATGAAATCATCATCTCCAATCCACCATATATTACGAATGTTATGGATGATTCATCTGACAAATTGATAAATTTCTTAGAATTATGCAATGGTTTTGTGATTGTCGTTATTCCAGATTGGCGATCTGTTGCGGAATATGATGCCGATGTCAACGGACAAATATCGATCAATGAACACGAACAAAAACGGGAAACAGTACCATATAATAATTATGCAGTGTTGCGAAATTCTAATTTTTTTAGAAATGTAATATGCATTGGTGATTATATGTATTATAATTTTTTTGCTAACTCACAAAAGAAAATTAGAGATAATGTTCTTTTTGTGATATTGTCATCAGATAAGGGAAATGATTTGGATAAGAAATTTATTGATTATATGAAACAAAAAATTTCTTAACAGTACATATTATTTCGCATCGCCCACATCATATGGACTTTATTGTAACTAGCAATGTTAATAACAGAATCGGATTCTGTCGTTGTAACTTTCATTTGCAGTTTGTTGCATCCAAGTTGTTTTTTTCGACGCGTATGATCAAACATGTTCCCATCCGTATCTTTTAATGGATAATCACAATATTTACAAAAAACTGTGATTGGCTTGTTAGGTTTATCGACAATTATTTCCTTCCCTTCAGGTATTGTCACTAATTCCTTTGATAATTTGTGAAACTTTTCTTCGGGTATTTTTTCAAACGGTTCCTCAGATGAAGATCCTAACGCTCCTACGAATATTCTTGGAGGTGGCACTTCAGAAAGGATCGGAAAATTACAATTTGCATCAGTGATACCTGAACAAAACAGATCATCAAATGTTACAATGTGTGGATATTTTTCGCTGGGTGGTTTGTCAAAAACTATACGAGTTGCGTTTTCAACGATAGGTTGTTTCTTAGGGTTACCGCGTGGCAGCATTTTAGAATCTCTCCTAATATAATGTTTCTTCGACATATATTGATGTACACCAATCGTTAAATACTACGTCAGTATAGATGAATATTGCTGATAAACATATTATCAATTTTTTTAAAAATAATAGATCTATTATTTTTAAACATATCTCAATAGCAACAACATAAACTTCTGTTTCCAATCATCCACTTCCTTGACATTTATTTTAGCGTCTCCAATAAATTCGACCGCACAATCTATTAACTTATCATCACACAAAATAGCAATCGATGTATCTGCCTTAAATGTTTTACCTTTCTTATACTCAATAGGTTCACCACACATCAAACGTTGCATAAAAGGAGAAATCTTGTTTGACATACAATATGCGAATCGTTTCTTCTTCAATAATGACACATCTTCTGGTTTATCAAGAAACATCATAAAATATTCTCCAAACGTACTCTTTATTAGTTCGATAAAGAGTAACTTGTTATTCGATCCAAACATACAAATTTGATTTCTAGAAATTAAACATGATGCAATATAATGTAGCAAGTCTTCGTTGCATTCGATGCTCTCTAAAAATTGCATTAATCCATCATCAAATATTTGTTCTATAAAATCATAACCGGTTGATAACGATACGTAATCATCCATCTGACCGTTCCTGAAGACCTTTTTTTCCAAATCATATACACCATTATCGAATCCAATTAAATATTTTTTGCTGTCCAACTTATTTTTGAATTCAGGATCAATCTTGTAGATCATCTGACGCAAATCTTCTGTTATTTCTTTCCTAAACGCAGAAGTGTGAAATTTGGATATTATGTCACGTAAGACTAATTGAATATTGATTTGTTTGCCTGAAACGATGATAGGATTATGTTTATAGCGTTCAATGAGATCATCATAATATTTTGTAAGATCCAATATCAATATTTCTGCAAATTTATCTGTCTGAAAAAGAAGTCGTTTTAATGATCCACTTCTTCGGACACTATCGTTTGATTTTGGAGCATTCTTATAAAATCTTTGCCATCGGATACCATCAAAAACCCAAAATATCCCTCTATTACTACATCTGTACGTATCTTTGTATTTTGAACACAGAAATGTAACAATTTTAGTATTAGTTACGTCATTAACCATATTTATGTCATATTGTCCATCCATTTTTATTGGATAGACAATGTGAATGATATAATCTTGTAATTTTTTTTCATTTTTTATTCGATTTCATCTAGTAATTTGATGATAATGTCGCCATGACATTGCGTTGGTTTGCACCAACAACCTAAATTCTTACCTCGCAACGCTCTAAATCGTTCAAGACAATCTTCATCTTCTAACATTTGAATCAAATGCTTTCGATATTTGCGCAAAGATGACGCACGAGTCAAATCCTTCGTAATTTTAAACGGATTGCACCATTCTGAGCTTTTGCGTGGAAATCTCTTGCCATCAATAAAAACAATACCTGCGCGACCGATGTATACATTATTTGGATCATCCATCCACTCACTCAAATTTTTGTATGTTGGTCGGATAAATGCCACTTTTACGTTAACAATTGTTGTTTCTTCCATTATAATGACGTATGAAATTATTCATATTTCAATCTTTATAATGGTCTCATTATAATGTCGCACTAAATTGTTATAAAAAATTGAAAAAAAATAACCAAAATGAATTCATTAAGACAATATGCCTAATAAAAATGAATAAAGTTACGATCACATGCGCTCAGGTATCAAAATCTATCAAACAGAAAAAGTCAACGATGAAAATTAATAAGTTAGTACATTTTTTCACGATTATCGTTAGCGAAACTATTCAAATTCGCGTTTTTGCTATAAATGATGCAGAGATGATGCTACAACCGCCTGAAGGTCGAACACAAAAAATAAACGTCGAACAAATGTATCAACCATTGATTGTAACTACGACGACTGACACATATATAGTACCATGGACATTTGTAGATCAATCACTCAAAAAAGAAAGATTTGTAGGCGATTCATGGGCATACGCGCATGAAGTATTCCTAAATTTATTGTATGTGTATAAATATTTTTTCATAATGAACCAGGATTTGGTTCTTGATGTCAAAATTCTGATTTATCAGTTTTTTATGAAACTAATGCAACCAAAAAAAATGGAATACAAAACATTCAGTAAACGACATGTTGATTGCAACGAACTGATGACAACGGGATTCTGTGGCCTTAAAAAATGTGCGTTTAAACATCAAAAAATAAGTTTCCCAGAAGAGATTGTTTTTTTTAATGTGAACATTATGAATGAGAATAATTTGCGTAAAACAATAATGTTGAGCACAAAAGATTGTAAATATATATCCACTTTAAATGGATACGAACAGATACCAATACGAGAAAATAATGTAAACAGAATTGCATATGATGTCGTCATGCCATGGCATTTTACAGATAGTAATTATTCTGGCGTGCCACTTTCGTTCGCATTATATCAAATTAGAAAATCAATGCTACGATATTATTTGCTATTCATCAAACTATTACCTCATTTTTTCGATGTCAAAATTCGTGTCATCCTCTATAGGATGTTTATTTCATTCCTAAAAATAGATAGATGTCAAATAAAACAATAGCGCAATATGTAACATTGTTACATATTACGTTCTATATCATTCAATAATTTAACGATAATATCACCATGACATTGTCCTGGCTTGCACCAACAACCTAAATTCTTACCTCGCAACATTTTAAATCTCGCAAGACATTCTTCATCTTTCAACATCTCTATTAAATATTTTTTGTACATTTGTAACGATTGGTCATATGTCATCTTTTTTGACACATTGTATGGATTGTACCATTCGGATTTGTTAGCAGGACATAATTTTTTATTAATAATAATAGGCTTGCCAATGTATACGTTGTTTGAATCATCCATCCAATCTTTAAAATTGTCATAATGACCACAGAGAATATTTTTTCGGATATTGACAATAGTACTTTGCATTGTTATCATATCATATTAGATTTTTACGATATAATAAATCTTATCAATTTTTATCAAACCCATGAATATGTAAATTCTATTTTGGCGTTTATCGCACTTCGATTTATTCGATGTTTGTAAGTGCCATCCAAGATTAAATGTTTTAGAGATGGAGGAAGATTATCAATAGGATGATCAAATTTTTCCCCTAATTTTAAATAAGTGAGCGATTTTGGTAAGTTATCAATCGATTGATCAAACTGTTCTCCAAGCGTCAGATGAGTAAGAGATTTTGGTAATTGATCAATCGTCTGGTTAAAACCGTGACCAAAACGTAGATGAATTATACTATCTGGTAATTTATTTACCGGTTGGTTGAAATTATCGCCAAAAAATACATAGAGTAGTGAAATCGGTAAATTATCGACTGGTTTGTTGAACGCGTACCCACATACCAAATTGATTAACGTTTGTGGCAAATCGTAAAGAGGTCGGTTAAAATAGTTGCCTAACGTCAAACTGGTAAGAGAATTCGGTATACAATTACGTATTGAATGATCATATTGGATATTGAATAACAACTCTTTGACTGTGTCAGGGACAGAATTCTCTATAGAATTTATATAATGACTCCCAACAGTCAATCGTGTTACTGATGACGGTATATGTCCTTTAATTGGCTGATCAAAACATGCGGCGAACACCAACTCTTCTACAGAATGTGGAATATTATTTTTGATAGATTGGTTAAACGCCAAACCAAAATGTAGAATTTTGACAGACGAAGGAATACTATCTTCAATGGGGTGGTTAAAATCATCCCCAAAATATAATGAAATAACTGTCGAGGGAATACAACCTTTTGTGGATTGATTAAATTTCTTCCCAAAAATAATTGTTTTGACAGATGCAGGAAAACATTTTATACTGACAGGGGTATCAAAATTACGTCCAAAAATTATAGTTTCAGCTCCATCTGGAATATATCCTTCAATAGATTTATCAAAATGATCATCAAAAAATATTGCGGTAACATTTTTGGGAATCCCATTTGTTGTGACGAACTTGGGAATCATTGATTTATCCGCAGAATGCGCTTGTCTATAATCAATGTATTTAACGTTATTAGGAACCTCATGAATGTTGTTACTGCACCAAACAGATAAAAAATTATCATAATAGGGTAAATTTATTATTTGTGGTATCCACATTCTCTTGCTGTACAAAAAAATTTGCCGTAATCTTCCAGCAGACCGTGACGTCAACGAAAGCCTAATCTTTTCGTAATCTTCAAGGTCTTTGCCTATCTGAAGAATAATATCTGCGCATAGTTGTAACATTATTTATTAATAATGATAAAAATATGTGTTCTAACATGCTGTCTATTCAGAATTCAATTTTTATTCGAATATCCCAGTATCAGGATTGAATTTAGCTCCCATAGTTTTATGGAGAGCGTTTAATTGTGTGGCAGTGATCGGTTTACTTATTGACGCCATAGCGATAAATCCACATAAAAATGGTTTCGCAGGTATCTTTGTTATCATTATTTTTTCTTCGTTCAATGCAAAATGTATTCTGTGATATTTACCAAAATGAACAACGTTTCTCTGTGAAAATATTTTAAAGTCCCGATAAATATTTGCAAATCTATCAAAATAATACAACTCTACTTCCATAATACTCTTACGTTTATTATTGTAGTTGCCAAATATTTCAATATTCAATTTTATTGATCAATGATTTATAAATTATTGACCAATATCCAACGAGTATTCAAAAATAGGATATTCATATTTTGCCAAAACACCATCATCCACGAAATACAACTCTTCATTCTTGATAGGTTGGTTTAAATATTTATGCAGTGCTTGAATGATAAACTTTTTAGGGATACATTTGAATTCAATGTGATAGCGCAATTCTTTATGGATAGATCCAATATTGTTGGAATTCCAGATAAATTTTTTGACATAGAACGCTTTCTTTTCCATATTTTCAAGTTTGAATACTTGCAAATGAAACATTTTACCAAATTGTTGCGAGGATATCAATGCATATAGATCGTTTATTTTAGACTCAAAAGTTGGATCCGATAGTAACTCGGGCGTAATTTCATAAACTACCTCATCACCTTTTTTGGACACAATTTTAAAATCAAAGTGTGGCTTAACAATTGAATGGATTGATTCAATAATCTGTGCTTGAATTATATTAGATACTTTTTGGAATCCGATGGAGCCTAATATTAATTCACGAAAAAACTTTGATTCAGCAATGAATTGAGATTTTGTATGTTTCCCGACATATTCTTGCCATGACAAACCATTAAAGAGGGTTGGGCATTTATAATTTAGTACACTGAAATTTGCTTGTTTGATATCTATAGAAATAAATACTTTTCCAAGATTGTCATATGTATATAATTTATCGTTAACCAAATTCGTGGGCATAGTATGTCGATGTATAGTTAATCTAACAAATGATTCGTTTTTCTTGATATCTTCTTTGATAGTTTTCTCAAGCTTTTTGATTTCACTTCTAAAATTTATGGTTTGATATTCTTTTTTATACAAATCCCAGTGTCTTATTGAATTATACAACGGATCCAACGTTTCAATATATGAATTGATATATTTTGGATGGGGACATGGAATAGGAATGCCGGAATAAATAGTGAAAATATCAATATCATCTGTATCGATAATATGTGGAATATTTTTTGCATCACCTCGATGTAATTTGATTAACTTTAGTTTTGAAGTGTTAATGGAGATAGATTCTGAATAAATCCCGGGGATATTCCCGACATGTATGTGAATTGCCGCCCGCTGTTTCGCTGTCAACTCGAATGGCAAAAGCAAATTGTCATCTTGAGTTTTAGCAAATTGATCTACAAGTTCGATCAAGTGAGTTATCTCGTCCATTTTATACTTGACAATACTTGAAAGATACACGTTAGTGATTATTTTTCAATTTTTATTAAAAAAATTGAAAAATGGAACGCGTGAAAGATCTATTTAAGAGATGACCAATAAAAGATGGCAGACATGATTATCAACAATTACAATCGGGAATGCAACTACATTGTAGAACGGAACTGCACTCAACGCATCCGACTCGACTTAAGTCCCGAATATTGTTACATCGTATTTGGTCACTGTAACATCTATGCTTATGTAGATCCAATCACTGACAAAGTATTATTCTTTGATTATTATTATCCTAACAATTATCAAAAAATTGATAATATAAAAGTTATAAATATGTATTAATTTTGTATCCAATACAACGAAATGGAACAGCAAATGACTGAGTATTTGAAATTACACAATCAGATTCACAAATATCCTCCTAAATGGTTCACATCCATCGCACTAACTAATATACCCAAAGAGTCACAACGAAAATATCAATATTTGCTCGATGGTAAAGGAAGTCTTGTCAACAAATTTTACGATATTTATATGGTATCTTCACCAGGAACAGTTTGGAACGGAAATAGAACATATGAGCAACGGATAGCTGCTGCCGGTAAAAAAGTAAATAGAGATGCTTTAGGAGCTAAAATTCATGCTCGCTTAATGACTCTACAAAATCCGGCACATTTTGACTTCGGATCAGGAGATGGTACTACTGCGCTTGCCACTAGTCGCGTCATCAGTGCTGCAAAAACATATTGTTGCGACGTTGACGATTTTATGTTAGCAGAAAATAAACAATATTGTGACTTTTCAAAAATAACTGCAACTGATGAACTTATTATTCCTAAAGATGTCAATATTATTACCGCAGCTCATGTATTTCATCATTTAGCTTGTTATAATATGATACAGACACGACTTAGAGAAATGTACGATGGATTGCCAAAAGGGGGGCTATTATTAGTGCGCGAACATGACGTCGCAGCAAGTGCAACTAGTGAGATAGATACTCGCCTTAGAAAATATAATAAAGAAGTTGTTGTTTTAATGCACTTATGTTACGAGGTTAACGAAATTCCGAAAAGAAAAACTCGCGCTGAATTTGATGCTTGGTTCCATGGCATGGATATGTGTTTGATGACAAAGCAGGAGTTGAGACAGTTTGCCGAAGGGGTAGGATTTACGTTTGTCGCAGATTCAACAGCACGAGCAAGTGATTTATCCTACTACATATTGTTTGAAAAAATTTGATTAATTATTGATTGATCAAATTATTTATCCAAGTATGTTTCTCATCCACAAAAACTTTTATTGGAAAGATATCATCTGGCAACATCGTCACCATTTGCCAATATATATGATTAATTCTATATCTATTTCCATTATCATCAATGATTATAATCGGTGATACACAATCATTGGCAACATAGTCGAATAACGAATTGGATGGAAATAAATTAGGCGCAACAGATGTGAATAATCCATAGTTCAATATATGACCTACTGTTTTTTTCTCTTTGTTAAAATTTAGTTTCTGGATTTGCGAAATCGTCATATTAACATTCTCAGGCAACTGCTGCAGATTGATATAATCTTTGACGATGAAAAGATTAATGTCTGCCATTTCTTCACCGGTAAATTTGCGTTTCATAGAGCATAAATTGGTATGTTATATTAAATATTTGATTTGTATCTAAAAAAAATGATATTTTAAACGTTTTCGTTACTGGGATGATAAGTATTCAACAAAAATGTTTGGCGTCTTCTATAGTGACATAGTAAACATCATTATTGCCGATTTTGACCCCGCAGACGTTTATCAATTAAAATGCGTGGATAAATATCATTTTAACTATGTTACCAATGATTTTATCCATAGCATGATAATCAAAAACATAATAAAAAAACTTCGAGAAAAATTAGGGGCAAATTATGATAATTTTGTGATGGCGATGGAGAAATTGAAAATTAGGATATCTGGTTCTTTTGTAGTTCAATGTGCTTTGAACGAATATTGGGAAGAGAGTGATATTGATTTGTATACGCATTCACCGATATCGGCAAATATGTTTGATTGGACAGACGGTAGTCAAATATATTCTCGGCGTCTATATGGTGGTATTCCGAATATTCTAAGCATTATTAATTTTCATGAAAAACCTGTTTTTGTTCCTGGACAATGGCACGTAGTTTACAAGCTATTTTTACAAATGATCAAGTTAGAGCGATCTCCTAAACATCCGACGATATGGTCTCATATTGATAAGACATATGATTATGACATATGTAAAAACGTCTATAAAATCAAAAATGGTAAACCTACACTGAAGATTAGTAATTTAAGCAGCATTATGAACAAGGAGATTCAAATTGATATCAATAATATTGGCAAAAATGATAACAGAGATCAAAAATATATAAATAGAGGATTCATTTTTAGAAAAGGAAGACATGATTACATCAAATATATGCGCCGCGTAGTGCCGATAGTATATTGCAACGTGCAAGACGATAAAATGTCAAATATTTATTTTTTGGGCAAACGTATGCGAACTAATAAATGGAGAAATGATAATGTGACTATCAAATATTTTAATAAAGATATGTACTCAGAAGCGTATACTTGTCATCACAGTGGTTTAGCGCATTCATACGATAAAAAAGGTAATATTTTAATCAAAACTCCTATTTATTCAAGAAATAGCATATTATGTCGTTGTCCGATTGATAATTATTATGATTCATCACTCTACGAACATCGACATACAACTATGACAATGCGCAAAAAAGGAAACAAACAAGAATATTTTTGCGAAGTTATTGTTATCAAGTGTAAACATCCTATCACAAAAGAAGAATATCAAACGGAAGATACATATGAATGGTTAGATATTGAAGGTAAAGATGAGCGACGAATGTATCCTGTCATCCATCTGGGAAATAATCGGGATGTAGATTGGACACCACTCAAAGAATTAGATGATGATTATTAAAATTATCATCTAATTCAAAAAAATTGAAATCTCATCTAATATGATATATACATTCTTAAAAAAAATGCACCGTAAGATGCAACCGCAGACTTTTGACAAACAAGAACTAGAAAATATAATCGCGTCTATTTCGTCTGTCAAAGATTCTCTTGGGACAGATATTCCAAAGATCAATGGGATTTTTTATATGTACAATATAAATGGATCCTTAGCAGCATTTGATTCTCAAAACTAGATATGTTTATGTTTGGGGGATTACTCCGCAAACCTTCTATTTGCTAAATGAAGAAATCATAAGTTATGCAGGATCGTTAAAAGATATACTAAGTGGGTTGTATTCTGGTTATGCAACGTTAGAAACACAATATCAAAAATTTCCACATGCTATCGATATAATTTCGTTTAAATTATCTAACGACATTGCGTATTAAAATGACAATAAAAAATTGACATATTTAATTCTAATTAAATAGCCTATCATAAAGATCATCAGAAATGCTAAACGCAATTTGCAAAGACGTATTGAAAATAATATCATCTTATAACGATCCGATCGACATTTATAGATTAAAGTGCGTCGATAAATACCATCATGACAATATCTCGAACGATCTAATTCATAGTATGATAATCAAAAATATTACAAAAAAATTGCGAGAAATATTAGGAAACGATTATGATGATTTTATTTTAACACTCGAAAAATACAAAATGGTACTTTCAGGTTCTTTTATTATCCAGTGCGCCATAGATGAATATTGGGAAGGGTCAGACATCGATATATATTCACTTTGCGAAATAAAAGATGATATTTTTGGTTGGGCAGAACATCATTCTGTATATTTGAAAAACGATGATAACGTTGAATATGGAAATCTTACTGGCATTATTAAAATCGATAACTATGTCAAAATAAATACGCATGGTTGTCCTCTTCAATTAATTACACTTGATCATTCTCTAAAAAAAAGAAGCGTAAGATCGTATCTTAGTGATACATTTGATTTTAATATATGTAAAAATGTGTACAAAATCAAAAATGGTAGACACATTTTGAAAACAAATAATCTCAGCAGTATTATGAATAAAGAAATTCAAGTGAATACCAACATAGGAAAAAATCATCCTATGAGATATCGAAAATATACTCAGCGAGGTTTTAAGATTAATAAGATTGGAAAGTGCGATTATGTTAAATATGCGAATATTGTGATGCCATTTGTGATTTGCGATGTAACTGAGCAAGATAAAATTTGTAACGTTCAATTTCTGGGCAAACGTATCGTCGATGATATTTGGGAAAATAATAATCTAATTATCAGTTACTTTGAGTGTGATATGTATTCACTTGGTGACACATGTTGCAATTCTGATGCTGTAGATACATATGACACGAAAGGCCAAATGAAAATGAAGATAGAAAATGGTTGTTCTTTTCCGTCAAATTGTCCGTTTAACAATTATTTTGATATCAAATTGCACGATCATAAACATTCTAGCTTGGCGGTGTACAAAAAAGAAACGAAGGAAGAATATTCTTGCGACGTTATTATTATAAAACGTACCGATAAAAATTTTGATTATGATTTTTCGAAAGATAAGTACGAATGGCTAGATGTGCGACCCAGAAAAGAATCATGTTATGCTGATTTGGTTGATAATCGCGATAATACGTTCATGCAATCAGATTTACAACTAAAAAGACCAATGCCAGTAATATGCTTAGATGATGACGAAATAGATGAATTTATTTGATTGTTATTTTAATAATCAAATATATTAAGGTCTGTGACCATGATTTAAAATATTAAAAGTAAAGTATAAGTTGAACAATAGATGCAATCAAGTCCCGAAAAAAATGTATTTTCAGTTAAGAAAAATAATTTGAAAGTTTGCGAATGCGATTTTGATCCCCAAATGGTTTATTTAGTCGAGGAAAAAGGGTGCCCATTGACTGATAGATATATGATCACTATCTGCGACTACTTGAAAGATGTTGAGAAGCAAACACAGGTATGCAATAAAAAGTTAGTTTTGTTATGCAAAAAAGGAGTAGAGATGATTGCAGATTCAGAATGTTTCCGACATAAAGATCATGAATATTTTGTCGATAAGTCGTTGATCAAGTGGCGAAAGGAATGGTTAGATTGTTTCGATGGCAAGACTGAAAAACAGGTTGGTAACAGACGCGCAGATGTTTTAATACATGAAAACATTGTTATCGAATTTCTACATAGCAAACTTTTGAGAGACAACATTAATGCGCGTAATAAAAATTATTCCCAGTGCAACAAACAAATATATTGGGTCATCGAATGCAACGAATCTATCGACGTTGAAAGGATACGAGATAGAAAACGTAGAATAATCTTTAAAAAGGATATATGGAAATACGATTTGTTCGATAACGATTACGTTTATTTGAATTACAAACATAAAATTTACAGAATCAAACCTGGAGATGTTAAAAGTGGTATCATCGATGTCGCAGATTACAAGAGTGAGCGGCATTTTGTGAAAGAAATGAAACGTGGAATGGTCACATGGAACGACGTAAAGATTCAACGAGGCGTTATTTATTATAATCAACGAGGTGCGGGATGCGGGAAAACGTACGAAAGTATTCAACTATTAGGTACAAATGGATCAAATATATCAGCCGACAAAGACACTTTCATTTACTTAACAAAAATGCACTCGGCCAAAGAAGTCATTTACAATGAATTGCGAGAACAATACAATAGAGGCGATCTGTCACATTTAAATTGCACCAAACAAAACATCGATAATGATGGCAAAAAGCAATACAAGATGGAATATCATAATAACCAAACTGGAAAGAATATTCAAATTATTATTGGTACTATTGATTCATTCATATTTGCAATCACCACTAAGAAGGTAAGTGACAACGATCTTTTTAGAGCAATTGCCAAATCTATCAAACAAGGATATATTCATGAAACGGCTGGTGGAAAAGTGAGTGATGCTGGCAGCATTCGTTATGCACAGGCTAAGAATGTAAAATTGAATGTGAGATGTTTGATAATCATAGACGAGGCACAGGATTTGAATAAGGATTACATTGAAGCCTTCAGCGAAATTGTTGAAACAACAGGTATCGATGTATATGTAATTGGTGATAAATTACAAAGCATTTGGGGAGAACATAATGTCATGACCTTTTTAGAAAAGAATAATTTGAGTACAGATATTGTCCCGAGCACCGGCGAAAATTGTGTCAAGCGATTTCATGAAGAGGACTTCATAAAATTTGTAAACAACATAATCGAGTTCAAAAAATATAATCTGCCACACATAAATTCGATATGTGATGGTTCTCGATGTAAATACATTCACAATGATCATAAAAAACCATGCAACGTATTTGAAGTTCCCTGTATCTATTCAGGGGATACTGACCAAGAGAAGGTTGATGCATTGGTTGATAAAATAATCAATTACATGAAATACGAAATCCAAGAGTACAATTATAAACCAAACAATTTCATGTTTATCTTCCCCATCCTTGCAAAAAATACGTTGGCAAATCGGATAGAATCGAAAGTGCAAGATTTTTGGATCGAACAGTTCAAGGATCCAGAATATGTGCAGAACGTTTTGTTGAATGACGAATACTGGAAAGAAAATTTGAATGATAAGTTTCATAAATATGTTTGTCTGCATAAATCTGAAGAAGGTCAATCTATCAATTTAACAGAGTCAGAACACATGACCCGAATATTGTCTATTCATTCGTCAAAAGGAAATGGGTGTGAAGTTATTTTTTTATTAGGACTAACTGAGAAAACACTAGTCAAATTTAGTAAAATGCCATGTAATTTAGTGTATGATTCGTTATTGCACGTTTCGTTAACACGGCAAAAAAAATCATTGTATGTGGGAGTACAGAATAACAATGACGATGTTTGGAATAGATTTCAAAATGTGTGCAACATTGAATCAGATAAGAATATTCCTCCGCAAATACAATATATTTCGAGATACAACAGTTACGATGGTGTGATAACTTATGCTTTTGATAATCTTGATCTATTCGAAATAATCGAGAAAGAAATCATAACTCCCAGTAATTTTGCCAAATTATTACCAAAGTTTAGTGATGAAAAAAAGATAATTGATTGGGGACATCATCAGATTCGATTTGCAGTATTTTGGTACAGCATTATGTCGAGTATTGTTGAGAATGAGAAGATGGAACAATATGGTGACCAATTCAAAGCTGTTTTAGCAAATATATCAGAATTATCAATTGGCAAATATACTCATAATGATTATTACAAAAAATTAGATGAAATCTCTAACAATAACCGCAAGCGCGAATACATCAAAAATAAAGAAATACCTATTTTATGTTTGGGTGATGATACTCGTTCAATTTATCATAAATACAAAGACACATTGTTTGATTTTATGAAAAATATTCAATCTAAAACTGCTACGCAAATGATCAAGGGAGAACGATTGCCTAAATTATGTGCTATGGAATCGATAGTCATGATGTATATGATTCAGATTATGAAAAAGGGTAAGTATTCAGAGATAACTATCATGGATGTGTATAATATCATGTATTGTTACGATGATTGTTCTAATTCGATAAATCATCAACATCATACTGATTGTTTATGCGCAAATATTTTTCACGAAGCAGATAATTTTGAACAAAATGCATCCCATAAAGAAATCCGCTCTAGTATGGTCAACCATTACGAAAACATTGAAAACATCAAAACAATGTATGGAAATTATGTTGCGTATATCCAAAAATTTTTAAAAGATGACACAGAATTTATCTACAATGTGTATCATAACGTTTACTATGGAATCAAAAATGAAAATATGAGCATCATGCAAAGTTTTCCCATTGTCGCACATTCAGAAAACCACGTTATATTTTTTGTCATCAAACCTCAATTTAATAAACTAAATTTTGATAGAGTAATGTTCGATGTCATCTTCAACGCGTTTATTTTAGGTAATTGCCGGGATGAAAACAATCTCAAAAGATTCAGTAATAAAAAAATTGTTGCGTGTATATTTACATTTGATTCTAACAGGCCAATCTTTTGCAATCCTAAAAGTTACAAACACAAAGATATTCTCAAAAAATGCTTGAAAGAATATTTGATGAATAAATATGCTAAAAATCATGAAATGGTTTACAATTTTTACGAATATTACAAAAACAACGCACCGCAAAATACTAATGTTATTGAATATGTAAACAACGAACTAATGCTAAATAATTACAAAAAAATACCAATGTATATCAAACATTTCTTTACAGGTCTCAAAGACAAACCAGAGATATTAAAGATTGATTTTTTGGATCAATTAAATAAATATCTCGAAGAAAAAGTTGATGGATTTATCAGTTAGATACGTAGCTGATATTATACTTACATATAGCAATGTTGTCGCGCTGCAAAGATATTTTGATAATTATTAGTCAATATATAACAGATGCCGATAAGATTAATTGGTCGATGACATGTATCGCAATGGATAAATACAAATACGAATTTACATATTGTGAGAAAACTGATGTGTATAAAATTATGTCATTGCCATATTATAATAATTTTGAATATGTCGTTGTATATCACGAAACATTGTTTGTACCGACAAAAATGAAGCCCTGTAAATATTTTAGTTATGATGGTGACGTACGACCGGGGACAACGTATTTAGTAACAAATAAGATATTACCAGGCGCAATAATACCCAAAACAGTGACCAAGTTAAAATTTGGTCCTTATTTTAATTGGCTGATCAATGACTATCTTACCGATTCGATAACAAAGTTAAAATTTAATAATTATTTTAATCAGTATATCTCAAATTGCATCCCAAATTCTGTTACTCATCTAACTTTTGGCGATCATTTTAACAAAACTCTTGAAAATTCCATACCGGAATCAGTTACTCATTTGACGTTTGGATATGATTTTAACAAAAAAATAACTAGTATGTTACCCGCATCTATAACCCATTTAAAATTCGGTCATCGTTTTGATGGATCTATTGTATCTCTTGCAACTTTGGACAAACTAACTCATTTGACGTTTGGTTACAATTTTAATCAACTGATCTATGAATGTTTACCTGATTCGATCATTAAAATAACATTCGGTTTTCACTTTAATCAACCAATTACAAATAGTATTCCAAATGTAACTCATCTAACATTTGGTGATAGATTTAATCAAACAATAGATGATCTTCCAGATTTAATAACTCATCTAACATTGGGATGCGATTTTAACAAACCAATCACAAATATTCCTTCATCTGTTACGCATTTAACGTTTGGTGATAGATTTAATCAACCAACTACGAATTTTCCATCATCAATTACTCATTTATCCTTTGGATACGATTTTAATCAACCAATTTTGAATTGTGGAATGACACATCTTACTTTGGGAGCTTGCTTTAATCAGTCATTGAAAAATCTTCCGTCGTCATTGACTGATTTAACTCTTCATCGATATTGCAATGACCTCATCAAGAAAGATATTCCAAAATCTGTGAACATATTTATCAAATAAAGATTTTATTTGATAAATTTTTTATTGTGGATCGACACACACAAGCGTATTCATCCTACTATCATTGAATGTTATATCGATACGTAATGGATATCCATAGTTTGTTGTTATTGATATACATGATATTCTATCTATTAAATGTATTATTATTTTTGACCATGACATAGAAAATATTTTACCTAACGATGGTGCGTCAGTTATCTTTATAAAGGTAAGTTCACCAGATATAACTTCTAGCCTCATTTTGTCATGAACATCTATTTTTTTAAATAGTTCACCTATTTCCATAGTGTTGAATATTCTCACGTAATGGTTATAATTGATTTCGGGTTCATATTGGTATGTTATCGATAATCCAAGATCTTTTATTGTCCCTCCATCAATCAGATTATCGCATTGCACATACATTGCATCATTCGTAATGTACATAAGTACAACTTTGGGGTTCGTTTGTAATATTTTATGCAACATATTTATGTTTATGTTAATATTTGTATCAGATTGCGTTTCGATTCCAAATCTATCAAAAATACCTGTATATAGTTTCGTTCGCATTATCATATCATTTTTTTGGCTACTCATAATCATGTGATACGCAAATCTTCTCATTTCGATTCTACAAGTGGAATCATTTAGTTTGTGCGATAATACAGCATCTGTAAAGATTTGTAACGATTCTGTTGTTCTTATTTCCATAAAAATATGGTCATCGAATATTTTAGATTCAGATTTTGTCACTACAAAGTTGTTGTCAATATTGAATTTGAACTGATCAAGTATCCAGAAATCTCTGACGATTTTTGCCAGTAAAAAAATGCGCATCGGTACATTAGAGAATATGTAACCAATGATTTCCATATCACCTTCATTGCGAGATTTAATCGTAAAATATGTGAAGAGAATTCTGCGAATATCAGATGGCAATGCACGTATTCTTTTTTCTAATGTGTTCATATTTATTTTTTTGTTATTGATTGGATCATTTATTGCGTTTAAATATCAATTTTTTGGCTTAAAAAATGATGTTTAAAGCTCTTTGGTTTGCGCATACGAGTATCATAAATGATGTATCATCTAATTAGTACTAATTTAGTACTAATTAAACGTTATCGTAATATGTTTTTCACACATTAAAATATTGCTACTATTTTTGTATATTTTGCGTGAAAATATAGGCGCTTCATCTTTTAAAAGTCGTTTTATTTTTTTATTGAATATCAGATAACGCACTGATGGCGGTAGTTCATCCTTGATCGGATGTTGATTGCGGTGTGAGATTATATAGTTATGCGATCTTGTTGAATGACAAGTGACATCAAATGATAAATGAGTGACAGATGATGGAATGCAATGTTCTATCGGTTGATTAAAACGATATCCAAATGTTAGATTTGTAACTGATGATGGAATATTTCCCATAATTTTTTGGTTAAAATTCCAACCAAATGTTAAATGCGTAACTGTTTGCGGTATCAAATTATCGATAGGATAGTCAAAATTATCATCAAATTCTAAATGGGTAACAGATTGCGGTAATTTGCCACCCTTGTATTTTTTACAATCAAAATATCCCGTTACATTCATTTTAACGCGCGAAAAATTATCATAGAATGGTAAAGTATGTATTTTATGAATTTGTATTTGTGTGTGATATATGAATTGGTGTTTTAACCAAGATATTAACTTTGATGTCGATAATAGTGACATCTTTTCGGAATCAGTTAATTCATCACATAAAATACATAATACGTCCTGGCATAACGACAACATTTTTTATTCATCATTATGATAAATAATTATATTACTTAATTTTTTTCATTTTTTTGTGAATTGGTACCTAACATATGGTATCACATCGTTAACTTGATACCAAATATTATCTTTTTTCTGAAATATCAATCTTATGATAACATCATTAAATTTCCAAATTGCGCCACTTGGAATATCCCAGGTCCAAAACCATTGATTCTGTGAATAATAATTGCTATCTTCATAAAACTTGTCTTTCGTTACATCGATTTCAATGCCATCATATTTTTTAGCAACAGTTTTCCAATCAATCTTCCATTCATCTTTTTGAACCTTATGTCCATCAATAATCTCATCATCAAATTTTGTCATTTCCTCCATCGATTTGATTTTTTTCATTTCGTTATTTGCAATTACTTGATAAATATAATAACAAGGATCTTTTTCTAATTCGTTAATCATAAAATCTAACCATGCGCATCCTATGCCAAACCAAAGTCCATTTGGAAACCAAATAATTTTTTTTTGTTTCACATTTCTTAGTTTACGAATTGGATCAGATGATATGTGGAATCTTGTATTTTTATATCTTTCGCACAATACTTTCAAATCGTTATTGTCCCCAATTTTCTTCATTATTACTACAAAAAATTTTCTTTATATAAATAAAGAAAATCATTTCTGGTGTTCATTGATGATTTCATCAACGAATGAATAATCTCTAGACGGATTTCGTTCAATCGAATTAATCAAGTCTGATGCGTTAGATGTTTGCTTTGTATGCTGCTTCTTTTTTTCTGTTGTCGGCACATTTTTAACATCGCTAAAATGATAGACCTTCTAATGAGCAATAATTTTAATTTTTTTATAAAAGTTGAAATTATTTGGTTTCTCGTATCAATCTTTCTATTTCTTTGATCAAGTTTTCGAACACTTTATTCAAAGTCTTAACTTCTTTATTTAGACGTATGTTTTCAATCTCTCCCTTCAAATGTTTGATTTCTTCATTTAGGCGTATGTTTTCAATCTCTCGCTTCAAATGTTCCGATTCTTTGGATTTCGTTAACGACAAATTAGAAGATGATATGGTTGCCTTACACTATGCGATTTATAGGAATCAACCAATTGTTGTAGCATTTTTATTAGAAGAAGGTGCAGACGTAGAACGCAAAAATGCAATTGGCCTAACACCATTAATGATGGCCAAGGCGAACGATAATAAATCGATGGAGGACTTGCTGCTATCTTATGGCGCAAAAAATTGAAAAAATATCATTCTTAATCATCTATCATTTATATATGATTAAAAATGTCCCATATCCTAAAAATCAAATTACATGATCAAAATTTGCTGCCACTGTATTATAATCATAGGTCTGCGTACATTGATGATGCAGGAATTGATTTATTTGTACCAAAAGCAACAATTGTGCCAGCTAAGAGCATTGGATTCGTAATAAAATTGAACATATCTGCTGAATTGACCGATTATATGAATAATTCGATGTCATATTTCTTGGTCTCTCGGTACAGTATGAATTTTACATCGTTAAGATGTAAAATTAGCGTTATGGATGCCGGATATCGTGGTGAATTATCTATGATCGTCGACAACATCTCGGACGTAGATTATCAAATCCAACAACATCAACGATTAGTGCAGATATGTGCTCCCGATTTGAAACACATTATCGTTAAAATAGTATCCAAATTATCAAAAGGCTCCAGATATAAAAGAGGATTAGGATCATATAATAACCAGAATATCAAATACTGTCATTCAAAATTTAAAATGATGGATCATTCTTTGGATGATTTTAGAGACAAAGACGATTTGGATGTCATTTTGCCATTATATTTGCGTCCCAAGTTATAATTATCAATATTGTATTGACAATTATCTCTTAATATGCGGGGAATTTCGTCGTTATATTCTGCTTTGACACGGAAAACATATATTGCTAAAGGTGTTATCGTTGTATATGTAAATAGGCCAAATCTTGGGGCAAAATTTAGGTTTTTCGGACGAAACAATCTTGAGATCATTTTTTGTCCTTTATCATTTGATATCAATATATAATAATCAATTTTTCAATTTTTTTCACCCATTATCAAAAAAAAATTGAAAAATTGTATTTCAGGAGGTTCCTTTAATATTATATAAAATACAATACAATGTCTGCACATATCTTCACCTTAAAACAAGTCCAAGATTCAATGACAACGATGGCTAGAAAAGCTAAAGAAGCATCTTCTTATTTTACAGACGAAGAATACGGTCTTCTTCTTGAGGAAGAGCAAAGAAGAAAAACGGGTCAAAAATACAACGGCTACTACATCTGGTTTACCACGGAAGGCAATTGTATCGCGTTAGAAGAATCTACGGGATTTTTACGTGTTTGGGGCTGGAATTTTGAGGCAAAGTTCTTCATTGTAGATGAAGAAATGTTCAAAGCTTCAACAGAAGGAATTGAAAAGGATCAAGGAGATCTAGAATTGCTTTTTGATTCGCTAGGGGATAAAAAATACACTCTTGGATGTGACCAATTACAAATGTTGCCTTAGTAATTTTAACAAATTGTTGCAATTACTAAAAAAATTGATATTTTGATGATTACAAATGCTAAATCATTAGAATAGGGTTACGAAGAACTAGTATGGACTTTATTAACAAAAGATTAGATAAAAATAACGTTGAAGTTGTGATTTATCATGCACGTTGTCCTGACGGGCAAGGTGGAGCTTTTGCGGTTTGGTATTTTAATAAATCGAACTTTGGCGAGGATCGGGCTAATAGCATATATTACAAGCCAGCAAGTCACGGTGAACCAATAACTGAAGATTTTTACACTAAATTTAAGGACAAGAATGTTGTGATCGTTGATTTTAGTTATCCATTAGTTATTTTGAAGAAAATAATTAAAGTTGCCAAAACGTTTGTCATTTTAGATCATCACAAATCTGCACGAGAAGATTTAGTGGCGATACCTGAAGAATTGAAAATTTTTGACATGGCACGATCAGGAGCTGTCATTGCATGGAATCATTTTTTTGAAGATAGACCTGTACCACAGTTTCTATTGCACATCCAAGATCGAGATTTATGGAAGAATTCGCTGGAGGGAACGAATGAATTTGTGACATATTTTTATGAGAAGAAATTTGATTTTCATTTGTGGGAAAAGTACATGGACGATGCAAAGTGTCAAAAAGCTATTCGAATCGGTCGCTATTGGTTAGAATACAAGAAACTACAAGTATCCAAGGCAGTGAAAGTTGCATCGCGGATTATTCAAAATATTGATGGTATGTATGTAGTTATCGCGTATTCTAGTTACCCTACGTATGGGAGCGAAATCGGAAGCGAGTTGCTTAATAAATATCCTTTAGTTGATTTTTTTGTTTCTTGCCTTTACAAATTACACAAGAAAGAAACATGTTTTAGTTTACGCTCGGCAGATAATCGACAAATTGATGTTAGCGAAATAGCGGTCAAACATGGTGGTGGCGGGCATAGGAACGCGGCTGGGTTATGTTTGAACGGTTTTCGCGTCGAATTACCATACAAAGAAGCAAAAGATACGTATTTAGAAGTATTAGAAAAGATAACGGTTAAATATGTTGAACAACAAGATGACAAAATGGAAATCAAAATACCGTATATTTTGATAAATTGCAAAGATTTTGGGGAGAAATTTTTTAAAACGCCTGATCAGTTATTTGTAGATTTGATACATCGGAAATTTAAGAATGCGGCGTTACTTGTTTTCAGGTTATCAAGAAGGTATCTGGGAAATTTTATACGCCATCTTACAACGTTATGCACAATCCTCACTTTGCATCCAAAGAAACTGCGCAGTTTTGCGATAAGATCCCTGTAGAAAGGGACATTATTACGAATTCTATCATTAATTTGGGTACAGAGATGTCGACCCCGGGAGAAGAAATCGCGCATCACTGTTTAAAATTAACGTTACTTTCATTGTTTTCGGATCGATAATTCTTAATTTGTTTAGAATTATCAATGTGTATTTTATTTTTTCGAGGTGCCGATGTTGGATCTTCAAAATCTCATCAACGCAAATCTATTGACAGGTTCAAAGTCCTGTCTGCATAATCTCCTGTCAGTACTTTGAATGGGAAATATTGGTATGTTCAACGTTCTGTCAATGCAAATCTTAGCAAATCTCATCACTTTGAATAGGCAAATATCGGTATGTTTAAAGTCCTGTCGGTGCAAATCTTAGCAAATCTCTTGAGGTCATTTTGAATGGACGAATATTGGCACGTTCAAAGTTCTGTCAATGCAAATCTCTTGACATCAGTTTGAGTAGACAAATATTCGTATGTTCAAAGTTCTGTCAATGCAAATCTTAGCAAATCTCTTGACATCACATTGAATGGACGAATATTGGTATGTTCAAAGTTCTGTCAATGCAAATCTTAGCAAATCTCTTGACATCACATTGAATGGACGAATATTGGTATGTTCAAAGTTCTGTCAATGTGAATCTTAACAAATCTCTTGACATCACATTGAATGGACGAATATTGGTATGTTCAAAGTTCTGTCAATGTGAATCTTAACAAATCTCTTGACATCACATTGAATGGACGAATATTGGTATGCTCAAGTTCCGCCAGTGCAAATCTTAGCAAATCTTAGCAAATCTCTTGACATCACATTGAATGGACGAATATTGGTATGTTCAAGTTCCGCCAGTGCAAATCTTAGCAAATCTCTTGACATCACATTGAACGAACGAATATTGGTATGTTCAATGTGATGTCAACGCAAATCTTAGCAAATCTCTTGACATCACATTGAATGGACGAATATTCGTATGTTCAAGTTCCGCCAGTGCAAATCTTAGCAAATCTCTTGACATCACATTGAATGAACGAATATTGGTATGTTCAATGTGATGTCGATGCAAATCTTAGCAAATCTCTTGACATCACATTGAATGGACGAATATTGGTATGTTCAAGTTCCGCCAGTGCAAATCTTAGCAAATCTCTTGACATCACATTGAACGAACGAATATTGGTATGTTCAATGTGATGTCAACGCAAATCTTAGCAAATCTCTTGACATCACATTGAATGGACGAATATTCGTATGTTCAAGTTCCGCCAGTGCAAATCTTAGCAAATCTCTTGACATCACATTGAATGAACGAATATTGGTATGTTCAAAGTTCCGCCAATGCAAATCTTAGCAAATCTCTTGACATCACATTGAATGGACGAATATTGGTATGTTCAAAGTTCTGTCAACGCAAATCTCTTGACGTCACTTTGAATGGACGAATATTTACACGTTCAACGTCCTGTCAATGCGAACCTTGGCAAACCTCATGGCATCACATCGAATGAACCAATATTGGTATGTTCAAAATCTCGTCAATACAAATCTCTTGACGTTTCTTTGAGTGGACCAATATTGGCAAATTCAAAATCTCATTAATGCAAATTTTTCGACAGCACGTTGAATGGACAAATATTGGCAAGTTCAACGTTTTGTCGATGCAAATCTTAGCGAATCTCTTGGCATTACTTTGAATAGACAAATATTGACACGTTCGAAGTCTATGATTTTGTTTGCATTAAAATTCGGATCTTATAGAGCCTTTTGATGTTAACATTGAAATTTTGAGCATGAGTTTTTGGTTCATTTTTTTGTCATTAACGTTGAATTGACAAATATTTGCACATTCAAATCTCCAGGCAATGTAATTTCTTGCCAGTAACTTTGAACAAGCGAACATTTATGTATTCAAATCTCTCGGCAATGCAATTCCTGCCAGTAACATTGAACGAACGAATATTTGTGCATTCAATTTTCAGGAGATGGGATTTCTCGTCAGCGACATCGAACAAACAATCGCACATTCAAATCTCCAGACAATCTCTCGCCGGCGACATTGAACAGATAAATATTTCCACATTCAAATCTCAAGAGAACACAATCTCTTGCCAGGAATATTGAATAGATAAATATTAACATATTCGAATCTCCTGGCGATGTAATTTCTTGCCAGTAAAGTTAAACAAACGAATATTTGTATTTTTAAATCGTCTGATATCTCTCACCAGCAACGTTGAATAAACAAATATTTGCGTTTTTAAATTTCCGGGCAATGAACTGTCTTGCCAGCAACATTGGATGGACTAATGTTTGCATATTCAAATCTTCTGGCAATACAATCTCTTGCCAGTAATATTAAATAGACAAATGTTTGCGCCTTCAGAGTCTTGTCAACGCAAATTTTTTAACGTCGCATTGAATGAGCCAATATTTGTACGTTCAAGTCTTATCAGTGCAAATCTCTTAACATCACTTCGAACGGACCAATATTGGTACATTCAAAGTCTTGTCAATGCAAATTTCTTGACAGCACTTTGAACGGACCAATATTGGTGCATTCAAAATCTCGTCAATGCAAATCTTCATAAATCTCTTGACATCACTTTGAATGGGCCAATATTTACACATTCAAAGTCTCGTCAACGCAAGTTCAGTGACATCACTTTGAATGGACCAATATTGGCACGTTCAAAATCTCGTCGATGCAAACCTTCACAAATCTCTTGTCATCACTTTGAACGGACCAATATTTGCACGTTCAAAGTCTCGCCGATGCAAATCTTCACAAATCTCTCGACATCACTTTGAACGTGCCAATATTGGTCCATTCAAAGTCTCGCCGATGCAAATCTTTATGAACCTCTTGATATCACTTTGAACGTGCCAATATTGGTCCATTCAAAGTCTCGCCGATGCAAATCTTCACGAATCTCTTGATATCAAATTGAACGGACCAATATTGTCACGTTCAAAATCTTGTCAATGCAAACTTCTTGATATCAAATTGAATGGACCAATATTGACACGTTCAAAGTCTCGCCGATGCAAATCTTCACAAATCTCTTGATACCACGTTGAGCGGACCAATATTGGCATATTCAAAGTCTTGTCAATACAAATTTCTTGACATCACTTTGAATGGACCAATATTGGCATATTCAAAATCTCGTCATAGACCAACATTCGCACGCCCAAAGTCTCGTCAACGCAAATTCCGTGACATCAATTTGAATGAACCAATATTGACACGTTCAAAGTCTAGTCAATGCAAATCTTCACAAATCTCTTGACATCACTTTGAATGGACCAATATTCGCACGCCAAAGTCTCGTCGATGCAAGTCTTCACAAATCTTCATAAACCTCTTGACATCACTTTGAATGGGCCAATATTTGCACATTCAAATCTCTTGGCATCACTTTGAACGGACCAATATTGACATGTTCAAAGTCTCGTTAACGCAAATTCAGTGACATTACTTTGAATAGACCAATATTGACACATTCAAAGTCTCGTCAACGCGAATCTTCACAAATCTCTTGGCATCACTTTGAATAGACCAATATTGGCGCGTTCAATGTCCCGTCAACACAAATTTCTTGACATCAAATTGAATAGACCAATATTGGCACGTTCAAAGTCCTGTCGATGCAAATCTCTCGCCATAACTTTGGATAGACCAATATTGTCATGTCAACAGTCTTACCAATACGAACCGAAATGAATCTTGAATAGAACAACATTTACATATTCTGTCAACACATAGTAACATCTCAACAAAATATTTTTGATGGGATATTTTTACTCTAAAAAATCATGTTCTCTTCCCCTTCTTTCGACACATTTTTGAACAAACGACGCACACATCAAGCTGAAAAAATCACAAGTGTCATATTCGCTATCAATTTTTTCGTTGACAAAAAATTGATAAAAATATAACTATAATAGTGTTATTCAATCAAAAAGAAGCAAAATGCATTGTTCTGTGAAACATGCCGCTAATTACCAGTTAATGAAGTTTCTAAAATCCCATATTTGTAAAGATGATTCGTACACACATACATCAACAATACAAGGCCAATGGCATATATCTAACAACGAATTACCAGAATTTTATACGTTATATTCAAACGCTGCACAATATTTTCCCATGTACATTGTCGAAAAAAGCGAAACGAAGAAACCTATGCCGATGATATTTGAATTTACACCTTACGATTCGTTACACGAAAATGAATTTGACGGAAATATATTTGACAATTTTGATTGGACATCAATGGTAGAAAAAATAATATCGATAATCACCGGTATGTTCGGTCATGGTCGCGATTTCACGTATGTTTTTTTGTCTCAAGAAAATATTTGCGGGGGGAGAAATTTTTGTTTCCATTTTCCATATATCGTTTGCGAACAAATACATCATATAATGGTTCAAAATATACTTAAAAATGAGACACAAAATGTTGCGATATCATATGTAATCGATCCACATTTATATTTATCGACCAGTAAACACGTTAAGCCATACAAAATAATCAAAGTTAGTAATGATTTGGATATACAAAAAATGTCTATTTATGCACTCGTTAATCTATTATCCGTGCGAAACAAACACCATCTCGCGATTCAACCGCTAAGAGGCGCAGAATTTTATAGCTATCCAGAAAAAATAATCAAGGTTGAAGATCTGCCCAAGATAAATTATGACAAAAAAGTAATCGAAACGTTATTAAAAATGATAGGCAAGAATAGAATGTCATGTGGTCGAACATTTCGACAAATGACGGTGATATTTCATTATTGTCATACAACAAACATAAATAAAGATATTGATTTTTACAAAATATGGAAAAAATGTCGCGGCACATTTTCGGGAAAACACATGTGGAAATATTGTAATAATTTTTTACGATACGATCTTAATATCACAAGTTTATACTATTATGCGCATATTGATGATCCAATACTATTTGAAAAGACCGTTGATCTAAATCCGGCCTTTCGGGACATGTTGTTACAAAAAAATGAAAAATAATATGTTTTGATGATATCTATTATGAATAAATATCATTAAAATGTTTCGTTCAACTAAACATGCAGCTATGTATCAACTGACCAAATTCTTAAAGTTGCACGCTTGTGCTGCATCAGATTCTAATTGCACACATATATCCGCAAATAATGGATCATGGATAATTCCTTCTGAGGATTTATCTGAATTTTTAAAATTATATTCCGATGCAGTGCAATATTTCTTGTTACATATAGCAGAAATATCACCAAAAGATATTAAACCTATCGTGGCAGATTTTTTTTTTCACCATATGGATAAAGAAATAACAGACTACATTAGTCCTGATACTATAACTTCAATAGTTAAAAAATTAGAATTAATTCTTGTAGAAACATTTGGTAACAAACATGATTTTACGTGTGTAGTTATGGTTAAGAAAACTGGTCATGCTGATCCGCGCATATTTCGTTTTCATTTTCCATATATTGTTTGTAACAACATTCATCATCTTATTTTGAGGAATAAATTTATTGAAACATGTGATCCATATTGTGATGCGAAAGGAAAATTTGATATGGAAGAAGTTTATCTTGGTTGTTCAAGTATCCAATATTTATATCTATCAACAACTCATGGCATACCACAATACAAAATCTATGACGGCAAAATAGTAACAGAAAATACACAAGAGATGGTAAAATTATTATCGTTGCGAAATAAAGATCATCTATTGATCCAACCTATTCGTGGCGCAGAATTTTATCGTTATCCATTAGAATCCAAAGCTAAAGATGAATGTTCGCCTACAATAATGTATGATGTCGATATAATTTTGAAATTACTAGGAATGCTAAAAAATTTTAGGAGTTCGGATAACGATGAAATATTGCACATATCTACTATCTTGTACTATTGCCACGTGACCAACGCAAATGAAAATGCTGATTTTTATAAAATATGGAAAGATTGGATTGAACGAACATATTTGGACTTACTACCAATAAAGATATGGCAATTCTGTGCTGAATTTTCGTATTATTGTCTAACAATCAAAAACTTGTACTACTACGCGCACGTTGGCAGTCCCACATTATTTGAAAAAACAGTTGATGGTGACCCAACTTTCAAAAAATATTGCTATTAAAGACAGGATCGTACCCAACTTTCTCAAAAAAATGATTTTTGATCTATCATAAATAAAAAATCATATAAAATAGCAACACTAAACATTGTTATGAATATGGAAAGTGAAGGATACTTAGACATCAAAACGTTAAATCCAGAAAAAATAGTTAGTTATCATAAATTGGTCGTAAATGGCGAGTCAAGAAAGAAGTATATACAAGTTGGCCATCTAACCGACGATGGTACAGGTTATTACAAATATTGTAGTTACAATAAATTTAGTGATCAGATTTTGCCAATTCCTTTATCAGAGGATGGTTGGATAAACAATTTTGAAAGAATGCGACATGAGTATGATGAAGATCATGATGAAGAAACTTTTGAAGAGTATTTGGAACTTAGTAAAAAATCTTTCGCAAGATGGGTTGATAATCATATTTGCAATCCGAATGTTAAACATTTCGCACCTAAAAAAGAAGGATTGGATAAATACAAGAACTGTGATCTGTACAAAACATTGGATAATTATTCGATTGGTTTTATTGTTTTGATAAATAGAGAGAATAATGAAACTCATGTGTATGGAATTACGCGGGACGTATTACCAGATGATTATAACGGCGATGAAATAGTTTTGTTTGATAGACTTATTGTTAAATATAAGCCATCAGAAATTTTTGTCGGCAAGAGTATCTTTAACGAGATGACTGATTTTAGTGGTGGGTATGGTGAAGTATGGGATGGGAACTCTATTTTGTTGAGAATTGGCCATTTTAATGAATATCGTTATATATATATCGGAACAGAAGTATTTGAATTCGTTGTTGATGAAAAGATAACAAGATACACATCTAGTGTAGGAAATAATTGTGTTCCGTATCCGTATGCTGAATCTAAGAATTGGGTTTATGATATGCTTCGTTGTCAAAAATTTCCAGTTTCGGATAATATGAATAGAGCAGTTAAAGGTCATGTTTTTGATTCGGAAAATGCAAACGCGCAAGATATTAACGTGACTAATATTGCTCGACGAGGAACAGAAGATGTCAAATCTTCCATTAATTGCGACAAACCGATGATATATATAACGACTGGTCCTTTTGAATTATGCGAAAACACTTGCGCTAATGAAGAGTTACCGTTGGTGCAGCATGTCAATAAAGCGATGAGTGAAAATATTTATTGCGCTTCATTACAAGACCAATTACCAGCTCCAACTGTTCCAGCAACATATGGATATGGATGTATCATTTTTTAATAAAAAATAATGACATTATTTTTTATTATTTACTAAATTGCAATCCGAGACGCTCGTTTTCGTATCTTACAGCCTGCAAATAAAGGCCATAAATGAATAATTTGCCGTTAGTTTTGTTGTTAAAAGAAAGAGATAGAACAATATTATCGCATGTGGTAAAATTTATGTTATCAATCGGTACTATGATATGATTATTGATAATTGTTAGATTACTCAAATCAATTTCCAAATACTTTTCTGGTTCAGATAATCTTTTTCGAAAAAACAAAGTTAATTTATTTATGTTATCGGCGTGATTCACAAATATATGCGTAATCAAATGGTTAAAATTCAATCTAACTTTTTCGACACAATCGCTGATAGGTTCTTCACCAGTGAATTGTATCCCTTTTGACAAATAATTTAGCGATTCATTTTGTGAATTAGCGTCATCATATTCGTAAATATCAACAAATATTGTCATTGTTCCTTCAATATTTGAATCATAATTTTGGATAAGACATCTATATTCTGAATATGGTAAATAGTTATTTTCAGAACAAAAATAAAATGGTATTACTGTTTTATCCTCAATTTTATAAATACGTCTCAAAATACCCAAAATAGGTGAGTAAACGTAATCTATCGTACTACCACACGAATCTAATGAATATTGCATATTATCTAATCGTGTTTCGGAACATATTCGTATTTGTTTGTATACTTGATTTTTATTATCTAATTTTGGGAATGTGTAGAATACCTTGTTCAGGCAATCATATGATTCTTCGACTGTCCTTACATATTTTAGTTTGTTTTCATGATATTTTGCGTCAGATGAAATGAATTTTGGATCATCAAAATATGCATTTTGTGTACCATAAAAATATTCGTTTAGATTTGACATATATAATAATAATTTATTATATATGTTCAAATGACGACGCATTCATATCTGAATGATCAAATTATTACTATTGACAATTTTATATCTTGTGCCAAATGTCATGAATTTATAGAGAAAATTGATAATGAGAAAATAGCTCGTAATTTCACAAATTCTGGTAATTTTACAAATCGTAGGTATGTTGATAATGATTTGTCTCAATGGTTTTATAAACTATTAGTGAATGCGTTGGGTGCGCCGTTAGCAGATAAACTTAAGATCAAACGAGCTAACGAACTAATAATGACAGGAAAATATGATGAATCGCAAGAATTTGGATTACATACAGATACAGGTGCTTATTATGACAGAGTTTTAGCAGAAAAATCTAACTATACATTGTTAATTTATTTGAATGATGATTATGATGGTGGTACCACTGCGTTTTTTGATGATAAATTTAACCCTATTTTGGATATTGTGCCAAAGAAGGGAATGGCGTTGCTGTTCGATATTGATTTGTGGCATCAAGGGAATAAGGTCGTCGATGGCACTAAATATTGGATAGGATGTGAAATTATTGGCTCGTTTGCGAATCAAATTTAGATATCAAATTCGCATAACTTAACAGCATGCATTGTTATGATACATTTCGATAGCGAGTTTTGAAAAATTCAGCATCACACAAGTTACTTTTGAAATTTGTGTGTTATCCGGAAACAAATATAAAGGCTTTTTCCAATTATTGTCAATAAATCAAATATGATAGATGTCTTCCATAATATATTGATCAGTTTGAAATTTTATCAATTTTTTATAAAAATTGATAAAATAAATGCAAAGACATATATACATCAAATGTCAACAAAAATGAAAAGAATACTATATTTAGACAGTCACAAAACTCGTTGGAACTCATTAAAAGGAAAAAACGTACTTAATAAAAATGTTTTGTTAGATGCTTATAATAATATTTGTATGAATAACGGACCAATTTTTCTTTACGCAGAAAACGTGCTAGTGCATAATTGCGATGAGGAATTTATATGTCGTTGGATCAATAACTGTACATTTCCAGTTGCTAGAAATATATGCATTCATTCATTTCATTCGGATCCAAGTGCCTTATGCAATAGATTTAGGTCCGTATTTGTTGTTGAATCAAACGTAAATAGATCGACAGATCACCCGCAAGTCAACATAATTACTGAAGAAAAATGGGACGAATTATTGTGCAAATATGATGAAGAGAAAATGATATTTACCCGCAATTCATATTGTACACCGCTTATTGAATAAAAATTGAATAAATGATTACAATGGACTATTAACTGAATACAATAGCATAAATGAATCTTAACAGGGATATATTTTTAGTAGTTTCGCAATTTCTTGATAAATATGATATCATTCAAATCACTGCTCTCTCCAAATATTTCTGCGATGGCAAAAAAAATTTTTTAAGAGACCACAAAGATATATGTCAGACGCATATCATATTGAACGGTAAATGCACATTTTATTCAAACATGTTGACGAATGAAATTACACATATGCGTTTTGATGATGAATATGATGATGAGTTGGATATGTTACCATCTACAATAACGCACGTATGGTTTGGAAAGAACTTCAATAAAAAATTACGCAACAAATTACCATACGGTGTTGATACTGTTATTTTTGGAGATAGGTATAACACTAAAATAACAAGAAATGATTTTCCATCAAGTGTCCGGACAGTCATTTTTGGTAACGATTTTGATAACAATGTCGACCATGTTTTTCCATTAGGTGTAGAATACATCAAATTTGGTAATAATTTTAATCAAAAAATAGCAAGATGTATTCCTAAATCAGTGAGAAAAATTGTGTTTGGGAAGAAATTCAATCAAACGATATTTGACGTTTTTCAGTTAGGAATCAAACATATTGAATTTGGTACTGGTTTCAATAGATCTCTGAAAGGAAATATTCCGGTAACTGCCACATATGTTATGTTCAATAATGTTTAATGTAAATCTAAAATATTATTAGGATTAAATTGAAAATTTGAACATTCAAATTTTCTTGCCAGCAACGTTGAATAATCAAATATTTGAACATTCAAATCTCTGGACGATACAATCTCTCGCCAGTAACATTGAATTAACAAATATTCGAACGTTCAAATCTCCTGGTAATACTTTCTCTTGCCAGCAACATTGAATATTTGAACATTCAAATCTCCAGGCAATACATTTCTCTTGCCAGCATATTTAAATCTCCAGACAATACTTCCTCTTGCCAGCAATATTGAACGAACTAAGATTTGAACATTCAAATTTTCGGGCAATACTTTCTCTTGCCAGCAACGTTGAACGAATCAATATTTGAATCTCATGGCAATACATTCTCTTGCCAATAACATTGAACGAACCAAGATTTGAACATTCAAATCTTCGGGCAATACTTTCTCTTGCCAGCAACATTGAACGAACCAATATTTGAACATTCAAATCTCATGGCAATACATTCTCTTGCCAGCAACATTGAACGAACCAATATTTGAACATTCAAATATCATGGCAACACATTCTCTTGCCAGCAACATTGAATAATCAAATATTTGAACATTCAAATCTCCAGGCAATACATTCTCTTGCCAGCAACATTGAACGAACTAATATTTGAATCTCATGGCAATACATTCTCTTGCCAGCAACATTGAATGAACCAATATTTGAACATTCAAATCTCCAGGCAACACGTCCTCTTGCCAACATATTTAAATCTCCAGACAACGCTTCCTCTTGCCAGCGATATTGAACGAACCAAGATTTGAACATTCAAATCTTCGAGCAATACTTTCTCTTGCCAGCAACATTGAATGAACAAATATTTGAACATTCAAATCTCATGGCAATACATTCTCTTGCCAGCAACATTGAATGAACCAATATTCAAACTCAGCATATACTTTCTCTTGCCAGCAACTAATATTAAAAAAATGAAAAATATATTCCCATGAAGTGCATTAACAAGCTACTAAGCAAAAATGTCCTCGTCGCCGTTGTCTGACGCTACAAATCTCTCATGGTGGCCAATATTATTGTTTATAGGATTGATCGCTGTATGCGTAATATTTACAATGATGATAGCCTATTGTGACGATGATACCATGCCAGAAAATGCGCCATACTATGCAGATATTGCATTTGTGCAAAATTGATACATGACTGTTATTCTAATAATCATGTATCCGTACAAAAAATATATTCCTACGATGTATCTTAACAATATATCACGTAAAAATCTCCTCTCTCATTATGGCCAATGTTATTATCTGTGGAATAATTATTCTTTGCTTAATATCGTGATGATAGTAACCAATTGTGGCGAGGAGGATGATTCCTCTTCTGAAGACGTCCCATATTATGCAGGTGTTGTATTTGCGCAAAATCGATATATTATTGTTATTCTAATGATAATATATTACAAAAAAATTGAAAAAAATTTAATTAGGATATCCTATATTGATTATGATTAGTAAAATGGACTTGAATTACATTCTTCGTCACGCTGTTAGAACAGCCCGAACTGATGTCTCACAAGAATTGATTGATAAAGGTGCAGATCCTTGTCATGTTGATTTAGATCATAAATCCGCGTTGGATTATGCTTACGAATTCAGACAAAAGTCGCAAATAGAAATATTGTGCAAAAATAAGGCAGATATCAATAAAGAACGTGATGGATGTTCGATAATAATGTCAGAATTTACGAGATCTATCCATGACGACAAGATGACAAAAGTATTGATGGATAATGGCGCGAATCCAAACGTGTTACTATGTGGAACAATAAGTATATTGCAGAAAGTGTGTTTTGGCGATGAAAAGAATGGGACGTCATTGTTATCATTATTATTAACGTATCCAAATACATTAATAGATTTCAAAGATGTCGACGGCATGACTGCGTTACAATATGCTAGTGGGAATAATTTCATAAAATCTGTAAAGATATTATTAAAACATGGCGCGAATTTAAACGTTCAATCAGACAACGGTTCAACAATATTGATGTACGCGATATCTAAAGGACATCATAATATGGTCCTATTACTATTGTCCCAAAAAAATATTGAAATTAATTCGCAGGATAACGAAGGTATGACCGCGTTACATCACGCGTGCGAGTGTGGAAATATATCTGCAGTAGCCTTATTAATCTTACATGGCGCAGATACTAAAATCGTTGACAATAAGAGGTTCCCTGCGCTGCACTATAATAAAACTGGTGGCGCAATAGAATGTTTATTTAATTATGCTGCAATGAAGGAAAAAAATGAACCGAAAGAAATAATAATCGCCCAGACAGAATTAGCGAAAAAAGTATTGAATTCGAACATCAAACTTGTTGACCCTGACGAAGTAAGAGAGTTATATGGATCGCATATTTCAGTCATGAGTGATTATGGAAGTCCACGTAAAATATGTCAGCGAGTTGGCGACAAATATCAGACGTGGTTCCGTCCTATAGGTTGGAGCGATTGGATGCCCTTACCGCCTAACTTTAAAGCGAACGTTGAATATACCGATGAACCAATGCCCTGTCATATCTACAGAAAGAAAAATCGCCGAATCCGATTTAATTTTATCGTCAAAGAATGTGGTACAGTATCGCATTATCGCGATGCATATGAAAGATAAGATTATCATACGATAAATTTATTTTTAAATCCTAATTATATATTTGATGTGCTCCGGAATGAGATGCTTGTAGTTCTTCCTAATGATTAAGTGAGTTACAGAATTGGGAATATTATCGATTACTTGGTCAAATTTAGCACCAAACGTAAGATGTATTACAGAATTAGGTGTGTAATTATCGATAGGCTGGTTAAATGCATCACCAAACGTCAAATGTGTCACAGTTGGAGATATCAACAACTGTTTCAATTTGTAAGATTCAACGACAAGATGAGTGATTCTGGTATGTTCTCTAACGATTGATCAAATAATTCGCCCAATGTTAAATCCGTCGCTAACATTGGTATGTATTAATCAATTGATTTGTTAAAATTATGACCGAATGCTAAATGAGTAACTCTGATTTTGTCTTTGTAATGCATAAATTTCATAACACACATAGTAAAATATTTTCGCATAATATTTCTTATTATAACTAAAAATGACAGATATGATGACTTCACTTTTTTATGATCATAAAAATTGAAAAAAAAAGAATAACATAATATTATATATCTACATATCCAAAAATGATGTTCGTTCCCCATGGCATTTTAATATTGATCAGCGATTTTTTGACAAACAAGGAAAAAATACAATTATCAGCGATTTCGAAAATGATGGATATGATCAAAAATAAATTTATATATCGTGAAAGAGTGAATATCAATTTTATCCGGGATCTACCATTTTATGATAATTTTGAATATGTTGAAATATCTAAATACGCCGATCAAGCGATGCCCAAAAAGACAAAATATATATATTACAGAACTGATAAGACTGGTTATGTGCCAGCACAAGTTACACATTTGCGTTTTGGTAAAGAATTTAATGAATCAATCCGTAATAAAATCCCTGCATCGGTTATGCATTTAACGTTTGGTGACAATTTTAACAAACAAATAATTGATCTTCCTCATAATGTTACGAGCTTAGTGTTTGGAAACGATTTTAATCAGATTATTAGTCAACATTTTTTGTTCAATAATATCACTCATTTGACATTTGGTAATAATTTTAACCAATCGATAGATTTAGCTATTCCAGTAACAGTCACGCATTTAACCTTTAGTAAAGAATTTGACCATCCCATTGACGTTCTAGCCACGATAAAGATAACACATTTAGTATTGGGCGATAAATTTAATCAAAAAATTGCAGGATGTTTACCAGCAACGATTGTACATTTAAAATTTGGAGATAAATTTGATAAACCGATATCAGGACATTTGCCCTCAAACTTGCATTATTTAGAATTTGGTTCGAACTTTAATCATTCAATCAAAGGAGCGTTGTTACCGTCCCTTACCCATTTGATATTTGGCGATGATTTTAACCAACCGATAAATGATTACATTCCTTTTGGTGTGCGTGATTTGACATTTGGTTTAAATTTCAACCAAAAAATTAATAATGGCATCCCAGCGAGTGTTGAACATTTAACATTCAGAGGGAAATTTAACCAACCAATCAAAAATAATATACCACAATCTGTTACACATTTAAAATTAAGTTATTGTTTCAACAAAGCGATTCCATATCAAAACTCAAGAATAACTCATTTGACATTTGGTAATAAATATAACAAGACTAAAATGATACCACCATCGGTAACACACTTAACATTCGGCTTTGAATTTAATGAATCAATTGAAGGAATTATTCCATCATCAGTGACACATTTGACATTTGGTGCAGAATTTAACCAGCTGATCAAATGTGGTCACATTCCATCATCAGTTACTCATCTAACTTTTGGCAATAATTTTAATCAATCGCTAGTTGATGTTATCCCATTATCCGTTACGCATTTAGTGTTAGGATGGCAATTTAATCAATCGATCAAGAATTCTATTCCCAAATCAATAATATCTCTAAAATTGGGCATAAATTTTGATCAATCAATTGAAGATTCGATCCCTTCTTCGATAATTCGGCTGAAATTTGGAGACTCGTTCAACCAATCGATAATGGGACACATCCCAACTTCTGTCAAACGTCTTACATTTGGATACGAATTTGATCAATCTATCCATGGCGGCATTCCATCGTCGGTTACACATTTAAAATTTGGTAATCTTTTCAATAGATCAATTACTGGTGGTATTCCGCAGTCAGTCACTCATCTAAAATTTTGTGGCAAATTTAACAAATCCATTAAGGATGCTATTCCGTCGTCAGTTACACATCTAACTTTTGGTTATCATTTTAATCAATTAATAAAAGATGGAATACCACCATCTGTCACTTATTTAAAATTTGGTGATCGTTTCAATCAACCTCTCGACAACCACATTCCACCATCTGTTAAGCATCTGATATTTGGAAGACATTTTAACAAACCGATAAATGGTTGCATCCCGCCATCCGTAGTATGTTTAGTTTTACCTAAATATTACAAACATCCTATCGAGAACAAGGATGTATTAAAAATATTGAGAAAAAATGATGATTAATGATAATACATGTTGATAATATTTATAAAATGTTATCAATATGGAAAAGATTCTTAGGCAGCAATTAATTATTAATTAATTATTTCTGCATATAGTATCATAAATGTTGACATTATATGACGATATTTTTATTAAAATTAGCGAGCTTCTGGAACAACATGAAAAAATTATGCTGACGATGGCATCTGTTTCTTTAAACAGACTAAAATATGTATTCCGATATTACGAAAAAATCAATATTGATAAAATAATTCATCTATCTTATTTTGATAATTTTGAATGCGTTAAACTAACTCCAAGAAATCATACAATAGTTCCTAAATCGGTAAAACATGTTTATCTAAAAACGTGCGATTCTAATATTCCTCCATTTGTTACTCACTTGTTATTCTATGGTTTGATAAGAACTATAATGCCCGCGTCTGTAACTCACTTAGCTTTTGGAGATTTCTTTGACCAATCTGTCATTGGTTGTTTATCATCAGTGATATATTTGTCATTTGGAAATAAATTTGACTGTGATATCGATGATTCTTTGCCAGCGACACTTAAATATTTAAAATTTGGCGACAATTTTGATAGATCCGTGAGAGGTCATCTGCCACTATCCATCAAACGCTTAAAATTTGGATTGTATTTTAACCAACCGATCGATTGTGCAATTCCATCATCTGTAAAACGGTTAACATTCGGTCATAAATTTAATCAATCAACACAAGGAAATTTACCAGTATCACTCCAACGATTAAAATTTGGTGAAGAATTTAACCAACCCATCATCGATTGTATCCCGCCATCAGTAACGCATCTTAAATTTGGAAATAATTTTAACCAACCGATAGGCAATTCGTTGGCAAATGTCAAATATCTAACATTTGGTAAAAAATTTAATCATTCTATCAATGACTGTCGGTTATCCGCGATTGAGATAACATTCGGCGATTATTATAACGAACCGATAAATGCCGGTACTCTTCGTAATACACTGACTCATCTGACGTTTGGATTAGGTTTTAACCAACCGTTTGGAGATTGGCTGCCTTCTTCAGTGATACACTTGCAATTAGGCTGGTTTTATAGCCAACCTATGCAAAATAGTTATTTATCAAACGTAACATACCTGACGCTGGAATGTGATCGAACGTTGCGACATCCCATACCTAATACAGTTACGCACTTGATATTCGGCAAAAGTTTCAATCACGCAATAAGCAAAGATATGCTAGGAAACATTACTCACCTAACTTTCGGTGATAATTTTAATCAAAAAATTAAAGATTGCATCCCATCATCAGTTACTCATCTAACATTTGGAGAAATGTTTAATCAGTCTATCAAAACAGATGTTAATTCTCTTGGCAATCTTCGCGTTGGTATTCCTTCATCAGTCATGCATTTGACTTTTGGTGATCGTTTTGATCAATCCATCAGAGGTTATAAATGCATAGATGGAAAAATAATGCTAGCAATACCACCATCAGTCACTCATCTTAAATTTGGCGATAAATTTAACCAATTAATCAAAAACAAGATACCGTCAGTAACTCATCTGACACTCGGGTGGCATTTTAATCATCAAATTGAAGGTGTTGGCGTCAGTCGTTTGACGATAGCAGAGAACTATGATAGTTATATTGACACGAAGATCGGATGCAAAATTGTTCGGGCAAAATATTAAAAATTGAAAAATAATTTGATAGAAGTGTTGTTTGAATTAATCTCATACAAATGTACAGTGGTAGAATGTTATTCAATGTGTACGCTAACGAGCGTTTGGTGCAAATATATGTTTGTAATGCGGAAAACTACATGTGCGACGTTTGCAAGAAAGATAAATTATCAATTCATATGTTTACGAACTGTGCACATGATGTCCAGGTGTGTTATGAGTGTATGCTAAATGTCATTCAAACATTTGGTTGTGGGGATTTATGCAACTACTGCGCATTTCAGTTAAAATATGTTGTAATAACTGGATCGGCAAATATCGAAATATGTGAAAAATGTACAAACCAATTCAATATGATCAAAGATGGTGATTCACTTGGTCTGCTTAAAAATCAAATATTGAGTCCACTCGGCAAAGCTGAATTATTTACTCTATCACATCCGGCAATTCGAGCGATAACTACAAAAATTTATCTAAATAATAAAATTGAGCCTGTCGTTGTCAAAGAAGCAACGAAAAAGATTGAAAAAGATACAACTGAAATTATTATGACACCTATTCCGATCATAACGCGATTAGATACGCGCGTAATTATATATCCAAGCGAATATCCTCCCATGGCAATTCAAAAAAACAAAGTCATTGGAACACTTGTACTAAAACATGTATATACATTGGCTGATATTTTTTCAATACGAACGGGGACATATTATTTGAAAGATTTATAAAGAAATATATTATCAATATGTTTCTTTATTTTACGCATGTGACTATTCATATCGGCACACCGAATATGGAGATGTTGAACTAAGATTCAAATTACAGATATCTAAATAATTCATCTAAGTATTCCACAAACATTTGCGTTGTTATCTTATAATTCTAATATTATTAAAAAATTGATAATATTAATGCCAGGGAGGAATATCTCGACAACAAGAAGTCATCAACAATGGAAACAAAGATCAGCGAAATGACTGAATGTATTTTTCCTGTACGACAACTGGAAATCAGATTACCTGGTGAAACATACGACGAATTCATTTCATCATTATCTTCCAAAAAAACTTGGAAAAATATTTATCGCTTTGAAGATGCGCAAATTATAATTGATAATTATCGCGATTGCATTCCTTTGATCAACGGTAAAAATAAAGGTGCTGTTGTTGTCGATATTATTTCCAGAAACGATGAAATAACGACACGATTAAAAGTGGAAATGATCAATTATATGAAAAAACTTGGAATGTTACACAACGAAAACGAAACCTTGTTCGAAAAAATGTCAACCAGAAACGATTTAACCGCATCCGTCAAATGCGAGAATCTTTCTAAATTCATAACGGGTGGGTTGATAGATCCAAATTTTCAAACTGATACTGGAAATATTTTTCACATAATTGCAAAATTGGAGCATTATGAGAATGAACTAGAAAATATCACCAAAAACATTAAAGAATTAGTGAAATGTGGATGTAACATTACTGCGTTAAACAAAGATGGAAATATGCCATTTCAAGTTGCAGTTGATGAAAAAAACACAAAATTGTCTGACGTCTTTTATGCAGTATCAACAGACAAAAGTTTTTACGTATCAAATGTATCTGATAGTTCTATTTACCCGCTCATTAGTATTGGATCATCATCTTTACCACCGGTTCTAATGCCCGTAGAAAAGAGTGAACTTGTGATCGCAGAGAAAGAAAGTAACATCACAAAAATAGGACCGATCGTCACAATATGTCGCGATGTTGCCATTATTTTATTTTTGGGATGGACATATATTTTTCATTGCGACAGACGCAGATAATTAATTTCTTAATAATAATTAAAAAATTGAAATATTAACAACCAGATAAATCTATCGCAAATATAGTTATTAAAAATGAACCAATACGGCGATTCGCAACTTAATCCGTTTGAAACAACGCAGAGTACAGATAATCAAACTTTATCAACAAATAGTTCATATATCCAAATAACTGAAGCCGAGTTATTTGACAGCTTCTTAGAATGGTTATCTAACCAAACTGCTTGGAAAAATATTTATCAAATTTCGTATGCGTTAGATGTCATAGAAAAATATTATAAACTTATTTTTCCGTTTATCATCGCAAAAAATAAGGAGATGATTATCGTGAAGGCGATTGCAAAGAACAATGAGATCGCACCCAAAATGAAAGAAAATATCATTACATATTTGGAACAGAATGGAATAAAATACAATAAATTTGAAACATTATTTGAAAATATTTCTCACATGTATGATGACCAGTTTGAACTGTACACAAATCTTGGTATGTTGATAATCAATAAACGTGTGGATCCTAATTTTCAAACTGATGTCGGTACCATATTTCATATATTCGCTAAATTAGGCATCGAAACTCGTGATGCTTCGGTTACAAAGGATTTTCAGTTATTAGTAGATAATGGATGCGATATCGACGCTTTAAACAAAGATGGGAAGACAGCTGTTGAATTAGCAGTTGACACGAAGCATCTGAATACGGCTTCGTTTTTGAAAGAATTGTATTTTTATAAAAAACAAGATCCAGTTGCGGCACATTTGACGTTACCCGAAAAAATAGTAAATGGAAAACTGATATCAATGTCCAGATCGTCAATTACGGGGAAATATATATCTGGCATTGAGTGCGGCATATATGTATCATTAGGAGCAATGTTTGCTATGGTGTATATTAGATCTTTTTTAAAGTCAAGATGATAATCAAAATTTTTAATTATCATCTAAAAAATTGAAATAAAAAGTGTCAGAGTACTAAAAAATAATATATTAATCAACCAAAGATGGCATCATTGAACGTACACACGCAAACAACCAACATCAAAAAAGTAAGTATCATTTATGAACATTCAAACGACTGTGGCCGTGTCGATAAAAAATCATTGACAGCTGCAGATACTATTTTATTGGATGAATTTATTGATGAAATTTATCAGGCGATTGAAGGTGGTCAAGATAGATTCATTAAAATATGCAAATCTAGAAAATTAAAATCGATTTTGTCTGTTGATAATTACGTCAAATATTTACATATGACTTTTACTAATTACAATATGAAAGCCTCGTTCAACACATTGATCGATAAATTATTAGATGAATATGAATTATCGGACGTATTGATGTCAATCGCCAAACACAGTAACGTAGATTTGTTGCGACATTTTTTTCGATCGTGTGATATCTGTAAAAATGTATCCAGCGCTATTTTAAAATATGCATGTGAGACAGGGAAATTAAAAATGGCAGAATATGTATATAGCGTATCATACCAAGAACTTACTAGGACATATGAACAGCAAAAGAAAATGTTTGATGAAATCGTATTGACACCCAATGAAAACGATATGTCCATCGATACATTCATAATCGCAGTTGTACGCAACAAATATGATTTGGTAAAAAAAATTCTAGAAAATAGCGACGTATTACCAAACGTTAAAAATAATTTTGCAATCAAATATGCGTGCGAATATGGATATGTTGAAATTGTATATATATTGTTAAAATATGCGTGTGTCGATGAAACTGACGATAATTTTTATCCATTTCGAATGGCCGAGCAGCGTAATTATAAAGACATCATTAGTTTGTTGATGAGCCGATAATTATTTGATTACATATTTATGTTATCAAATAATAAAAATTGATTTTGCAACTACCAAAATAATGCACAACCATAACTCTAAATCAAGAAATGTCAGGTGCTCAAACTCCACTAGAATACGAATTGTTTGACGAATTTATCAACATATTATCCGATCGTAACGTTTGGAAAAATATTTATAGACCTGTTCATGGATATCGAATCATTTATCATCATTTTGTACATATCAAAGACTACATCAATATGCAAAATAAAGCTAAACAAATCATGGATGCGATAGCGAAAAATGAAAAAATTGAACAAGTACTAAAAGGTGAGTTGATAGATTACATGATAGAACGTGGCATGAAATATAACAAATATGAAACACTGTTTGAAAACGCGTCACAAATAATAGATTGCACACCAGAGGAGATGTATGACCGACTCGCGCCATATATTACAAACAAATTGATAGGGGCTAATTTTCAAACAAATATTGGCAACATATTTCACATATTGACATCTGCCAAGAAGCATAAAAAGATTGGTGACAGTTTTATTGTAAAATTGCAAACGTTAGTAGATTGTGGATGTGATTTGACATTGATTAACATCTATGGCGAGACACCAATGGAATCTGCATTGGATTTTAAATGTGAAAAGATGTGTGATATTTATTCAAAATTAGCACTGCATAAAAATAAATTCTCAAACGTCATTATTGGATTAAAAACACTATCAATAGGAACGCAAAATCAAGATTTAAAAAATACGGCAACGTGTTTATTATTTGGTATTTTGATAGGAATCTTAATTACGAAATAGATAACGATAATATAAAAATTATATAGTAATAGTTATCAATACATGGATTTGACTTTGCAATTAATTCAAAGCGTACAGACAAATGACGTCGAAAATACAAATAGATTAATCAGAGCAGGTGCGGATATCAATTTTATTGATGAAAATGGAAAATCGTTATTGTATTACGCATTTGCAGCAGATCAAACTGATCAGATTAAAACATTGATGGGAAATGGAATAGATTTGAACGCTAGAGATATGAATGGAGAGACGCAATTTTACAAAGCATGTGATTGCTATGATTACGATTATGCAAGTTTTTTGATATCGATTGGTGCAAACATTAATATCACGAATAATGATGGTAAAACGCCGGTGATGTCCTTGTTTAAGCCAATTACATCCTATGCCATCTGCAGGTCATTTATGTTATTAGTAGTACATTCAGCACCATGTGTTAATTATGGTATCCAAGACGTATTAGGTAATACTGTTTTGATGTATGCGACCGATAACCCTGAATGTTTACCTATTATTTTGTATCAAAACAAAGATCTAGATGTTAAGAATTTGAGAGGTGAGACCGCATTGATGCTTGCTGTCAAAAATATGAATTATGTATCTGTGGAAGCGCTGTTGGTGGCAGGTGCAGATCCCAATGTCAGAGATGCAGAAGATGACACAGCGTTAATCGTTGCATGTAAGAAGCAGTTGATTGAAATAGTAAGATTAATTGCAAGTTATGTAAAGACAAACGTGGATGCGCGGAACAAGTTAGGTATGACCGCGTTAATGTATGCGTCAATAAATTCTAATATTCCCATCATTAAGATATTAAAAAGTCGAAATGCTAATCCGGATTTAAAAGATGTTGATAGTAGGACGGCAGTTGATCATGCTGAATTAATGTTAGTAGATAAATAAATATTCAAACAATGTTTAGCAAATATTGTTTGATAATTAAGATAATAGAAAATAAAAATACTAACATAACAATAAATAATGCTGACACTTTGTTTTGATTTGATCGAAAAAATCTGCGAAGAGTTATCCGACAAAGATAAAATAAGATTTATGACGACATCGAACGCAATGAATGAATTGAAGTACAGATTTATGTTCAACGAAAAAATTCATATTGGCAAAATCGAATCGTTACCATATTACAATAATTTTATAAATGTAGAAGTGGATGACATCATTTGTAATTGTTTTAGAAATAATCAATGCGATAACATTTTGCAGATATCTAAGAACGTTACACATTTGACAATTTCTCAAAAATATCAGTATAATGAAATAGGATATATTCCTATTAGTCAAAATATTGTTATTCCATACAACATTATTGATTTGACAGTCGATTATTGGCTTGATTTGACAATAAAATTTCATGTTTTGCCGAAAATAACGCATTTGACCTTTGGTACATTATTTGACAGACCTATAAAAGACAAAATACCCAATTCGGTCACTCATTTAGTTTTTGGACGTAAATTCAATCAACCAATTGATTATGTAATACCTAATTCGGTCACTCATATCAAATTTGGATTTTGTTTTAACAAACCGATCAAAAATTGCATTCCAGAATCGGTCACTCATTTAACATTTGGTTATGCATTCAAACAGGCATTGGATGATCTGCCAACATCTGTGACATATATAGCACTGTCGAGAAATTATGATTTAGTGATTAGCGCAAATATATTGTCTAAGGTACAGATCGAAAATTTGTTTTGTTAAAATTGATAATTAAAATATTTAGTTATCAATTACTACATATGCGGATAACGTTTTTTGATCAAAACTAATGCCTATTATGTTATCATTTTTCCATACATTTTTTCCATCAAATATGTCATCGATCGAGTTAATTAATAATTGGTATGCAGCATGACATATTCTGCTCATAGTAAACCCTTTTTTAGACTTGAGCGTCAAATGATAAGATACATAAAATGTCTCGCAACATTCATCTACGTCAATTTTTGGTAAATAAATTTTTATACGTGGATATCCAATAATGATTGGATCATCGTCAATATTATGATTTTTGATCCTAAACGCTGACGGATCAATATTTATTTGTCCATTAAGATCAAAATTTACCATATCTGTTCGTGATGATTTGGAATATTTATTGTTCGATTGGCACGTATCTAAACATTCTCCAACAAATAGCGCCCCCGGATAATCCCTTTTGCCACAATTAAAACATTCATCTTTTTCTAGTGCATAACATACTTTTGTTATTTTGTCTCCTTTTTTACTTAAATATTCAGCTGGATACCAATAAAGATTAGGACAAGTAGTACTACACAAGAACAACGTTGTATCTTTTTCCTTATATTTTACATATTTGCAATAAGGGCATAATACGTCTCCTTTTAAATATAATTTGTAACGTAATGGAGCTTCTTTACAGACTTCGCAAACGTTTTTATTTGCCATTGTGATGTTGTTATTGTTTGGAATGATTCGTATTGAAATTAAAAATATGATCAATTTTTTTACCAGTTAAAGATATGTTCAAATTTAATTTACTTAATTTTTTATTGTATCGTTGAAATTTTTTTATCATAGACAATAATTCTTGACAATATCGTAACAGCTAAATGTTTTATATTTAAATTAGCGATATATTTCGATTGTGATATGGATAATATTTTTATCAAATCAATATATAATCATATATTGATGTGATATGGATAATATTTTTATCAAATCAATATATAATCATATATTGATTTAATTACGCTAAACCTTTTTTCACGTCTTCTAAATATTTTTGATGGCGCATATTATTTTCGTGTTTAGCTGTTCGTCGATGTTTCGCCATATTTACACGGGCAAGAACAGTGCCACACTCGCATCTTGTCTTTTCACTTAGTCGAAATAGTAACCTCTCTTTATTTTCACTATAATATTTTTGAGAATATGTTAATTCTGTTGTTGATTCTTCCATCGTTAATTAATATTTATATTTTTAAATAAATTTTAAATCATAACTAATCAATAACCTCTTTCTTAATAATACCGGTCCAATAACGTTTGCCACCAGTATTAATTTGTGTTAATTTTAGTTCCTCTTCTAACAATCTATTGAACAACGACATTGAATGTTTCAATATTGTGACATTCAAATCTCAGGCAATACAAATTCTTGCCAGTAACATTGAATATTTCAATATTGCGACATTCAAATCTCCTGGCAATACAAATTCTTGCCAGTAACGTTGAACATCCTAATATTTGCGCATCCAATCTCTAGGCAATGCAAATTCTTATCAGTAACATTGAATGGATAAATATTTGTACATTCAAATATCCAGGCAATATAAAATTCTTGCCAGTAACGTTGAATGCTCCAATATTATAACATTCAAATCTCCGGGCAATACAAATTCTTGCCAGTAACATTGAACGCTCCAATATTATAACATTCAAATCTCCGGGCAATACAAATTCTTGCCAGTAACATTGAACGCTCAAATATTGTAACATTCAAATCTCCAGGCAATACAAATTCTTGCCAGTAACATTGAATGCTCCAATATTGTAACATTCAAATCTCCGGGCGATACAAATTCTTGCCAGTAATATTGAATGCTTCAATATTGTAACATTCAAATCTCCAGGCAATACAAATTCTTGCCAGCAATATTGAACGCTCCAATATTCAATTCTCCCGCAATACAAATTCTTATCACTAACATTGAATGCTCCAATACTATAACATTCAACAAAAAAAATGATAAATAAATAACCATCTATAAATATCATTAATCATTATCATCAAAATGTTATTATGCGAAGATTCAATCATCAACATCGCCAATTTCTTAACAGACTATGAAAAAATAAATCTGTCGACAATATCAAAATCATTCAATAAATTAAAATACAAGTTCATATACAGTGACGAAATCCACATAAAGAAAATATTAACATTATCATTCTTCAACAACTTTGAAAGTGTAGAAATACATTCATTAACCCGACGAGTTCCCAAAAGTATCAAATATCTTCATTTTGTTGCAGATTCACAACATCTTCCAATGCTCAAAACAGGATTGTTATCATCCATTACGCACATAAGATTTGCCCCTTACTTTAATCAATCAATAAAAGATTGTCTCCCTTCGAAAATAACAAATTTAACATTCGGGAGTAGATTTAATCAATCAATAAAAGATTCAGTCCCCCCATCAGTAACGCATTTAATATTCGGTCACAATTTTAATCGATTCATAAGAGGCGAATTACCAAATTCTATCAAATATTTGAGGTTCGGTCACGAATTTAATTCGCCAATCGATAATTCTATTCCCATATCGGTAACTCACCTAACGTTTGGTCATAGTTTTAATTCCTCAATTCAAAATTGTATACCTGCATCAGTAATTCATCTGAAATTTGGTTATTGCTTTAACCAAAAGATAAAAGATAATATTCCATCATCTGTTACTCATTTAACATTTGGTGTTGATTTTGGTAAACAAATCAAAGATATCCCAGCGTCAGTAACAAACTTGACAATAAATTTTAATAGGTCAGTAGAAGGTGACATCCCTGTGACAGTAACTCATTTGACATTTGGCCGACATTTTAACAAACCTATCACAGATAGCATTCCATCATCGGTGACTCATCTAACACTAGGTGACCATTTTGAACAGCCTATCGAAGATTGTATTTCATCATCGGTAACGCATTTAATATTCGGATATTATTTCAACCAATCAATCAAAGATAATATCCCGTCATCAGTAACACACCTAACTTTTGGCGAATCATTTAATCAAGCATTGGATGACATTCCACAAACAGTTACTAATTTGATGTTAAGTATCAAATATAAAAAACGAATAACCAAAATTATGCAATCACGTATGAAAATAACAAAAATCTAATAACCAAATTGTTTAGTTATTAGATTGAAAAAAATTGATAATAAAATTGTTAGATGTGTTATATCAATAGTGATATTAAAAATGTTAACATTATGCGAAGATATCATCGTGAAGATAAGTCAAGAACTAAATGATAAAGAAAAAGTGGCACTCGCAACAATAACAAAAATAATGAGCGAAATGAAACACAAGTTTAGATACTGTGAAAAAATAGATATCTGCAAAATAAAAAAATTACCATATTTTAATAATTTTGAATCAGTCGAAATAGGAACCGCCGAAAACAAATATCCGAAACACGTAAAATATATATATCATAGTGCGAGATCGATGTACACCGGAAATATTTCCTTATTTAGCTGTCCCGAAAGGGTTACACATTTGACATTTCTATGTGGTTATATGTGGTACACAACACAAGCAATCCCTTCATCTGTCACAAATTTAACGTTCACTGGCGGGTTTGATCAACCAATATGGGTTATGATTCCATCATCGGTGACGCATTTGACATTTGGCAATATTTTTAACCATCGATTGGATGGTAAAATTCCGTCGTCCGTAACTCATCTAATATTTGGCGATAGATTTAACCAAAGTATTCAAAATAGTATCCATAACGGTGTCATAAAATTAAAATTTGGTATTCAATTCGATCAACCTGTAATAGGATGCATACCTGAATCGGTTAGATACCTGACGTTTGGTAAAAATTTTAATCAATCAATAGAGAATGCTATTTCGTCGGTTGTACGTTTAAAATTTGGCTCGTCATTCAATGAATCTATTAAAAATAGCATACCTCATTCAGTTTCTTATTTAAAATTTGGTAAATCATTCAATAAATCTATAAAAGGTTATCTTCCAGAATCGCTCATCTATTTGAAATTTGGAGGCTGTTTCAACCGATCAATAATAGGTTGTTTGCCGCAATCACTTAGATATTTAACTTTTGGTTCGGGATTTGATCAACCTATAAAAGACTGCATACCTTCTGTAACTCATCTAACATTTGGTTACAGTTTTAACCAATCAATTGAAGACAACATCCCTACATCAGTCACGCATTTAACTTTTGGTGCCAGATTTAATCATCCAATGAAAGGAAATATTCCATCGTCAGTTACGCATTTGGTCCTTAGTCCTAATTTTAATAAACCGATTAAAGATATTGTTCCATTGTCAGTCACGCACTTGACATTCGGATCAGAATTTAATAAGATCATCGATAATGATCTACCGTCATCGATCACTCACTTGACATTTGGTTTTAATTTTAATAAATCAATCAAAACAGCTATCCCAAAATCAGTCACTCACCTAACATTTGGTTTCCTTTTTAACCAAATAATCACCGATAGCATACCACAATTGGTGACCCATTTAACTTTTGGATACAGTTTCGATAAACCTATAAATGATATCCCTCCATCTGTCACGCATCTAACTCTCGGAATCGATTTTAACTTTCCTTTAGATAAAATACCAGAGTCAGTGATTGAGATAAAATTATCAAAAAAATACAAAATACCTATCAGTAAAAATATAACGTCAAAAGTAAGAATTATTAGAGTATGATTAAAAATTGATAATAAAATTATCAATGTGTAATAATGACCAGATAGATCAACGATGAACATATATTCTGATATATTTTTAGAAATAGCAAAGTTCTTGACCAATATAGAAAAGATAAGATTATCTATGACGTCAACTGAAATGGATAAATTGAAGCGTTTGTTTATCTATCAAGATAAGGTATGTATTATGAAAATATTGAATTTGCCATATTATGATAATTTTGAGTTTGTGGATATAGGATATGATTATCAAGGATCTAAAAAATGTCCAAAATGTGTCAAATATGTTAATTGTGTCGCGAATGGACGAATACCTGAAATAACTATGCCAATAAATATGATAACACATTTAACGTGCAACAGTGTTTTTCAAGGATCTCTTGAAAATTACATTCCGCGATCTGTAATTCATCTGTCAATAAATGATCATTTTGATCAATCAATTAAAGATTGTATTCCCTCATCAGTTACCCATCTCACATTCGGTGGAAAAATTAATCAAATAATGAGAAAATGTATTCCGTTATCAGTAACTCATCTGATATTTGGTGATCGTTTTAATGAACCCATAGAAAATTGTATTCCCTCGTCAGTCACTCATCTTACATTTGCAATAATTTTAATCAAGGAATAAAATTTGATATTCCGCGATCAGTAACACATTTGATATTTGGAGATTCATTCAATCAGCCTATTCAACATTGTATTCAATTTGTAACTCATTTGACATGTGGCCGCGATTTCAACCGTCCGATAACTGGAATTTCATCGCTTGTGGAATTATCAATTCATGAGACATATGATATGAAAAAAGCCAAAATACCTTCTGCTGCAAAGATAATGCGATACAGTTAGATCATCATACATTCATACGATGATCTATTGAATTCGTATGCAAATCTCCAGCCAATTGCATTTATTGGCAGTAACATTGCATGTATCTTCAATGATCAGCTGAATTCGCACGCAAATCTCTAGCCAATCACATTTCTTGGCAGTAACATTGCATGTATCTTCAATAATCTATTAAATCCATACGCAAATCTCCAGCTAATTACATTTCTTGACAGTAACATTGCACGTATCGTCAATGATCTATTGAATTTGTATGCAAATTTCCGGCCAGTAATATTTCTTGGCAATAACATTTCACATATCTTCAATAATCCATTGAATTCGTACGCAAATCTCTTCCCAATTATATTTCTTGGCAGTAACATTGCGTGTATCTTCAATAATCCATTGAATTCGTACGCAAATCTCTTGCCAATCACATTTCTTGGCAGTAACATTGCGTGTATCTTCAACGATCTGTTAAATTTATATGCAAATTTCCAATCAATCACGCGTATCTTCAATGATCCATAGAAAAATTGAAAATTGAAATGATAGTATTCCGACCATCATATATTTGACAAATTAAATGTTATCGTTACATATTGATCTGATTCTCTTAATAAGTCAACAATTATCAGACGCTGAAAAAATTTATTTGACGATGATTTGCAAACAAATAGATCCGATCAAGCATAAAATGATGTACAAAACAAATGTAGATATGAAAAGGATAATATCATTATCATATTTTGACAATTTTGAAAATATAGAAATGTATGCTAAATTTGATATTGTACCAAAGTGTGCTAAACGCATTCATTTATATACAGATTCAACAGATGTTCCTGATTTTGTCACTCATGTGACATTTGATGATCGATTTAATTCGCCTATAGTAAGAAAAATACCTACATCTGTGACTCATATTACGTTTGGTAATTACTTTAATCGACTAATATATCGCGACATACCATCATCCGTCACTCATGTAATGTTAGGCCGATCGTTTATCCATTTTGTAAGTGGCTCATTACCGACATCAGTGACTCATTTGAAAATAGATCCTTATTTTGTTTATACATCAATGAGATATTTTGTCCCGCCATCAGTAACACATTTGTCATTTGGCCCAAATTTTAATTTACCAATAAATACTTTGATACCATCGTTTGTTACTCATTTGGCATTTGGAGAAAAATTTAATCACCCTATCATAGACATTCCATCATCAGTCGTCGAAATAGCCATCAGTAAAAATCACACAGAATATATACATCCCGATCTTCTACCAAAAATATTGATAATCTAAATCAATTCATAATAATAATCTCAATAGAATATTAAAATGTTAACATTGTATTGCGAAATAATTCTAAAAATAAGCGAATATTTGTCGGATCATGAAAAAATATATCTGAGTATGACGTCACGAACAATGAACGAATTCAAATATAGATTTATCTATACTAAAAAAATTCAGGTTGATAGGATACTACACTTACCTTATTTTGAAAATTTTGGGTGCGTTGAAATGACAAATACGATGTCAAAATATCCAAAAAATGCGAAACGTGTACATTTTTTTGCGTATTCAAATATTATTCCTTCAGGAGTTACACATTTAGTATTTTCATTTGATTTTGACCAACCAATTAAAGATTGTATCCCATCGTCTGTGACACATTTGACATTTGGAGATCATTTTGACCAACCGATCAAAGATTGTATACCATCATCAGTAACGCACTTGGAATTTGGTTTTGGATTTAATAATTCAATTAACGGTAGCATTCCACCATCTGTTACTCATTTGATATTTGGTTATTATTTTGATAGATCCATACGAGGTAATATACCATTTGGAGTAACACATTTAGTATTTGATGTTTCGTTCAACAAACGAATTAAAAACAGCAAAGATCATATGGGTCGCATTGTTAGGGCAATTCCTGCATCAGTAATATATTTGGAATTTGGAAACTATTTTAACCAAGCCATCAAAGATTATATTCCATCATCGGTAACTTGCATAAAATTTGGTTATCATTTTAATCAGTCAATCAATGGACTTCCTTCGTCTGTTAAAAAAATATATTTGCCGCTAAATTATAGGAAGCCGATCGATGCGAATATAACGACGCGGACAAAAATAACTAGATGTTGATAATTAAATATTTTAATTATCAAAATTTGATTTTGTATCCTGATTTGACAGATAGCGAAAAATCAAACTAACGATACTATCGAGAAAAATGGACGAATTCAAACATAAATTGTTAAGCGAGACGTATAATGAATTGCAGGTCACATTACTTGCATAACAATCTATTAAAATTAGATAACAACTAATAAACGTGTTTGTATCGACATCCATAGTAGAATTTTGATTGAAGAAATTATATGGATTGATTACGAATCAACATGCAAATCTTTGACCAATTACAATTCTTGGCAGCAACTTTGCATGTATCTTCAATGATCCATTGAATTGAAATGCAAATCTCCAGACAATTACATTTCTTGGCAGCAACTTTGCATGTATCTTCAACAATCTATCTCTAATCAATCATAATTCTTGTAATTTTTATTGTTTCATTTTATTAATATGCATAAAATATAATAGTATTGTATCTTATGCAAAATCGTTTAGAATGATCATATCCTGTTTGTGTGGTAGTTTAGCGAATGATCTAAAATGAAAATGTTTCACGCCAGGATATACAAAACTAGAGAGACATTCAGAATCACAAACTTTTTTAAAATCAATATTGCAATGAGTCCAGTACGCATTTTTGCAATAACGAACAATATATGAATATCCATTCGACCATACTATCGGTTTTACTAATTTATACCATGGGTCACTCTCGATTTGATTCCGAATAGCTGTATCGTAATCAGTCACACGATCCCATCTTTCTACATTTAAGAATTTGTTCATTCCTTGACGTACTTCTGTATCAGATAATATGTGACCTTCTTTGACAAACTTGTATCCTATTTTATAATATGACATAAAATGCTTCACATAATGTGAACACAATATATCATAATTAACTTCAGCTAAGTGCGCATCAAAAAGGCCCGGAAAATATAATTTCGTAGGTCGCCAATTATTGTTAAATAAATCAACACAATTTTTGTTACTATCATATGCGATATATATTTCTGCGCCAGACGGCGTATGTTTTGCACATATTCTATCACATGATCCAATGTATCCTTTTTCTATCAACATTTGGTGTATATTATGATGCTTGCCACCAATATTCAATCTAATTTGTTGAATCATTTCCACTCCTATAACACATTGCCATATAAATCGCCCTGATACATACATATCATACTCTATCATCAGTTGCATAATCCAATCGTAATCTTTTGAAAATATAATTTTTAACGTGTCTTTGATTTTTGTATTGATATAATCGATACATTTTTTTGCAGGTACCAATGATGAATAATATTTGCTCGTTTGCATAATATGAATCCAATCAAGTGGGGACAATTTGTTTAGGATATGATTCTGTAATATCTGTCCAAATTGCAAATTTTTACTATCAAAGTCGTTCATCTAATACTATTTTTTCATCTAGGTATGTAGCATCGTATGATTAATATTTTCAATTTTTGATTTAATAATTTATCAAATCACAAATTGACTTAGACTTGACATTGACCTACTTGTTGTCCTGAAGAAATTTGGCAAGTTTTTGGATAAGCACAATGCCAATTTGCGGTACATTCTGATGTACTCAAGCAAACTTCACCACTTAATGTGTCAGACCAGACTACTCGTTTGCTAGCGTCGCAAGTACATGGATATTCATAACCTCCATTAAAGCCATAATTGCAAACGCAGAATTTGAATTTGGTAAATGTATTGTATCCAATGGATTTACACTTGACTTGATTATACGATTGTTCGTTACATTCATATTGTTGGCTAATACATCTACCTTCTGGCACACATACTGGAACAGAATTATTGTAAATAATTTGACCACCTTCGCATGTACATAAGTCATCGTTTCCGGTAGCTGTTGGATTTGCAGTGAATGTATCTTTACATACACAGTTACCAGTACTACATTGGTAAGAACCGTATAATGCGGGGCAATTCCCATAGTTACATGTTTTTGCAGCACACGTACTACCATTCCCAACATATCCATTTTTACATTGGCATTTATAAACCGGAGTGAGTAAAGTAGGAAAAGTAGCTACACATTCTGCATTGGAATCGCAATTTGCGCACGCCGGGAGACATGAATCTTGACATACCATTGAGTCAATCTTTGTATGTGCACAATGAACTGAAGGTAGCGGACCAGATGAAAATCCGTGAAGTTGTCTACATTCTTTGGTGTTACTTCTTTGAGCATAAGGGCAAGGATTTGCCGGTAAATTATTTAATTGAGTAACACAATCTTCTACGCTTGTAAAACCTGTATCACTTAAATATGGTCCACCATCAATTGTTCTATTACACGCAGGAATAATGATAAAGCCACATGTAAATTCATTTGGAATAGAAGTACCAACTACATCAAAGACGGCAATTGCAGCAGGATCTTGAATTGTATAATCGAGAATTACTCGTTTTGTGCCCGGTTCGAATACAAAAATATCTCTATTACGAAATCCTTGCATATCAATATCATAAGTTCCGGTTGTAAAATTAAATTTTGTTTTGATATCCAAATTATAATCAACCTGTACAGTGTCAGGTCCAAGCCATTTTACGGTAGTAGGATCGTAGTTAGTGTGCAACATAGTCGGATTAAATCCAAAAATGAAAATTAAATCCAAAACAACTCTATCATATTCGTACGCAATCTCTCTTGGTGCATAATCAGCTGTGTCTCTTACAATGTGAGAGGTGTTTTCGTTTGAATACTCATTCGAAAATGCCAAAATCATTTGTGCAGAACTATTAGATCTGTAAATCCAAACGCGGAGAGATTCCAGTCGATCAGCCAATAAATCAGCATTGGTTGAAGCAAAAACGAAGAAAAGAATATAAATAAGGTTCATTTTGATGAATGATATACATTAAATGTTAAGGCACTCCTCGCAGTTCAAATTTCAATTTTTTTGATAAATAAGGATGTATTGCAATCGAAATTGATATTATGATTACGTTACAAAATGGTCATTTTTTTGTAGCCAAATCCACACAATTATCAAAAATAATAATAAATATATCATTATTTTTAACCAATATATTCAAATCATAACAAAATCACCGCCATGATCAACAAAAAATATATCAAAATACGTTTCGTATTTTAAGTGGTCCTAATGTTATCGTTTTAATATGTGATGGTATGTCATACATGTCAAACATTTCTGGCTGATCCTGTTTGTGCGCATATTCAACATATTTATATGTTACAGATTCGACATGCAATGGTATATTTCTAGGCGCACATTTTTTATCATATTTTTGAAAAACTAAATGTGAGACATTTGGCGGTACCCATTTTTTCTTATAAGATTTGTAGTATGTAACTTCTAATTGTGTGACGCTCGAAGGAATATGTTTCCACGTTTCATTTTCGTCAATTGATATTTTTAAGTGTGTTACCGAATTCGGTATGACATTTTTGTCAATGATGAAATTGCTGCTTAATTCCAAATGTTCTACACCAAATGGTAAATCACCAGTAGATAATATGCATTGTGCATAATATGTGGAATATGTGTTATTGTAAAAGTGTTTGACGACTAAAAATCTTTAGTTATCAAACAAGAATGTTAAGAAGTTTTGATTATCAATATTACGATGGAAAACCGTCCGGATAATATTCATTCACACAATCAATAATCTCTGTATTGCCTGATGCAATAGCAGCATCGTAAGATATTTTGCTAAACGGACAACCATTGATAATGGCAAACCGTAATATATCAACATATCTATATTCGATAGCTTCTGAACAAACACTTTCATCCCAAGGACAGATTTCGGTAATAGATGACTTAATATTACAAGTGTCCCGACTAATTCCGCGCAACCATTTTAATACAATGAAATGATAGTTTTGTATCGTGTTCATGCAAGTTTTAACGTTCCACTTGCACCCATGATCGTATGCCCATATTATCACATCTAAATGGCCATTTATGGCAGCATCAACAATAATATTGTTATTTAATGTGCATCCGTTCGCATAAAAAAAATTTAATATTTCTAAATTTCCATAATATGCGACCAACGAACACAATCTATCATCAAATTTATAATTAAGACTTCGCAACAGTTTCAAAAGAGATAATTTGGGACGTCTATTAAGGCAAGAATCGATAATCTCATTTATCATCGATGTATCTAATGGACAACCTATGTCACTCAACCATTTCACCATTTTAGTATTTCCGCTAGATACAGCTCCTGCAAAAACACTTGCATGAAAAATATCATAACCTTTTGAGTGGACTAATTGTAAACATTCGAGATTGCCTCCAGTAGCTATATTTTCTATAGTTGTAAGACTGAAGACGAAATGTTTTTTCCGGATCATCCATTCTAAAATATGTGGATGTCTATGTTGTGAATAAACATCGTTCAAATCGTCACAATATTTGTGCGCAAATTTTAAAATATCCAAGTATCCTTTTTGGATCGCAGCGATAGCAACATCACGTATGATCGATGGTTCTACAGAATGACAAAATTTGACCGTATCAAGGTGTCCCGAAAAAGATACATAATAACCGATTGAATTTCCATAATTATTTTTATCCATAATAAAGTATTTCAAAATTTCAGCGCTAGGTTGTTCCATAGGATCTATAATTATGTTACTATCAAGTGGGCATTTGTGTTTGATTATCATCCATTTTAATATATTAAATTGTCCATGCTGAATAGCATATTTTACGATGCCATTATTAATTATGTAACCCTTTTTTACTACCCATTTCAAAACGTCAACATTGCCTGCTTGTATGGCTCCTAACGCAATATGTGCACAATAATTAGATACAAAATTCTCAATTAAATGTGACATTTTTTTTAAAAAATCTACATTTTTATTTGCAGTGATCAGTTGATAAATTAGATGAGAATTGAATAATATTCTATTTTCCATGATAATATATTTGTCGGGAATCGGATAGTTATCAAATAATAGTTCAATAGTAAATTTATAAAGAGGAAAATAAAAATCTAAAAGAACATTACCGTTAAATACTTCAATTGTTCTTGTTTGGAAATCAGACTCGATTTTGGTCATATGTATCGACAGTGCGTTAATATTTTTACACGTTCGTAAGAAAGACCGCTTGTCTGATATATGAAGGAAGTAAAAAATAGTTCTATCGACGTCTTTATTTAGCATGATTATGGTACTTATGATAAATGATTTACGTGTGGTTATTCAATCAGTCAATATTTTTTATGCGATTAAAAAAAATAAAAACAGAATACTATGAACTCGCTTTAATGATAAAAATCAATCAACAATGAGATCTTTTTTTACGTTAAAAAAAAATTCAAGAACGTTCTCTCGTGCATATTCTGCTACAAATTGGACGCCACATTTGATGCAATAATCTCATCCCGATTATGCGCGCATCAGGTCCATACTAAAAAAAGCAGGATGGATTTGTCAATATATCCACAGATTTTAATGTTAGCGAAGAATATATTAATCAGATATATCTGCCAACAGATGTTGTCAGAATTCATAGTCGCGTTTATGAACTCGGTAGTACAGGATATATTTCTAAATCTGTGTGCGATCCTAAATCTCGAAATGAGGACGCTGAAGCAAATCACTACAAACGTGCCATTTACGCTGCCAAATGTAAAAAAATTGTTACAGAAAATAACATTCCACTCGTAATACCAGAGAAATTTTTGTTTGACGCATTTGATTTGGCAGAATTTTGGAAGCATGAATCATATATATTGATATATAAGAAACTAGATTTGGTTACGGAACAAGATTTTCTTTCTATCGATGATAGTCAGCTGCAGGATTATGCAAATATAGTGGCGCAGTTTGTAAGATTGACTACTTATTGTAACATTCATCAAAAAAAATTTTCGCTTGACTACGAGCGGAGATTTGGCATTAATTGATACTGAAGAAAGGCATTTTCTTTCTAACTCGCCAAATGATCACAATCTAGCAGCCTACAGAATATTAAAACATATGGCAACTAAAACAGGCGAAAGTAATATATTTTTTTAGGCCAGCTGCGCGCGAGGTTTTTGATAGTCATGCTATCGAGGTCAGAAAAATATTAACTGATTATGAATTAAAAACGCTCAGGCAGGAGGAAAACTATTGCAGATGTATGGATATTGCTATGAAAATAAAGGCAGATTATAATTTATTGATATTAGATGCCAAATTTGATATGCTTACGTTAAGAAACGAATTAAAACGTCAATGAGAAATGAAACTTGAGAGATATTGAGGATAGGATTAAACTGCATTTTAGTCGTGATGAATCGGATATGTCATTAGAGATAAAAATGATAAAGAATTATTTATTCAACGGATGCTTACATCATTATTTAGATGCGCCGTTTATTTCTCGTTAAAATATTTTAACAATAAATATGTTATGTAAAACTCCAAATGTGATTCTAATAGCGACATTGTACTCTACATTCAATATGACACGCAAATATGATCCTTCGCAGCAACATTGCATTTGACTTTCAATGATCCATTGAATATGATATGAAAATCTTCCGCAAATATGATCCTTCGCTGCTGCCTTGCGTTTGACTTTCAACGATTTATTGAATATGACATGCAAATCTTCAGCAAATACAACTCTTTGCTGTAACATTGCATTTGACATTCAATAATCTATTGGATATGACACGCAAATCTTTCGCAAATACAACTCTTTGCTGTAATATTGCATTTGACTTTCAATAATCCATTGAATATGACATGTAAATCTTCCACAAACACAATTCTTTGCTGTAACATTGCATTTGACTTTCAATAATCCATTGAATATGACATGCAAATCTTTCGCAAATACAACTCTTTGCTGTAACGTTGCATTTGACTTTCAATGATCTATTGAATATGACATGCAAATCTTCACCAAATACAACTCTTTGCTGTAATGTTGCATTTGACTTTCAATGATCTATTGAATGTGACATGCAAATCTTCAGCAAATATAACTCTTTGCTACAACGTTGCGTTCAATATTCAATAATCTATTGAATGTGATGTGCACATCTTCAGCAAATATATCTCTTTCAGCAACATTGCATTTGACGTTCAATGATCTATTGAATATGACATGTTAATCTTCAGCAAATACAACTCTTTGCAGCAAAATGAAGAAATTGATGGATTTGATTGAGACGCATGATTTTGTGATAAATTTAAATTGCGATCAATTTCGTTTCATCTGTAAAAATTCAGATTTGTGGATATTGCGATTAATATTGACAATATGTTATTAATATTAAAAATTGAAAAAAAATTAGTTAGCGAAATATGATACTAATTATTCATTCAGAAATGATCAAAAAATATTTATCTAAAAAATATTCATCCGAAACCGTTCTTCTGAATAACGATGTTGTTCTAAAAATATGCGAAAAATTATCATCGGATAAAGAAAAAGTACTATTTTTATCAACATCTGTTTCTATGAACAAACTAAAACATCAAGTAAAATACGTTAACAAAATTCACGTCTATCGGATAATGAATGTGTCGTATTTTGACAATTTTGAATACGTAAAAATATCACAATATAACGATATATGTCCCAAAAATACAAGACATGTTCAATTCTGTGTGTATTCTAGTTTTTGTCGCAACAAAATATGTTTTCCAGAAAAAATGACGCATCTAACATTCGATGATAATTTTGACAGCCCTATAAATTTTACAATTCCATCAACTGTAACGCATTTGACTTTCGGCAGAAAATTTAATCAAAAACTAAAACATATGATTCCCTTGTCGGTGTCAGATTTGAAGTTCACCCGTCTATCTAACAAAGAAACTGGAAATATTCTTCCGGAATCTATCACTCATCTGACTTTAGGTGAAAATTTTAGTGAAATAGTGCATGGTTATGAATTACCATCATCAATTATAGAAATAACTTTTAACGGACCATGGTTTTATTTTTATGACATATCGTCGAACGTGAAGATAGTTCGAAAAAAAATAAATTAAAATAATAACATCGTTATTCCTTTAATGTCATAACATTCTTAATAATATCATCAAATAACAAATTAGTTACGTCACATTGTTGAATAGTTATAGCCGGCCAGTGTTTCTTATCGCGTACTGGCCGATCGCCCGCAAAAAAACTTACTACCGCATCATATGTGCTTTTGTCATACATATCTTTTGAATATGCGACTCTAGTTTGTGATTCATTGACAGCAAAGATACGTTTTCGATTTAATATTATATAATTGCATGCTAAATTTGGAAACTTGCGAGCTGCACGTGAAAGACCAAGGACATGTGCTCGAGGATTTGTGGTCCAAAAAATATAGTATATGTTAGAGTCGCAACCTTTTGGATGACATAAACCGATGTAGCGTGACATTTATGATAATAACAATTATGAATTGTTATTGTGATAATAATAAAATCAATTTTTATTTATCCATTCAGCAATATATTGAGCAACTTCTGGTGCCCAAGGAATATCGATATGGCCATAATATCCAGTGTATATTTTTGATTCATGATTAGGACCTTCAATCGATGCTGAACTAGTTGGAATGATAAAATGATCCCATGTTGGAACGATGTGAAAAAATTTCACGTCCGGTGGCAAACGAGCTTGTAATTCTTGCGTAAATTTGCTTTTGTATCCAAGTTCTATCCTCGCAATATGATTTTTTGTCATAAAATAATCTGCCGGCAAAGTTCCGTTTAATGGAGATGATATCGTAATCACCTTTGAAACATTACGGGATGGATATGATGCAACATAATCAGAAACTACTAATCCTCCTTTGGACAAACCAACCAATATTATATTTGGTTCAATTCCTTCCAAAAGACGATGCAAAGTCGCAGAATCATCTTTTACTGATGTTGTTGCCGTCGGACCTAAATTAACGGAGATCATTGATTTTTGAACGCCAAGTTTTTGAAGATTCTTAATCAAAGGCGTAAAACTACTGCTATGACCATTGCGGCCGTGCACAAAGACAATCATATCTGCACCTTCAATTTCTTGGTGCAAGATCATTTGTCCATCATTCCAGTGCTGATATTTATTCCATAGTTGAAACGGAAGATTAAGTATGCAAACGGGCAATGTGACCAAAAAATGTGTTAGGAGGGGATTGATGAATGCTTGAGGATTCATTTTTAATTGTTAATGTTAACATATCTGCCTGTGAATGCATATTTCAATTTTTCAATAAATTAACTTACCACGATAGACCCATGAACGCAACGCGAAACATGAATAAAATAGTAGAGTTGCTAATAAAAGGAAAAAAGAGACCAGAAATATACAGCAATTCGAAACCTTCTGCAGGGTTAATAAAAGCCTTGTAAGTCTAAAATCTTTATGCGTCTTTCAATTCGCACAAGGAATTGAAAATGACAGTGCATAAAGAGTCAAGGTTTATCAGATACGGGTAATCACTATCATTGGTATGCGGTGGATCCCAAATCTACTTTAGTAACTCATCACCAGAATGTTAGTGTGAATCCCGTTAATTTTGGCAACAAAACAGTGAATGTGTTGAACATCTATAATGATAGGATGCATTCTGATTATCATTAATCGATAACTAAAAAAATTGACTAAATAAATCACTTAACATAAAAAATCTACGTATCATATCAAAATGTCAGAAGAATTCAAAACAAACGTCGCAATAAAAGTGTGTAAAGGTAATTATGCGTGGTGTGGGAACAATTACGACGGCGAAAGATCTGGTCACTATCTCACCGATAATCCAAAAATAGAAGAAAACGTGATGGTTATAATTGACATCAATATGGATACAAACCTTTATGAACAAATAGATCTCATTGAGATTTATAATAAAGGCGGTTTTTGTGCAAAATACACGCACCATACGCTGCAACAATCAGAACAACTCTTTTTTGGTCTAAAGTATGATGCCAAAGAAGGCGGCGAATACAAAATATGTTATAAAAAAATTCTGCCAAGAACAGACAATCGTACGTTAAGTCGCCCGCCGATGAAAATAATATATTCCGAAACAATTAAGATACCGTTCGTACATTCTCATAATTCTGATTGCGCGATCTGTTTAGAACTGGTTGTTGATAATAAATATGTATCAACTTGTCAACATATGTTTCACATTAACTGTTTATTCGATTATGCTGAACAAAATAATTTTACTAAACCTATTGCAGATCATTGCAAATTATTTAATTGTGAACACGGAAAAAAATTGATACCATTTCCTTGTCCTATATGTCGATGCGTTTTAGAAAATAATTTTTGATAACTAAAACATTTAGTTATCAAAAAATTGAACAAAATATTTGTTTGATAAATGATTACCGATAACAAATCAAAATGTTATCACTATGTTATGATACCTTGTCACATATTGCTGAATATTTGTCGAACAGAGATAAGATAAGATTATCGGCTGTCTGTAGAATCACCGATGTGTTAAAATATAAATTCATATATCACGACAAGGTTCTTTTGGAAACTATTAAAAATTTTGCGCACAAGAGTAATTTCAAATATGTTTTTTATGAAACTGATGATACAAATATTTCGGAGATTGTAACACATCTTAAAATTCAATCTAATTTTCGAGGTCCAATAATGATACCACAATCAGTCACTCATCTAACATTTGGAACACAATTTGATAATCCTATCGGCAAACAACTATCGTCTACAACATTAACTCATTTAGTTTTTAACGATTATTTTGATCAATCGGTTGATAATTTACCGGAATCGTTGACACATTTGGTTTTTGGGGGCGAATTTATATCGCCTAACGTCTTGACTGTCAACGGATTTTTTAACTGGAAAGATATTTATGCTGGCGGATCGTTTGATCGTTCAATAGATAATCTACCAAAAACATTAATGTTTTTATCGCTAGGCTGTGATTTTAATACCCCAATTAAGAATCTTCCATCGTCCCTTACTTACTTGAATTTAGGAAACGAATTTAACCAATCAATCAAAAATATATTACCGCCAACATTGATATATTTGATATTGGGAGATGAATTTCGTAGATCGATTAAAAATAGAATTCCTCAATCAGTGATTCATCTTTCCATATCTTTTACTTCTAGTCGGCCAATATATGTCCCACCCTGGATTAAGCATTTGGAAATCGACGCGAAGGAAGGTAATTGGAAAGAAAATTGTTTACCTTATGGAATAATACACTTAAAAATTTATGGCAATGTGAATACGAATTGGACAATAAAATACCGTCAAGTGTTACTCATTTAGAATTATCTGATAATTTTAATCAATCAATTAAAGAATTACCTTCATCAATTACGCATCTAACATTTGGCCGAAAATTCAATCAATCACTAGATAAAAATATACTACAATCAGTCACACATCTAACATTTGGTAATAATTTTAATCACAAAATTAATAATTGCATTCCCAAATCTGTTACTCACTTGGTCTTTGGAAAAAACTTTGATAAGTCCTTAATTCAGTTATCTTCATCGGTAAAAGAAATAACAGTATCAAAAAAATATTACGAAAATCGAAAACATTGGATCGGTAACCATGTTCGCGTAAATCTATTAGATTAATTATGATAATAAAAAATTGAATAGTTAAGACACAGGCAGATATATTATTATGTCAGAGTAAAGATGTCAAGAAATCAAGTTCGTTGCGGTTTATGTTATGGACAAGGAACTCACAAAGAAATGGGAGAAGAAATATGCGGAGGATGTGCCGGTACTGGCTGGGATAACAAATCAGATCTCTGGTCTGAGCCATGTAGAACATGTAACGGACGCAAAAAAGTAGCATATTGTAGGACCGTTACATGTAGAAATTGCGGTGGATCTGGTTTCTTGCGATTCTAACTTTTATTAAAAATAAAGGTTACAACAGCTCTGTAAAATTAAAAATCGCATCAATCCTACCAGGCCTTATCAACGACGCATAGAAATTCTTATCAAAATTAGCAACATCATTTGCGATAATAACAATGATAGTGCCATGACTCAATCTTTGTGGCCCATCCAATGCGGTCAACATTCCGCCATTTGATATGTGCACGTTTTTATTTTGTTTTATCGCATCATATTGTTTGTCCATTTCATCAATCGCAATAAGAGATCGCATAGGTACATTTGCTACTAAATTTATCAAATTCGTATCTGTCATATTAGTAGAATTAAAATTTATCAAATATATGCCCAAATCAAAACACATTGCAATCTTTTCGAGAATGGATGTTTTCCCAGTACCGGGCGGTCCATGCACAAAATATCCACGACGATATGGTTTCCCTATTTTCGCATATTCTTCCTCGGTTTGTATATCATAAAACTTATTAATATCCGCTAACATATTATTCATATCTGCAGTCATCTTCATATTCGCCCGTGGCCTTCTAAAAATAGGAGTTGTCCAAATATTATCAGCTGATAAGAAAAATGTTAGAACATTAGTTGTTTTATTATGTTTTTGATAGATCTCATCCAATATTCGTTTCATTGTCTCGATATTGACAAAATAACCGAGGATCTCAATTTTATCGTCGGTAACGTAAACGTGATATCGTTGGTTTTCGAAATTGATGTAATAATGTCCACTCACTAATTTGTAATTCGGTCGAGCACCGCCATCTGTTACCATCATTTTTTTTACTTTATTTGCATATGTTTCGTCTAATTCGTTAATGATGGCATATGTTGTTCGATAATTTTCTTCTTTGTCGATGACGAGCGATGATGATATTAATGCCATAGTGTACTCTTTGGCCATGTCGTAAATGTATTTAATATCCTGACGGTGAAAACAAATGGCGTACGTGCCAACGGTAACAGCTGTCGCTACAATTGGTGCTGTAATTCCTAATACGGCTAACATTCAAGGTTGTGCTAGTAATTTTTTAAGGATATGTCTGTCATAATAATTTTCATTTTTTTCGATAAAAATTGATATTATTTTTAACAGAAATGACATCAATAATGAAAGATTACAAATGCTATCTATAAACTCGGACATTGTGTTGTGTATCGCAGAATATCTGCCAAATTATAGTAAGATTTCGTTAGCGGCCATTTCTGTTAATATGAACAAGTTAAAAAATAAATTTATCTATCATGACAAAGTGGATGTTACCCGCATTGAAAATTTACCATACAAAAATAATTTTAAACATGTCAGTTTTTCGGCGACTACAACATCAAACGTTCCTGATTTGGTAACACACCTATTCGTTGGACCATTTGTCTGGTTAAATTGCGAGCTTTCGAATGCGATAGTACATCTAACGTTACACAATAGTTATTGTATGCAGATAACGAAACTACCATCATCTTTGACTTATTTGGATTTTAGAGAAACATTTAACAAACCAATTAATAGTATTTTGCCAGCTACTTTGATTCATTTAAAATTGGGATCTAAATTTGATCATCCAATTGAAAACTGTATCCCCCAGTCTGTCACTCATCTTGCAATTTCTTTTTATGGTGAACGAGTAGTATCAGTTTCTAATTGGATAAAGCATCTTGAATTATCTACTTCGAGTTACAGTTGGACGAACGGACATTTGCCGGATGGAATTACTCATTTGTCATTTAGTTCCGAATTTGATACTGAATTGGATAATAAAATCCCACAAACAGTTACACATTTATCGTTAGGATGGAATTTTAATAAATCAATCAAAAACTTGCCAAAAACGGTGACATATCTAAATTTGAGTACATTTTACGCATTTATGTCAACTGAACAAGTGCCAGAATCAATCACACATTTGACATTTGGATATGGATTTAACGAACCAATCGCAGATTTTTTGACATCTTCGCACGTAACGCACCTAACATTTGGACATTATTTCAATCGACCGATAAATGATGTTATCCCGTCAACAGTAACGCATCTCAAGTTCGGAAAAGATTTTAACAAACCATTAAAGTATTTACTTCCGCCATCAGTTATACATCTAACACTACCGCGATTATACATCGACAAAAATAGCGGCCAAGTTCCCAAAAACGTAGAACTTCACGTTTACTAAATTTGATAACTAAAATTTTTAATTATCAAATCATAATGCACCTAACTTATTTGCCAAATTCATCGCAATATAGTACGTTGCCAAACATGGATTACCATCTGGCGGCACTGGAGCGACCCCCAAATTACAAATCTTGATGTTCTTCAATCCAAAAACATCCAAATCTCCATTGACAACTCCTTCAGAGATAGATGTTGCCATTCTAGTTGTACCTGTGATATGTGATTGGATAGCCAAATTTGCATTGTTTTTAGCGTCCGCCAATAGCAACGAATCATCTGGAGCAGGTCCAAATGGGGATGGATAGTCGGAAGCAGGTGGAAAGATCACAAATTCTCCAGCTGCGTTTGCTACTTCCTTCATAATTTACGTAGTGTCATTATCTGTTGCTTTATACTTTTTGCTGTTGACAACTCTTACTAACGTAAAGATTTTTTTATGCAATGCTTGTTCACAAGGCAGAAGTTTTATTTATATTTGTATATTCTCGCGGTCTACCTTTTCCTGATATCACATGACTTACTATTTTCTTCATGTTTCGAACCGCGTTCAGGTCTCTATCATGATAAGTTAAACATTTCTCGGATGTACACCGTAATAACTTCCAGATTTTTGATCCTGATTTTTCTATATTTTCTGTTACACAACTACACTTATTGCATAACTTTGAAGTATTATATTCGTTTATCTCATATAACTTATATTTATTCTGAACGAATACTTTTTTTAGTCTTTTTGAGATATGAGGCTCGGATCCTTTCATTGTCCCTTCTTTTGAATAATCTCCGAATACTATTATCGTATCATTCGGTTTCCCCATCTTCTCTTTAAAGTTATTTATCATCTTACTTTCACTTTTTCTTGTGTTCGTGTATACGTTAAATTTCAATTTTCTGTATATTTCTTGTTCATAATGGTCATATAATTCTCTATTTAACTTTATCTTTGCTGCTAAATACTCGCTAAATTTTTTGAAATTGCATGTCTTTGAGTTGAAATCTGATAGTTTTGCTTCTTTCTTCATAATATCCTCTGTCTTGATATTACTCATTATCTTTCTGTTGCGCATTTTCTTCGATTCTCTGTTTCGTTGCTTACGAGTGTATCTAAACGTTTTATCTTTTGGTACGTTTTCAAACCCATCTACGTATGCTATTTCATCTATTCTTTTCCTAAAAAAATTTGTACTCAAACATTTAATCAAATCATTATGTCCAGGATCAATAAATACAAAATTCATGTTCTTCTGTCCTTTCGTCAATGTAGCATCTTCTATGTATTCATAGTTGTACTTTTCATCTTCATTCTTTTCTCTATTATGTACTTTTCTCTTAATTCCTGTTTTAAGAGAGGCAACATTGTTCGATTTTTCAAAGTTAACTAGGAGTGGAATTGGTGAAACTTTTACAACCTTTCTTTCTTCTTTCTTTTTTTTCTCCAATAAAATTGAACAAGCAATACCATCTGTTTTGATCATATGAATAAATTTATGATTTTTTCTTTTGAAAGAACCATCATCGAGATTAAAAATCGACCTCCAGATATCGTCTGATAGATCTGTAATGTTCTTAAAATACTCTGCTTTTCCAATAAAAAGTGAAACTATAGTAGCGGTATCAATTGTAATGTATCTGGGAACTATAGAAGTACGTAAAGGTAAGACATGGAATAATTTATAATCTGCGCATCTGTCTTCGTTTAAGTTTTGAATGAGATTGTTTAAAGTGATCATCGATTTTAGGTAATTTTGCGGATTTACTTTGAGGTCATAAATGACGTTATTTTTTACAAAAGTATCATACGGTAAAATTAAGTTTCTAATCCACAGGAATTTATGAAAATCCCTCATATCACTTTTGAATTCTGGATCTGTTGATAAGATATCATACTTAATGTTGTTGTAGCGTTCGTTAATTTTTCTCAGTTCTTCCTTTTTTTGATTTGGCGTCAGTATTGCGCTGTTGGTAATTGATAATTTTTTATCTTTGACTTTGAATAAAAGGTTAACATACTTACGCACGTGATTAGGAAAATGTTCTTTAATGTTATTGTTGATATTTTTGACAATATCAACGCATTCATAATTCTTTAAAATATAAGACAGTTTATCATCGCAAATAAGGTCATCCTGGCAAACCAAATGAACATAAAACTTATTGTAAAACTGGGTTAGTTTATCAATAATTTTTAGTTTATCAATTGAAGGTTTTCGTCCAGATTTTTCAGTTCTTTCGGCCAAAAGAGTCATAATTGAATAAACAAAATCTTTATCGATAACAGGAAATTTTTCACCAGAGTCAAACAAATGTAAAATATATAATTTAAGAAAATTATATGTATGAAAAACAATCTTATTAGTTCGAATAACAGCATCATTGAGGACTTCCAAAATTTTTTTTCGGTTGAAATCAGAATATTCATTTTTGATAACAAGTTCGTTAGGGTTTTCTTTGATAATGTTGGATAATTTGTTCTTACAAACGACAATGTTTGTATCACCATCCATGACTAGATTGAAGTATATAATAAATATTT